ATTCGGCTACCATAGCAACACGATGGGTAAAAATAGAGGCTTTGCAGTTGAGCGAATTGCACTATTCTCACATGGCGGGGCTATTCACGACACTATCGCAAGTGTGGAGAGGCATTGCAGGTAACGTTGGGCTATGTTTAGTGCCGAACAAATACACGAAATTTTATAAACTTAAATACTTTAGAAATGAAAAAAGAAACTGATAAATTACCACAAAACGAGGCATTAAATATAGGTGTTGTTATGCAACGTTTTGATACAGAAAAATATATAGGAATGGTATTTAATGGATATAAATGGTTTAGCCATTACAAAGGAGTGCACAGCTTCCAGAAACGAACAAATGATAGATACAGATGGATGCTTATTGAATGCACAGAAGAACAGCTTTATAATGGCGATATTGAGTTTATGACAGAAAATGGATGGACACTAAGTAAGGAACGTAAAAGAGAAGCAAACAAGAGTTATGATGCAGTAAATGTTGCATAACGCTCGGTGTGTATGACAAGTGAAACGAAAGAATTTAATTTTAGCTTAAATATATAGGAATCATGAAAGAGAGGAAGAAATTACAAGTAACGTTTGAATGTTTATTAGACAAAGAACAAATGGATAAATTTACAGATTTTTTAGTTTGGCACAAAAAGGATGAAGAAGTAAAAAGAAGAAAAGAATTAAAAATTAAAGACTGAGAGTTGAATCTGTCATCACAAGGTTCATTTGTTATACACACTGTTCGATGCTTTTTCGTATCGAGTAGACAAAAATGTAATTTAGTAGTATTAATCAATAAATAAAAATTTAAACCATGTTTGAAAATTCAGTATCTTATGTAGATGTCGTAATGACAATACTTTTAGTAATAATGTTTATTAGACAAAAGAATTTTGCCAAATGGCTGAATGAAGTTTCAGAATATATTACTAAAGAAGATAAAGACGAATAATTTTTATTTTGAACCGCAGTGTCACCGAGCGTTCGGATGCAATGAGCAACCTCGCTTCACGTTAAGAAAAATACGAGGATACGAGTCAATATGTAAAAATTGATAGATTTTTTCCATCAAGTAAAATGTGTTCTAATTGTGGTTGGATAAACCAAAATTTAACATTAAAAGATAGAGAATGGACTTGTCCATCATGTGAAACCAATCATGATAGAGATTTTAATGCAGCTAAAAACATATTAAAACAAGGATTAAAAATATTGTCTGGTTCAGGGATTGAGTCGGACATTAAACAAAAACAGGTGGAGGCGTTGTCATTAGATGAGTCTATGAAACCTGAAACACATTAGTCTTTAGCTAATGTGTAGTTCATTTAACTATATATTGATTTATTATTTTACTATTTATTTGTAAATTTTAAATCATACTCTTGATCAAACATTTGTTGACCAATATTTTCTATTTCCTGTTTCTTCCATTCTTCATTTTTATTTGGATGTTGCCACCAATATACTCTTAAAGATTCAAATATATTTTTGTCTGGATGGTTTGAAGGTAATTCACTATTATGAAGTAGTTTAATAAAGTGGTTAAAACCTTTAGGTTTACCTGATATTATTATTCTAGAATCATTTGTAGATGTGATTGTTGGTAATAAATATTTGTATGATGTTTCTGATGTTGTAGTTCTAGAGTAATTATCCATATATAATAAGTGAATATCAGAGCTAATCACCGGTTCTTTAGAATAGGATTGTGTAGTAATACGACTATAATCTTCTAAAACTATAGATCTTTGGTTCCATGTTATGACACCTTTTTGAAGAAAGAAAGGTAACATTTTATATGATGTTTTAACTTTTTCTAATAAACTTTTACAGTACCCTGATTTTATATCCATGAATATTGCATTTTTGCTTTCATTGAAAGTTAACATATGTAAAGTAAACCATGCAATGATATTTGAAATACCCATCTGTCTACTTATCATATTTAAGCTAAATCTGTTATTTGTATAATTTTCTAACATTGTTTTTTGATAATCATATAATCTAGGTTTAACAATACCATCAGGTGTTAATATTGAACAATATTTTTCAATAAAATATATTATATCATTTTGACATTTACTATATTCAATCATTTCAGCTTGACTAAAACCATACACAATTTTTGCCTTTCTAACACCTTCAATTTTTTGATGGAATAATTCCATATATTTATTAGGTAAACCTTTATCATAAAGATCTTTATGTTCTTTTACATAATCTTTAGTCACTGCTTTTATTTTCTTAATCATGACATAGTTCTATATTTTTTGTGGTGTTTGTAAGTTTTACAATTTTGTCTTCTTCTATAACAGATGGCAACCAAATTATTAAACAATCATCATATTTTTCATAATTCTTCATTACTTCCCAACATCGTTGTTCTGCTTGTTGTCTAGTTATATCTTTAACATTTATTAAAAATGCAAATATATTTTCATCAATCTCTAATTTTTCAAAATGGCAATAATTATCTTTTGAATATGTGAATATAATCTCTATTTTAGTGTAAAATTTATCAAAAAGAGAATCATATTCAAATTGTAGTTCTTGTAATTGTTTTTTTAATTGTTTTTTGTTTAAACCTTCAGGTTTTGGTACTTGTATCTTCAACTGAAGTGGAATTTCTTGTTTTTTCATAATATAAATTTGTTTTCTCTATATACTTAAAAAATGAAACCAGAAATTCAAATTATGTGAATTTCTGGTTTCATTTTAATCTTATATATCACTTTTTCTTTTTCTTTATATAAACATGTTCTATATAACCATTTGATTTGTGATTGGTTAATAATAAAACTCTAGTGATTTTACAACCTAGTCTTTTACATGGTTGTGTATATAAATCTGATTTATCCCATTTATGACCAAATAATTTACAAAGACTCATTTATCATCATTAATTTTTCATAATATTCATCACTTAGAAATTGTTTACCTTCTAATAAGTGATTCAAATATTCTTGTTTAGGTTTTAGACCTTCTTGAATATATTGAGGTTGTGCGATATAAACCCATGCATCATAACCTTCGATATCCATTTTAACTCTATTATAGTGATTAGGAAAGCCCTCGTATCGATCCATCTGTTCTAAAGATTCAACTTCATATAAGATACCTTCAACAATACCACCTTTATAAAATTGTATATTTGCAACTGCTCCTTGTTTTTTAGAGACTTTATTGAATTTCAGAATAAAATCATCTAAAACTACTGGAATTATTTTAGAGAATTTAACTCCTCTTTCGTTCATTCTATTAACATTCATGTTACTCCCGTATGAAAATATATACATAATTATTTATTTTGTTTTTTCTTTTAATAACCAAATTAACTGCTTCTGTGTAATTACCACGTACAAGTATGTCTGTTATACCTACAACTCTATGGTTAGCAAACAGTCCATCCTTTAACTCCCATTCCATTCCTAGATTACCTACTTCTTCGTGTCCACCTTTTATTTTGTATTGTAACCTAATTAATGTATTAGGTTCAACAAACTTTTCAATAAATTTTTTTAGTTTCATAATTATTATTTTTTTGTAAGTAATTCAATAAAATATTCTGCACCTAAGTTTGCAATAGCATGTTTGTCTTTACTATTTAAATATTTACCAACTTTATTATGTTTTTCTCTATACCAACGTTCATTATCTAATTGAGACATTGCTATATTCGCAATCCAGCCTCGTTTGTAGTCTTCATTTTCTGATGCTTTACTCAATTCTGTAATTATTTGTTCTGTTTTCATATTTTGTTATTTATTTTTTATTGATTATATTATCAATAACATCTTTGCAGAAATCTCTTTCCAAAGTAAGCATTAACGCTTCTTCTGTATTTAATCCACCACCTTGGGATGATCGCTCAATTATTTGTTTATCTGTTAACATTCCATATTCAGATAGATGATTCATTAAATCATTTTGTGTAGGAAAGAGTTTTCCTAAAATACTTCCGTTTTTCATATTTTGTTATTTATTTGTTGAACCGATTCCACCGTCTCTTTCTTTTTTGGTGTTACAGTTATCAGATTCTAAGAACAATTCAAATATACCTTGAACTATTCTTTCACCTTTTTTAATAGTAATTGGTTCGTTTGTTGGGTTCCATAAACAAGCACCAATATTTCCGTCATTTTTGGAATTTCCAAAATAATCGCAGTTGTGTAACAATAAATTATTACCAAAAAAATTGTGATTATTTTTAATTGTTAAATGATAAATCGGTTCTGATTCACATTTTTCTATTCTTTTAATTTTTACGTATTTCATATTTATCTTTTATTTTTAATATTTTTGTTTTAACTAATTCTAAATCAGTTTCCCATTCATTTTCCCAAATAATATTAACATCATATCCTAATCCTTCTAATTTTTCTAATCTTAATTGATCATCGCTCCACATTTCGTGTGCATGTTTTCTTGTTTTTGAATTATAATATTCATCTTCATAGAAATTAGGATTGCAATGCCAATAATCGCCAAAAAATTCAATTATTATTTTGTTTTCTTCATTCATTAAATCTGGAAAATAAACTTTGTCATATATAACCTTTTTATTTTGTTCTACATTTATTATGTTGTTAACAAATTTATAAAAGTCATTTTCTTTTTTAGATTTATTTGTAAAATCTACACAATCTTTACTACAAAAAATTCGATGTGCTAAGTGATTTGGAACTTCAAAATATTTTTCACATGTTGGACATTTTTTCTTTAATCTCTTAGATTCAAAATGACATTTCATTGAGCAAAACTTAGAAACTTTTAATCTATATTTATGTTCTAAATATTCTTTTCCACAATTATTACATATTAATTTTGTTCTAAAATCACCTTGATTCGTTTGTATTATTACACCTTTGTTTTCTCTTCTATAATTCCAATAACATTCTCTACTACAATATTGAGAAGTTTTAATTAATGGATGATATTCTTTTCCACATTGAATACAGATTTTATTGTTTTGTTTTCTTATATATTCACCTGAACATTTTTTAGAACAAAATTTTGTTTTTAAATTATATGGCTCAAATGTTTTACCACAATTCAAACAATCAATATCTTTTAGTTTTTTTTTATTTTTCCAGTAACATTCATGAGAACAAAATTTTCTTTTACTTTCCCAAGTTTCTTGTAAGAATTTCTCACCACATTCTATACATACCTTTTCTTCTTTTTTCTTACCGCCTCTTTTATCTTCCCAATAACACTCATGAGAACAATATTTTGTTCCTTTTTTAATTTGCCAGTTGGCAACTTTAAAAGATTTACCACAATTTTTACATAATATTTCCATCGTTAAAATTATTTATTTAATAATATATATTAAACATTAATACTGGAATTATGTTAATTTTTTAATTTAATCTATAATCTGCAATTATTTCTTGTATATATGAAATATAGATCAAATAATCTTCTTCATTCAAGTCTATTTCACCATTTAAAATGTCTATTAATCTTTTGTGTGCATGTATTAAAGATTCTTTAATACTTTTATCTAATTCAATTTTTTCAATTAAATCTAAATTTGAATTAATATCGACTATTGCACAATCGTTTAAACCTTTATTATAATCATTAGCTGCATTTGTTAGATTATTTAATTTTTTGTTTTCCATTTAATATGTTAATATTTTATCATCAAGAGTTAGATTTTTTGCTTTAATCCATCCTCTTTCAGTATATACCTCTTTTTCAAAGGGTATTTTAATTGAGTCACCTTCTTCTGTCTCAATTTCTAATAATTCCAGATCATCTACGATCCATATTTCTTTTAATTCATCTTCTTCTATTTCATCTTCTTCTTCATTATAAGATATAATAATTTTTTTTTTGTCCAATAAATCTTCAACATTTATTTCACCATCTTTAATTTTAATTTTAGTTCCTTTTGGAACACAATCAATTACCCCAGTTTGATTTGCTAATCTAAGTCCTTTTTTAATACCAATCGAACTTCTAACATATATTTTAAGAACTTCACCTTTTTGCATGTAAGCTTTGATATCAGTCCAAAAAACTTTTTGATCACCTGGTTCTATTATATGTGTTTCATTTGAATAAAAATCATATCCAGCTGAATCTTCACTACCCCTTAATGGTAGTTGTACATTTTCATGTTTTCTGTGTTCATCAGAAACAATTTCAAATCCTCTAATCATTATCTTTTTTTATTTTTTAACAACTTATATGTATGTCACCTTCATCTAAATGTTTAGGTTCAATATAATTTGTTAATTCTTCAACGCTATAAAATACTATTTTGTTTTGGTTCTTAGCATATTCAATTTCTAAATCTGCACCTTTACTTTCACCAGGCAATCTTAAAATATAATCACATACGTCAATCCATTTATAATCAATTTCCATCCATTTATCATAAGATATTGGATTTCTTTCATGTACGTAGTGTGAGTATAATGGTGTAAATGGTAGAAATCCTAATTGTACTAATTCATAATACATATCCATTTGAACATTTACATTTTCTAGTTGATTACCTTTTGTGTATGGTGATGCAATATATACTTTTTTATTCATATTTTATTCTTTTTATTTTTCTTTTTCTTTCGAATCTATTTATAGATTTTTTACATTTATTGTTTAACCAACAATATTCTTCACATTTTTTAGTTTCATTATATAAACAATACACTGGTAAATATTCATTAATTTCTTTATTTTTGGCATGTTTTTCAACAATTTTCATCATTTTTTCATCTGTATTTAGATGTAAGATTATGTAACTATATTTACAAATATCTTTTGCGTTTGGATAATCTTTTGCATTAGGAAAATGTTTTTTAACTCCTTTGACAAAATCATTATAATCATCAAATATTAACATATTTATCTATTTGAACTATGAAATTTCCACTTGAAACTTTCTGTTTCCCAATTATCTCTTAACATATAATCAAGTATCTTACCAATTAATGTTCCATCATCATCACCAAAAGTATAAGCTTCTTCTGTCTTTGCTTTAAATGTAACATTATTTAATTTTGCTGAGATTAAAAGATTTTCTTGAGTGTATTCAGGATCATCTCTATCATATTCATCTACATATTCTTGTATTAAATTAGGTTGTTCAGTTATAAAATCCACTAATGTTAAATCTTTATCTGTTTTATTTTCAATCATGAAGCTACTGCTACTTGAGTTGCTTACAAATCCGTTTCTTATTTTCATATTTTTATAATTTATTGTTTAATAATTATCATTGCTTATATATTGAGCATATGTTTTAATATTATCAATATTTATCTTAATATCTAATGTTTTTAATATTTTAACCAATTTTTCTTTATTTGATTCAGTTAATGGTTTAATTTCAGCGATGACACCATCTTCAAGATTACCACCATTTAAACCAACTATATAATCGTTATCTTTATCATTACCACCAAAGAAATATCTATCTTCTTCTAATTCAAGACCAAGTTCACTTTGTTCAGGCCAAGATAATTTAGTTAATTTTTCAATGTCTTCTTTGTTTGTAATTTTTACACCATGTATAATAAAACTACTAGAAGAACTGTTACTTACAAATCCGTTTCTAATTTTCATATTTTATTTTATTGTATTTATTAATTGTAAATGATGAACAATTGTACTAAATTTATCGCTACCAAACATATCTATTAAGTATTGTTCAATATCATCAGTTTTAAATATTTCATCTTTAATTTTGAATGTTGCTGATTCTCCACCTTCTATGTGTTGTAAACATGAAAATAATTCATATGTAAAATCATTATAATGTTCAATTGACTTTCCTATTACAAATCTTATTTCTAATTCTTCACCAACAAGATTATATTTTAATTGTGAACTAAGATCTTTAAATTCTTCATTAAATTGATCTGAAGCTTCAGATACATGTTTATTTAAAGTGTTGTTCACCGTTTTATTATCTCTTATTAAATCATAATGTTTAAAAAAGTTGATTTCACCAATATTATCATTTTTCATTTTAACTCTGTCTAGTTTCTTTTTTCTGTTTTGTTTCATGGTTTCTAATAACCAGAAAAGTACATAATCAGTATCTTTTTCATCATCTAAAGAATTATCATATTGAATTCTAATATAATCACCATCATATACATAACAACAGATAGCCTTTCTATCATTGTAATAAACTGTTTCACCTTCTTTTGGTTTATATAATTTCATAGTATTTTTATTTGATTTTTTCAAATTAGTTTAGATTTTTTATATATATGGAATAATATGAAATACCTAAAAACATATGAAGAATTAGAATTTACTAAACTTTCAGAATATGAAGACCATCCTCAATTTTTGAAAGGAAAATTCTCAAGTTTATTAAATCCTAGATATTATAATTATACTAATAAAGGTGAATATAAAAATGAAAACTGGGAAGAATCTAAAAAATTAGCTAAGAGAATATATGATGAGTTTGGAAAAGATGCACAAATTGACAAATTACCAATAATAAAACATACAATATACAGAACAAATGATGACATCATAAAAGATCAAAAAGGTTTTATTGATATGTTTGAATATTTAATTGAATTAGGTTTTGATTTTAGCAAAACTAATATTTTACAAGAAATATTATCTATTGCTTATACGTCTAGAGTATATGCTAATCTTTATATTAAATTGTTTTTATATTTTAATAAAAATATTGATGATATAGATTTTTCAAATGATAATATATATAGACACATCATTAACACTTATTTATTTCAAGATGAATTTCTTATAAAAAATCCTGAAAGATTTAGAGAATTGAAAGTTCGATCTGATATAAAAAAGAAATATTCTTATATATTTGATGGTAATAAAATGGGATTGATTTAATGAAAACTTACGAAGATTATATTAAACAAAAAGAGAAATTAGATGATATTGAACAAAAGATGTTTGATGAAATGTCTGAATTAATTATTTCTATGAGAAAATATATTGGTAGTAATATTATATTTGATCAATATGTAGATTGGGGTGATGGTATTCGTCAAGTTCAGATTGTAAATAATTGGCCTTGGATACATATTTGTGAGGTATCAATGTATAATAATAATGACAATATTTTTACTGTAAGAAAGTCTGGTATATTTGAAAGAGATAATATTTTAAAAAAAGAAAATTTAGATAAATTAAAAAGAACGAAACAATTGATTCCTTTATATAAATATTTTTTCAGTAAAGAAATGAAACAATGGATTGAAAGTAAAAAGATGGATTTATTATAATGAAATATTTAAAGACATATAATGAATTAGTTGATACTAAATCTCATTTAAGAGAAAGAGGTATAGATCCTGAACACAATGATGTTTTCATTAATGATAAAGGTGATGTATATTTTAATATTTATAATATGTCTGGTCAAATGGTTGGTTATCAAAAATACAATCCAAATTTCCCTAAGAATATATCACAAGGAATGAATAAACCTGATACTAAGTATTATACTTACTTTGGTGAAGAATATAAAGGTAAGAAAATTGGTGCGTGGGGTATAGAATCAATAAAACCTGGTGATAAATATTTGTTTATAGTTGAAGGTATTTTTGATGCTGCTAGAATACATCAATCTGGTTATCCTGCTATTGCTGTTTTTTGTAATGATCCTTCAAACTTAAAACAATGGTTTGATATTTTGCCACAGATTAAGGTGGTTATATATGATAATGATAAGTTAGATAATGATCCAGGTGGAAAAAAGCTTATTAAATATGGTGATTATGCTTTTACCGTTCCTAAAGGCAATGATATGGGTGATTTAACTGTATTTGAAGCTCAACATTTTATACAAGATATAATAGAAGAAATAGAACCAGTTTTAAATGAATCTAATATTTCTAATTCCATTGCTTTTAAGTTTAATTATGATACTGTTGATGAAGGTATTGATTTATATAAGAAACTTAATAAATTAGGATTTAATTGGGTTCATAATATACCTTCTTATGAAGGTTATAATATACATTCAACTTTATATGCTGTATTATATTTTGAAACAATGAGAAAAAGTATTTTTTTTTCGCGTTAATAAAAAAAATGAAGATGGTAGTCAAAGAAATTGTATGGAATTTGATAATGTTGAAGAAATAAAATATTATTTAGAAGGAAACAAACTAGGTCTCATATAAAAGTATCTCCAATAAACAATTTAAAATTTCTTTGATTTTTATTGAATTTTTATTAAACAAATTCGGATTTTCTTGATATTATTTTTATACTTACGAGATGAATGTGAAAATAAAATGTGAAAATAATTTACGAAATATTTTTTTTCAGGTAGAAAGTTCCTTATCTTTGAAGTAAGAAATTATAAATTAATGTTTAACCCTTAAAATTTGAATTATGGCGAATAAAAAAGACCTAACAAATGCAGTTGCCGAAGCTACAGGCAATACAAAAAAAGCTAGCAAAGAAGTAATTAACGTAATCATGGAAGTGATTAAAGAATCCCTTGCAAAAGGCGAAGATGTGAAACTTGTGAACTTTGGTTCCTTTAAAGTAGTTGCTCGAAAAGCACGTAAAGGTAGAAACCCGAGAACTGGCGAATCAATTGATATTCCTGCAAAGAATGTCGTTAGATTTAAAGCTGGTAAAGGGCTAGCTGAAGCAGTTAATGTGTAATCTTTAACTGTAAAGATATTAAAAAAGCCACTCAAAAAGTGGCTTTTTTATTTATAATAAGCCCATTCTATTTGATTCTATATATGAAATGATGTCTTCATTTGATATATTTTTAATATATTTAAATACTTCGTTTAAAGATTTATTATCACAACTTCTAAAATTTCTTACTTGTTCTTCACTTCTTGTACCACCATCTTTATCTATAACTGTCAATGTTGAATGTAATTCAATATAATCTAGTGATGTATATTTTATTTTCTTTATGTTTCTAGTAAATATGTAATCTTTTACTTCATCTTCTTCAAAACCAAACTTAAATGTAATATTAACATTTAATTCAAATGAACCATATTTATTGTAATAAGGTCTAAGTTTACTCCAAACTTCAATTCGTTTAAAAGTATCAAAATCCTCTTTGGATTCTTTATATGTTTTTAAATATATCATTATAATAGTCCTAATTTACTTGATATATATTGTCCATATTTATCAGGATATTTATCTTTTAGTTTTTCTTTATCTTTATCTTCTAAATAATCACAAAATGTTTTATTATCGTTATCTTTAATATTCCAATTAGCACCAGCGTCAATTAAAAATTCTATTGTTGAAAATTCACCTTTAGAATTATTTGGACCATCACTAATATTTATTATATAATTTAAAGTAGCATATATTAAAGCAAAATCACCATCTTCATCTTTATAATCTAAATCATAACCTTTATCAATATATTCTTGAATACCTTTAATATTATTAACATTGATATCATTTAAAAGTGCAGATATTTCTTTGGATTGGTTTTCGAATATTTTTTTTGTTTTTAAGTATTTCATATTGAATTGTTTTTCATAATAATCCTAGATCATTTCCTTGAAGAATATAACTATAACCGTTCTCTTCAGCCCAATCATAAAAATTAAAATTTTCATATCCAAAATTAACGTCATTTATATTAACAACTGTAAAGGGTGTATTGTTATGTTTATCATATACAATAGCTTTAGTTGTAAAATGTTTACCATGTTCTTCCATGTGTCGAATATACATTTCTTTATATTGTTTATTTTTAATTGATTTTAGAAAAAGATTTGAATCAATATTAAGAGAACTATCAACTTTTGGTATATTGAAATGTTTTTCAAGAATTTTCCATGCTTCAAAAATATCATTGGCTTTGATGTTTGTGAAATAAATTTGTTCTGGTTTTTCTACCATTTTAGGTTTACTAAACCCTTCATATGTTTTTAAATGTTTCATAATAATCCTAAATCTTCACCAGCTTTAATATCTGGGTTTCTTTTATAATATTCTTCTTTTAGTTTTATGTTAGTTAAAAATAATTTATGTATTTTCATTTTCATTTCTTTTAGTAATATTTTTAATTTTAGTGATTCATCATGGTCGTAAAAGCTGGATATTTTTTTTAAACGTGAACGTGTAGCTTTAAATTTATATGTTAAACCATTAATTTGATTATTATTTTGGTCCATTACTTTTATAAAATCAATATTATCATAATCTGGTTCTATAAGATTTTCATATGTTTTTAAATATTTCATAATAATCCTAATTTATTTGCATCAAACATATAATCTAAATCGCCATTTAATAATTCATTAGATGTTACTGTATCTAATATTTCTGGATTGTTGTAAACTCCTTTAATACCTTCAATAGTATCATAAAAAGTATAATATGTTCTTTTAGATTCAAATATAATAACAATAAAATTTGTAAAAGAACTGACTACCATGTCATTACCTGAAAGTGTTTTTAATCCTTTTGATTTTAAATATTCTTGAACATCAATATTTATTTTTTGTGATTGGCCCATAGAATTTGAATATTCACTAAATACTTCAATTGGTAAACAAACCACTTCAGATTCTCTCCATTCAAAGGTTTTATATGATTTCAAATATATTATAAAGCTATATATTAAAATAAATATATAATATAAATAAACTTAAAATTATGTTTGCAATTATTTTTGATTTAAAAACTTATATAGATGATGATATAAATGATATATCTGTAAGTTTAAATTTTGTACCTGCTCAGGGGATGACTATTTATATTGAAGATGAATATTATAGTGTAGAAGATATTGATTATTTATTAAAAGATGATATTTTTTTAATAAGTCTTAAAGAATTAGAAGGTTCAAAATGAAATATTTGAAAATATATGAAAATCTACAAAAATGGACTGCTGTAGCAAATGATACAGGAAACGAAGAATATGTTGAAAGAATATCTCAATTTGTCTTATATCTAAGACAAGAATTTACAAAAATTGGTGTTGAAATATATGATAAAGATGAAATACCCAATATATATTCTACTGTAAGTGGTATAGTACGTGTAGATTGTGATGTTGATCTTAATAAACTATTAGAAATTCTTGATGAATTTACTTGTATTAAATTATATGAAGAAGAAGATTTGCATCATTATATGATACAATTAGATTTAGATAAAATAATGTCAGATCCACATTGGTTTTTTCAAGGAAGTAACATGGGATTGATTTAAAACATCCACAATTTATTTACTAAATCAGGAAACTTTGCATTTACTTTACACCAAGCTAATTTTTGAGCTTTGTTTCTAGTAGTTGATCTTATTGAGAATTTATCCATCCATTTAATATGTCCAGTTATTTCATCTTCTACGATTTCTCCTGTTTGTTCATCTAAATAAATAAAAAACTCAAAGTGATATTCTACTTTAATATTTAATATAATTCTAAAAAAATTTCCAATTTTATGCATTTTTAATTCTATTTAATTTTAATTTTCTTTGTTTCTTTATTATTTTAGCTGGTAAATTATCATACATTGAAACCGGTGATATATAAAAACCAATTAATTTGTGAACCGTTGTTGTATCACTATAATGTGAACCCATAGATTGTGTATGAATATATTGTTTTATACCTAAACCACCAAGTTTTTTACATATTTTGCCTATTTGTGTATCTATAAATCTGAAATTTTCTACATAAAAACCAATATTATCAATACATACATTTGTCATTGCACATATATTTTTTAATTTAAAATCATTAGAATATTCAGACATGACATAAAATTCTTTCTCAATATCAACTGGAAATTCTTCTTTACGATACACATAACCATTATGAGTTCTTGCACCCCAAATTATCACATAATCTTTATCTAATTTTATCATCATTTAAATATTTTCTATAAGCTTTTATGATAGCTTCTAATTCTTCTTCGTATTTTATTACTTCAATTTCATCTCTGTCAATATAAATTCTGAATTTACCACTTCTTGTATTATGTTCAATTTCTAAAGTTTGTTTATGAATATCAGGAACAACATCCCAATATTCATAACCATAATATTTCCAATTAGGAACTCCTATTAATCTCGTTACAAATTTACGTTGTAATATTTTCATAAAGATTATATGAAAAATAAAAAATAAGGATTATAAAATTCCTAAATTTGATGCATTTTTAATATAGTTAGGTATTTTTTTAAGTATTGAATCTTTTAATTTGTCTTTAATCTTAATATAGATTTCTGGATTTTTTTTCAACATTAATAATATAGTACTAGCCCATAATTTAGTTCCTTTATCATCAGCAACTACATAAAAACTATTATCTAAAAATTTGTCTGGTATTTTAATTCCATTGTTAATTAATAAATCTAATGTGTGGTGATCTAATTCTTGATAACATAAAACATTATCACCTTTATTATCAGTATGGTGAATGTTTAAACCTTTACTAATTAAATATTCTAATGTTTCTTTTGGCATGTAAAAAGCACAAAATATAAGGTTTTGACCATTTGTCATATAAGGGGTATTAATATCAAAACCATTGTTAAATAAAAATTCACATATTTTTTTAACTTCGTTATTAAAATCAATATTAATAAGATAATCAACAATATGTTGCCATTCTTTTTTAGGTGTAGATTTTAATGTCTCTGTTAATTTTTTAAATGATTTTTCTGATTTATCTTTAATAAATATATCAATTAGATTGTAAATATATGCAATAACTAAATCTTCATTTTTTAAAATTTCTTCTATTATAAAATCTAATTGAGATTGGTCTGCATTGTTGATGATTGATTTTAATAATGATGTATAATATTCTTCATCAAATTCGTTTTTACCAAATTCATAAGATGCTCTATTAAGTATTTCAGTCACACCTTTATTTGTTATACTATATTTACTTTCGTTTATTCTTCTTAAATGTTTCATTTAAAATAAATTCATTTTATCGCCTTCAACGGCCCAATTCCATATATCTTTGTTATCTTCATCAAATTCAAAATTGATTGTAAATTGACCATCTTCAATATCAATAACAGATCGCAAACTATCACCAATTTTTAATTTTTCTAATTCGTCTAATGTTTCTTCAAACCAATCTTCTAACAATTTGATATCTTCATCAGGATCAAAACCTGCCATCCATATTTCTACTGAATATCCACCATAATATAATTCATTTATGTAAACATCACGTTCATCCATAAATGGAAACATACTTAATAACCAATTTTCTAATATATCTTCAATATTTTCACTATTATTTTCACTATTATTTTCAAGTAATCCCATTTTATTAGCATCAAAAATCCAATCCAATTCACCTTTATTAAAAGTGTATGTTACATACTTATCATAAGTATTTTGGTCTATTTCTGGTTCAATATTAAGATATTTGAATTTATCAGTAATATCTTTGATTTTAAATTTGTCAAATGTATGTATTGTGAAAATATACTTGTCTATAACTCCATTTGACCAAGTTTCTCTAAAGTTTTTAATAGGATATATGCCCTTAATTTCTTTAACTTTATTTTGCAAATAGTGATTTAATTTTTCACCTTCTTCTGATAATTTATCTGGTCTTATATAATTTCCAATTACAGTTGTTGATTCAGTAAATAATTTATATGATTTTAACCTTTCCACAAATGTATATATTAAAATAAATATATAAATTCATGAACAATATAATATCTTACGAAGACTTTCTATTAGAATCTAAAGTTGATGATTTAGCCGGAATTGTAATAATTGTCAATAATAAAATATTATTAGTACAACCTAGGAAATTTAAGAAATATGATGATAAATGGTCTATACCTAAAGGACACGTTGAGAAAAAACAAAAAAATTTTGATACTGCTCTCAAAGAATTGGAAGAAGAAACAGGTATTAAATTAAGTAAAGATTTTGCTCAATCTAGAATGAAAAATAAATCTATAATTTATTATAGAAAATCTGGTACTATTAAGAAACTCAAATATTTTGTAATTATAATGAGCAAGGAAGAATTAATACCTTATTTAAGAAAGAATAAGAATCAAATAAAGAAAAATTATTATAGATCTAAAGAGATTTATGATGTGAAGTTCTTTAAGAAGAAAAATGCTGAGAAATTAATCGAAGATGGTCAATTTAGTATCTTAAAAGAATTGTTATAATGAAGTATTTGAAAACATATTCAGAAAATAAATTAATTAAAGACCATTTAAGTGTTGATGGTAAAACATTAAATTTAAATGGTTTAGGTTTAACTAAATTACCTGAATTGCCAAAAGGGTTAATTTATTTATATTGTGATGATAACAAATTAACTAAATTACCTGAATTACCTAAAGGATTAAAAATATTATATTGTCATTATAACCAACTAACTGAATTAACCGAATTACCTAAAGAATTAGAAGAATTTGATTGTGCTAATAACAAATTAACAGAATTACCTGAATTACCTAAAGGATTAAAAGGACTATATTGTGCTAATAACCAATTAACTGAATTACCTGAATTATCTAAAGAATTAAAAACATTATATTGTTCTAATAACCAACTAACTGAATTACCTGAATTACCTAAAGAATTAATACAATTATATTGCGGTGATAACCAATTAACTGAATTACCTGAATTGCCTGAAGAATTAAAAGAATTATATTGTGATAATAACCAATTAACTAAATTACCTGAAATACCTAAAGGATTAAGAGAATTATATTGTCATGATAACCAATTACCTTATTATAATTTAGATGGTTATTGGGAATGGTTTTGGAAAGAAAATCCTGACCTTTATAATGCAAATAAAATGGGATTGATGTAATGAAGTATTTAAAAACATATGAAAATTTGATTATTGATAATTTTTTTAAAAAGAAAATTAAACAACAAATCAATGATATACTTAATAATTATATCAAAATTTCAGAATTAGATGTTAATATAAACCACTTAAATATTGACCGTTTAATAACATTAAAAAATGACGATAATTCTATAATAATCGCTTCAAATACAATTAGAGTAACCAATTTTGAAACTGATTATGAAAATTATATGAAAATAAGTGACGAAGTTTATAATAATATTGTAAATAGTTTAAAATCTTATAAATTTCAAAAAAATTATGTAGAACGAGGATATATAAAAGATTTAATAAATATATATAAAAAAAATATTGATTTTATTAATGAAGATATCTTAAAAGAATATAGACACATAAGGCGATAAAATGGGACTCTTGTAAGTAATTATAAACCAAGTTTATTTGCATCAATAACCCATTTATATTTTTCAACAAGTTTTTCAGAAACTTTATCTTTTATTGATTTTAATAAATAAGGGTCTTTTTTTAATTCTATTTCATATAATGGATCTAATATTTCTTCTGTTATATTATTATATTTCCAACTCATATTTAAGATTGAATAGCCTGATGGTAATTCATATAAATCGTTATAATCCATATTAATTGAACCACCAATTTTTTCTGGAAAATGATATAGGTCTATTACTTTATTATGTGAAAATTCAAAATTACAACCTATTGTTTGTGGACAACCTTGTAAACTATATAAGTTGTTTTTACTTACATAAAAACTTGTTTCAATTTCTTTTGGACTTCCTTTTAATGTTTTTAATTTATTGTGTGATAAACTTAAACTACCCTCAATATATTCTTGTATTGAATCTAATTTTTCTAATCTATTAAAATCTAACATTAAATTAAATCCACATTCAAATTTGCTGTTTATTTCAGTTAATGAATTATTATGTGCTCGATATGAGTCTAATACATAAATTGGACCATCCTTTAAAGATTTTATTATATTATGAGAGCAATCAAAATCCCCAAATACTTCTTTTGGTGAGTTTTTAAGAGAATTTAAGTGATTTTGTCTGATATTAAATGAGCCTTCTACTATGTTGAATTTAATAGGAATTTCTACTAAATCCATACATGACATATCAACATTTTGGTAAACATTTATACTTCCATCACTGTTAGTTTTGTAATCTTTTATGCCGAAGTATTCCGGTGTATTATTCATTTTTAATTAAAATTTATTTTTCTTTTTATTTTAATAAAAAATATAGTTTAAGTTTTAAATCTAGGGTAACTGTTTTTACCAATTAAAATGTAAATTTTAATAAAATTTTTAAAACATAGAAAAAAGGATTTATTTTTTAATATATAGATTTATATTAAAATAAAAAAGCAATCAATCATAATTATGAAAAAATTAGTAAATTACAAGAACTTTTTAAACGAAAAGCACATGTACGATAGCGAACTTAACGAAAATTGGATAAGTGGTATGGTCGACAAAGTATGGGATTTCTTTGAAAAGAAATTTAAAAAAGCTGCTTGGTTATATTATGCTCTCTTCTTGAAGAAGAAAGGCGCATTAGAAGGTAAAGTAGATATTTTTCCATATGGTAGTAAACCAGATGAAAGTAAAATATCAGGAATAGAAAAAGAAATTGATAATCTTTCTGAAGAAGAAGAAACAGAAGAATTATCAATTGAAGATGCAAAATTAGCTATGAACGAGGATAAGGTGCCTTTAGAGCATCCTAATCCAGAAGTAGGTAATTATGTTCCTTCAGAAATGAGTAATATTCTTGTTCGTAAGTTTAAAATGAAGACAAAATATCCAAATAAAATGTTTTCTACATTTATTTGGGGTGCTCCAGGTATTGGTAAAACAGATGTTATTAATGCAACAGCCAAAGAACTTCAAGTTGATTGTTTAGTATGGCATTTAGCAACAATTGAGCCTACTGATTTTATTGGCCTTCCAGAAATTGAAGTTGTTAAAGGTAGAGATACTAAAGATGCTGCTGGTGTAAAAGTTGAAGGAGACACTTCAAGAAGAACGACATTTAGATTACCTAAGATTTTCCCTAGTGATAATGGTGAAAATGGAAAAGGTGGTATTATGTTTTTTGATGAATTGAACCGTGCTAATGAGCATGTATTATCAGCTTCACTTCAACTATGTCTTGATGGTCAAGTTGGTGAATATAAATTACCTGATAAATGGTTAATTATTGCTGCTGGTAATAGACGTGAAGAAGAACCAACAGTAACTGATTTAGGTACTGCTCTAGCTAACCGTTTTACTCACTATAATCTTATTACAACAAAAGATGAATGGGTGACATGGGCTATTAAACAAGATTATATGGATCCTGACGTAATTGGTTATATTGATTTCAATAAAGACATACTTCATCATTTAGATCCTGATAAAGAAACTCCTAACTGGCCATCTCCACGTTCTTGGGCAAGTGCATCATTAGAATATACAGAAGCTAAAGAAGCATCAGGAAATCAGTTATCTAAAGAAGCAATTAAAAAGTTATTTAATTCTCATGTTGGTAATACTGCAGCTGTTCAGTTTGCAGAATATCTTGATTTATTGGCAGTATTTCCACCAAAAGATATTGCTCTTGTATACAAGAAACCAGAAGAAGCTCCTATGCCACCAAAAAGAATCGATAGATCTAGAGCGGTAACTGCTGCTATTGGTATGGCTAAAAAAGGTGAGAAATTAACTGCAAAGGAACTTGAAAATTTAATTACATATGCAAGAAGAATTGAGAATATGGAAGTTGCAACATCGTTACTACAATATGTTAAAAAGACACATGCTTATGTAACAACTGATGATCCTTGGAAGAAAATTTGGGTACCTTCAATTAAGAAATGGTATAACAAATTTGCTGACATTTTAAATCCATAATAGAAGTAAAAATTAGATATTTAAAAAAAAGCCTGTTAAACAGGCTTTTTTTATATAAATTATGAAAAAAGTAAAATTATTTGAAGAATTCACACAACAGGAAAAAACATTTTCTGATATGGGTCTTTATTCAAAAGAAGAAATTATAAAAGATAAAGTTATTGATATATTTCAAAATAATGATTTTGTTGGTTCAACTAAAGAAATTAAAAAAATATTAAAATCTTTAAATTCATTTGAAAAAGATGGTAATGAATTGATGATGAAAATTATTAAGATGTGGAGTGATGAATATGATGAAATTCTTGCTAACTTAAATCAAGAAGAAAAAAATAAATTAGTAGATAAAGTAACTAAATAATATTATTTTGAACATTTTTAATTTTAAAAAATAATATATATCTTTAAGAAAATAAAACTAAAAATATGGGAAAATTAGAACGATATTGCAAATTTGCTTCTATTGTTGAAGGAAAAGAAGATAAAGAAGAAGATAAGCAAAAAAAATCAGATGATAAGAAGAAAAAATTAGATGATAGAGCTTGGAAAAAGATAAGAAAATGTATTATGGTTATCGTAGCAAACTACGGTTTCTTTGCTGATTTATTATTTAATCTTAAAATTAAACAAGCCACAGACCCTAGAATTACAACTATGGCAACTGATGGTTTATCAATCATGTATAATAGTGACTTTGCTAATGAATTAAGTGAAGAAGAATGTGTATTTGTTCTATGTCATGAAATTATGCATAATGCATTATTCCATTTTGATAGAGGTTTAGGCAGAGATCCTGAATTATGGAATATTTCAGGTGATTATGCTATTAACCTATTATTAGAAGGTATTGGTAAAATGCCAGAGAAAGTTCTTTATGAAGAAAAATATAAAGATTGGAGTACTGAACAAATTTATGCTGAATTAGAACCAGAATGGGAAAAAAACAAACAAAAAAAGAAAGAACTTATTAAACAACTTATGGATGGTCTTGGTTCTGATATTCAAGCCCCTGGTTCATTAAGTGGTGGTATTGATATTTATGATGATGGAGAATGTGAAGGAGAATGTGAAGGAGAAGGCGAAGGCGAAGGAAACGGACAAGGAAAAGGAAAAGGAAAAGGAAAACCTGGACAAGGTGGTGGAACTGCTGGACAATCAGGAAACAAAGAATTACAAGGCGCTAAAGGAAATGATGAAAAAATGAAACAAGTATGGGGTGAAATCGTAAGAGATGCTTCATCTAAGAATCAAGGTTTCGGTAGTGCTAATATGCAGAGATTTTTAAGAAAAATCTCAAAACCTAAAGTAAATTGGCAAGCAGAATTAAGAAAATTTGTTGCTAATATTTATAGTAAATTAAAACATAAACTACCACAGAGACGTGCTATTAGTAGAGGTGATTATTTATGGGGATTAAATAAGAAAAAATCAGATTACAATAACGTTGTTATTGCTATTGATACATCTGGATCTATTAGTGAAGATGATTTAGATAAGTTTGCATCTGAAATACATGCTATTTTTAAGAATAGAGGTATTAAAAAATGTCATGTTATATGGTGTGATTATGATATTTGTGGTGTACAAGAATTTAGTACAAGAAATAAATTTAAAATTGATAAATTAAGACCTCAAGGTTTCGGTGGAACAAGATTTACTCCCCCGTTTGACTGGATTCAGGATAACTTGGTAAAGAAGGGACTGCAACCAGCATTTATGATATATTTTACAGATGCTCTTGGGGATTGTCCTGACAGAAGACGCTACAGTACTTTCAGCAATAGAGTAATTTGGATTGTTTCCCATAATGATGATCCTAGTAATTTAACATTTGGAAAGCGTATATTGATTGATAAGATGTAATCTTAGAATAAAATTAATAAAAATCCCATCTTTTAGGTGGGATTTTTTATATAAGATATATGAGAAAATTAACGACAGAAAAATTTATAGAAAAAGCCAAGAAATTGTACGGAGATAGGTACGATTATTCTTTAGTTAATTATATTGGTGCGAATAAAAAAATTAAAATTATTTGTAAAGTTCATGGTGTTTTTGAACAAAAACCAAGTAGTCATTTAAGTGGTAAAAATTGTATTAAATGTGGTATAGATTCTAAAAGGTCTACAGATTTCATAGAAAAATCTATTAAAACACATGGCAATAGATATGATTATTCTTTAGTTGATTATAAAAATAATATTACAAAAGTTAAAATTATTTGTAAAGAACATGGTGTTTTTGAACAAATTCCAAAATCACATTTATTTGGAAGAGGTTGTCCTAGTTGTTCTGGTAATAAAAAATTAACGACAGAAGAATTTATAGAAAAAGCCATTGATATACATGGAGATAAATATGATTATTCTTTAGTTGAATATAAGAATACTACAACAAAGATTAAAATTATTTGTGAAGAACATGGAGTTTTTGAACAAACACCTGATAACCATATTAATAAAAAAACTGGTTGTCCTAAATGTGCTAATAATGTACGATTTACGACTGAAGAGTTTATAGAAAAGGCTAATAAAAAACATGATTTAAGGTATAATTATTCTTTAGTTGATTATAAAAATGCTAATACAAAAGTTAAAATAACATGTTCTACTCATGGTATTTTTGAACAAGTTCCTTATGAACATTTAACAGGTAATGGTTGTCCAAAATGTAGGTTAAGTAAGAAGGAGTTATTGATTGAAAAATATTTAAAAGATAATAATATTGAATATGAATCTCAAAAAAGGTTTGATGATTGTAGGAATATAAAACCTTTACCATTTGATTTTTATTTACCTTTATTAAATATGTGTGTTGAATATGATGGTGCTCAACATTTTAAGTCTGTTGAATATTGGAATGGCGATGAAGGACTCAAATATAGGCAAGAGAATGATTTAATAAAAACCAAATATTGTAATGATAATGGTATTGATTTATTAAGAATTAGATACGATGAAAATATTTTAGAAAAATTGGATTTGGAGTTTAATATATAAAATTGTGAAATATTTAAGGACATATCAAGAAAATTCTAATCAGGCAATTTTGTACATCAAATATACATATATGGAGATACTGATTTAAAATATAAAATACCAGAATTCGACAGGATTAATCCTGTAAATGCTTTTAATGATAATGAATTATGATTATTTAGAAAAAAAGTATTAATTTTGAATTGATTTAAGATAATCGTTAATGGGTTCTACGATTTATCTTGAAAAAATGAATTTTTAGAACCCACCTTAATAAAAATCTTAAGTCTATGAAAGAAAATTATACATTTTCAGTATTGCTGAATAAGTTATCGAATATCAAAGGGATTTATGTGCTTTTATTGGCAATAAGCATGTTATTTACAATTAACAAGGTGCAAGCTCAATGTACAAATTCTTCTTCTTATGGAAGTGCAACTGCACCTACATCTGGAAGTGAAACTTTTAGCACATGTAGTTTTCAAACAGAGTATAGTACAATAAATAGTGTAGTTTCAGGAACTACATACAGTTGTGCAATTAGTACGGGAGGATATGTTACAATCAGATCTGGCTCATATAATGGAGCTGTGGTTGCTCACGGAACCAGTCCTTTACAATGGACTGCGACAAGTTCAGGAACATATTATGCACATTGGAATACAAATTCATCTTGTGGAACGAATACTGGTTGCGTTACCACTACGATTACATTTGTTTCTAGTGGTGGAGCACCACCCTGCTCATGCCCTGCAATAGTAAGCACATTTCCTTACTCAGAAGGATTTGAAACAGGAATGGGATATTGGGAGAATAGACCCGGGGATGATTTCGATTGGACAAGACAAACCGGAGGCACTAGCTCAGGCGGTACCGGACCAAGCGCAGCAGCAGAAGGTAGCTACTACATGTACACGGAATCATCTACACCAAATTATTCCAATAAAACAGCAACAATGTATGGACCATGTCTCGATTTCTCGTCTATGGGGGGAATAGATATGAGCTTTCAATACCATATGTACGGTGCAGTTATGGGAACATTGTATCTTGAAGCATCCGGTGACAATTGTGGTACATGGAATACCGTATGGAGCCTAAGTGGCGACCAAGGTAACTCATGGCATACTGCGAATGTAGATCTTAGCACATATGCTGGTAACAGTAGTGTTCAATTGCGTTTTAGAGGGCTTACATCTACATCATACACAAGCGATATGTCTATTGATGATATAGAGATTATAGAAGCTGTAGCTCCACCCTGCAGCCCGATTGTTTCTTCTTATCCTTGCAATTATATGTGGATAACAAATGTTACCACATCAGGTGGGCTGACCAACTTTAATAGTACCTCAGGTTGTTCATCAACCTCTTATACCGATTATAGTGGCACCTATTCTGTATCGCAGGTACAAGGAGGTGTTGTTAATTTGAGTCTCACCACTCAGAGTTATGGTATGGATCATGTTGTGTGGATTGATTTTAATGATGATCTGACATTTTCCGCAGGTGAGAAGGTTCTTACTTATGTTAATCCTTCTAATACTACGGCCGTAAACACAAGTTTTACAATTCCGGTTGGTGCTACACTGGGTTCACACAAAATGCGTATACGTTCAGATTATTATGGAACTACTACGCCTACCGATCCATGTGCTGCACTTACTTATGGTGAAACGGAAGATTATACTTGTATTGTTGCCGTTGCCGTTATTCTACCTATTACCCCAAACACACCAACTTCAAACTCTCCAGGTTGCGGCAGTGTAACAATCACCGCAAACGGCACACCTCCTTCTGGAGAAACATGGTATTGGCAAACCTCTGCCAGTGGAACATCTACGACAAGCAGTGGCTCAACATATAATGTAACAACATCAGGAACGTATTACATTAGATCGTACCGAACCGGCGATGGAGCATGGAGTGCTGCTGCAAGTGTGGCAGTTACAGTAAATCCTTTACCAACAGGAGTTTCGGCCGGAAGTGATGTGACAATTTGTAATGGGTCGAGTTCGCAATTGAGTGGAAGTGCTAATCTTAGTACTGTTAGTTGTAGTTTAACAACTACTTTTGCAGCAGGTAATGGATGTGGTGGAGGAAATATGTTTGATTTAACAACTGGTGCAAATCCTATTGAAATTGATGCATTTACAATTTTACCTGGTAGTACTGCTACCCAAACCGTTAATGTATATTATAAATCGGGAAGCTATGTAGGTAGTGAAACAACAAGTGGTTCTTGGATTCTTTTAGGGACATATTCTATTAATGGTGTTACAAGCACTCAATATTATCTTGATATTGCCAATCTTATAATACCGGCAAATCAGACTTATGGTATATATGTTAACTTCAATGCTAAATATACTACCCTTACAGCAAACACAACATATTCAGATTCTTATTTAACATTAACAGCTGGTATTGGATTATGTGGTCAATTTTCAAGTGTATGTTCACCTAGAGCGTTTAATGGAATCGTTCATTATAACGTACAAGCACAACCAACCTGCTCTTGGTCTCCTACTACTGGTTTAAGTAATCCAAATATTTTAAATCCAGTAGCAACTCCATCATCAACAACAACTTACACCATGACAGCCACAGCCAGTGGTTGCGGAGTAAGTGATAATGTAGCCGTGAATGTCGATCCATTACCAACAGCTTCGGCTGGCGGATCGCAGGACATTTGTGTTAATGAAACTGCGACAGTCAGTGGAGCAAGTGCTTCTAACGGTACGATTGCTTGGACAGAAAACGGTGCAGGTTCTATCACATCGGGAGCAACAACATTAACACCAACTTACACTCCAGCTGCTGGTGATGCCAGTGGAACAATTACTCTTACAATGACTGTAACAAGTGATAATGCTTGTACACCTCAAATAGCAACAGCAACATACACCGTGAATGTTGATCCATTACCAACAGCTTCGGCTGGCGGATCGCAGGACATTTGTGTTAATGAAACTGCGACAGTCAGTGGAGCAAGTGCTTCTAACGGTACGATTGCTTGGACAGAAGACGGTGCAGGTTCAATCACATCCGGAGCAACAACATTAACACCAACTTACACTCCAGCAGCAGGTGATGCCGGAAACACAGTTACCCTCACCATGACGGTTAACAGTAACAACAACTGTTCTGGTGAAACTGCAACAGGAACATGGACTGTTACAGTTCGACCAGATTTCACAGCTGGAACAATTCTATCTACAGGCGAAACAATCTGTCAGGGAACAGATCCTGCAAATATTAGCTCTACTGCTGTAGCAAGCGGTGGTGATAATACTATCACATATAAATGGCAAGCTAACGGAGTAGATATTTCTGGTGCGACTTCTGCAAGTTACAACCCTCCTGGAGGATTAACAGTAACTACAACTTATAGACGTTGGGCACATGATGGAACTTGTAACACAGGTTTCGAAGTGGCAGGTGGAAGCTGGGTAGTAACAGTTACAACAGCACCTACACCTGGTGGTATTGGCACTGGCGACTACTTTTGGACTGGAGCAAACGGTAATAGTTGGGACGATGTTACAAACTGGTTATATTATAACGGCACACTATACTCTGTTGCAACTCTATTACCTTCTGCAACCAGCAATGTATTTATTCAATCTTACGACGCTGGAACTTGTGCAACTACAAATGCTGTAACTACAGCAAGTTCCACAGTTTATTGCGAAGATATGAATATCGGCACAGGATTGACTTTGGGCGGATTGTCATCATTAGAAGTAACAGGTGATTGGAATAACTCTGGAACATTTAATGCCGGAAATGGAACAGTTGCATTTAACGGTAGTGGATTACAGACTATTAATGCAGGTGTAGGTAATTTTAATAATATATTATTTGATAACTCGTTTGGTAATCATGCTGATATTGAAATAACTTCACCTATGACAATAGAAGGAACTGCAACATTTACCCATGGTATTGTTTATTATTCTGGTGGAGGTTCACTTACATTTATAAATTCAGCAACAGCAAATGTTTCTTCAAACAATAGTTTTGTTGATGGAATGATTACTAAAACTGGGATAAATGAATTTATTTTCCCAACAGGTGATGTTAGCATCCAAGATTTTGATGGCAACGGATCTGTAGAATATGCCATTGCAGGAGCATTAGGAATACATCCAACAGGAGCATCAACTGTTACTGTTACTGCTCAGTATAATTTCTCAAATACCTACATGCCAGATTGGTGGGAACATGGCGGAAATATGGACCTTAATTTGCATCATGTCAGCAATAGAGAAAATTGGGTAGTTAATTCTGACCAAGATATGCCTGTAACTCTATATTGGTTCGACAATACTCATGTTGACGACGCCATCTGTGTTCATGGTTTTGACGATGGGATTTCAGGTGATTTTGTTGCCAGTGATTTACTTGTAGCCTATTGGAATGGTTCTATGTGGGCAAATATTGATTTCAACAGTGATCCTCTATTGACAAGCTTTACACACGATGCAGGCTTTATAAGATCTCGTTTTCCTGTTACTTTTGGAGCAAAGTCAAATAAAATAATTACTTTCGGATCAAAGAGTAACGAAAATCCTTTGCCTGTTAATCTTGTGAAATTTGAAGCCGATTGCAATAATGGAAACATAGATATTCAGTGGACAACTGCTAGCGAAATAAATAACGATTATTTCACTATCGAAAGATCGTCAAACGCAAAGGATTTTGATCAGATTGGAAAAATTGATGGTAATGGAAATTCTAATAATTTATTAAACTACATCTTCAAAGATCCAAATTTCTCAGACGGGATTAACTATTACAGACTCACTCAAGTTGATTATGACGGAACTTCGAAAACTTACAATTTTATTCAGGCTTCTTGTAATCAAACAACGGCAAATCAATCTGTTGTGATTTATCCTAACCCATTTAGAGATATTATTTATATATATCTTGAAAACTTTGATAAAACAGACAAAATAAATGTAGAACTATTCAATCATTATGGACAAATAATAATGGAATATGAGTATCAAAATGCAGAAATATCATCAATAGATTTATCAAAATTGCCTCCTGCAATGTATATGATTGTATTAACTTCAGGAGATAACATATTTACAAAAAAAATAATTAAAAATTAGAGGCATTTAAACTGATACAATTACTAAATGTTTTGGAGTTGACCCCGCTACCGCACGAATCCTTTCGTGTGGTGAGGAAAGAGGAGGAATGATTTATGTTTTAAAAATAAATATTGAATGAAAAAAGAAATAAAAATAAAAACAAAAAGATATTAAATATACCACACGAAAGGATTCGGCAGTGGTGAAAAATAAGTAAAAGTTAAGAAAATAATAGAAACTGATATTAGTTATTATTAAATGAAGATATACATATTAATCATATTGAGTTTTATTTTTATTAACAAGCATTCTAAAGGACAAGTAAGTCAGGATACTATATATTTTAATAAAGATTGGGATAAAGTTTGTCATAATAATGCGAAATATTACAGGATTATTGAAAAACTTAACACACATTTTATAGTTAGAGATTATTATATTAATGAACAATTACAAATGGTTGGTTCGTATATTTCTATTAACCCAGAAATAAAAGATGGAGAATTTACTTGGTATAAAAAAAATGGAAAAGTTTTATCAGTTGGGCATTATATAAATAATATGGCAAATGGTTCATTTATGAGTTTTCGAAAAAATGGAAATATTTTTTTAAAAGAAACATATATAAATGACACTTTGAATGGAATATTAACTTACTGGAAAAGAGATGGAACATTCGATTTTGCTGTAGAGTATTGTAAAGGGAAACATGATACCTCGTATGCTTCTTTCAAATATATATATTTTTATTCTATAGCTTTTATTGATTCAATATTCAAGATGTATTTACTTATTGATATTAGTTTAGAAGAAGATAAAACTTTATTACAAATACATGGTCATAATTTTTACATTACAGAAGATCAATTAGAAAAAATAAAAATGGTTGGTAATCGTGATCGTGTTAGGAAACAAAAACAATCAAAACAAGATATAAAAGACAAAGAACATATTGATCTTTTAATGAGAACAGAATCTAGAATACTGGATTTTAAATCTTTTAAAATATGATAAAGATATGAAAAGAATTAAAAAGTTTAATGAATTGAATGAAGAAAATGTTCAAATATCAAGCAGTGGTGGTTTAATGTGTGATAATCCAGATTGTGATTGGGAAGATATGACTATTCCTGTGGAAGATTATGAACAATGGGTAAATAAAAAATGTCCTAAATGCGGTGAAGTTGTATTAACAGAAGAAGATTATGATGGTGTTCAAGCCTTGTTAAAATCTGTTGAAATTGTTAATGAGATAGATCCTGACGTTTTACAAAAGATTGCAGATCAAATGTCTGATGATCCTGATGCTATAATAGACGCATATAAAAAATTAAAAGAATTCGGTATTGAACAAGTTCAACCAGGTGGTGATGAATTTAAGTATGATAGTCGAAAAAAGAAAAAATAAAAACAAAAATTATAAAAATCCCATGGGATTTTTTTATATATAGTTATAAATAAAAAACAAAAATTATGGCAAAAGGAGTACCAAAACAAGATGGTTCAGGTAAAGGAACTGGTCAAAATGCAGGACGTGGTGGTTGTAAAACACCTAAAAAAACAAACAAAGGAAAATAAAATATTTTCTATAATTAAATCCCAATTTTAATTGGGATTTTTACATTAATCCAAGTCTACTTGATTGTATTAGTGGAACAATATCGTCTGATGAAAGGTAATCGTATAAAGGGTATAATTCTTTTTCTTGTTCTAAAACTTCTGTTCTAATATCATGAGTACCCAATTTAAATGCTAATATTATATCATTAACATCACATTTTTGTATACCATATACAATTATATAATTTGTACCATTAAATTTATTGTATTTATATTGTATTGATAAATATTTAAATTCATGTTGTTTACTATTATCTACTGTATATGGTTTTTTTATTAATATTTCTGATAATTCATATTTTTCTTCGCTTAAAACTATTGCATACTTTTCTAATTTTTGCAATATATTTAAAACTTTCTGTTCAATATTAGAATAACCCTCATTTAAAAATGTTATGTAATTTTTCATAATAGTCCTAAATTGTTTGCTTCTGCATATTTTATTATATCATTATTTTTCATATATTCTTCTAAGGCTGGTAATACTTTTTTCAAATCTATTGTTGACCAATGGTGTATTCTTGGTTTTTGATATTTATCATCAACAGTTAAACCTAAGCAGATTAATTCTTTACTATCTTTATCTCTCCACCAATCATCTGATGCAAATATATGAATTTTTCTATTATCATAAATTAAATAAACATTATTAAAAGATTGATCTTCTATATGAATAGGTATTGGTATTTTTATAATATGTAAACCTTCGTGGTCAACTTTTGCATATTTTTTAAGTAACATACATTTGTCGTATATTTCTGGTATAGGTTTTTCATCATACCATGATTCATATTTCTTTAGATATTTCATTACATTAATCCTAGATTCTCTCCTTCTGTTATCCACTTATTATTTTTAATAAATTCATCAAATCTAAATTTATATACAAAAATAAGATCTTCTTCACTCATAAAAAATGATGGTTGTGAATGAAACACATCATCTGAAACATTATCAATATTTTTTAATATACTTTTAACATCATTCATGTTAATAGGTCTACCATAAAATGCGCCTATTGAAGGATTTGTCTGGAATGATACTTGAATATCACAACCATCTATACCTGGTGATATACCAGCCACAACTATAACTAATCTGTCTTTTATTTGTGTATTTAAATCTTTTAATATTAAATCTTTTATGTGATAATGAAATTTTTCATGATTTAATAATTTTTTTACTAAATCTACATTATTCTGCATTTTTTCCCACTCTTTGATTTTTTCATCTTTAGAGAGTAGTTCATATTTTTTTAGATATTTCACGGTTCTATATATTAAATTTTTTATTTAAGAACAAATTTCTTATATTATGATAATATAAACTACAAAAACTAAAAACTATGAAAAAAATATTAGGAATCGCTGGACTTATACTTGTTGTATTACTTTTTTGGTACGTTGATTTGGGAAATCCTGAAGAAAAGAAAATAATGTCAAAAGAAACGAAAAGAGAATTAAATGAAGCTGTTAACAAGTTTAAAACTGAAGTTGTTCCTGCTTTTAAAGATGCATGGGATAATGATTCAAACATTAATAAAATTAAAGAAGATGTGGGAAACACGTTAAACGCTGATACAGTTGGAAGTAAAATTAGGAAAGGTGTAGATTACACGAAAGAAAATGTAATTAAACCAACTAAAGAATACGTGGAAGATATATATGATGAAGTAACGGAATAATATAAAATGGTGTAATTTTTACACCATTTTAAATTTTTAATATATAAAAATAAAAATGACCGAAAATGAATAAAATTAAAACTATGGAACAAGTTGATAAATATATGAATATGTCATATGGAGATCGAATGACATCATTAAAAGATGCTGAACCTGAAATAAGAGCAATTGTATTACAAAAAACTAAAGAAGGGCAAAAAATAGAAAATAAAAGAATATTAAAAGAATATTGGGATAATCTTAAACCTTTTAAAGTTGAAGAAGATATACCAAATCTTCCTAATCCTATTGAACAATATCAAGTTGATAAATTAATTGAATGTGGATCAATACCAAAAGATGAATTACAGATTGGTGTTTATTATTATGGTAAATGTAGAAACAGTGATGTTGCTATGTGGGATGGTCAAGAATTTCAATATATGAGATATAAATTTGGTTGGAGACAAGACAAAATTAACCATTTTGAAGATGATAATGGTTATGATTTGTTTGTACCAATTAGGATTGAAGATGACCCAAAAGAAGAAAAACAGATTAAATAGAATATGAATATATTAGTTAAATTTGAACATTTTATGTCTTATCAAGAAAAATATGATACTTATTATCTTGATAAGAAAAATAAATATTCAATACATTCTAATAGTAAATCTACACTGTTAAACAATTTTGTTAAAGTTAATGAAATGTTTGATGGTATTAAAACAAAATATACATTAGAAAATAAAGATAATAAATATGAAATTTTCTTTATAACGGATTCTAATACAGAATACAGGTTTGATTTATTTAAAGAACTAAATACTAAAATATATCATCTATCATTTTCTTTAAAAGATTCTAATAAAGATAATTATGAATATCTAACACATCTTAATGAATCTTTGGAAGTTTTTGGTAAGTTGTCATATATATTACAAGACCTAGATACAATATTAGATGTTGATGAATATTGTATAGGTGCTACTGGAATTGAGAAAAAAGATAAGATATATCAATATATGATGAAATATGTTGATAGTTGGGATAAAAGAGACACAGATATTTATGAATTAGGTTGGGCGTTATATTTTAAAATTTAAAAATTAATATTATGAAAACGTATGAGAATTTTATAGAAAAAATAAAAGAAGGGTTAATAACAACTCATAATATAAACATATATAAGTCAACTTTAACTACTTATTTAGATCAAATAGGTGTTAAATATGAATTAGAAATAATAGATAAATTAGATTTTAATTTAACTTTACATATTAACGATTTTGAGATTGTTGAATTAGCAAATCATCAATGTTATGTTCTTGGATATTTTCCTTCATATTATTGGGTTATACTTAAAGATAATAAAAAGAATAGTTTTAAGGAAATTGATAAATTACCATCAAATACTAAAGAGGTTATAATTAAATATGAATCTAAATATGATGATGGGTTATATAAAAATACAATAATTTGTCCAGATATATTATATCACTTGTCACCACAAAAAAATAAAAAGAGTATTTTATCTAAAGGTTTGTATCCAAAATCTAAAAAGAGATTATCCGCACATCCAGAAAGATTATATTTATTTGATGAAGTTGATGAATATCAAAATCTTTTGAAAAAACTTAAAAATACTGATTTAAATGATAAAAATTACCTTTTATTAAAAATTGATTGCAATAAAGATAGGTTAATATTACATACTGATCCAAATTATAGATTAGGTTATTTTACTTATGATAATATAAGCCCAGATAAAATTGAAATTTTAAAAGAAAACTTATAAAACTATGAAAAACTATACGTTTGAAGAATTATGGGAAAGAATCCCAAAATTATTAAGGGATGCGTGTGCTAATTGTGAGCAAGACCCAAAATGGCACCCCGAAGGACCGGTTGATATACATAACAGGTTAGTGTTTGAACACGCTAAAAAATATTTTCCTGAACATCCTGAGTTATTAGTATGTGCGATATTACATGATTTAGGTAAACCAGAGACTCAAAGAATAACTGAATTAGATAATGGTAAGAGAAAGATAACTAATTATGGGCATGAAAGAGCAGGATTAAAGTATATTGATAAATATTTTGATTTGTTTTCTGATATAACTACTGATAAAGAAACAGTTTATGGTGTTTGCCAAGATCACATGAGAATTCACTTATATAACTCTAAGAAGATGTCAAGACCATTTAAAAGAAAAGCTTTAGAAGATAAACCATATTTTGATTTATTGGTAAAATTTTGTGAGTGTGATGAGATGAGTAGGGAGATTTAAAATTTTACCTTTTTTAACATCTCTGTTGATTTTACTACACAATGGTTGAAAATTTGTAAAATGATTTAATTTTATGGTTTCTTCTTCAGTTTTAGCTATACATAGTGGTATTATATGATCTAAATCCCAGCCATTTTCAAATTCACCGTTATATTTACCATGATTTTCAAAAGTCATCCATTCTTTGAATTGTGATTCTATATGATTTTTAAATTCTTCAAAAGAACATCCTAGTATTTCTTCTGTTTTATTTTTCTTCACATAACCACCATTTTTAATTGATGTTACAATATTTATCCTAATTCTGTGTTTTAATTTAAAAACAGGATCATTCTTTTTCTTTTCTTTCATATAGATATTTCTTTTCTCCTTCAATTCTGAATTATCCTTTCTATATTCTCTTTGATTTAAATTGACTTTTTCTTTGTTATTCTTTCTATAATTTCTTAACCATTCTTGGTGCTTTTCTGGGTAATTTTTTCTAGCTTTTTTATTATACTCTTTCTTATACTCTTTCAATTTTTCCTTATTCTTCTCCCTATATTCGATACCTAACAATCTTTTGCAATCTTTGCAGTTATATGTATATCCATCTTTTGAACTCAGACATTTATAGAAATTTTCTTTTGGTTTCTCTTCTTTACATTTACTACAAATTTTCATTATTTACTTACTAATTTTAATTAAGAAAAAGGTTTAGATTATTTTATATATTAAATTTTAATATATTAAATGAATTTGCTTTAAAAATTTAATATATAGCTTCATGATTTACAGATTTGAAAATTATTCAGAGAAAACAGATTTTAGAAAATTTTATAAGAATGGTGACCTAAGAGTTTTAGGTTCTAAGAATCTTTATGGTAAATGGAATAATTTAATGTATAAATTACATAAAAAATTTAACCCTATGAAAGAAAAACCTTTAATAAATTGGAGTAAAGAACAAAAAGATAAATATAAGAATTTCATTAATGATTTAAAGGATGAAATATTAATGACATATAGTGAAGTTACATCAAAAAATATTGATGATTTGTTTTATGATGTTGCTATTGAACCTTTAGAAACAGAAGTTATAGAAGCTTGGTTAAAAGATAAAGGTATTAAATTGCAATATGATAGTAAAAAATCTACAATGACTGATGGTACATTAGTTTTATATTATACTAATAGGAATAAAAAGAAGGAAGATTATGAAAAGTTGATGGATTTGAATGATAAAATGAATGTTTTCAAAATTAATGGTGAATTTACTAAAGATATTGAAATAAAATTTTTACCTGAATATGATTATTTATATGATTATTCAGATATGACATATAAGAAAAAATCTGATGTTGATTCTCTTGAAGATGATTTTAGTGATTATAGAGAAACAGATAAATTATCAAATGCTAAAGATTTTATTAGACATAGATTAAGTGTATTTTTTTATAATTCTGTTGAACCTAAAGAAAATAAAGAGAGAAAGAGACCTACATTAAGTCCAACTATTCCAACTCATGAAATAAAATCTTATAAAGAATTTCTAATTTAAAAATTCAATATATAGATAAAATATACAATTTAAAATGAAAACAACATTTAATGATTTTATAAATGAAGATTTCCTTGTTTGTACAGATGGTGATTTATCTGGATTTAAAAAAGAAATACAAAAAAAATATAATAATAAAAACCTAGAAAAAGATGATAGTTCAAAAGTTATATTTATGATTTCTGGTGATGAAGAAACAATAAACAAATATAAAAAAATTGCTAAACCTTTTGGTGTAAAATGTAAATTTGAATCATAAAAAATTAAACAATTAAAATGAAAACAACATTTAATGATTTTATAAATGAATATAAAGGTCCCGGTAGTAAAATAGGATTTCGTCAAAATGATGGTGACGGTGGTGATTTATATAAAGTAAATTTTGTGGTGAATAATATTACTACTTCACAAGAGGAAAATACTAAGAATCTTAAAAAATTATTAAATTATTATGATATTAAAAATGATAATTTTGATTGGCAAGACCTTAGTGAAGTAAATGATACAGTAAAAGAAGGACAAGCTACATTTTATGCTTTTAATTTTAGAGCATATGATGATAAAGAATCTACTTCAGTTATGAAAAATATAGTAAAAGCATTTGATATTATCCCAGATTCAATTAAGGTAGATCCTGTTCTTCCTTGGGAAAAAGACACCCTTTAATCGTGGTGATTAAAGCCAAGTCATAAAGACTTTACTTCAAAGGTTACTATTAATAGTAACCTTTTTTAATAAATAATAATATGAGTGAATTAAGAAATAAATTAAAGAAATATGATGAATATATTAGTATTGTTGCAGATGCTAAGGAGAAATTGAAAAAAAGTGAAAAAGAGATGATTGATCTTGTTGAAGATTGATTAGAAAAACTTTACAATAAAGCTACTAAAATATTCACAAAATATCATATTAAAAAAGGTAATGATTACGAAGTATTTATTCCAATAAAACCATTTAAATTAGAAGAAGAAGGATTTAATAAGGATATAAAATATATTTTATTTTGGAAAAATGAACATTATATGGGACAAAAACAAGATGATTTTGAAATCAAAGAATTATGGCACATATCAATTGTGAATGAAATAGGTGATGATGAGTATAATATAGATGATTTTGGACATAAAATTCAGAAGTATCTAATATTGAAAATATATGATATTTTATTCGATCCTGATTTTGATATTGAAGAAAAACTTGAAGCTAGAAAAATGGGTTTATTATAAATCATAATAATCCCATTCTATTTGATATTAAATATTGTTCTAAATTATCGTCCATTATAGTTTTTATAATTTCATCGTAAACTTTCTTATTAAAATTACGAGATTTAGTAATTTTTCCTTGGTTTAACCAAAAAACAAGGTGGTTTAAACCTTCACCAACAGCACAAATATCAATATCAATATCAAAACTTGTCATCTTTTCAACATCACACCATTCAATTCTTATTAAATCATATTTAGGATGAGAATTAAATGGTATTTCTATTATTCTAGATTTGGTATATTTTTCAAGACTATAAATTTTATCAGCAATTTCATTTCGATATTTAACTGTCATTTTTATTAGATCTTCTTTATTTTTGTCAAAATCTTTTATATTTTCATATGTTTTTAAATGTTTCATTATTTTATATTTCTTTAATAAATTGTTCGTAATTTTTCATTAAACTATTAAGATCTTTTGAAATATATATTAAAATAAACTTCTTAATTTTTATAACACGTTTTTTTATTTAAAATTTTTTTGTATATTACAGTTGATTAAAAAATAAATGAATAAATGAGTAATGATGAAGATTTTTGTAGTATTGATGAACCATTAAATTACGATATTATCATGAGTAAATTAAGAGAAATATTAACAGAAGATGAATTGGCCGATATATTAAAAGAAAGATTAGCTGATTATCTTAATGGAAAAGATTTAGGATTATTATGACAATAAAAATATTATTTGCAATAGGTATAATTTGTATTATAGGTTATATATTTTATAGAATTATAAAATCAGTTAAAAAAGAGAGAATTGCTCGAAAATATAGAAAATGTATGAGAAAAGGTGATGATGTTAAATTTAATCAACTTTCAGATGGAATGGATGGTAGAATTGTTGAATTGTCTGATAATTATGTAACTATAGAGACTAAAGTTAGAAAAGAATTTATTTACCCTAAAATGTAAGATATGTCGTTAAATGAACAAGATTATTGGATTAAATTAAATGAGAAGGGGGAAAATGGGCATACTATAAATTTAAAGAATATTAGATACTTTAAAAAATATGGTAGTGGGCCATTTTGTATTGAACTCTATGATTATGAAAAAGAATGTCATGATTGTTGGTTTGGAAATGAAGATGATAGAAAGAAATTCGTTGATTTCCTAAATAAATATTTTGATGTAAGAACAGTTGAGGAGGCAATAGAAGAATATGAATAATAAACAAGATCTTTGGATAAAAGTAAAGAACAAAAGACTTAATTTATCTACGGTTAAATCTTTCACAGTATATAGTAGTAGTGGTGATGAAAAATATAATATAAAGAATTGATTAAATTTCTCGATGATTATTTTGAAATTAAATCGCATAAAGAACTTATAAATGAACACAAAAACAATATTAATAGCCATTAGTGGTGGTATATCAGCCTATAAAGTTGCTGATGTTATTTCAGGTTTAAAAGCCTCTGGTTATATTGTTAGAGTTATGACAACTAAAAATGCTCTAAATTTTATAACTCCCACAGTTATAGGAACTATATCAGGTAATTATATTACGAATGATGATCCAAATATAGTATCACATATTGTGGAAGCACAAAATTGTGATGCTTTTATCTGTGTACCAGCAACTGCTAATATTATGGCTAAATTTGCACATGGAATCGCTGATGATTTCGTGACTAGTACATTTATCGCTCTTCCAAAAGAAACTCCTAGAATTATATGTCCTGCAATGAATACTAAAATGTATGAAAGTGTTCAATATCAATTCAATGAAGGATTGGTCGCATCTATGGATAATACACATATTATATCACCTGTTAAAGGTTTAATGGTTAAAGGAAAATGAGGATATTGAATTAATAAATATTAAAATAATATCAAATTCTACTGGTGGTAGTTATTCTAGTTCTTACAAATCAATACTGATAATTTATGAACCTAAATAAAATAGACGAAACAAAGAGAGTCCATTATTTATATGATATTAAACAAAAAAAGGTATCAAAGAAAATAAACAATTGGATTGAGAAAAATAAATCTAATTATAAAATTATAGATATAAATATAATTGCATCGTCTTCTGATGAAGAATATGAGTTTAGAAAAGATATACTAATAATATATGATATAATATGAGTTTAAATAAAACAGAAGAAACATTACAGGTTAAGTTTTTATATGATATTAGACAAACTCAAGTTCAAACAAGAATTAATGAGTGGATCAATGAGAATAAAGAAAAATATAAAATTATTGATATAAAAATTACATTATCTAAAGGTAGTGAATGGGATAAAGATATACTAATAATATATGATATAATATGAGTTTAAATAGTATAGAAGAAACTAAAAGAATAGACACTTTACTATCTATTGGAAGATGGGATATAAAAAATCAAGTCAATGAATGGTTAGATATATGGTGTAAAGAAAGAAGATTGATAGACATTAAAGTGTTTGCTTCAAAGAAAGAAAGTAGTTATGTTAATAGTGTAGATATAATAATTTATGACAAAATATAAAATATAAAAATATGAAGATTTTAATTACAGCGGGTGGAACTAGAGAATATTTAGATGATGTAAGAGTATTAACTAATATTAGTACAGGTAAATTAGGAGCAAAGATTGCTGACAATTTGCTCATGAGTAAATCAGTCAAAATTCAAGATTGTTATTATTTATGCTCTAAATATTCAGTAATTCCTGAAATATTCTACAAAGGCAATATAATATATGCTGACTCTGTTGAAGAAGTTATGGAAGAAATGGAAAAATTAATACCAAAAATGGATGTGGTGATTCATTCAATGGCTATTAGTGATTTTGGTTTTGAATCTTTAAATGAAAAATTAAAAAGCGATAGTCCACAAGCCTTTATTGATTCTTTAAGATCAAGAATTAAAAAGAATCCCAAAGTTATTTCTTATATTAAGAAGTGGAATCCAGAAATTAAACTTGTTAGTTTTAAGTTTGAAGTTGGTCAATCTTTGAATAATTTGATTGACATTGCTTATGAATCAATGACTAGAAACAATAGTGATTTTGTTATTGCTAATGATAAATTAGAAATGCAAATAGCAAAAGAACATATTGCTTATATTATTGATACAGAGAAAAATTATGTGAAATGTAATGGCAAAGATGATATTGCCAAAAAATTAATTAATAAAATATTTAACTAAAATGAGTATAATTGCTTTAATAAATTTATTTATATTCCCATTATGTTTATTGGGATTTATTTATTCGATAAAAAAAGATTTGGTCGGTCTTGGAGTACCGAGTCTTATTATTGGTGTTATTTCATTTGTTATCATATTTATATTTATGGGTAATGTGTTTGATAAAGTATCTGAAAGAATCTATCCTAGAATAGATTATGATGAAAATAATCAAATTGTTTATGCTATTTATGAATATAAAGGTGAAGAAAAAACAGAAAAGATTAATGTTAATTTCAATGATCTTAAACCTGGTTTAGAGTGGTATGTTGAATATAATATGAATTTTTATGGTTATAAACTTAATAAATCTACAATAGTATTTAAAAAACCTAAAAATATAGTTAAAAGCGTTGATTATTCTAAGAAAACAGAAGAAAAAACAGAAGAAAAGAAAAAAGACCCTGAAATAAAAGAAAAAATAAAAAGTAATTTAATAGAATTGTAATATGAGTGTAAGTGTAATAGTTATGATATGTATATGTTCGGCTTGTATATTAGGTTTAATATTTGGATGGATTGGTAAAGCAACTGAACATTGGTATGGTGCATTGATTTGTACTTTAATTTGTTCAATTATATTTTGGTTTTACGCTTCTATAAGTTATAGCAATGAAACACACCAGATATATCCTAAAATAAGACACAATAAAACGAATTATCAAGTAACTGCCATTTATCAATATGATGGTAAAGATTATGAAGATGGTGTTAATATTAAATATGATAAATTAACAAATGATATACAATGGTATATTGTTTTTGATAAAAATTTATTTGGACATAAAAAGGATATAAAAGTTACATTTCAACAGAAAAGTGATTACGAATATAAAAATTATTCAAATATAAAAGAAGAAAAAGATTTATTGCGTTCAATTAACAATATAAAAGAAGAGAAAGATACTGTAAAAATTACAGATAAAAAAAATATTATAAAAATAAATTAGATATGAGTTTATTAATATGGATTGGTGGAAGTATAGCCTTAATACTTTTAATATTTATGATTTTTACACCATGGGATGATGGTGGTTATCATGAGTGGAGTACTGGTACTTGTTTGTGTGTGGTTTATAGTTGTTATTATTGCAACATTTTTAATTGGTTATTTTACTGGATGGAAAAGAAATGATATTGATGCTTATCCTGATATTATTTACAATGAAGAAACTCTTGTTGTTAAAGCAACTTATGATTATAAATTAAGTAATTGGACAACAACATTTGCAAAGAAATATACAAATAAAGAGTTTGAAACTAATTTTAATGAGAATACTGTATTTTATGTGAAAGAAGAAATAAATCATTTTGGTAAAATTATAGAACATAATTTAAAATTTGAGACACCTGAAATAGTTGATTCAACAAAAATCAGAGAGATATCATATAAAAAAGAAGAACCTAAGGAAAAACCTAAAGAGAAAAAGAAGGAAGAAACAAAAAAAGAGAAAAAGAAGTTTAACATTATAAAATTAAATTAATTATGAGTACACTGTTGATTGTTGCAAGTAGTATTGCCTTTATATTATTAATATGTTCAATTTTTACAACGTGGAAGAAGAAAAATTATTACAATGATTTTTCGGTTGGAGCTGGATTTATGTTTGCTTTTCTTTGTGTTATTTTTGCTTCATCAGTTGTAGGTCTTTTGATTGATTGGAAAACAGAAACATCTCAAATATATCCAGTAATTGAATATAATAAGACAAAAGAGATTGTTATTGTAAATTATAAGTATGATGGTGAAAATCACATACAAGAATATACTGAAGTAAATATACATGAGTTTGATAGTATATTTACTAAAAATACAACATGGAATCATTATGAAACTTTTGACCATTTTGGAATTGGAGACAATGGTGGTATAAGTTATACTAATCCTGAAGTTGAGACAAAACCTGATGAAATAATTACAAAAGAATATAAGAATCCAGAAAAGTCAGATGGTGTTAAATTAATAATTTCAGAAACAAAAGTTATTAATGAAATTGCGGGTGAAGATACCACAATTTATATTGGAAAAGAAAAAAAGAAAAATAAAAATAATATAATAAAATTAAATTAAAATTAAGTATGAAAAAATTCAAATCACAATTTTGGTGCGGAGGCAATTTATTAAGACCTGACCACATAACTATCACTGATTCAGAAGTGATTTATAAAAAAAGAGATGGTAATTTAATATCAATAAACGAAACAGTTATTCTAATAAAAAATATTGTTGAAATAACAGTTGAAGGTGGTTTATTTGGAGACGGATTATTATTTAAAACAACAGGAGGTAGAATTAAAATTAACGGATTTAATAAAAATGATATTAAAACCATAGTACGTTTGGTACATTTATGTAATAAATGATATTAAAACCATAAAAAATATTATCTTGACTTTTTATTTTTAATATATAGGTGTAAAGAAAAATTATTTCTACACAAATTGTATTTAATTGAATCACATATAATTAAAAATAACAATAATTTAAACGATATTTGTGTTAAAACCAAAAATCTTTACAATAAAGCTAACTACATTATCAGACAGGAATTTATTAATCATGGTAATTATATTACAGTATATGATATGTATACCATTATGAAAGATCACGTAGAATATAAAGATTTATTATCTAGAATTGCTAGACCAACACTAAGAATACTTAATGCAAATTGGAAAAGTTTTTTTAACGCTATGAAAGAATGGAAAAAGAATCCAAATAGATTTACTGGTAAACCAAATTTACCTAAATATTTACCTAAAAATAGTAAATTTACAGCCATTTTGGTGGATAATGCTGTAAAAACTAAAAATCTTGAAAAGGAAGGTTATATAGAATTATATAAAACAGGTATTAAATTACCATTTCAAAATAAAAGTAAAAAAATAATTGAGGTTCAGGTAAAACCACTTAAAACAAAAAAATATAAAATAAATATAGTATATAAATATGATGAAAAACCTTTAAAGTTAGACAATAGTAAATATTGTAGTGTTGATTTAGGTGTAAATAATTTAATGGCTATAACTTCAAATGAAAAGGTTGTAAAACCTATAATCATTAACGGTAGACCATTAAAATCAATTAATCAATATTATAATAAAAAGTTGTCTAAATTACAATCAAAATTACCAAAGAAAACTTTTATAAGTAAAAGGTTATATTTATTAACTGAAAAAAGAAATAATAAAATAAATAATTACTTACATAATGCATCTAAATATTTGGTTGATTTTTGTTTAAAAAATGATTTAAATACAATAATTATTGGTTATAATAAAAGTTGGAAACAAAATGTAAATATGGGTAAGAAGAATAATCAAAATTTTGTTCAAATACCTTTTTATAAATTAATTCAAATGATTGAATATAAAGCATTAAAAGAAGGTTTGAATGTTAAATTAAATGAAGAAAGTTTCACAAGTAAATGTTCTTTTATTGATGGTGAAGAATTAAAAAAACATAAAGAATATTGTGGTAAAAGGGTTTCAAGGGGTATGTTTAAAAGTAAAGAAAACATATTAATAAATGCTGATTTAAACGCATCATATAATATATTAAAAAAAGTAGTCCCAGAATTTAAATGGGATAGAGGGTGTGCTGTTCATCCAGAATTAATAACTATTGGTTCAAATTAAAAAATGTATATTTTTTAAAACAGTTTACTGTTTATAGTTGAAAAAGACATAACCACAAAAAAGAATATTATAAAAATTGAATAAAAAATCAGGTGCCTGTGATTTTGGTTATACAAAATCAGTAGAAGATAGAATAGAAATTGGTACATCAATATTAGAAAAAATAACTGAATACCATAATGGTGATGTGTGGGTTTGTTTTGGAATTGAGAATATAGAGCAAAAACCCGCTCAAGACTATTCAGAATATTTAGATATAAACATATGCGGAGATTGGAAAACTTTTCCAGAATTATTTAATATATCACCATATCATTTAAATGATGTTAGAGTTGCTGATTTTCATTATGAAAAATTGGTTGAGTTGAATCCCGTTCTTGGAGAAATAAAACTCAGGACACAATATTCAAAATGGGATGTTTGTTCAGGTGTAGTTTCAAACTTTAATTATGAAGATATTAAATATTTTGTAGAAATACCAGGCAATGAAAGATTTTTAAACGAAAAATCAGATAAATTAGAAAAAGAAAGTGGATATACATTTCCATGGATTTTGTCTGAATATACAATTAATAAAATAAAAAAACATTTTAAAAAAGGAGATTAATTATGATTACAGGATTATGTGAACACTTAGGAAGTGAGACAAATGTAGATGCTTGGATATATAGATTTATATTTATATTTTTAACATTCTTTTCGTTTGGTGCATCAGCAATTATTTATTTACTATTAAGTTGGATAGTATTATGAACCAAAATATGAGAAAATATTGCCACGATGAATATGAAATTTACTTTTTGTATAACTGAATCAAAAATAAAAGGAATGATTGAAAATCCTGAGGATGATTTTATCATTACAAGTTATCAGGATGTAACAGCTTTTTGGTATAAATAATAAAACTAAGAATAATATGGATGAAAAAGAATTAAGAGAGAAAATTGCAAATGAAATATATAATGATCTTAAAATAATTAGTAAATTGTGCATGTTTGGGACGTGACGCATATGGAGAATATATTGAGAAATGTAGAGATTCTATAATTAGTAAATTTAAAGACCAAGATACATTGATCATATATAAAGGTAATTCAGAATATGAATTTAATGTGCCTATATATCCTAAAAGAAGAACAGATATTATCAATATAAATTTAATAGATCGAGATGATACTTTTTTGAAGACTGGTTTCAACCAAGAATTTGAACCAGATATGGATTCAAATGCTTTTGTAATTGTTTCAAATGAAAGAGAAAGAAACGTATATCATAAAGGATATACGGTAGGTTATACATTAATAAAAAGAGAAGAAGAAAATGAAGATTAGACAAAACGCGTTTGTAGTTTTTGATAGAACTACTTGCACAGATGAAACATACGAAAAATATTACAAAGATTTATTTGGTGAGAAATTATTTATATTTTTTGGAGAAGTTCCACAAGCGCCAGGTCATTGTATATTAGGAGATTTAAAAACCGGTAAAATTATTGGTATGTATCATACAAATAATTTTCGAGAAGCAAATGAAGAAGAAGTTTAAATAATTTTGAACTTTAAAAGTTATATTATAATGAGTTATAAATTTTATCACAGAACAACACAAGAAAATTGGGATAAAATACAACAAGAAGGAGTATTATGGGGAGTAACTTTTAACTATAGACACACTTATTTATCACCAGATGATTTTGGAGATAGTTATGGTAATGTATTATTAGAAGTAGAATACGAACCAAGAGGAAAACCTCATGATAATTATGGTTTTAATCCACCAGAAGGTCAATATTGTTGGCAATTTAGTGTCTTTGAACCAATAGATATAAAATATGTGTACTAATGAAAACGAAGGTCAAATATTGGTGTTATATCAATCTTTAACCATTAATAACCAAATACATTATTCAAGAGAATTAGGTGAATTTGTTGTTAAATTTGAATCTGAGTCTTTATCAGAATGTGTAAATGAGTATTTAAAAAATAATGAATAAAATGAATAAACAAACGGAAATGAAAAATTTAGAAAAAGATTTATTAAAGGAGATTATAAAATCTCTTAATAAAGAAAGTTATAAAGTAACTAAAGAAACTAATGCTAATCTTTATAATTTAGAATTAGGTAATGTAATAATTAATTATTTTGTTAATTACTACATTAGATATAATTTTGAATATGGAATGATTGAAATTAATGTTATAGATAAACATCAAACTGAAGAAATAAATAAGTTAGTATTAGAACAATTTAAAAATTATAATTCTAAATTAATAAATTTAGCAATAAATTTCTTAGTGAAGAAAAACCTGAAGATGAGTGATTAAACCTTATGAGTAAATTGGAAAGGGTGAGACATAAATATAATACAGATAATTTTAATAAACTTTTTGAATATATTGAATATATTGAAAAAATACACATCAATGTATATTATTATTTTATATTGTATGTTAAATTTAAAGAATATGATGATATGTTTAAAGTATATTACAATAAATATAAAAGTATTAGGAATGAAACACAATTTAATGTATTGATAAAAGAACTTGAAGGAGCTGTTGAATTGATTGAAAAATATGGTTCATTAGCTAAAGATGTGTTTGAGAGAAAAGATTTAAAAAAGTTACCTGAATTAAAAGAAGATTTAGCACATTTATATTGTTATGAAAATGAATTAACTGAATTACCTGATTTACCAAAAACACTTAAATATTTATATTGTGATACAAATTTATTGAAAGAATTACCAGTATTACCAGAAGATTTAGAAGATTTACAATGTTATGATAATCCAATTAAAAGGTTACCAAAATTACCTAAAAGTTTAAAATATTTATCATGTGATAATTGGTCTCAATTAGAAGGTATTTTAATTCCTGTAGATGTTGATTTATGGATTGGTTTTACTCCAGAACAAATTGAAACCCATAATAAGAAAACTGTAAGAAAACTTAGAAAATATAAAATAGAAAGAATTAGAAAATAAAAATGATCTTATTTGGAATGATTCTAAATAAGAATAAAAACAAATGAAAAAATGGAAAATATGAAAAAAGCCTTAAGAGAAGCAACAACATGGGAAGATTTACTCACAATTGAAGACAAAAAATTACAAATTAGTTATTATGAGTTAAGAGAATTAATTGTTGAAAGAATCATGGAAAAATATCATATATTTAAAGAAAAAAATACAAATTAGATGTTAATGCTCAATTTAATTGTACTAAATATGGTTATAAAATAGGTGAACAAAGTGATAATGGTTCTAGTTATCCAACAGATGTAGTAGGTGAATATAAAACCTACGAAGAAGCACTAGAGGCAGGTCTTATTGAAGCATGTAAATTAATAAGAGAAATAATTGATTCGATTAAATTAGGAGTATTATAAAGAATTAGAAGAAGATGAGTGATTATAAAGTAAAACAAGTAATAGTAATGCGCAAAGACTTGAAAATGAGGCGGGGTAAGGAAATAGCCCAAGGTAGTCACGCCTCACTGGCTGTAATTTTGAACGCTATGCAAAAATCTGAAAATGAATATAATTTTAAGTTTGAATCAGGTTCATATTGGGATAAATGGTTAAATGGTAATTTTACTAAGATATGTGTGTCTTGTGATAGTGAAGAAGAACTCTTAGAACTATATAGACTTGCAGAAGTAAATAATATGCCTTGTGTATTGATAACTGATGCAGGTTTAACTGAATTTGATGGTGTTGCTACTAAAACTTGTATTGCAATTGGTCCTTATAGAGCAGATAAGATTGATAAAATAACAGGTCATTTAAAATTATTATAATGAAAGAATCAAGACATATATTAAATGTAGTCATTGAAAATAATGAAGAACTTTTAAATATTCTTAAATGGTTTGATCATATGAAATATGAACATACACATTTGTGGCGATCATTATTTGTTAAACCATTGTTAAGTAGAAAGTACTTTCCACTTGTTTTGTTCGTTGATGAAAAACATACAGTTTCTTGTTTTGAATCTTCTGGTAGAACAAATGCTATAGATTTAACTCGGATTAATCATCCAGGACATATATTGAGGTGGTTTGATGAATTTATTGAAGAACATGATTTACAATATTTCTTTGATGGTTATAAATTAGGATTAATATAAATTAAAATAAATAAAAAAAATGAGTAAAAAAACGAAATTTGGAAAATGGTGGTATTGGAATGGAGGAATAACAACATTTTTGACTAGTATAGCTTTAGCTGCATTAATACCAGTATATATGTATTTAATACCAACATATTATAGGAGTGAGATTCAAGAATCTACTATTAGATGGGAAAAACCAGAAAAAGGGAAAGGTTTTTGGGTTTTAGGTATTGATGGTGATCAATGGTATACATATAATAAATTTGATTATTATGATGTTAAAGATGGTTCTGAAGCTTCAGAGAATACTGAAGATTGTTTGGATAAAGTATTTGAAATGCAAAATACAAAAGGTGTTCAAAATTTTTTGGAGAGTAAGAAAGAAAAAGAAAAAGAAGAAAAACAAAAACAAGAAAATCTTGTAAAAGAAAATAAGAAATTGAAAGAAGAAAATAAAAATTTAAAGAAAAATCAAACTGAATTATAATGAAATGTATTAATTGCGAACATGGTGGAAATGAAAATGGTAAATATATTTGCTATCAATTAGGAATTTTTTGGTCTAAAGAAGTATTAGATCAAGATTTCAGAGATCAAAAATGTGATAATTATTCACCTTTAATAGATCTTGGTGATGTTGATTGTGGTAAATTTTACTTTGATGTATCTTATCCAATGAAAAAATTAGAAAAAATATGAAATTAGAAGAATACGCAGAAAAAAGAGCAAATGATGTCTATGACATAGATATTAATGAACTTAAACAACTTGTTATTGATGGTGCTAATTGGATGAAAGATAATATTAAATTATATGAATTTCTTTATAATCCAATGACAGAAGAAAGTGGTTATGTAACTATGAGTATTCATAAGACTAAAGAAGGTGCCGAAAAAGCAATGAAAGAACATAAAGATAAAGAAAAAGCCGAATGGGATAAAATATATGAAAATGAAGACATACCTTTTAAATTTGGTCGTTTTGAAGATTGGCGTATTGAAGAAGTTGATACAATTTTAGAATAAGATGGTTGGATGTAAATTAAATAATGCGAAGAAAAAGATTGAAAATCTAATAGATCTTTTTAATTTACATGAAATAGAATTTAAAATACTTAAAAGATTAGGTGTATTTGATGAATAAACGTAAATGTTAAAAATGGTAAACAGTAAAGAAATTTTAGATAAGTTCATTAATCATTCAAAAAACAAAATGACTTTGGATAATTGGAATCAACCTTTAATAGATGATTTAGAAAATATTCGCAATGTTTTGATTGATATAGATGTAGAATTATTTGAAAAATATGTAGATAAACTTTCAAAAAAGGGTGAAGTAATTGGTATACTTGAAGATAATTATGTAATGCTTTTGTATGTTATTTTTAAAGAAGACTTAATAAGTGAAGAATATGGTAATTTTTATAATCAAACTGTTAATAGAAATGATTATGAAAAATATAAAAAGGCTTTATTAAGAAAACAGAGAAAATTAAAATTGGAAAGGGTTAAGGATGAATAAAATAAATTGTTATTGAACATAAAAAATAAAGAAATGAATTTACAACATAAAAAACCATTACCAATATTACCAATATGTCAGACATATGTACCCGATATGAAAGATCCAATTGCTAAAATTGGTGAATTAAGAGTAGTACCAGCAGGCACATTGGTATGGTCTATATCATTACAAGAAACTGTAAAATTTAATAGAGATCAAATAATAAAGGTAACACATAGAATTCATTTTGATCACAAAGGATTTTTCGGTACAATACAAAATGTATATACAGGGCATCATTTATTAGAAACAGGTTATGATGACAAACATAACGGTGAATTAGGACCTATGTCAACTGATGACGTACCATTACAAAAAATAAATTAAAAAGATGAAAATAAGCATTAGTGAAAAATACGAACATATATTAGAAGAAATATATTCTGGTATACTATTAGTAACAAAAGATAAAGAAGAGTTTGGAATTTGTATGAGAGATACAGGTTTTGAATTTCAATATAATGATATATGGTATGAGGCTAAAAATGGTGTAATTAGAAGATTAAGTAAAAGTCAAACAACAATACCAGCTGATGCTACAGATTTAGAAGTGTTTCATATTAAAGGTGATGAGGCTTTTATAGGTTTTAAAGTTGCTAATGGTAATTTTAATTTCGTATCTGTCCCATACACTCCAAGGGATTTACAATATTCTACCCATGATAACTTATTTGTTGATCAGTCAGTTGATAATAGTGTTTGTTGTTGTTCTCCTAGTAATGTTATACAGGATATTGAGAGTTCTGTTATTGGTAAAATTGATAAATAAAAAAAAGAAGTATGAGAAAATTTACTTGTAGTTTTCATGGAAATGAAGTGGATTTAGATGATCCTAAAACATACAAACAATTACCAGATAATATTAAAGAATTAAGACAATTAATGTTAAGTGAAATTGGATATACTTATTGTTATATGAATTTTTGGCATAAAGACATATTTGGTGATAAAGATGGTGGTCAGAGAAGTAGAATTGATAGTTTAGTTGAAGATTTTACTAAAAATGAAAGACATCATTATGATGATGTTATGTGGTACCAAGAACAAATATTTATGTTTCATGATGAGAATGAAAATATGTGTTAAATGATTGATGCGATTCAATAAATGAGTTAGAAAGATTTATAAAAGATTGCAAAGAAAAAGAAAATTGGAAAGGGTTAAACAATGAATATAAAAAACCATTTAAGTAATGATGGTAAAACATTGGATTTAGGTAATTTCAAATTAACTGAATTACCTGAATTACCTGAAGGATTAAAATATTTGTATTGTGGTAATAACAAATTAACTGAATTACCTGAATTACCTGAATTACCTAAAGGATTAGAAACATTATATTGTTCTAATAACCAATTAACACAATTACCTGAATTACCAAAAGGATTATTAATATTAGATTGTGATTATAACCAATTAACTGAATTACCTGAATTACCTAAAGGGTTAAAAATATTATATTGTGGTAATAACAAATTAACTGAATTGCCTGAATTACCTAAAGGGAGTAAACCACCACCTATTATAGCTCCAAAAGGTGAATTTTTTAGTTTAGAACAAATTTATTACATTTAAAGATGAAAAAACAAGAAATATTTGAATCAAAGACTTTTAAGTCTTATTATAAAAGATTGCAAAATAAGTTATACCCTGACCAAAAAGAAGCATTAGAATTTCTATCCAAAAATGATAAAGCCACAATATTCCAACCAACAGGCACAGGTAAATCATTAATTATATATTCAGATTTAATTAGAACATTTAAAGAACCATCTATTGATATATGTGCAATTGCATCTCATAGATTGATGTTAAATGAACAACATACGATTGATTTATTTAAACAATATGAAACAATTATAGGACATATAGGATTTGTTTTTGTTGGTAGTTCTAGGATTTGTTTAGATAAATTTAGAACTAAGCAAAATAATAAAAAATTAAAAGAACTTGGATTAAATTATGGAGACATTATTAATTTTACTATTTCAGAAAAAGAAGTAAATTCTATTGTTGATAAACATATAAAAGAAAATAGAGATGTTGTTATTATAAGTACATATCACTCTTTATTTAAAATGAAGAATATACACCTAAATACAATATACTGCGATGAAGCCCATTTATTAGCATCTGAAATGAATAGTTCAGAGTTTAGAAGGAATTTTGAATGTTTAGATTTTGAAAAATCTTATTTCTTTACAGCAACGCCTAGAGATGCTATCAGTGAAGAAACAGATTCATTTTTAATGAATAATGAAAATATTTTCGGAGAAAGACACGGACTTACTTTTAAAGATAGTGTAGAAAGAGGTTATATAATAAAACCTATCATGCATATTGCAACTCCATCAAATTATGAAGATGGGAAAGATTTTGGTAAATCAGGTGAAAACCTGTTAAAATTCGTTACAGAAGTTTACGATGCACATAAGACATGGTTAAAAGAAAATTCAGCTGAACCAGATAATATAGAACCTAAATTATTAATTAAATGTGCCTCTGTTGATCATATATGGGATTTACATGAGAGAGCCTTAGATTATTTTGAATTATTAGATGTTAATGTTTTAGCTGGTGCTTCTAGACATGATAGAGGTGAACTACATTATTTTAATGATGAAGGTATTAAAGATAGAGGTGAATTTTTAGGAAAAATGAAGGATATGGAATCTGATGAAGGTGCAATTATACTACATTATGATATTCTATCGGAAGGTATTAACGTACCAGGCATTACAGGAGTTTTATTTCTTAATGATATTTTACCAACAAAATCTAAGATTGTTCAAAACACAGGCAGGTCAACACGTAAGCATGATTTAGATTCTTTAAGATTAAGAAGTGGTGAAATTGATACTGATGATTATAGTTTGTGGATTAAACCATATTGTGCTGTTATAGTTCCAGTTATGGACATACAAAGCATTCAAACTAAGAATGTTATTAGTAAGACAATTAAAGACATGAGGGATGATTATGGTTATGATCCTGCTTTTTATGTTTCAGAGGGTAAAGATATATCAAAATCTAAAGAAGATGAGGGTTTACCAGGATTAAACAAAAAGAACCGTAAACCAAAGTCAGAATATATAGAAGATATATTGAATGAAATTGAGAAATTAGATAAATTAGAACAAGAATCATCTGAAAGGATGGAATTTAGAGAAAAATTAGATGATTGTCAATCACTTGATGATGCAATAAACTTACTATAATGAGAGATTTTGAACATACTATAATGAGAGATTTTGAATATGAGAATTTTTGTAATGTGAAACCAAATGAATGTATATTTGCTCTTGATATATTGAGTGAATATTATGGGGTGGGTTATGATATCGATATGGTGAATCTTTTATCGTCAACAAAAAAAACTGAATCTTTTACTCTTTCCATAATTTTTATTTATGGTGGTCCCGCACTTTGGTTATATACGAGATTAAATATTATGACGGCTAAAAGTATAGATTTTAAGAATTGGTTGAAAGAAAAAGAATTAGAATATAAATTAGAAAGCTTAAAAATGAATATACTATAAATTATGAAAAATTATATAACACATGATAGTTTTATAGAACTATATAACAAAGATGAAGAAATATTTGAAAGAATATTTGGAAAATGTAAATTGGTGAACACTTTTATCAATAAAATTCAAAAAGAATCTAAAAATTGGAAGAAATTTGGATATAATGAAGAACAAGGTAGGGATAAGATGATAGGTGATCTATTTGAAATCTTTGCTGAATTGTTTTTCAAGATACTTGGATCTGATAATAGGGTAGGTGTTTATGGCTATGAAGTTGAGAATTTTGATGATTATGGTGTAGATGGATTTGGTAAAGGTATAGATGATAAACCTTGTACTATTCAAGCTAAATTTAGAACTGATGAAGAAAAAGAATTAACCATCAAAGATTTACATAATTTTCAAGGAATATCTTATGCTAAATATGGTGTAGACGTTAATGATAGTGGAAATTTGATTATTTTCAGTACTACTGGTTTACATTGGATTACTGGTGAAAGGGTTTTATCAGGTAAATCAAGAATTATTGATAAAGAAATGATGAGAACATTATTGGATAGTAATATTCCATTTTGGAATGTTGTTAGAGATTATGTTGATAGTAGTGTGGAGGAATATTATTAAACCAATTAAGAATTTTAATATATAAAAGAAAAAGAATTATTTTTGAAAACTTTTAAATCATTTCTTGAGGGTAGAGGAATTTCCGATGAAATAAAGGAATATTCAGACTTTATTACATCATTGTTTGAAAATAAAAATGATAAATTTCAATTAGATTTAGATTATGGTAATTTTCCATTAATAGACTTACGAATAGAATATATTTTAACAGATAGATACCATTCAGTGTGTGATCCAAGTTTTTCATCTATTAAGAAAAATAAATTACATGATATATTAATAACAATTGAAATTGATAAAAATAATGTCGATCTAATAAAAATCAAAGGTATTTTATCACATGAATTAACACACATAAAAGAGTTTTTCGAAATCCAAAAAAATATTGAGAAAACAGGAGTTGATATTAAACCACATTATATTAAAATTAGGAATATTTATTCTAACCTAAAAATAGATAAGGATAAAAGTTATTATAAATTTATATATTTGTTATATTTATCACTAGATACCGAAATGAATGCGAGAATATCTCAAGTGTATCACTATTTATATGAATTAAATATTAATGATGAAGATGATTTATTTGAAAAACTTAAAGAACATCAAAATTGGAAATATATGGAAATGTTAAATAACTTTAATGTTGATAATTTCATAGAAGATAATATAAGTGAAATTAATTTAGAAGGATTAATCAAGATTACAAATGATTTAGTTAAAAAGTTTAAACAGTTTAATTTAAATAAACATTCTAAGTTATTATCTTTTATAAAAGATGTTAGTAACCTAGATGATGTTAAATCATTATATGATGATTTTGCATCTTATTTTAATAAAAAATCAGAAAAACACATAAAGAAATTTAGATTTATTGTTAAAGAAGTTATCGAAGATTTGAATGGTAACAGACCTTTTAATGAAGATTATAGAAATAAAATAAAAGATTAAAGAAAAATATAATAATAAAAAGAAAATCATAATTATGACAAGAGAAGAAAGAAAACAAAAAATGTTAGATAATGTTGAAGAACATATTCTTGAAAAGATTAAAAAAGATGGTTATATTTTTGATGAAAAGCATGAAGAATTTGTTAAAAGGCAGAAAAATTAAAAACAAACAACAATTCTACAGAAGAAAAAGAAGATAAATGAAAATGAAAAACATACCTAAAGAATCAATTAATATATAAAGAAAAGGAAATAAAATATTATGAAAACTATACCAAAACGTAAAGAATCTATTGGAGAAACATTTTCCTTGCCCCGTGTTAATCGTTTTCTGAAAAATTTGAAAAAACGAAGCCAAGAATTAAAAGGAAAAGAATTGGAATTTAAAAATAAATAATAGATGAAAACTAAATATGATGAATTTATAAAAGAAATTGAATTTAATTTAATAGAAACAGAATATATTACAAATTATAAGGAATTGCGAGATATAGAAGTAGAAGAAAAACAATTTACTTCTAAAAACAATAATTTATATAGTGTTTATTTTATGATAACTGAAGAAGATGATGAGAAATTATCTAATGGTAAATATTTATCTGAATATACAGAATTAGATAAAATACCAACAATATTCTTTTCTATTAGTGAGAGAGGTTTTGGTGAAAACTTTGACAAATTAACTAACAAAAAAGAATACTTAGAAGTTATGGGTAAAGTTGTATATATAATTTTTAATTATATAAATAAACATAATTATACAACTTATTCTGTAGGTGAGTTAGGTGATAAGAAAATTAATTTTTATAACAATTATAGAAAACATTTTAAAGAATTTACCGTCCTTACTGGACCTTCTTCTTTTTATACTGATTCAAATGATGAAAAAGGCACAGCATATTTTTTAGTAAAAGAAAAAATTCAAAATGAAAATATAAAAAAAATAAAGTTAGATGAGAACTGCTTTTTACATCTTAAAAATATGAAATAATAATGAGTTGATCGAGATTGTTGGATAAATTTATGATGAAATCATAATAAAAAGAAAATAAAAACTATGATAGAAGAAAGAAAACAAAAGATTGTTGGATAAATTTATGATGAAATCATAATAAAAAGAAAATAAAAACTATGATAGAAGAAAGAAAACAAAAGATGTTAGATGATGCAGAAAAACATATCATTAAAAAGATCGAAAAAAATGGTTATATTTTTGACAAAAAACATGAAGAATTCGTTAAAAGGCAAAAAAATAAAAAGAAAACACCAATTCTAACAGATAAATAATAATTACTCACCCCCCTTAAAATCATATTAAATGATTAGAAAAGACATAATAGAAAACAAAATACAGAATATATTTGATGTTTGTGATGAATATGAGGTAAAGTTATCACATGATAAAATATACCCTAAACTTATTGAGAAATTTAACGATTCTTTATCATTGAGAAACAATGATGAATATAAGGAGTCTATTGTATTTTTATTAGAGAATTGGGAAGATTTTATTCAAAATAAACCTTGGAGAAAATCTATGTGTTCTTCGTTGTTAGGTATTGATATGAAAGGTGGAATTGAGGATATTTTCGATAACGTAGAGGATAAAGAGCTTTTCGTAAATAGTTTTTTAATTTTTAAAACTAATTCTAAAATTCAATATATAAATGAGAAGTTTAAAGCAATAGAGGACTTTTTTATTCATTGTGTTAAGAATGATTTCCTAAATAAGAATTTATTGGATGATTCAGAACTAAATAAGATATTAGATTCTGACAAAAATGACTTAGAAAAAAGAGTGGCGGAGCTAAATAAAATAATTGAAAGAATTGATAGTTATATTGGTATTTCGGTGGCTGAGAAGAAAGAATTTGGTGAAGTTTTTACGCCCGGATCGTTGGTATCAGAGGTCTTAGACGTACTTCCACAGGAAACATGGTCTAACCCTGATTTTAAGATACTTGACAATTGCAATGGAATTGGTAATTTCCCGGTTGTAATAGTACAAAGGCTTATGGAAGGTTTAAAAGATTGGGAAAGTAATGCTGAAAAAAGATATAAACATATAATGGAGAATATGATTTATGTTTGTGATATTAGTACAAAGAATATGTTTATTTATTTAAATTTATTTGATAGAGAACACAAATATAACATGAATTACCATTTCGGATCTTTTCTTGAAAAAGGATTTGATGATAAAATGAAAGAATGGGGAATTGAGAAATTTGATATTGTTGTGGGTAATCCCCCATATACACAAAATATAGATTTAAAATTTTTAACAAAAAGTTATGATATTTCTGATAAAATTTTATATATTCATCCTTCAATTTGGATAATTGATAAAAAAGGTAAAAATAAAATTTTTAAAGAAACTAGAGATCATGTTTATGAGAGATTAAATAAAGTAACGTTGTTTAATGGTAATCCTATTTTTAATATTGGTCTATTTTATCCATGTTCAATAACTTATTTAGCTGATAAAGTTTCAAATATCAAAGTATTAAATAAAATGAAAAATGAAGAATATTTTGTAGATTCAATTGGAAAAATAAATATGCATGGTAACGGGGAAATATTTAATAATATTAAGTTGAAGATTTTAAAACATTGTAAAAAAGGTCATCTTTGGGGAGATAGATGTAAAAGAATATATAACGGGACAAAAACGACAAATAATAAAAAATATGAAGTTGGTTTTAGTCCAATTCGAGGTCACGTTTTTGAAAAAGATAATCAAAAACTTCTCAAGGATGATTATTATACATTTTTACAAATTAGAAAACCTTTTGAACATATAGGGAAAACCACAAAATACAAATTAAAATATGGTTTTGATACTCAAATCGAGAGTGAAAATTTCAGAAATTATTTAATGACTAAAATTGCAAGATTTTCATTGAGTTTATTTAAAACTAGTCAAACTTTACATGGTGGAGAATTAGAATCTGTTCCTTGGTTAGATTTTACAAAAGAGTGGACTGATGAAAAACTAATAAAACATTTTAAGATAACAGACGAAGAATGGAAGTTTATAGACGAATCTATACCTGAATATTATAATAAAAAACCTGTTAAAATTGAAAAATCTATAGGTGCAAATATCAACACAAATAGTAAACTTTTCAAAATTGGTGAGGTATATGAATATACTGGTCGTAGTAAGAAGATAACTACTAAGGAAGTTAAAATTATTAAACAACTTAAAACTAAGGTTCGCATTAAAGATAAATTTGGTAATATCGTAGATGTAACACCTTCAACAATAAAAGAGATATAATGTGTATACGTAAATTATTCAAAAACATAAAATTAAAAATTAATAGTAAAAGATATTAGAATATTTACGAGATTTAAATTGTATTAACAATAAATTTAATGTGTTGCCAGAATTGCCTAAAGGATTAAAAGCATTATATTGTGATACAAACCAATTACCTTATAATAATTTAGATGGTTATTGGGAATGGTGGAAAAAAGAAAATCCAGACCTTTATAATGCAAATAAAATGGGACTTTACTAATATAAACAATTAAAAAACAAATAACAAAATGAAAAAGTATAATGAAATAAAGAAAGTTATAATAGAATTTAACATCAGGTGAAAAAACAATGTTAACCTATAATTCTTTTTATGAACCATTAGATCCATTTGAAGAGTTTAGTAGTTTAAATAATAAAGAATATATAATACTTGATGATTTATATGTAGATTACTATTTAAACGAAATCCAAATGAATGATAATGAGTTATATATTGAAATTTCATTAGAAGTCTTAAAAGATGATTCATCATGGATATTGGATTTAAAATTTTAGAATTATGGGAATTAAAGTTGATAATATAATGGTTTCACATATTACTTATAATAATTACATTAAAGAGAATAATAGTGAGAGATTAGACAAATTTTTGAAAATTTACACTTACAAAAAATTTAGAGAATCAGTTTTTGAATCTTTTGACAAATTGTATCCAAACACTAAATTTAGTATAAGTAAATATGTTTTCGGAGATAAATTCTCAAATTATAATAATGGCCACGGTTATCAAATATTTTTTAAAACTGATTCTGATACTGAATATAGGGTTGATTTGATACCAATGATTAATTATAATATGAAAATAGATTCTGAATTTATTTGGAGTATTTCATTTACGTTAAAAGATAATTCTATATATGATGAATCTTATGAGGAATTAACCAAATTAGATGAAACAAGAGAAGTTTTATTAAGAATTGGTGACATTTTAAACAGAATAGATATTCCAAAATACTATATTATTGGTGATACAACTTTAAAATCTAAAATTAAATTATATAAAAACTTTTTATTATTAGTTTTTCCTGATTATAATATAGAAATGCTTTATTGCGATGGTTTTATTAACGATAAAGGATTATACATTTGGTAAGATATGAATATGAATAATTATAATAGATTAAAACAAATGTATGATTGTATTAAAAATACTAATAAAAGTAGGTTTGAATTTAATCCAATATATGAAGATTGGTCATCTTTTACCGTAGGTTTTCATGAAATTGCTGTCCCGTTTGGACTAAGTGAAGAACAAGCATGGATATGTGTTTATGATAGTATAAATAACAGTGAAAAATTCAATTATTTTTTAGATAAAGATTTAGATTCAAAAATATCTTCAATAAAATTAGGATTATTATAAAACATGAAAAAGATTAACACATATTCAGAATATATTTTAAATGAAACACTTAAAACACATGAATTAAATTCAACCATTAAAAATGTTAAAAGTGAACTTAATTTATTAAATTATGATTTTTCAATACAATCTCAGAATAATACAATTACTATTAACTTACATGGTTTTAGATTTATTAAAAATATACCAATTACCTTAGAATATTTAGATTCTCTGATGATAGATAGACATGGATGGTTCCCATCTAAAATGTATTTAGTCAATTTATCAGAAAATGAAAATGAATTGTCATATAATGAAGATTATTTAATTGAAAATGCTGAATATTTAGAACAAGTTTCTATAACTTATGAAGCTAAATATGATAAAAAAGTTGCAAATGACATATATTATCACATATCTATTCAAGAATATAAAGAAAAGATAATAAATAAAGGACTTATACCAAAATCAAAATCAAAATTATCTAAACATTTAGATAGAATTTATATATGTAAAGATGTAAATGATTGTTATTCATTAATACCAAGAATGAAATTAGAATATAATTATAAAAAAAGATCAAAATCCAAAATTAATGATAAATGGATTATTTACGAAATTGATTTAACTAATAGTAACATTGATATTTTCGAAGATCCAAATTATGAAGATAAAGGATTTTACTGTGTTGATAATATACCTAAAAATTTAATAACAATAATTGATGAAGAAAATGGAAATTATGAATTATATTAAATTGCCCAAAAAGTGGACTATCACTGAAATTGAGAATAGAAAAATAAAAAAATAGATTAAAAAATGAAAACTTATAATGAGTATCGTAATTATGATCATATAAAAGGTATACCAAACACTTTAATAGTAGAGGGTTTAATATATTCTTTTACTTATGATAAATTAAAACAGAAAATTGAAAATTTGTTTAAAAAATATCATATATTATATGATATATCAATCAATAATGGTGTTATTGTAAATTTTACAAATATTAAAACAAAAGAATTTTTTGATGATTTACATTCATTATTAAATATATCTGGTTATTATATATCAAAATATAAAGGAGATGATAACAAATTCATTAAAGGAAATCTAACTATAAAAGATTATTTTAATAATAATAAACTTTCTATTATTATCAATAAGAATTTTGATTTTGAAGATAAAGGGATAAAAACCGTATTATATCATGTTTCAGATCAAAAACATAAAGACAAAATATTGAAAAGTGGATTAACTATAAAATCTAAAAATACATTAGAAAATCAACCAGAAAGGATTTATTTTTTTGATACTTTAGAATATATTGATAATTTCATTGAAGAAAAAATTGATTTAGATTATACGTTTAAACCGTTAATATTGAAAATAAATGTGAAAAAATTAAACCAACTCAGATTATATACTGATCCAAAATATCCAGGTGTTGATGCATTTTACACATATGATTTTATACCATCATATGCAATAGAAGAAATGAAATATTAAATGATAAAAATATTAAAAGAAAATATATGAAAAGAAAATACTTAACAGAAAATAAAGGCTGGGTAAGAATATACAAGTTATTCAATTTTGGTTTTCAGTTAGACAAGGCAGGTTATTTTGATGAAAGACCTAATATTATAATTAGTGCAACACAATTATTTTTTATGTTGTTAATACCTATATTATTGATATTCACATTAAATGCATTATTTTTATTGCCTTTAATTTTTTATGGTTATGGTAAAATGTATATCAATTTACCTATTAAGACAGGAATACAAGATTGTGATAGTGCCTCATGGGGAATAAACTATCATGGTAATACTTTATGGTTTTATATTGGAGGTGCAGGGAATTTTGAAGGGGGTACTAAATGGAAAACAATTGATATGCCTTGGCAATATGATTGGATTAGAACATCTTTATTATTAAGAGATGACACATGGGAACACGAAACAAAAAAAGATAGAAAATCTTTTTATGATAATAAATGGAAAGATCCTAAATTAGTGTTTATAGAAACATATCCATATGAATATGTTATGAAAAGAAAATCAGAACAAAAAATAGGTGATTCTATTATAATTAAAAGTAATACAACAGTGCAAAAAGTTAATGCTACAATTACAGTTGAAGAAAGAGAATGGAGACCAAGATGGTTTAAATGGACTAAGTTATTTGCTAAGGTTAGTAAGGATATAAGTATAGAATTTAGTAGTGAAGTAGGAGAAAGAACAGGCTCATGGAAAGGTGGTACTTTAGGATGTGGTTATAATATTAAAAATAATGAAACCCCATTAGAATGTTTAAGGAGAATGGAAAAAGAAAGAAGATTTGAATAATGAATGTAAATGAATTAAGTAAAAAATATTCAGAAGAATATTGTATAAAAGTTGAATTAAATGATCATCCAGAAGTTACGAATTATGTTCATTTGTGGTTTATGAAAAAAGGAATAACATTTCATTTCCATTATAACTATTCACAATTAATAAAAAATATTGGTGATAGTATTATTGAATTAACAGATTTAGATGTACAGGGACAAGATGTTGATGAAAATGTTATTGAGAAGTTGGATGAGTGGGTATATAATTGTATTTCAAAAGAAGGTTTTAATAAAGAATATATTAGAAAACAAAGAAAATTAAAATTAGATAGAATAAAACAATGAAAAACTATTTCAATCAAATATATAAAAAGATAAAGAATAAAGAGTTTAGAATACTTGAAATAAATTCTAAACCCCAAGAATCTATCAATATACACGTCGAATCCCTCAATTATTTACTTTGGGAATGGAATCAAGATCATTCAGATGAAAGATGTGATATATTTGAGTTTGTTGTCATACCCCATAATTCTGATTTTGATTTTACCACCTTGACAATAGATGAGTTTCTAACTGAGTTCATGAAATTAAAAGATTCAGAAAACCTTCAAGTAGATATTAAAAATATAGAAGTAATAACAAAAGTTCCAGAAGAATATATTGTAGAAAAAGAAGAATTAGATGACTTTTGGTTGTAAATAAAGAAAATTATGAATATATTTAAAAAGAAGTTAAAAAGAATAAATAATCTTGATGAAGTACCTGATAATGTATTTGAGTATTTTGGAATAGATAAAGATGAAGAAGATGATCTGACATGGGAAGAGTGGGAAGAGGAATTAGTTGATTTAGTAAAACATGCGGTTGGTTATAATGGCGGTGATCCTAAAAAAGAGGAGATTGATAATTTAGATTATTATGTGCACACTTTTATAATTAAGAGTATTGGTTTAGTTGCAAAGACTAGACAATATATAAAAGAGTATGATGTTATATGTTATGAAGAAGTTTATGGGTTGTTTATATAAAATTGAACCTATTCTTCTTCTGTTGTAATAATTGTTTTATACAATTTTTTAACTTTAGAATCAACTTTTTTTGATTGTTTTAACACCCTTGTTTTATCTGATATTTTTCTTTTCTTAGCACTTATACCAGTTACTAAAGTGTCAATTTCATCATGTAGTGCCTTTACTGATTCCCAGACATCTTTAAGAGAATCCCCAAGATCTTTTTTAACACTATTTATTTTATTGGTAAAATTACCAAATCTTAAAGTACCAAGATATTCAATACCCCTTTCTTGAAAATTGTCAGTTATATTTGATGAAAAAGCTTTTTTTGTTTTAAATGATCTTAAAAATGTAGGTGTTAATTTAGGTTGGTTTGGTAAAAATCCTTCATCTTCCATTAATTGTTCAAATTCTTCATTAAAAGGTACTAAATACATTTCTATATTTTCATCTATTTTTAACCCTATCAATATGAAATTTTGTTGGCTTATAGGCATACCATTAATTACTTTTTGTAAACTTGTAGTGTTATTCTTTATAACATTGAGATTAGACATTGAACCCCTATCATATAATTTTAATTGATAATTTTTAGATTTATAAGGTCCTTTACCTGGTAGGTAAATATCAACTTGGGTATTGTCTTCAACTACGTGTCCTCCAATAAGGCCTGCTATGAATGATTCGAATAAAAATCCACTTGATGATGGAACAAAATTATCTTTTATTTCAGCTAAATAATCTAATAATATTATAGATGAAACTTTATTCTGAACCGTTAGTAATGTATTTGGATCTAATGGATTATTTTTCCATTTTAATGGATCAGCTAAGAATGAAATTTTTGCTCTTAGATTGCTTCTTATATCAAAACCCATACCCTTGGTCAATCTATTAACTTTGTCTGCAACATTTTTATCTATCTTTACTTGAACATAATCAAATGTTTCAATGTTCTTTACATCCTTTGTAGCATAAACATTTAACTGATCATATTTAGGATTGAATTGATTAATAAAGCTTGTATGTGTAGGAATTTGTACGATTTCTTTTTCATACATTCTACTAAATAATAATGTTATATCTTGATTTACTGGACTTGTTTTTAATGTTTGTGGTGGTAGAATTCTAATACCATTATAATAATAAATTGTAAACCCTTGACTTTTAGGTATAAGAATTAGATATTCATTATTCTTTTTATTTTCAATTACAATAGATTCTTTATTATTAACAATATTAATAATTTTCTGAGATAATAATTTTTTACCTTTACCACCATATTTTACTTCTTTCAAAGATTTAATATCATTCTTACTTAATTCATTATTAACTTCATTTGGAAAACCAAAAGTTTTAACTCTTGATTCATTTATAGGTTGAATAAAATCATTGTATTTCTTGATCATTAAAAGATATTATTTTTCTTACAGATATATATTAATAATAATTCTCCATTTTACAAAACACCTAATTTTTCAGATTCAATATCTATGATAATATTATAATCAATATTCATTAAATCAAATAATTTTTGTATTAATATTGGATTTTCTCTAACATAATGTTCTTTAAAAGAAAAATCTGACCAATTAGAATTAGCATTATCAAGAGATAAAAATTTATCGTCATCTGTTAAATAATAACCAAATTCTGTTATTGTTAAATAATTATACTTAATTCCTTTATGTTCTATGTTAATAGGTATTGTTGCAAATGGATCTAAATCTATTTCTTTTGAATTTGAATGATAATAATCATCACATTTCTTTTGCAATTTATAAATTTCTTGCATCCAAATTGGTTCTTTATATGTTTCATATGTTTTTAAAAATTTCATCTAATAAATATATATTAATGATAATTTTTCAAAAATTTAAACGATTTTTTATTTTCAGAATATAATTTGTATATTAAAGTATGAATTATGCAAAATTGAAAAATATTGGAATTGATTGTGCATCTTTAGAAGAGTATGATATTTTAATTAAAAACTTAATTAAAGATGGTTTTTTAGATAAAAACTATAAGTCTTTACGCAAAAAATGGGAATCTGGATCGAGTTATGAAAAATTTTCATTAGTTGAATTTGATTTTAAAAAAGAAGCAATTAGAGAGATTTATGTTGAATTATATCAAACTGAATATGATTATAAAAGAGACGAATTATTGTTAATAACAAATGTTGGATATAATGAAGAATATTATATTAAAGATAAACATTATGTAGAATATGATGAAAATTGTTGGGTTTCATATAAATCAAAATATTATAAAGTTGCATTTAAAACATATAAAAAATTAAAGGAATATAAAATATGTAAAAAATTAGGATTATTATGATAGATTTGAAAAATATTGTATATATGGATGTCATGTGTAGAATTATTGAAGAATTGGTCCAATTTACTGAAATATTAAAATCAAAGAATATTTTAAATAATGATTTTATATTTTGTAACTGGGAAGGTGAAAATGTAAAAATAAATAATGGTAAGATGTATCATTGTATTTTACTTGATCAAAAAGATAATACTATTTTACATAAGTCATCTAAATTAAGAGTTATACAATTTGATGGTGAATATCCATATAATAATGGTGTGTGGTTACCAACAGGTAAAGATTGGTGTACATTTGAATTTTCACATTCATTACAATGGATAGGTGCTTTTAACAATTTAAAAATATTTCATGAAGCTAAAAAATTAGGATTATTATGATGGAAATGGAAAAACTCACTTTTATGGATATTTTATGTAAATCAATTGAAGATTACAACCAATTGGTGGAAAATCTAATTGAAAATAATTATTTAAATAAAGATTTTAAACTGGTGGCAAAAGATTGGGATGATGGGAAGGGATCACGTTTAGTAGAATTTAATTTAGAAAAAGAATATTCAACATATGGGTCAAAACACTTACATATTGTTTTATATAGTGAAAATTCTGATGTATGTTGTGGTGAATTTTTATTTAATAAAAATCAATGTTATATAATAGGAGATATTGGTGATTTTAAAAGAGAATTTGAAAATGGTCTATTTTATTGCGACAGTAATGCATATTCATGGTGTACATTTAAACATACACATTATAAAGATGCTTTTAAAACATTAAAAGAAATATTAATATGCAATGAAGCTAAAAAATTAGGAGTATTATGAAACAAGAAATATTATTAAAACAAGAAAAAATAGATTCGATGATAAAATTTTTAAAAAGAAAATCGCAACCAAAATCAAAAGATTTAGATGTGTTGTTAGAACATTTTATTTATTTGTTAGATTTGAGAAAATCATTAGTAACATCAATTGATTTTACATCAGAAGATTATGAAAATACGTTAGAATACGTTCAAAATTTATTAGATGAAAATTTTGAATCTCTGTCAAAATATAATTATATAATAAAATAAAAGATATGAAACAAGCAAGAGTAGGTGTTGGTGTTATACTAATTAGTCAAGATAACAAAATATTAATGGGTAAAAGAAAAGGTTCACATGGTACTGGTGTATATTCAATCCCAGGTGGGCATTTAGAGTATATGGAAATATATCAACGAGCCTGTGAGAGAACTTTTAGAAGAAACAGGTATTAATTTAGGAATGGAAGGCGATGGTTGGAAAATTTCTAAAGATTTTGAAAAGGTAGGATTTTCAGAAGATTTCTTTGGAGATAAACAATATACTACATTATATTTTGTTGTTAAAAACATTGATAGAAGTAAAATTAAAGTAAAAAATATGGAACTTGATAAATGTGAAGGTTGGGAATGGGTTCATATAGATGATTTACCAAAGGATATGTTTTGTGATTCTTATAATCAAATTAGATCGTTGTTTTAAAGGAAAATTAATATAATCCCATCTTTTTTGCATTATAAAGGTCTGGGTTTTCTTTCCAAAACCATTCCCAATATCCTTTTAAATTGTTATAAGGTAATTGGTTATCATGACAATATAATCTTTTTAATCCTTTAGGTAATTCAGGTAATTTAGTTAATTTATTATTATAACAATCTAATCTTTCTAATCCTTTAGGTAATTCAGGTAATTTAGTTAATTGGTTATGTTCACAATCTAATGTTTTTAAATCTTTAGGTAATTCAGGTAATTTAGTTAATTTATTATTATAACAATATAATTTTTCTAAACCTTTAGGTAATTCAGGCAATTCAGTTAATTGATTATTTTCACAATCTAATCTTTTTAATCCCTTAGGTAATTCAGGTAATTCAGTTAATAGGTTATTATAACAATTTAAATATTTTAATCTTTTAGGTAATTCAGGTAATTCAGTTAATTGATTATTATAACAATATAATCTTTCTAACCCTTTAGGTAATTCAGGTAATTCGGTTAATTGGTTATTTTCACAATTTAAAAATTTTAATCCTTTAGGTAATTCAGGTAATTTAGTTAATTGGTTATCATCACAATATAATTCTTTTAATCCTTCAGGTAATTCAGGTAATTCAGTTAAATTTAAATCAATTAAATCTAATGTTTTACCATTATCTTTTAAATGGTCTTTAATTAATTGATTTTCATTATATGTCTTTAAATATTTCATAATATTCCCATTTTTTCAGCTTCTAACATTGGTTCTAATTCATCGCTCATTATAAAATTTCTGATTTTTGTTTTTTCAGTATTTTTCATTTTATCATAAAAATACCAATCGGTCCCAGGTTCATAAGCATGACCAATGCCTATATTATCATATCTATTTTTAAATATATACATGTCAATATAAGTAGGTATTTTAACCATTTCAGCAACTCCATTAAAATAATTTAAATTACCATATTTATTAATTAGTTCCACGCATCTTTCATATAATAATTTATCAATAGTTTTAGATGTAGGGTGTAAACCTAGTTCATGTGCTAACCATAATTTTTCTGAGGGCCATTCTTTTTTAATCTTTTCTATTAATTTATTAAATTCAAGATATAATTCTTTATCATCCTCTAATTTAAAATTATCAATATAAAACTTGTGCATATATGTTTCTAAATATTTCATTATAATAGTCCTAATTGGTTTGCTTGTAATAAATCTTGATTTTTTGTAACAAAATCATCAATTAATTTTTCAATTTTTGAATAGTCTTCAATGAACCAGAAACGTAGAGTATACCTAATTTTTAATTCAGAGATTGCTTTTTTAATTTCGTCTTTAAGTATATTTATAATATATAAAATTGATGGATCTTTTTCATTAATTATTGTAGATAATATCATATTAGATCCATGATAATCATTCATATCTGAGTCTCTTAATTCAATGTAATTATCACTTTTTACAATGTGATATTTTGAATTGATGAAAATATTGTTTTCAATAAATGAAATGATTTTTTCTAAGTTATTTTCGTTATATGATTTTATGTATTTCATTATTCCTATATATTTTTTTTATTTCTTGAATAAATTTATTATATTAGAATAATTAACTAAATTTTATAATGAAAAAACATCAAATAATATCAATTAAAACGAAATCTGAAGAAGAGTTCATAGATGCTCAAAAATATGCATTTAAACTTGATTTTTACTGGAGTGAAGATAGTTATGAAATAGTATATATTGAAGGTAGATGTAATTTATTTTTAGAATATTGTATAGAAGACAGCACAAAACATATATTTTGGGGTAATGATGAATCTAAATGGATGAAGAAATATTATACAGAAGTTGATAATATTTTTAATGAAGAGAGACATCTCGAAGTTGTTGATATTTTTGAATTTAAAGATATAGAAAATGTAGAAGTATGTATTAATGCATTAAAAATGAAATTATGGTAAATAATAGAGATTACATATTAATTGAGGTATCTGAATTAAACCACATACAAGCCCAGAAGTATCTTATATCATTAGGATATATTTGGAATACCGGAAGTGCTGCTATAATAGAAATGGATTTTAAATTTGTTAAAACTTGTTTAGTATTATATAAAGATGAACATAAAGAGAAAGAAATTAAAAAGATGTTTTATAATGAAACTTTCTATGTTAATAGAGAATATTACAAAACACTTAGAAATTATAACTATTTTGTATATGATGAAAATTTAGATTTACAATCTGCTGTAATAGCACAAAAATTAGGATTATTATGATGTGTGTTATAAAATGTGAAACAGAAAAAATATTTCATGAATATTGTGAAAAATTCTTTAATAAAGGTGTATTCTTCTTTCCAGACTTACCTACCTGTGAAAGAATATCTGCATTAAGTATGGAAGTGTTTAAGTCATTAATATTTAATAATACTATAGATGTATATTTAAAACATGAAATTGGAACAAACAAATTAAATTGGATAGTTGGAAAATGTAATTTTGATATTGAATTACATAATATTTATGAAATAGATATGGTTATTGACGCTACAAAAATGAACTTATTATGAAAAAAATTATAATTATACGTACATATAAGTTTAATGACAAAACTCAAATATTGAATTATTTTAAAAATAAGGGAGTTAAGCTAGATGTAAATAATAGTACTAATACATTATTTTATATTATAGATGATACTTTATTAAAAAGTTTACCATCATATACTTCTGAAGATGCTTTTATACATTATCAGAAACAGGTTCATAAATGGGAAATAATTAAAACTATGGCATGGGAGTTCGATTTTGATGAATTATCAATGTTGATAGAGGCAAAAAAATTACAATTATTATAAATAAATAAGAGAATAAATTATGTGGATATTATTAGGAATTATAATTGGAGTAATATTATCAGAAGGTGGATGGTTAGTATATAAAATAGGGTTAGTGTTGAGGAATTTTGTAAAATATTTAGAAAAAATTAAAAATAATTACAATAAATGGGAATTAATAATATTGAATTTATCAAATTAGGTGATAGAGAAATAATTAAAGTGTCAAGTATTCATAGATTGAGTATTACTAATGGTAAATCATTTGTCATTAAAAAAAGATCGTATAGTCCAGTCAAATATTGTTATTATGGTGGTGATGAATTTGATTTACCAGTTGGTACAAAAGGTGAAATTATATCAGAAGAAGGAAATAAATTAAGAGTAAAATTTGAGAATAATCTTGAATGGTCTGTTCATAGATCAGAACTTGAGTTTGTGCCTGTTGATAATTTTTGTTTAATATTTAATGTTAATGGAGATAATGTTATTTGGAATTCTTTAACGACAGAGGAAATAGAAAAGATAAAAAACTTTTTAAATATACAGGAAATATCATGATAATTTATTATAAATTACACAAAGAAACTTATCAAAAAACAATAAATTCATTAGATCAATTTGGTTTTCCTGATAATGAATTTTCTTTGATTCTTGATGATGATTTTAATATGTTGAAGTCTCTTGTTGAATCTAAGAAGTTTGGTTTGTTATAAGTTATTTTTTATTTTTGGACGAATTTCGTATATTGTATTAAATAATAAAGAAAATCTATGAAAACTATGTTTAATTTAACAGCAATAAAAGTAATTAATGAAAGAGAAACGTTAAAAGTTCTTAATAAATTAGAGAAAGATAACTATGACACAACTGGAATAAGAATAAATGATATTAAAAATTATTCTAAAATGTTTGTTGTTACTGAAATTATAAATAATAGAAAAAGAGCTTTTATATCAGATAAATCTTTTTATACAACTGAAGGATATACTACTTATGTTACATTTAATATGAATATAGTAAAAATAGATATAGATTCATTTCTCGGATTAACTGAAAATGAATTAACTGAAAGCATAAAATTAAACTTAATTTAAAATGAAGAAGTCAAAGATAAAGAAGATACAGAAAAATAAAGAATTAATAACCAGATATGAAATAAATATGGTATTTTTAGAACTTTTATTTGGAAGTTTTGGATTTGATGAAATTACAATAAAAAAATCGTCTTATTTACAACCAGTTGATTATACAGTAACTCATAATAAAAACCTTAAAAATTATTATATTTTTATTGCGTCAACAACAGGTAAATCAAGTAATACTATACAAAAAATTTCTGATTTAAAAGAAATGGTAAAAGGGTTTTTTGATGATGATCACCTTATTATACTTACCACCAGTGAAGGTAATTATGATACGATTGAGTTTGAAAATACTCATATAATAAATATAGATTCTCTTGAAGATTTAAGATTGATTGGTGATAAACACCAAAGTAAGATTGTTGATAAAGAAGAATTGTTTCAAAAATTACTTAAAATAATAGGTTAAAGTAACCCTAATTTACCACCCTCTAATAAATACATATCTTTTTTAAATTTATCAGGATCATAAGAGTATATTCTTGTAATTTTGTGAAATTTTTAATACATAAATCAACATCGTATTGTTCTACTAATTCAAAAACAATATAATTTTCATTAACATAATTTTCACTATCAATATACCATTCATGTAATATATCAATATTTTCTATTATATAGTCAGCAAACTTGCCTAAAAATTCAGGTATTTCTTTATTTTTAGTACCGTACACTACTGATTTATGTTTATAATTTTCGTTAAATCTTTTAATTTTCATAGTTAATTGTTCAATATTGGTGGAGGTGGTCGATTATTAATATCATCAGGCCTTTCTCTATTGTTATTTACATTTCTGTCTTTAGAGTTAGTTCTATCTAATAATATACCAATTGTTCCATCTTGTTCATAATTTTTTTTGGTATTTGGTTTTACATCTTCTTTTTCAAGCACTTCTATTATTTTAGTTAAATTATTCTTCACTACTATAAGTTCTTTATTAATTTTAATCCCCATATTTTCTATTTTAGTATCTAATGATATTTTATATTTCCAAGACATACCAAGAATAGTTAATGTTCCTACTATTAGTAAACCAATTATCCATTTAACTGTTTTTGTACTTAATGTAAATGTTCCTTTATCTGTTATTACATTATCTATAAAGTTTGCTTTATCTTGTAATGATTTCTTTGCCATGATTTTTTATTATTTTTAATATAATCCTAATTTGTTTGCTTGATTTAAATCTGGATTTTCCTTCCAAAACCATTCCCAATATTCTTCTAAATCATTATAAGGTAATTTGTTATAATCACAATCTAATATTTTTAACCCTTTAGGTAATTCAGGTAATTCAGTTAATTTATTATTATAGCACCATATTGATTCTAATCCTTTTGGTAATTCAGGTAATTCAGTTAATTGATTATTATCACAATCTAAATATCTTAATCCTTCAGGTAATTCAGGTAATTCAGTTAATCTGTTATTATCACAATCTAATCTTTCTAATCCTTCAGGTAATTCAGGTAATTCTTTTAAATTTAAATCACTTAAATCTAATGTTTTACCATTATTACTTAAATTGTCTTTAATTAATTTATTTTCTGAATATGTTTTTAAATATTTCATTAATATAATCCCATTTTATTTGCATTATAAAGGTCTGGATTTTGTTCCCAGAACCATTTCCAATATCCTTTTAAATCATTATAAGGTAATTTGTTATCATAACAATATAATCTTTCTAAGCCTTTTGGTAATTCAGGTAATTCTGTTAATAGGTTATTATCACAATCTAATCTTTCTAATCCTTCAGGTAATTTAGGTAATTCAGTTAGATTTAACTTATCTAAATCTAATGATTTACCATCACCACTTAAATGGTCTTTAATAAATTGATTTTCATTATATGTCTTTAAATGTTTCATTTAATAATTTTCAAAACGATTTCTTACTTTTTCAAGATTTTCTATTTCAGATGGTGAATCATAAATATTAGACAACCAATCAATTTTTTTATTTAAATATTTTAAGAAATTTGTTTTATCATAAATATCATCTTTACCATTACCATATTTTATAAATAATTCTTTAATTATTTTTTCAATATATTCTGATAAATCTCCTAACATTAACATTTCTGCACTCATGTCACCCACTTCTTTATCAAGATCTCTTGCTTCAGTAAATGACAATCCTCTATCACCACAGAAATGCATAAATAATAATCCTAGCTTTTCTTTGTCGTCTTTTTCTTTAACTTCTTCTCTTAAATATTTAATTAGTTCTTCAGCTAATTTTCTTCTTTTTTCTGGGCTCATGTCACTTTGCCAGTACGCTTCGTTTATTTTTCTAATTTTTCTCATAATAATCCCATCTTTTTTGCTGTTCTATTTTCATCAGTTAAATTATCCAAATCATTTGATAAATCTGGTTTATTTTGTTCTTTGTGTAAATTGTCTAATTCTTTCCATATTTTAACAGAAAAATCATATTTAGATTCCGGTTCACCTTGCCAAAATTTTCCATTATTTTGATTATTATCATACTTAGTCACCCAACAACTACGACCACTTCTTGCAAAACTATATATTTTATTATCCAATTCTATATTATATCCACCACTATGTTTGATAGATATATCTTCATTTTTAATAATATCAATAAGTCTATTCATAAGTTTATCACCTTCTTCATATTTATTTTTATTTTTAAATACATTCCATTCATATAAATGTTTCATGATATTTTTTATTTTGTTTCAGAATAATCAAAAGCGGTTGCTCCTTCAAACTTAAGATTAAACGAATTGTATTTTGATGTTGAATAAAAATAAGCAACATATAGACTTTCATCTAGTTTATAATCACATACAACATAAGGTAATTTAATCGGTATATTATTAATGTAGATTAATTTATCTTTTTTGTTTTTATAAATATACATAGTTATAACCATATTTTTAATATATGTAATAGCTTTGTCATATTCATTATTTGTTTTTGTGTTAAAATATGAGTTTGAATATAAATATACATAATACCAGTAATAATCATCTGAATCTTTAGATGATCTAATAATCTTCCAATAAAAAGAACCCCATTCTCCTTCATTTTCTAATGTCCAATCTTTATGTTTATAAAATCTTATTTGTTTTTCTGTATTATGTTGGTAATAGTTCTCTTTTTGTGCTAAAGAGAAAATTGGTAGTAGTATTAAGAATAGTATGTATATTAATTTTTTCATTCTTGTATGATTATTTCCATTATATATTAAATATAGAAATTATAAAATGTTTAGTTTTAGAGCTTCGATATATTTATGAACATCTTCAACATCAACGATTATGATTTTTTCATTTATTTCATTTATCATAGTCCATCTTTTATCATCTCTCCATATTGTAATATAAACTGGTTTTATTGGTAGTGAATTATAGTCAAGTATATCATCTTCAAATTTTAAATCAGGAAACCAATGTTTACTTTTATACCATGAACTTATTTCATAACCTAAATTAATCAAAGTTTTTTGTACTTTTGCAAAGTCTCCTTTATTATCAATAAATATACCAAATATCACTCGATTTGTATCTACTGAATTTTCATTATATGTTTTAAGGTATTTCATTATAATAAGCCCATTTTTCCTGAATTTAAATAAAAATCTAGATCTTTGCTCATGAAATAGTTATATATTATTTCTATATTTTCTGGTGTATTTTTAATATCGGTAAATCTCAATTTTGTTTTATTATCAATAAAACTAAATAATTCACAATCATAGTAAGGTTTTTCATCATTAATATAATAAGTATAGACTTCTATGTTAGGATATTCATCAAAAAATATTACTAAACCATCATGTTTTTTAATATAATCACTCTTTAAACCATTTATTTGTTTTGGTATATTGAAACAATTATAACTACTATATTCAAAATCTATTTTTTTTGCTATAATTTTAAAACTTTTCACTTTATCAATTATTGTAACAGCCATTTCTTGTTTAGCATTATTTATCTTTTTTGAAATCTTATCAAATTCTTTATTAAGAATCCTTTTTTCTTTTTCAAGTTTTTTAATATATTCTGTGTAGTTTTCCATATTATAATAATCCCATTCTTTTTGCTTCTAAATACTTTTCTACGTCAGGACTCATTAGAGCTTTATAAAACTTTATAAATAATATTTCATCTTCATTCCATCTTATTTCTTTTTCGGAAATATAATTAAATAGATCATTATCAATTGTTTTATTACTTGTACCTAAGTAACAACCTGAAAAATAGTCTGAATCTTTACGTTCAAAAGATATTGTGCAATTTATATAATTTTTTCCTTCATATTTAATATCAATTGGAAATGTTATTTCATAATCATTATATTTTTTATTAGGTTTTAAATATTTTTTAAGTGAATATATTCTTTCTAATATATCGCTATAATAATCTTTCATTTTGAATCCTTTTTTATTTAATTCAGCTATTTTATCAATATATTGCTTATGCATTTCATCGTATTTTAATTTTGCTTTTTCGCAATCAGATTCAAGATTTTTCATATTCTTAACAAAATCAATATATTTATCAATTTTACTCATTACATTAATCCCATTTTTTTTGCTTCTAACTGTTTTACAATATCATCATCCATAAAATATTTATATAATGTTGATAATGTTTCATATTTGTTATCTCTATCATATTCTATTTTATTATAATGATTTAGTGTAATTAAACCACCAACATCACAATAAACCATAGTAACGAAACCATAACAAATATATAATTTTTTAGATTCATATATTTCTTTATCTATAATTAACATTAATTCATCATTATCGTCTTTTTTAGCATATTTTTTCAAACTTAGAATTTTATCAACAAAGGATTGTTCTAATTTCAATTTGATTTTATCCATTTTTTTCTTATATAATATATTTATCAAAATCTTCTATCATAATAGTCCCATTCTTTTTGCTTCTAAAAATTCATTTAAGTTATCACTTATCAAATAATTATATAATTTTCTATAATCTTCATATATACTATCAATATTTATTTCATTATCATTATTTTCAATAAAACATACCCATGCATATTTTTCACCAGCTGATATATCTATTTCGTTATAATTAATATCATAAGTTATATTTAAACATTCATATTTTTCTCCATCTATTTCAATTGGTAAATTTATTGTTAATATGTCATTTTTATTCTCTCTTATAGCATATTTTCGCATTTCTTTTAATTTGTTATAAATTATATTGTCAAAATATTGTTTATTTTTAGTTACTTCTATTTCTAATTTATTAGCTTTATGTTTCATTTGATCTATTTCATCATTTGATTTATTATACCATTCTGAAAACTTTTTAAAATCTTTTATCATAATAGTCCCATCTTTTTTGATTATAAATATTACCTTCATCTATATTAATATGAGATTTCACATCACTTTTAGTACCTTTATAACAATACAAAAATCTATTTTCACCAAATGGATTTACAAAAGATTTTGAACTTTCATAATATTTTAAATATTTCATTACCTATTATATATTAAAAAATTAAAACATTTTTAAATTTTAATTATAAATTTATTATAAAACAGATAAAATAGAATAAAAAATGATTGAAAGATGGATTTTAGTTGAGAATGAAAAAGAACAAAAGATGGTTTTAAAATCTCTATTTGCAAATGGTTATCGAAGAAGTGACAAAACTATGACTTATTGGAAATTTAGTATTTTCCCAGGTGCTATTCATATTAGATTAGATGAAAAAATTATATTAGGAGGTCAATGTGATGCAAATAATCACAATTTTAAAAATGAACTTTTAAATACTGAAGAGTTAAATGAAATAGGTATTAATTGTTTATATACAGCTTCAAAACTTGGATTATTATGATAAATAAAGTATATGACTATTTAAAGGATAATATTATTTTACCTAAAGATTATAAAATGAATTTCAAAAATGATAAGATATGTATTGGTCGAACAATGAAACTTGATATTGATTTATCAAAAGAACTACCAAAAAAATATTTTAATATGGAACCATTTTCAATATTTTGGACTGATTTAGAAATTAAAAAAGTCATTTTATTAGAAGATGGTTGTGAATTTGGTAGATATAATATATCTTGGAAATCTTTTATTATATCTTGTATTAATAAAGAACAGGTTTTAGAAGAATGTGTAAATATTTTTTGTAAAGATAAAGAATATGAAAGGATGAATAGAAAACAAAAATTGGAAAGAGTGAAAAATGGATAAAATATACATATTGTGTGAAAATGCAGAAGAACAAAAAACTCTATTAAAATCATTATATGCTGACGGATATACACGATTAAGTGGACGTATTGAAAAATATTGGACATTTTGTGGATTTCCTGGTGCTGTTGGTGTTTCATTAAATGATAAAATAATAACAGGTGGTCAATGTGATGCAAATAATCGTGAATTTAAAGTCCCATTATTAACTTTTGATGATATTGAAGAACTAGGTTTAATTGAATTATCAACTGCTTCAAAATTAGGGTTATTATAATTGAAAAATGGAGACTAATAAACAAATAAACGAAATAGTTTCAGAATCTTTAATTACACATCAAAAACTTCTATTTGATTGTTATGATTATTTGACACAAAAAATTCATTCTAAAAAATTAAAAGTTTCATTTAACGAAGGTTATCCATATAGTCAAATATTATATGTTTATGATGATAATAAACATATTTTAACATTATCTGCTTCTATATCTTTCTTCGTTATTGTTGATATAATAGGGGGAGAAGTACATTTTACAGATATAGATTTTGATGATGTCTTAATAAAGATATTAGACGTATTATCTATAAATAATCCAATATTTACAAAACTTTATAGAAAATTAAAATTAAATAGAATTAGAAATGATAATAATTAAAGGACATTCATATGATTACTTATTTACTATTAAATGTGACAATGAGTCTGATTTTATGTATAAACAAAAACTATTAATTGAAAAGGGTTTTTTGACATTTAATAGAGATACTCATCCTATTACTTATAGAACTGCTGGTGCAACTTATAGAACTAAGATAGAACAAGATATTAATAAACCAATTTTTTTAAATGTGTGGAGTGATATGTTAATGACATATGAAGTTGATTTAAGTGAATTATTAATTCAAATTAATGAAACTTTTCCGGTTGTGGATCTGGAAAATTTTGAATTAGATTCTTTAACTATTATTTATAAAGAAGATGAAATGTTAAAAGAAGTTAATTCATATTTAGAGGCTAAGAAGATGAATCTATTTTAAATTTTTAATATATATTATTTATGAACGAATATGAAAATCAATATGCAAATCTCATATTTTCTATAATTTGGAAATCTAAATCATCCAATATACCCTTTACTAAGGAAGAAATCACCAAATTAGTAAAAGAACATGAAATAGATACAAGAGATTGTAATGAGTTAGGAGATATTCTTTTATGGGAAGAAGATTATATAACATCTGAAGAGTTTGCTAAGAGAATGGACTTAGATTATGAAAATGGAGATTTTTATTATATTGGTAATTTTGATGATTTTGGTTTAGAGAAATATGAGAGTGAAATATTAGGTCATGATTATGATTGGGACCCTGTTTATGATTATGATGCAAATATTAGTGATTGGTGGAGTTCTTATGATAATGAAACCTTGAAAGCTATTATAGAATATTGTAATAAAAAAGGTGAAATGATTGATGAAATTAAAATCACAAAGAATAATACTAAAATAGTAGATAATGATATAATTATTGAAGATTCTATAAAGTTAAGTGAACAGTTAAGTGAAACAGATGAATTAAAAACCATTTTGAATCATGCTATTCTTGAAACACAAGAAAATGCTGATTATAATGAAGTTTATGATAAGATTAAAGATGCTTTTGAAGATGCTTTTGGTAAATTTGAATGGTTGAAAAACGAAACTATAAAGGTTAAATTGAATGTAGATTGGGACGATATTAAAAGTGAATTAATTGATGATTATTTTTATAGAGGTGAAATTGATTTTATTGAAGAATACTATGGTGATTGGTTGTATATTATGAAAGAACATGACTTAAATAAATTTAGTGCACCAAATTACGATTATATTTATGGTACAATTGAAGATAAATATCTTAATGAAATAACAAGAGAAAGACTGTCATGGTAAAACTACAAACATATAAATTATTTTTAGAGAGCAATAACATTGATCAAGAAGATTTAAATGATTTGTTTTTATTGGCTTTAAAAACAGAAGATTTTGAATTAATTAAAATGTTTATTAATAAAGGTGCTGATGTAAGTTATGAAAGTACTTATAATAATGTTTTAGATCTTGCTTATTATGATGATGAGGTTTTTGAATATTTAATTAAGAAAGGTTCAGATCCTAAAATAATGAGTGATGCTACAATGACTGATTTTAATATTCAAAAGATATTAATTGATAATGGTTTTGATGAATTAATTGATAGTAGGGTTGGTTTTAATAAAAATCTAAAAAATGATCCTAAATATTCTAAAATTGTAAGAGCTTACGAAGAGGGTAAAAACCTTGGTATATTATAACAATCCAAATTTATTTGCTTCTAATTTAATTGGTAAATCTTCATCAAATAAATTTTCATACATTATTGTTAATGCTTTAATTGAATTTCTAAATGAATCTAATGAACACCATTCTTCATAATATTCATAACCATTATCAAAACCAATATTTTCATCATCAAAATCAAATGAATTTGATCCAATAATTTCTTTTTTAGTTTCAAACCAAATTAATATTCTATCATATTTTGCACCTTCAATTTTAACTGGTGTTATAGGTATTTTCACGGTATTTTCATATTCCCTATCATATAAATAAGGTGTACCGTATTTATCAAGTATTTCTCTAGCTTTTTTGATTATTAATTTATAAACCATTTTTTTTGGATAGTTTCTTTTCTTTCTTATATTTTTTAAGTCTTTTCTTAGATTTTTTGATTTTATTATGCAATTTGAAATAATTTTCAATATCATTAAAATTTTCATATGTCTTTAAATACATCATTAAAATTATATATTAATTTTTTCTCTAAGTTTTAATACAATCCCATTTTATTTGCATTATGTAGGTCTGGGTTTTCTTTCCAAAACCATTCCCAATATTCTTCTAAATTATTATAAGGTAATTGGTTATTATAACAATTTAAATATTCTAATCTTTTAGATAATTCAGGTAATTCAGTTAATTGGTTATTACCACAATATAATCTTTCTAACCCTTTAGGTATTTCAGGTAATTCTGTTAATTTATTATTACCACAATATAATCTTTCTAACCCTTTAGGTAATTCAGGTAATTCAGTTAGTTTGTTATAATCACAATCTAATATTTCTAACCCTTTTGGTAGTTCAGGTAATTCAATTAATTTGTTGTTGTCACAATATAACATTTCTAATCCTTTTGGTAATTCAGGTAATTCAGTTAATTGATTATTATAACACATTAATTTTTCTAACCCTTTAGGTAATTCAGGCAATTTGGTTAAATTTAAACTATTTAGATTTAAATTTTTACCATCATCACTTAAACGGTTAATCAGATTTTCATTAACTGAAATCTCATTTATCATTCGATTATATGTCTTTAAATATTTCATTAATACAGTCCCATTTTATTTGCATTATGTAGGTCTGGGTTTTCTTTCCAAAACCATTTCCAATAACCTTCTAAATTATCATAAGGTAATTGGTTATAATAACAATATAATTCTTTTAATCTTTTAGGTAATTCAGGTAATTTAGTTAATTGGTTATAATAACAATATAATCTTTTTAATCCTTTAGGTAATTCAGGTAATTTAGTTAATTGGTTATTACCACAATATAATCCTTCTAACCCTTTAGGTAATTCAGGTAACTCAGTTAATTTATTAGTATAACAATATAAATATTCTAATCCTTTAGGTAATTCAGGTAATTCAGGTAATTGATTATTATAACAATATAATACTTTTAATCCTTCAGGTAATTCAGGCAATTCTGTTAATTTGAAATTACCTAAATCCAATGTTTTACCATCATTACTTAAATATTGTTTAATTAATTGATTTTCACTATATGTCTTTAAATATTTCATTAATATAATCCCATTTTATTTGCTTCTATTCTAATTTTTACATTTTTATTCATTATTATTTCTCTACATATTTCTACATATTGATCTAATAGTTCTTTATATCTACACCATGAACTTTCCCTTTCGTTAACAAAAAAGAAATCTGTTGTATAACCAAAATATGTATCTTCATATCTAATTAACTCCAAAAAACAATTATCATTAGGTTTAACAATTAAATCACTATGTGCAGTAATATTAGTTTCTTTATCAACAATTTCAGAACCCGTTATTGGTATTAATAATTCAAGATCACCATCTAAATCTAATTTACCGTGTTGATCTAATAGATCTTGTATTCTAATAGCAAGTTCTTTATCATTTTTTATAAATTGCAAACTTATTTTTATATCTTTACCATCTATCTTTCTAATAAGGATATCTGTAGGAGTAAAATTTTCATATGTTTTTAAATACATCATTAAAATTATATATTTATTTTTATTTGTGAGAAAAAAATTGTATTTTTATGTTATGATTGAATTAATAGTAATAGATACAACGGATAAGAAATGTTGGGAAGAAAATTTTTTTAAACTTAAAGAAAGATTTGATCTAAGTGGTCTTTATAATGATTTTGAATATGATGAAAATTATAATTTATTTATAGCTCTTGTTAATATTACTGGAGGTATTGAAAAAAACAATATTGCTCATGTTACAATAAATTATGATCGTGAATATAATCCAATTATGTGTAGTAATGCAGATGAACTATTTGAAATATATGATAACATTGAAAAGTATAACACAGCTTATAAATTAGGATTATTATAATGGGAAATAATAAATTACATAAACTTTTAAAGAGACCATCGTCTAAATTAATTGATGAATTGGCTAAGACACAATATTACACAGGTAATAATTGTCCTTACCAGTATATTTACAGTGAAATAAAAGATGGTAAAAATAAAGATTTTAGAAATTTATTAAATTGTGTTGCTAATCAAAAAGCTGAATTGCTTTGTGATTATAATTATGTTATATCACTTCATAAATTTTGTGAATACAAAAAAGATTGGATTCGTGATATTAGTTCTTGGAAAAAGAAATCAAGATCAAGAGATAGACAATTTAGAGAACTTGCTGACCATTTATTTGTTAAGTATGATATGCCTAAATTCATGTATAATGCATGGTTTTGGAATGGTGGTATTAAATTTGAAGGTAATCCTATTAGATGGTTTATTGATATTGGAGTTGGTAAAAATATTAGAAAATCTAAAACACCGATTCCATTAACTAAGAAGATGGCTCATGCTTTTATGCAATCACCAGATGATTTTCTTCCTATGGAAGCTATAAGATATGGACAAATTGTTGATATGGGTGGTGACATGAGATCTGTTAAAGGTGTTATGTCTACTAAAATTGCTTCTGATTTTGGCAATAATGAGTTTTGGAATAGTGTTCTAAGATTTTTTATTAATAATCCTATGTTAGATCCTGAAAAATATAACCCTATTGTTGATTATATAAATCATATTAAATATGAAACAAGAAGAGTTTTTCAAAATAATGTATTTGTTACTTTAGCACCTGATAAACCTAATTTCAACATGAAAGATAGAAACCCAGATGCTTTATTACAATTGGTTGATAAATGGCATAACCAAACTAATAGAGTATCTAGAAAAGGTGTTCCTAAATTATGGCAACCATTACCAATTAATAATTATGTTTGGTTAGTTGGTAAAGATGAAAATAAAATGACTTATTTGATTAATCAATTAACTACGAGTGGTGATATTTTAGATGAGGGTAGATATATGAAACATTGTGTAAGTTCTTATATTAATTCATGTTCTGGTGGTAGAACTTCTATTTGGTCTTTGAATGTAAATAGCAAAACAAAATTAGACAGTAAACTCTTAACTATTGAGGTTAATAGTGATAGAGTAGTGACTCAGATTCGTGGCAAGAATAATAGATTACCTTCTAAATATGAGTTAAATATAATTAATAAATGGGCATTTAAAGAGAGATTAACGCTTTCGAGATGGGTTAGTTTTTAATAAACTATTTATCAAAAAATAAATATAAATTTAATGAAGAAATGGTTTATAAGAAAAAAGTGTAAGTGGTTTGGACATATATGGGACAATGGTAATTATAAACAACAATGTACAAGAAAGGGTTGTGTTGTTTATAGGACTATAATGTATAAAGAACATCATAAAATTGGTGAAAATCCTTATTCTTGGAAAATTATAGATTTTGATTCGATTAAACTTCCTTAAATTAAACCCATTTGATCTGCGTCGAAATAGTATTCTAAATCATTTTCTTTAAGCCAGTCATAGAAGTTATAATGTGTTGCTTTTACTTGTGATTTGTAAGGCATTTCTTTAACATAAAGACTAGCTGAATCCCATTCACTTTTCATTATATAATAGAATTCATCTGGTCCACATTCTACAATATTGTGACAGAACCCTAAAAATCCGTCATCCCACCTTGTTTGTATATTTAGTTCTTTAAGTAGTAATTCACCAGCTCTTATAACATCTTTTCTTTTAATATCTTCAAAAACTATTCTATCATCTTTAGAAAATGTTGTAATTAACCCTTCAAATAATCCTAGTTGATTTGCCAATACCATATCAGGATCTAATTCATATAATCTTTTCTTTATTAATTCGAGTATTTGTTTGCTTTCATTAATCATTTTTTCAAAATATCTAAATTGTTCAGGATATTTACTATTAAGACTCATATATCATTATAATAGTAATTATTACAATATAATCTTTCTAATCCTTCAGGTAATTCAGGCAGTTGGTGGTAACCAATTACCTTATAATAATTTAGAAGGTTATTGGAAATGGTTTTGGAAAGAAAACCCAGACCTTCATAATGCAAATAAAATGGGACTATATTAATGAAATATTTAAAGACATATAATCGAATGATAAATGAGATTTCAGTTCCATTATTATGCCATAATAAGATAAAATCTTCGTTGTTATTTAAGTTCATTTTCTATATTTGTTGGGTTAAACATTTTTTTAAAATACTGTCACTTAAATGGTCTTTAATTAATTGGTTTTCATTAACAATATAATCTTTCTAATCCTTCAGGTAATTCAGGTAATTTAGTTAGATTTAACTGGCCTAAACTTAATGATTTACCGTTGCCACGACAATATAAATATTCTAACCCTTTAGGTATTTCGGGTAATTTAGTTAATTTGTTTATGATAACAAATTAACCGAATTACCTGAATTACCTGAAGGATTAAAAACATTAAAATGTGATAATAACAAATTAACCGAATTACCTGAATTACCTGAAGGATTAAAAACATTAAAATGTGATAATAACAAATTAACCGAATTACCTAAATTACCTAAAGGGTTAGAAACGTTGTATTGTTATGATAACCAATTAACTGAATTACCTGAATTGCCTAAAGATTTAGAAGAATTATATTGTCGTAGTAATCAGAAATATCAGCATATTTCAGTTAAATCTAAATAATCAAAATTTAATTTTTTACCGTCATCACTTAAATGGTCTTTAATTAATTTATTTTCTGAATATGTTTTTAAATATTTCATTTTATACTAATCCCATTTTTCTTGCTTCTATTATATTTTTAAATTCTTCTTTTATATCAACGTGCATTTTTATGTGATTTGATTCACATTCATCTAAAAACCAAACAATCATATCTTCTCTTTCAGTAAATAAATATTTTTGAGATTCATATGTGTTTAATATATCATCTAAGACATACTTATGATTTAAATGTGTGTCTATAATATCATCACCATCATAAAAATTACCAAAATTTATTCTATCTTTATTTTTATCAACTATTTCATTAATCCAAGATTCATCCCTTTCAATTGAATATTCAATAATACTTTTTAATGTTATATATTTCATTTCTTGCCATATTTCATATAAACTTTCTATACCAATATCATCACTATTTGATGATAGATATATTTCATTACCATTTTTATCATATGACATTATTTCAATATTGTAATTATGTTGATATATATAATAAATATAATTACCATTAATTTTTATATTTTCAGGAACATACGTATCTATCCTAAGGTTTTTCATCTTAGTAATTATCTTTCTTATGATTTTATTTTTCATTTTACTAATTTTATCCCATAATTTAGATTCATATGTCTTTAAATACTTCATTAATATAATCCCATTTTTTTTGCATTGTGAAGGTCTGGATTTTCTTTCCAAAACCATTCCCAATATTTTTCTAAATTATCATAAGGTAATTGGTTATCATGACAATATAATTCTCTTAATCCTTTAGGTATTTCAGGTAATTTAGTTAATTTGTTATTACCACAATATAAATATTTTAATCCTTTAGGTAATTCAGGTAATTCAGTTAATTGGTTATTATCACAATATAATCTTTCTAATCCTTTTGGTAATTTAGGTAATTTAGTTAATTGGTTATTAGTACAATATAATCTTTCTAAACCTTCAGGTAATTCAGGTAATTCAGTTAAATTTAAATTACCTATATTTAATGATTTACCATCACTACTTAAATGTTGTTTAATTAATTGATTTTCGTTAACTGAAATCTCATTTATCATTCGATTATATGTTTTTAAATATTTCATTTATATTAAACCCATTTTATTTCCTTCAATCATTTCTTTATATTCTGATATATCTTTTGTAATTAATATAAAATAACTTGAGTGTGTGTGTTGTTCAAACCTTACTTCTTTTAAGTTTAATTCTTTTTTAATTTCAAGTCCTAATATTGAGACTTTATATAAATCTTCAATTTCTATTTCTAAACCAGGTTTATAAAGAGTGTTAAATTCTGCAGCATATTGAAAAGAATCATATTTATTATTGATATTTGTTACAAGAAATTTTTCAAACACAATCTCTTTAAAATTCTCATATTTAGACAAAACATTTTTAAAATACTTAAAAAGATTTTCTTCATTCGGTTTAGACTCATTATATCTATTTAGATATTTCATGAACCTATATATTAAAATAAAATATTTGAAATGAAAAAAGGCTTGAATAAGCCTTTATTGAGTGGATAAGTCTAATTCTTTAATAGACTCTTTATATTCTTGTAGTTTCTTTTTGAAACTTTTTGTTTTGTTTATTTCTAAGACTAAATAACCGAATAGTACTTTTTGTACAATCATTATTGGTTCTAATGTTGTTTTCTTCCATAGAAATTTACCTGTTGTCTTCTTTAAATAGATTTTCTTTGGATAGACATTTTTAAAATAATTTAAACCAATGTTACTATGTGCTTCAATAGATTTTCCCTGTTCAAAATCATGTTTACTACCACGTGTATAACCTCTAAATTCAATTCCTTTATTAGTAAATTTCCAATCTTCTGAATTCATATTCATATATTTCCAATAATATACTTTATGTTTATTTCTTAAATTCATCTTTTCAAATAAACTTGCGGTTTGTTTATTTTTAGTTAATGTATTAAATGTATAATTTTCTGTTTTAATATCATTTAATCTTAACCAAACATCCATTATTCCATCTGTAATAAATACATTATCATAATCTTCATATTCTTGATATAGATTTTTTTCAACAGACCAAAGATATCCTAAATCAGAAGATAGATCATCATAGTTATTAGACTTAATAGCTTCAATTGTATTTAATATAAACTCTTTACTCTTCATCGTTTTCTAAATTCGGATATAATTCCTGCAATTCTTTCAGTATTTCAATTTTTTTATAATAATTTTCAATAACATTTAATTCAACTTCTACTATATCGTTTAAATCATAACCTTTACCAGATCTTTTAGATTTGCGTAATTTTTTTAATAATTCTCTATTAATTCTATTTGTTCTCATTTTAATTGATTTAATATACTATCTTCTGTTTTTACTCCGAAACCTTTGATTTGAGAAATCATTCTTTTTTCACAAGCCTCTTTTAATTTTTCTCTTGACATTATACCTAATTCTTTCCAAATAGTATATGCTTTTTTAGGACCAACACCATCAAGTTCAGTCAAAGATAAAATCTCTTCTGGTATTTCTTCCATATATTCTTTAAGTTTCACAATAGAACCTGTATCTAAGAATTCTTCTACTTTTTTATTAATAGATTTACCAATGCCTTCAATTTCCATTAATTCATCTGTTGATACTAATTCTCTAATATTTTCTAAACCACCCAAAATGTCTGCCGCTGCACTATATGCTCTTGATCTGAAATAATCATTTTTCATAGTACAGTAAAGAGCTAAATATCTAAATGCTTTAACAACGCTTTTGTTTTCGTCTAGAAGTATGTTATCACCTAAGTTTCTTTCTTCTGGTGTAATCCATTCTTCACCTAATATATCAAGAATATCTTTCTCTGTTTTAGATGCTAAACAAATTTCACCTTCAAATAAACCCCATCTATTAAGTTTATAGCCCATTTTCTTAGCTTTATATCTGAGTTTTATACCATAAGTTTTAGAACCAGTGAAATAAAGTAACATAGAACCTAATTTTTCAGTAGAACATGTATGTATATCAATTTGTTCACCATCTAACTTAATTCTTTTCATATCATCACCATTGACTATAATAGATTCTCCTTCTATAATAGATATATTTTTTCCATGATAGATTATATCTAAATCATGAAGGTCGCCTTGTTTCTTTCTGCGAGCTGATCCGGCTAGGATAAAATTATCACTAATTTTTTTCAGTTTATCATAGAGTTTTAATGCTTTTTCTAAGTTCATAGTTATTTATATTAATCCTAATTTGTTTGCTGTTAATTTTATTAATAGTTCGTTTACATCTTTACAAAAACAATTTTCTAATAAATGCATTGATGCTTCATGTGAATAATGATATATTTTATATTTTTCACGGAACGTAGTATCTACTATAGGTAAAGAAACTACAAGATTAAAACCAACTGTATACTGTGTTTGATAATAATAATTAGCCCAAGAAAAATGTTCCTTTAGTTCATTGTTAACAATTTCCCAGTGTTTTTTATTTTCTATTTCTATTATTAAACATATCATATTAATCCTAATTTATGCCAATTGTACATTTCTAATAATTCGTCTACATCTTTGCAGTAGTATATATCTCTATCGTAATTTCCTCCTTTCATATCAATAATACCATCTTTTATCCAAAGGTGTATTTTGTGTTGTTCGCTTAGTGAATCACTTTGAGTTAATGATACAGCTAGATTATAATCAGACATGTACTTAATATTAACATATGAACTATCCCATTCAAAACATTCCAATAGTTCACATTGGACTTCTTTCCAATGTTTTTTATTATCTATATTTATTACTAAACTATCCATTTATAATAGTCCCATTTTATTTCCTTCTATATATTCATCAAATATTGGTTTGTCCCATTTATCAATAAATAAAGTAAAAGATTTAACTCTTTCTATTAGTTTTCCATCAATAGTATATAAATGATCTTTTTCTGCACTGATTATATATTCTGATAAATCATCAATTATATATGAAATATATGTTAGAAAAGATTGTCCTAGATAATCTTTGTCTGGATCATATTTATTATCATTTGATAGACATGCCCAAGTTATACCTTTATTTAAGAAATAATCTTCAACATCAGACCATTCTTGTTTATTTGTGACTTTTATTGCTAATATTGCTTTTTTATTCATATTATATTAATCCTAATTTATGTGAGGTGTACATTTCTAACAATTCATCTATATCTTTACAATAGTGTTCATTAATATTAGTATCATCACCATCAATAGTGTGAAGATATTCATCTTTTATCCAAAGATGTATTTTATATTTTTCTTTTATTGTACTAAATGTGGTTAATGATATACCAATATTATATTCATTTAAATATTCGTAATTATCTTTTTTAATCATAATACGGTATGATACATCCCATTTAAAATGTTTTTTTAATTCATTTTGGATTTTTATCCAATGTTTTTCATTTTTTATATTTATTACTAAACTTTTCATTTTTAGTTTTAAGTTAATTAATATTAATATAAGGAAATTTTTCAAAATATTAAAATATTTTTGACCATTCTAGACTATGAACTACACATCAGCTAAAGACTGATGTGTTTCTACGCCACAAGCACAATGTAACCATTCACTTTGGGTGACGCTGGGTTGGTTCCTCAACCCAAAATTTCTTATATTTATTGCAGCATTTATATCCCTGTCATGTTCTATTCCACATTTAGAGCAAATCCATTCCCTATCTTTCAAAGTCAATTCTTTATTGATTGAACCACAATTAGAGCATGTTTTGCTTGATGGATCAAATCTACCAATTATACTTAAATTTTTACCATACCATTCACATTTATAATCAACCATTGATTTAAATTCACCCCAACCCATATCACTTATAGCACGAGCAAGGTTATGGTTTTTAACCATATTACTTACACCAAGATTTTCGATACAAATTGTGTCATAATTATCTACCAAATATTTACTTATTTTATGTAAATAATCTTTTCGTTGGTTTCTAGTGTGTTCGTGTAACAAGGCAACCTTTAATTTTTGTTTGTTGTAATGGTTTGATCCTTTTTGTTTTCTACTAAGGGATCGCTGTTCCACCCTTAACTTTTTCATTGAAGATTTAAAGAAATCGTGGTTCTTGAATTTCTTTCCATCTGAAGTGATAGCAAAATCTTTAATACCCAAATCAATTCCAACTGTTGTTTCTAATTTAATTGGTTTCTTTTCAGGTAATTCTTTTTTATTATCAACTAAAATGCTGATATAATATTTGTTTGTTGTTGTTTTGCTTACTGTTATTGTCTTTATGTCACCTTTAAATTCTCTGTGTAAATCAATATCAACCAGTTTTAGTTTAGGTATATAAATTTGTTTATTATTTTCACTTAAAAATACACCTTGTGGTAATTGGAATGATTGTTTTGTATATTTTGACTTGAATTTAGGAAACCCGGCACCTTTAAAAAAATTTGTATAAGCATTATCCAGGTTTCTCATAGACATTTGTAATGCCTGTGATGGACTTTCTTTAAGCCAAGGGGCATCTGTTTTTTTAAGTTCAGTTATTTGTTTATTTAAATCAAAACAAGTATAATTGGTTTTATTTCCAACATATGCTAATGTTTTTGTTTCTAAACCAAGGTTATATACAAATCTTACTTGACCAAAAATTTTTGACATTAATTCTTTTTGATCTTGATTTGGATATAATCTATATTTATATGATTTTAACATTTTTTACAAAAAACTTTTTTCTTCTGTAAGTATATATAATTAAAATATAATGGTTTTTTTACCATTTTAATCGCTTACATCACACAAGCTAAAGACTTGTGTGTTTTACACTAACAAATATATAAAAAGAAAAAAATTATATGAACAATTATACTTGCTTATTTTTTGATATTGAAACGAGTACTGAATACAAAGATATACATGAATTTGAATCTTTAGATCCAATTGGTTTTAAAGTTTTCAATAATAAACAAAAAAAGAAATCAGTATATGATAAAAGTTGGGATAAACCACTAGAAGAACTATATCCTATGAAGGGTCCTCTTTTACATGAATATAATAAAATTGTTTGTATATCTATGTCGCATTTTATTAATGATGAATGGATTATAAAATCATTTCACGGTGATGAAACAGACATTTTGAATAAATTCAATAAAGTCATTATTAATGCTAATAATAACAACTTTAGTCTAGGTGGTTATAATATTACAGGATTTGACATACCTTTATTAAATAAGAAATATTTTAAATATGGAATAAAACTGCCTTTTTTATTAAGAGTAGAAGGTAAGAAACCTTGGGAAATGAATTTAATTGAATTAAGTGATATTTGGAAAGCAGGTTCTCGTGAATATTCTTCATTAGAAGAAGTGTGTTATGTTTTAGGAGTTGAATCACCTAAGCAAAAGATAAGTGGTGCTGATGTTTATGAATATTTTCATCAAAAGAATGATATTCAAACCATTGTTGAATATTGTGAAAATGATGTAAGAGCTTCAGTAGAAGTTGCTTTAAAACTTGGTGAATCTTTACAATAGACCATTATTAAATTCATTAAACTTAGAAAGTTTAGAGTTTTCATTAGCTTTTCTTTCTAAGTATCTCCATTTTTTATTTAAAAAGTTTAATTTAGCCTTATCTATTTTACAATTTCTATCGGAGATTTTACCATCATTGAATAAATTAATCATTTGATTCATATTTAATGTAGGATACTTCTTATCGAAGTTTGGGTCTGGATGTGACCAACCAAATTTTAATAACCAATTTAATATTGCATTAGTACTAAAATCTAAATAATCTTCTGTTAGACCATTACCACTTCTTTTAGAAAGCTTTTTATTTCCTTCAAAAAGTAAACCAGCATGAATTATATTAGGAAAAGGTTTATCACTTTCTACATAACAAATCAAATCCCATATAATTTTTTGTTTAGATTCGTTTGCGATATGGTCAACACCTCTGACTATATCTGTAACATCATAATCATAATCATCAAGAATTGAACAGAAATTATAGGTAGGAAAACCGTTATTTCTGAGTATAACCATTGAATATTCTCCCATATTTAATTCATAACCATTTTCAGTTTTTGTTCCTATTTTATATGCTACTTCTTTATATCTGTCTAATCTTTCTGATTGTTTAAAAGTTATATCATAATCAAGGCCAAATTTATTCATTTGTTTATAGATATAGTTTGTGAATGTGTTTTGATTTCTTTCTTGGTCGGTATCATCAATTCTAAGGATGAATGTTCCATTGTTTGCTCTTGCCATTAAATAATTTAGTAGTGCAGTTCTTAGAGTTCCTAAATGAAAATATCCTGTTGGTGATGGTGCAATTCGTGTTATCATAATTTAGAAAGTTGGTCTTTTAAAAAAATTAATTATTTTTTGATATCTAGTTAATTTTACAGTTGGTAGTTCAAAATCATATCTTTTACCATCAATAACAAAATAAAGAATATTAATAAATTTAATTATTTCAATAGTATTATGTTTTTCAGAATTTGCTATCATTCTTCCAGCGGCATATTGAACTGGTCTACCTTTTGGTATATAAAATATATCACCATTACGCATATAAATTGCAAATTGGTTTTTAAATCCTTTTATTTCATTTAATATTTCATCTGTTAATATCATTCTAATTTATATATTAATTTATTATCATAATAATCCTAATTTGGCTGATTCTAATTTATAGAATAAATTATTCTTTTTCAACCAATCAATATAATTGATAGTTTTATGGTTCTGTTTTTTAATATGTTTTAAATAATTCATATCTGAATAATATAATCCCTCAGTACAATTTTTACCAACACTTATATAAATATAATCATATAATGTGAAATTAATTCTATTAATACTACGAGTTATAGTTTCCATATTATAATATTCACTGATTATTTTATCAAGATATAATATTTCTTTTTGAGGTATGTCTGTTATATATAATGTCATAATAATCCTAATTTGGTTGATTCTAATTTGTATGTTAAATTATGTTTTTCTAACCAATCAACATAATTAATAGTTTCACTGGTTGGTCCTATGAGTTCATGTAAATAACACATACCTGAATAACACAGACAATTATCATTATATTTATTGATACTTATAAAATAATAATCATATTTTATGATTCTTTTATTAGGTCTAATTATAGATTTCATATTATAATATTCACTGATTATTTTATCAAGATATAATATATATTCTGATGGTATATCTGTTATATATGTTGTCATTATTCTGTTATTGTATATAAAGCTAATTTTTCCCAATTTTTTCTTGATTTCATTATTCTTAAAACATCTACTAATGTTCTAATACTTAGTTCTTTAACATCATCTATATTTATTCTAATGAATTCTAAAGCCGTAAAACCATCATTTAAACTCCATCTACCTTTACCTTTATCTTCGATAAGTGTTGGCATGATGTGAGCCATTCTGTCGATTTTCTCACCATTGCTCATTTCTAAATCAACTACATAACCTCTTGTTAAGATTGGTTGTGGTATTTGAGTTTTCTTTTTATTTGAGATAAAGATTATTCTACCTGTAAATTCGAATGATTGTGGATAATTGTTTTTATTTTTCAAAAATTTAGACCATGTAACGATTCTAGTATCATAAGAATCTAAAGCTGATTTTAAAATATTAATAGCTGTTTTATCTTCTAAGATTGAATCACAGTCGTCAAATAAAATTAATTTATCTCTATTATCATATAATGTATCATATAGACCTCTAGCTGTTGAGAAACCTTTAACTATGTGAACATCTTCTTTTTTCTTGAAAAGGTTTAGAAATCCAGTTTTTGTTCTTTTTGATAAAGTGCTTAATACAGTAAATGTTTTACCAAGTCCACCTTCACCTATAACTATCAATGAGTTACCTTTACCATCAATAATCATGTTGGTAAGATCTTCTAAGAACTCAAATCTTTCATTAACATTGAATTTATTTCTGAATTCGATATTTTCTTCGATACATTTGTTAAAATGTTTGATTTTAACTATCAACTCAGAATTTAGTTCACGAGTAGAGCAAGAAACATCAACTTTTGTAAGTAAGTTAATAAGTTCGCTCTTATTTTCTTTGCCGTTTAATAATATTTTTGTTTTTTCTTCCATATTTAGTAGTTTATGTATTTCATCATTTATAATATACGGAATTTGTTCAAAAAATAAAAATTCTTCAATTTTTTCGAAATTCCAATACTTAAATATAAGGAATATTTCTTGGTATAAAAATTAATTTTATGATATTGTAGAGGTTGGAATATAAATTCTGGGTATTGATATTCAAATCTAAATTTTAATATATAAAACAAAAGTTTTTAAATTATTCATGAAATACTTAAAGACATATGATGAAAGTATTAGTGATATAAGGAATGGTTTTGGAAAGAAATTAATTTACTAATTAATATAGATGATAAAACTTATATTGGAAATCATTGGACTACTTGGTTTTATAATCAAATTATTGAAAAATATACTGAAATTGGTATTTTGTTAGGTAAGTTAAATGGTTCTGATATAACTAAAGATTTTAATTTACAAGAGTATATTGCATCGAATAAGATGGATCTATTATAATAAATTAAACTTTTTCGCCTCCAAATATTCGTATATATTTAAATCAAGCATTTCTTCAACACTTAAAACGATTGGAGATGAAACATTACACAATTGCATATTATATCTAAGGTAACCATCAACTGGTTTACCAGTTGATGTATATTGATCAATTAGTAAGATATTTTTTTTTATGATTAATTATAAATGACCAATATCCATCTACCCAAACTTCCCAATCACCATCAATCCAAGGAATATTTTGATCAATCATATGTATTTGCAATTTCTTGAAGTCATTTAGACTTATATTTTCTATATTTATTGATATCATAATAATCCTAGTTGTAAACCGTTAAAATAACTTTTTAATGTATTCTCATCCATTTCATCATATTTATATTCAATTAAATCTTGGTCTTTTGAGATTATATTATCTTTTTTAAAGGTCATATAATATTCTTCTTTTTCATGGTTATCATTTCTCATGACAACGATTTTTGAAACAATATAAATGTTATGATAATAATTACAATCATCGGATGATTGTAATTTATAACCACTATAATACCAAGGTATATTTTGATCAAAGAATATTTTTTGTAACTTTTCAAATTCATTACAATTAATTCCCGTAATATTAATTTTAATCATATTTATCTTTAATTAAGAAATATTTATCTAATTTCATAATAATTTTTAAGGTTTTCTTTAATATCCATAATTTTAATATAGAAAATTTATCTTAAAATAAAAAATTAATATATAGTCTTGTGAAATATTTAAAAACTTATAATGAATCATTAATATATGATAATGGTACTGTTCATCATATTTATAAAGATGATGAAGAATTATTATATAGATGTGAGTATTTAATAAATAAATATGGTAAACCTAATGAATATTTGAATAGTAGAACAGATGTTAAAGTAAATGTATCTGGTTCAGATTTTATAGATAAACCTACTAATATAGATAGAAGAACAATTGTAGATCCAGATGATGATTTATCATTATATATCATAAAGTATGATGAAGAAATTTCGACTTCTTATAGAATATTTCTTCAATCTGTGAATGACACTAATTATTATATTGAGAGTTGCTCTACGGAATTTGAAGAAAAAATAATAGAATATATTCATAGTGAAAATATAGAATCAAAATTTGAATCTACTAAATTAGGACTATTATAAATGAATAAATTAGACACATATAATCAATTTGCTAAGTCTATGACCATTACATCTAAGTTAAGAATTAAAATGGTTGATGAATTAAATAATTATTTTAAAAATATACCAATAGTTAAAACTAAAGGTATTAAAAAAATAGTTAAAATTTTCTTAAATAAAAAAATAAATATATAAACTATAATGAAATATTTAAAAACATATAATGAAAGTACAATACCAAATGTATTATTTGTGTTTGAAGTAAGTAATATTGATGAATATTTTACTTATACTAATTTAGCTATAAAGAATGGTTGTAAATGGTTTAATCAATATGCAAAACATTTAATTACTGACTATAATTCATATATTGATGATAATATAAAAACAAGTCGAACAATTTTTAATTTATTTGATGAAGAGATTATACGATTTGATCAAAATGGTGCAAACACTATCTTTACAAAGGATAATAAAATACCAATATCTGTTTGGGAAGATAAAGATATAACAGATGGTATAGATGATAGTCCAGAAAACTGGGAAAATTATTTAGTACCATTAAAAAAAGTAAAAAGATTATTAATAACAGGTCAAATGGGTCTTTTATAATCTAATAATTATGAAATATATAAAAAAGTATGAATCATTTAAATTTAAATATATTATTGATGATATATTTAAAAATACACCATATTATTTGAATAAAAAGGGTTTGTGTAAAGATGATTCAGAAATTTACTTATTTGTTCCACCAAATACAGATATAATAAAACTAAAAGAAATTGTAGATGATATAGTGAGAGATATTAAAAGATATCATCCAATCATCATAGATGAATATGTAGAAATACATTTCTTTTGACATAAGACCTTTATAACATATATTTAACCAAATTAATTCTTTCATAATTTTTAATAATTATTGTAATATAAGAAAAAAATTCTAAAAAAACAAATTAATATATAAAACAAACAAAACAATATGATCATAAGTGAAACATATAACGAAAACATAGAAGAAAACTATAAACAACAAGAATCATTTTATAAACAAAAAGAATTGCTTTATAAACAAATAAATGATAAAACAATTTTTGATAATTTTAATAAACTAATATCAGATATTAAAAAGGAATGTGCTAAAATATATAATAAATATCAATATATTTTACATGGTGATAAATATGAACAAGTATTTATAAAAATACCAGAAAATATTAAATTAGGTAATTATACACATCTAGAAGTATTAGATTCAGTTGATATTAATACTAGTAAAATTGTTGATGTTATTGCTTATCTTATTGAAGATAATAATAGAGATAAATTTAGTCTTTTAACAAGGGTTAGTAAAAATTTAAAAAATTATAAAAAACTTTCACAAATATTAGAATACCTTAAAAGTGAAGACCTTAAAGCAGATTTAGAAGCAAATAAACTAGGATTATTATAATGAAATACCTTAAAACATATAATGAAAATATAGATGAAGATAAGTTTATATCAGTTGAATTTAATAACGCAAAAGAAGCAATTGAAATATATGATAAACTTATAAATGATTTTAAATTTGATGTACATAGAACAAAAATAGAATTATGTTGTGATATACTTGAAAAAGAGGAAGATAAAAGAAAAATGGTGTATAGTTGCTGTGTACAACATGAAAGTAGAACAATTCATTATAAATTAAATCGTATTTATGGTCCTTGCGGTTATTATAAACACTCAGATATATTAATAACTAAAGATGAATTTATGAATGAATTACAAAATATGATAAATATGTATAATGGGACAAAAAATCTTGGTGTCTTGTAAGTCAATAAAATTATAAAATAGATGAAACATTTAAAGACATATCAAATGATAAATGAGATTTCAGTTAATGATAACAATCAAGATTTCTTTGTTGATACAATAAAAGATATGTTTAAAGATACCAAATTTAAAATTTATATTAGAAATGGATTCCTTGAAATAGATTATAACGGAGTATACACAACTATTGTGTTAAAACGAGAAGGAAATCTATTTCAAATAATATTACAAAAAGTTGAACAGCAAGTTGCAGTTGTATCAGATCCAAATTGGATAAAAGAATCTTCAAATAAAAATGATGGACACCAAATAATAAAAGATTATGAACTAATATTATTTATTATGAAAATATTCTTTCATAATAACCCATATGTATTTGAATCAGGTAAATTAGGACTTATGTAAGTCAATAAAATTATAAAATAGATGAAATATTTAAAAACATATTCAGAAAACCAATTAATAAAAGATCATCTAAGTGATGATGGTAAAATATTAAATTTAGTTAATTTAAATTTAACTGAATTACCTGAATTACCTAAAGGGTTAGAAAAATTAATGTGTTATAATAATCAATTAACTGAATTACCTGAATTACCAAAAGGATTAGAAATGTTATATTGTGACAACAACAAATTAATTGAATTACCTGAACTACCAAAAGGGTTAGAAATATTATATTGTTATAATAATAAATTAACTAAATTGCCTGAATTACCAAAAGAGTTAAAATATTTAGATTGTGATGGTAACCAATTAACTGAATTACCTGAATTATCTAAAAGATTAGAATATTTAAATTGTTATAATAACCAATTACCTTATAATAATTTAGAAGAATATTGGGAATGGTTTTGGAAAGAAAATCCAGACCTTTATAATGCAAATAAAATGGGATTATATTAATATATCTATTTTATTAATATAAATCCTTCTATTCATTTGAATTATTTCTGTTTCTTATGGTGTCACTTGATCATATAAATAACCAGTACATCTTGTCTTCAACATTTCTTTTAATTTAGGTTCTGTTAAATATTCAAAAGTAGCACCAATACTAAATAAATGATTAATATCCTTTATATTATCAGGCCACACATCATAAAAGTTTTGATGATGATAATAAATTAGTTCTCTGCGCTTTCCATTATAATCAAATGTCAATTTCCAACATTCATCTTTATCTATATCAGATAATATAACACATTTTTCTTCTAATGAAAAAGTTGGAGTGTCTGATTCATATTTTAAATATACCTCCCTGTGCCATGAATTCTCATTATTACCAGACAATAACGTTTGTCTTATATCTTCTTTTTGACTTTCCCAACCATTTCTAGCAAAGGCTCCATCAAATAAAAATAGAAGCAAATAAACTTGGATTATTATGAAAGTTGGAACTTGTAACATTGGAAGCATAATATCATCCGCCATCCCCGCATACATTATATTTATTTTCATATTGAAAGATAAAAAAAATATTCTAAAAAAACAAATTAATATATAAAACAAAATAAGATTTGAAACATTTGAAAATGAAATATCTTAATACATACAATGAAAATAAAGAGGATAATATTGTTGTAATAACTGATATACCTCATAAAGAAACAAAATTTATAATAAAATTAATTGAGGAAAAATATGATATAGAATATTCTAGAGTAAATTTTAAAGAAAATTTTTGGGTTGCTTTTTCAAAAGATAAAACATTTTTTACATTAGATGATGGTCAACGCTTTGATAAGTGTTGGAGCTCAATGAAGTTTCTATTAGAATATGTGTCATTTTATAAAGATTCTTTTATAAGTTGTGATGATTGGTTAAAAAAAGAATATGGAATGGATCTTGATATATTGATACAAGGAAATAAACTCGGACTATTATAATAACCCCATCTTAATTGAATTTAGATGAAATCTAATATCATCTTTACTACTATCTATAATTAATTCAAAATCTTTAATAATAAACTTTTTTCCAGAATCATAATATAGACTTCCCCAACCAATCATTATACACTTATCTAAATCAAAACAAAGATAAATACCACCTCTTTCAATACTTAAAAAACCAAGCCAATCAATTTCTGTTCTCTTAAATATATTAGTCCAAGAACTTAAAGTGTAACCTAAATCAACCATTTCTTCCCATATTTCAAATAATTTCTCTATGGAATATATCTCTATTGCAATTCTTTTCATAATAGCCCCATTTTTAAACAATTCATATAAACCTCTAATTCCTTTAAATTATTAATAAAAGTTACTTTTTTAAAAAATTCAGAACCGCCACAACAACAAGCTATTATATCCCATTCTTTACGATCAAAAAATAATCTATATTCATATGAGTTATATTCTTTTTGAAAATAATCATTCACATCAGTATACCAATTAACTAACCTTTCATTATCATTCTTAGTTATATAATTAATACTATATAAATAATTGACAAATTCTATATAATTATCTTCATTTACATTTATATCTATATCATTCATTGTTATTTAATTTAAAACATAGTCTTTAATTTAGAGAATATTTTGCAAGTACTCACCATTTTTCAATATAATATGTTTACAATAATTTTGATCTTTAAGTTCATCTATCCATATATTCCAATGTTTCATAAACGTCCCTATAAAATCGTAAGGACTATCTCTATCAATAAACCTATCAAGGTATTCATTTCTCAAATTATTTTCAGGGTAATCAAGTACAATATTAAAACCTTTTAATAGTTTCAAACCTTCTATGTCAGTACTTAAAAAAATATAATCTACTTTTCCAATTTGCTTTTTTATATCACTAACATATTCTTTTTCTAGTCCTTCTTTCATACTTCCAATATTCAATTTTAATAGCCTTCTTATTCTGATTGCAAATATAAGTTTTTCCAGTACCACAAAAAGCAGCACACAATATTGTATTCGATTCATTCATAATTATAATAATCCCATCTTATCTGATTCTGTTATAAACTTTAAATATTCTTCTGAAAAATCCTCATAATCACATTTTATCCTAACTGGTAATACAGTTTTATATAGATCATAATCATTACTACTAAAATAAATAACATCCTTTAACCAAGATCCTTCAACAGCATCCTTAATACAAAGATAAATATTAACAGGTAAAGAAGAGGAATTACCTCTTGTTTTAAAACCATTATTTTCAGCAATACGTATAACTCTATCATATTGTTCCTTATTATTTACACTAATATATACAAGTTCATTCATTACATTAATCCCATTTTAGTAGATCCTATAAAATCTCATAATTTCAAATCTATAATAAACCTAATTTAATACCCTCTATACACGAATCAATCGAATCAATATCAATATGATTGATAATAAAATCCATATCATCAGGAATATATTTAATCATGTGTATATTATATAAACCATCCCAACCAGTCATTATATATTCATCTAAATCAAAATAAATATAAAGACCACCCCTTTTTTTTATATAATCAAATCCAATCCAATTATAATCCTTCTCCATGTAAATTCTATGCCAAACATCTAAATTATATCCTAAATCTAACATCTTTTTCCATGCCTTAAATAACTCTTTCTTAGTATATAACTCGATAGCTATGTTCATTCTTTGTTTTATTTAATAATGTTACAATAATCCCATCTTACTTGATTCATAAGAAAATAAGAATTCTTCTATATCCTTACACTTTATATAATCACAAGTTTTAAAATTTAATTTATGATAACGAAACAATAATAAATTATCATTATTTAAACCAAATTCATTCTTTAGATCTATATAAAATCCAATATGTTTAATAGGAAGACTTATATCAAACTTTTCATTCCAAATAGGAATAACTTTAGTTATATAGTTTATAACTTCATTCCAATCCTTTTCTTTTACTTCTAAATAATAAAATTTCATAAATATAAAATACAAAATTTATTTTGAAAAAACAAATTCAATATATATCTTCATATGAAATACCTTAGTACATATTTAGAAAATATACAATCAGATAAAGTCCTAGTTAACTGCAAAACTCCGGAAGAAGTAACAAGCCTTATTAATTATTGGAGAAGTCAATTGAATAAATACTGGGATGAACCCAATGAAGATGAAGCCCATCACAAAGAAATATTAGAACATTGCATTAACAATTATAGTTACAATGAATATTATATTGGTTATAATAAAACCCTCATCGCATTTAATTATTCTTCTAATACATTTTTTACAGTATTTGAAAGCCTAGAAGAATATGCTGATTATAATAAAGAATTCAAAATATATCACACAGGAAACAAAATGGGTCTATTATAATAAACCCATCTTTCTTGCTTCATATTTTATTGGTAAATCTTTACTCTCTTCTCTTAATTTATCTACATCCCAAAATTTGGAATATTCTTTTTCTCTTTCATAATATGATCTATATGAATAAGAATCCCTGAAAACTCTGTTACCACCCCATGGATTTATTTGTAAAGTAATACAAAATACTCTATTAAATGATAAGTTAGAAAATGGATTAAATGTTAATCCAATAGATTCAAAGATTTTAACAACTTCATTATAATCTTCTTGTGTAAAGACTATAAAAATACCAATTCGTTCTTGCACAAATTTTCTATAATTCATATTTTTTTTATTATTTTCATTTTTTTTAATTATTTGTTACAACAAATTCTTAGACAATCTATTATAAAAGATTCATTTTTTCAGGCTCAATAATAGATTCGATGATTTTTAAATTTTAATATCTTTATATGATCTTTCGTAAAAGTCTTTCGTCCATTCTTTATCGGTACATAAACAAAAGTCTCTCCATTCATATCCGTCATTAAAGAAAGTCTTTCTAAACCAACTTGGTTTAGTATATTTCTGAATTACTCCAATGTTATTTCTTTCTATGTAACAATACTTATTCATGATTTTATAACTTTAAATTTTTTAGACGATTAATTTTATTATCTTTTTTTTAAATTTAGTCTAACAGCTTCTCTGAACCTTCTAAATGCCTCCTCCAACCTAATTTTTAATTTATAATAAACCTAATTTCATTGATATTAATAACATTTCAATTTCTTCTTTAAAATTTTCACCATAATCAACAGTTAATTCATAATAAGTAATATCTTCATTATAAGAATTGCAACTTAAACCATGTTTAGCATAATTTATTGTTTGTGGTGTGTATATTCTAAATACATTCCTAATATTATCAGGGCGAATTTCTAAACAAAAAGCAAAAATACTTCTAATTTTAAATCAGGGTATTTCGATAAAAAATAAGACTCCACTTCATCATAAATCTCCCAAGTAAAATCATCATACTTTATAAGTATATTTATATAATCTAATTCCATATCTAAAGTAACCCCATATTTATACTATCTAATAATGCATCTAAACCATATTCCAAAAAAACATTAGTATCCTCAATCCATATCTCATTTGTGATATCCCTCCATCTATCATCACTCCATAAATCTACAACCATTAAACTTGATTCATGTAAATTCAAGTCCTTATTATTTTCTAAAAAGAAACTTATAAATAAATTATCATCTTTTAAACTTCTGTTTTCTTTTATAGTTTTTATAGATTCTGACAATTCTTCTAAATGTTTATCAAATGATAAAGTTGGACTATAAAAATTTTTCATTTTATTTATCATCTTAACCATTTGGCCCATGATATCACCATTTATGTCAATTTTTATGTTTAACCATTTTTTCATTAAAGAACCCCCATATTCATTGATGTTAATAACATTTCAATTTCTTCTTTAAAATTTTCACCATAATCAACAGTTAATTCATAATAAGTAACACTTTCAGTATATTTATTATAACATAAACCATAATCAGCAAAATTTTTTCCAATTGGTGTATATACTGTAAATCTATCTCTTTTAGGATAAAATTCTACACAAAAAGCAAAAATATCTAGAAAATAATGATTTTCTTCTAATCTATCTTTTAATGCATATTTTAATTCTTTTTTACCTACACATTTAATACCAGGATATTTAGATTTAAAATAAAACTCAACTTCATCATAAATCTTCCAAGTAAAATCATCATACTTTATAAATATATTTATCCATTGTAATTTCATTTTTTCCTTTTTTAATTTAACATAATATACGAAACTTCTTTTAATTTAAAAAATATGTCTATATCAATCCCATTCTACTAGATTCTATACTAAATTTAAACTCTTCAAGATTATCACACATTATATAATCCCTTCCTAATAATAATTTATTAGAAAAACTTGTATAAAAATTGTAATTCGCAGTATGAGTATAATATATTAAATATACAAATAAATCATTTTTAATCTTAATATCACTAATAATATCCTCCTTGAAATAAGGCATACAATAATCAAAAATTTCATCTCTATTATAGTCTAATTTTATATAATATTTTTTCATAATATCTCTATTTTATATAATCACTACATTAACTTTCAAAATAAAAATTTTCTTTCCAAAAATCTATAATTTCTTTTCCTCTTCGTTTTTATGTAAAATTACTATTAACATTATTTATTTTTTATAACAATCCCATCTTATTTGACTCTATACTAAATTTAAACTCTTCAAAATTACATTCTTCACAATCATTTATTAATTCAGTAAACCTATTATTTTCACAAAATCTATACACACCAAAACCAATATAATATATCACATAACCATAATTATAATAACACATGTTAGCTGAATAACCTAAATAATTCATAACTTCATGCATATTACTATCATTTAATTTAATGCATATCTTCTTTATATTACTTAAATCACATTTATATAAATTTTCAATAATTCTAACGTAATTAATTCCTGGATAGGTTCGTGGAATTCCTCCACTTATTTTCCATTAACCCTCTCTAACTTTAACTTTCTCTGATTCCTTAAAAAATGCTTCTTATACTCCCCATAATTAAAAACTTCAAGATAACTATATTTTATAATTGAACCCTTATTAAAATATACAAAAATCAATTTAATTTCATCTTCTTCCACAATTCCTAAAATCTCATCATGAATTCTACTATCTTTTTTTAATAAGGCTTCACCTTCCTCAGTTATACCTAAAAAATAATCATCACCATAAGAAAAATTATTACCATAAGAATCACTACAATATTTCATCAACAAATCAATATCTAATTAACTTATCTCTCAATTTTTCTACAATTTTTATATAACCTTCAAGATGATCTTCTTCTAAAAACTTTATAAATCTGTTTAATACTTCCTGACTATCTATAATCATTATAATAATCCCATTTTAATACTAACATAATCCTCCATTAATTCAGGATGACATTCAATATATTCATCAATATCATACCACTCATCACATATCTCTTCGTGAACATTATAACTTATCTTACCATTATAATCAATACCAATTTTATTTGATTCTGTTCTTTCACATAGAGCATTTATATTCATTTTCTTACCACTAAACCATTCATAACCCAAAGAATATAAATGTTCTACTAATAACTCAGTTAATAATACACCACTTACCTCTACAGCAAATTTATAATCACACTTTTTAACTTTCATAATAATCCCATTTTAATACTAATATATTCTTCCATTAATTCATCATATTTTTCAACATATTCATCAATATCATACCACTTATCACAATCCCATTCATAAACATTATAACTTATCCTACCATGTTCAACACCAATTCCATGTTCATTATTTTTTGCACATTCATTTATTACCTCACACTTATCACCACCACACCACTCATAACCCAAAGAATATAAATGATTTACCACTAACTCAGTTAATCCTATACCACTCACCTTTATAGCAAATTTAAATTGTGTGTTTTCAAACTTTTTCATAATAATCCCATTTTAATACTAACATAATCCTCCATTAATTCAGGATGACATCATAATTAGATTTAATACATACCTCTAATATATCATCCCTATCACCACCCCCATACCACTTATAACCCAAAATATATAAATGATTTACCACTAATTTAATTAATAACTTATCATCCACCTTTATAGCAAATTTAAAATCATACTCAATACTTTCTTTCATAATCATAACAATCCCATTTTATTAGCTTCAAAAAATAATTTAATATAATCCATATCATTACAATTTAATTCTATATAATTATCACCCAATACATTGTGAAATATATGACCACCATAAATATACTTTTCAAAAATTAATCCTTCATAAAAACAAACTATTACAGAATTAAAATGATTATAATGATTAATCCTTAACTTTAAAAAATCTATCCATATCTCCTTATCTGAAGAATATCTATCACCTATAAAACCTTTTATTCTTCCCAAATCTATATCTATAATATCAAATAATTTCGCACCCTCTGATATATTATTTATTTCTATCGCATATTTCATATTCAATAATTCTAACGTAACTAATTCCTGGATAGGTTCGTGGAATTAATTCCTCCATTTACAGCAATCCCATTTTACATCCTTCGTAATAACTTAAAAATTCATCAATGTCTTTACACTTTTTCTTTCTCTCAATTATTACATTTTTCATATGAAAATACGAATACCAAAATAATTTTCTAGATACATTATTATCAAAATAATTATAATAATCATAAAAACCAATACAATAACAATTAACAAATTTTACAAAAGTTAAACCCTCATTATTATACCATGGAACAACATCGGTTATTCGACTGATATCCATATCTTCCTTTACTTTTATATAATACAACATTATAATAATCCTAATTTATTAGAATCTAAATCATTGTTATCCAAATCTACAATAATGGTTTCTCTATCATTAGGATATCTTACCATCCATTTCTGACCATACTTCATGTAACTTTTTAGGTGATTTTATTTTTATTGCAATCCTCATTTTACTTGTTTTTTTCATACTCAAATCCTTTATAATTAATACTTACAGTTAATAATATGTACTCCTAAACATACTGAAAACAATATATTGTTAAATCTTAGATTTGGCAATCAAGATTATACAAACAATCGATGTTAAAGACCATGGGTTTGATAAAAAATACAATTATTTCGTTCATATTAATATATTTTTTCAATATATTTTTTCAAAAATTCAATCTCTTCATCATCTGTAGGTAATTTTTAATTTAATATATAATGATCATAATCAGATTTATCTTTAGCAACAATTACAATATCAGACATAATTTTTAGTACATCACCATCATAATTATCTATATCAACTTCCCATAATCTATCAATATAATTCTGAGTTTCTTTATCAAAATCAGAATATTTATATTCTTCAATTTTCATTTCACCAAATATTGTTTCTATAATCATATAATTATTTTTCATTTTAAATCCTTTAATTTTTTCTCTACCATATTCTGTTGTTCGGAGATTTAATAATAATTTTGATTGTCAAATCTAAAATTCAATGTTCTTAATCTTTTAATGTGTTTTATCACACATCAACAGTAAGTAAAATTAGAAAACAAAAGACCTAAATATAACAACCATATAAAGTTCAAAATCCGAATAAATGTGTATAGGGGTTCCCAATCAATACTTTTTTGTCACATATGTGCGTTGATATGCGTCATTCTGCGAGGTCAATTTCCGTGGATTCTATCACGAATTCTTTCAATAAATGATAGACTTTGTTGATTTTTCTCTCGTTTTTTCTCTCTCATTAATTGTTCCTTTCTCAATTGTTATGTATTTACTTAACATATATTATTTTGAAAAATATATTATATCCATTATTAGCACAAGACGCTTCTTTGTTGATTTTCAATATATTTCTCTCTTCATAATCAGAAATATCAGCATATATCCATTTAGTATTATTGTTCAGGCTCATTTAATTTAATTTTACTTGTTTGTACTCACTCTTTAGTACATATTCTTCTAAAACAATACACAACTTATCTCTTAATTCATTAGAAATATTAATATCTCTGATTTTAACTTTAACATTCTTAGTTTTATATACAATTCTTAATATTGCATACTTCACATAATTGTGTCCATTATAATGGTTCTTTGTTTCTTTTTTAACTTGTAATATATTTTCAGTACAAATCCAAATAGATTCTGTTCCAGTTATAACTTCTATGTATTTAATATTGTTGTTAAGACTCATTTTTAATATCTTTTAATTCAATATAATCTGTAATTTCTAATTGTTTTAAGAAATTAAAACATTTCTCTGCATCTTCTTTTTCTTCTAGTGTAAAAACTAACTTAATATCAGATAAAACATACTTTACACCTATTACAGTTTCTTCACAATCCGCATAATCACTTTCTTTAAATTCCTCCATAGTATTAAATCTTCTCATCACATATCCACTCCATGCTGCTTTCAGTGTAGGATTACAAATATATTTAGTAACACTTACAATATCTTCTAATATTATTAATTGTCCTTTTACTTTAAGGTATTTATAATTTAATCCCATTCTTTTCTATTTAATAGTTCTTCTTTTATCATTTGACAACATTTATATCTTTCAAGTTCAATAGATATAACTAATAATTTCTTTAACTTTAGAGTATCAACAACATCAATAGGTAAATGTCCTTGTTCAATAAGATCAATGGCTTTATGAGTTGTCTTATTTTCAATTTTTTCTTGCATCTTTAAATTTTTAAATTACTATCTAATCTATATTCATCTAAGGTTTCCGTTTCCTGATAACTTGTTTTCTCCCTGGTCGGAGGTAAATTTGAAATTCATCTACATTGACATTATTCTTATATTTAAGATGTTTTTTCATAACTTGGTATTTCTAATCCAGCTAATTCGAATTTTGGTTTATTTACATCATAATGTCTTTTAAAAATTATAACCTCAGAATATTTTCCATTTATATAATATATAAAAAGCTTTAAATAACTTGTACTTGTAGTATAATAATACCAAACCATATAAGATATTTGATCAATTTTAACTGTTGTATATCCATTATCATGCCATAATAAGATAAAATCTTCATTGTTATTTAAGTTCATTTTCTATATTTGTTGGGTTTAACATTTTTTTAAAATACTGATATAATCGTTCATCAGATGTATTTATTGTTGATTTATTTTTAAATACGATTACTGTTCCATACTGATTAGTATATTTTATCAATACAATATCAGAAATTTTAAATAAATGTCCTTTATATTCGTCCTTTAAATGGTTTTTCAGGGCTTGTATTGTTTGCTTTACAATCAGCGAAATAAACATTAATAGATTCTTTAAAATCTGCTTCTAAATCCTTTCCCGTAAGTCCTTCATAAGAGATAAGTCCTTGTATTCCTAATACTTTTCCATAAAGCAAGTTATCTTCTTCACTATACTCTATACTACCTGTGTAACCTTTGTAATCAAGATATTTCATAATTTTAATTTTTCTTTTACTTGTTTTAATTGATACATTTTCATAATTCCGAAATATTCGGTATGTTATTATTCAGATTCATCTAATAGATCATTTATTTGTGTTACATTAAAATATTTTAATAAATATTCTTCTAATTTCTTAAAAATATCTAGTTCTAATTGTGGAATACATAAAGTTTTTCCACTTTTCATATGAAACCATATTACATTACCTTTATCAAGATTATCTTTCACACATTTAACACCTTCTACTTCATCAACCTTGATACTAAGCCCTGATTTTCTAATAAATGTTGTATTTTTATTTATATTATTCATTATAAAATTCAATTACGCACCATATATAACCATTACCATCGACAATGTACTTAATATCGTGTATTTGTTTACTTTTATTATCATCTAACCAATTATTAATTTTGTTGGTTATTATATCTCCTTCTCTTGATTCAAATATTTGCACTTGAAATTGTTCAGGATATTTACTATTAAGACTCATATATCATTATAATAGTAATTATTATTAATAATAAAAATTATTATTATAATTCTTATTTAGTCTAAATAAGAATAAGCGCATTTATATCTTTACGTATTTACATATAATGAATATGTGTTATTCACGTTCAAGGCTTTAAAATTATTCAATTAAATTCTCATTCGAAAATTTTGGTCTTATATCTAGGTTTTTTGTAATTCTGAAATTGTCTGTTTATGTTATTCACTTATAGGAAAATTTCTGATATATTTCAATCTTAGAATTTTTTATTCTGATATAGTAATAGGATACGGAAAATTTTCAAGAAATAAAAATTGTATAGCAATTATTTTGGTTAGTGTTTATCGAAGAAGGGGTGTGTAAATAAGAATAAAATTCTTAATATTCTGATCTTATTTAAAATGGTTCTAAATAAGAATTTTTTGCATGTTGAAGTCTACTCTTCTAGGGAAGTTTAAATCCTCAGCCTTTTTTAATAGTATAAAGATACGGATTTTCTTCTAATATAAAAAATATTTGATTGTTAATCAGTTATATTTCTTATTTTATTTCTTCATCTTTCACGGCTTCACCATCATTCTCAATAGCAAGTTTTGTAACTTTATCTGAATCAATATTTCCCGACGCAGTTATAATATTATACTTTTGGAATAAAGAATTATTTTGAATTGTTTGCCAAACTTTATCAAATCTTTTATCTAATTCTTTATGAATTTTTCTATCTAATTCATCTCTATTATCTGAATTCTGACCATACATAGAATGAATTCTTTCACTTAATTCATTTACATTATTATCAACACGAATATTCACTTCATCTATAGATTCACTAAGTGAATCATCTGCATCTTGACAATATCTTTCATTTTGTGTAATACTTAATGTATTATCCTTGACCTTTTGATTTAACTTACGTGCCCTAATACCTGACCATATAAAATAGCCAACCACCAAAGTTGATAATACGCTTGCTAAGGTTGTAATAATTATTGTTAAAATCATAATTTTTAATTTGTTTTTTAACCGATTAACATATCAAATATTATGATTTATATTTTACAATAGTAAATTTGTTTAATTAAAAAATTACATTTCTTTATTTAATTAGTGTTGGTCCAAATTTGTTAATTTCTCGTATGTTCATATTCTTTTTTCATACTTTCCATTTCTTTGTTAGTTCATCAATTTCTTCATTTGGTTTACTTTTCTGATGATGCTCTCAAGTGAATGAAATTGACCACTTATAATTACTCCATTTTTTGTATATTCTAACATAATTTTTTCTTTTTAATTTAAATAAAGGTAAGGAAATTCTTCTAAATAAAAAAACCCCACCTTTAAAGGTGGGGTTGTGCCTACTCATTGTACATTTTCAGATAACTTGGAGTTATGGCAAACCAATATTATAATAAGCCAAGGTTAGCGGCTTCTATTTTAATTTTAAGGTCTTTTAGTTCGGGTTTGTCCTCTATTATTTCCTTGAATTTTACTCTATATTCAAATCTTACTAAGTCTTTAAATTTTTCCATTGTTATTTCTTTGCACTTACTTAGAAACCATGCATATATATTAAGCATTATATCTATTGCTGTATGATTAGTTTGTTTATCGAATGATATACCAAATATTTCAATATCATGTGATACACCATCTTTATCATAATAATATATATCTGTACCATCAACCCAACCAAAATATCCTGAATGTTCTTCAGAATCATTAAAGATATACATAAGTTCTCTTTCATCTGTATCTTTAACATTTGTTTTTTTATTTATATTCCATCTATTTAGAATTAGAAGGTCTAATGTTTTTAATTCATCTTGAATCCAATTTGGTAGATTTTTTATACCTCCATCTGAATATTCATCATAATATCCTAAGAATAATGCAAGTAAAATTGTATTGTGTCCTACTTCATTGTTAGGTATTTCATATTTAACGGTACTATATGTATCGCCATCTCCAAAACATATACTATTTTCAAAGTATATACAATCTTTATGTATTATTTTCTTTTCTCCTATTTTAATCATAATTGTTATTATTATTTTTAATGAAACAATCCATATCCACCACACTTAATATTATTTCTACTTTTTGCATAATTTTTTAATTTATTTATTAAATATAGGGATAATCTTCTTAATATAATAATTTGAATTATTATTTTTATTTAGACTAAATCTAAATAGTGTTTATCGCAATAAAAAAGAGGATTAATAAATCCTCTTTTTATTATAGAATTATTAGGTTTATAGTCCTAATTCAGCTCTTTCTTCTGCTGTGTAATCAGCCGCTTCTTTAAGGCCTTTACCAGCTTTAAATTTAACTACATTCTTTGCAGGAATGTTGATTGATTCACCTGTTCTAGGATTTCTTCCTTTTCGAGCTTTTCTTGCTACGATTTTAAAGGTACCAAAATTTACAAGTTTAATTTCTCCGCCATCGCCTAATTCTTTTTTCATAATTGAAAGCATTGCTTCTAAAGCGATTTTAGAATCTTTTTTTGTTTTACCGGTCGCTGATGCGATACCATTGATAAGGTCTTTTCTGTTTGCCATAGTCTTTAAGGTTTTAAAAGGTTAATAAATAATTTTTCTTAATTGTTATATACAAATATAGTGAAATTTTTCTTACATTAAAAATATTTTTAAAGTTTTATTTCTTGAAATTTTCAAGAAAAGTGTAAGATTATTTCCAATCTTGTTATACAAATATACGGATTTTTTTCAGGTAAAAAAACTTAAATGTAATAAAATTGAATTTAAACATGTAACTTAGATATATCAACATGATCGTGATTCGAGGCTTTGACGCAAGCAGTCGAATCACGAATCTGTTTATTGGTATATATTATTCTTGTGTGCGGGGATATAACGCAAGTTGGAGTCTACTCTTCTGGGGGAGTTTAATCTCTCAGCCTTTATTATAGTACAAATATACGGAGATTATTCTGGAATAAAAAGTTTAAATGTTATATTTTTAAATTAAGTTTAATTTTCCTGCATCGAATAAGTAGTCATATTCACCAGATAAAAATTCTTCTGGTGATAACATATAATCTAGTTCTTCTAATAAATCATTAGTTCCGTAAACTATACCAGCATCACAATTAGCAATTGCTTTATGATAACTTTTGAAACACATTACTAAATATTCATCAGTTTCGTAGCTTTGCCGTGGATACTGAAGTTGAAGTCCTATTTTTATACAATAGTCTAATATTTCATTAATATTTCCATTGTTACATTTTTTAGTTTCAATTGTTATAAAATAATATTCTTCTATATTTTTCATATTTTTAATTATTTTGTACCAAAGGTGGGACTCGAACCCACACGTCCTAATGGACACCAGGTTCTAAACCTGGCGCGTCTACCTATTTCGCCATTTTGGCATTATATTTTTCTTATATCAAAATCATCATTTGTAGATGAAGTAATAACATAAGTGGAAGTATGATTTTCATCTTCACTTATAACATGATTACATTTTTCACACCAATAACCATCAGAGAATGCAATCATTTCTTCTTCCCAAGATGTATCTATGTTTTCAATCTCATATTCAATATGTATTAGGTGTGTATTTCCACATCTTTTACATTCATGAATTATTAATGATTTCTTAATAGTTGTTTTATTTATTACTAATTCTTTTGTTTTAGTTTCAATCATTTTGTCTCCTTTTTTATATTAAGTTAAATTTATTTGATTCTATTATTGCTGATATTGGTAAATCGTTATCTATTATTATTAATGTTTTGTGTTTTAAACCATTGCTGATAGTACTTGGTACATATTCCTTATCATAATCTTTGTAAATATAATCCCAACCATATAACTTTATATTTGATTCAATATTGATATATACAAATATACCACCTTCTCTTATACCTTTAAAACCTACCCAATCATTATTGTATGTTTTATGTATATTATAGTTCTTTTTAAGATCATCTAATATTTGTAATAATCTTGTTTTAGAATATATTTTTATTGCTAATAGTTTAATCATAATAGTTTTAATTTATATGGTATTATTTCTTTAATTTTATTAATTATTTCTTTAATAGACTGTTCATTCATATTAAATATATAATCATTACTATCCCATATAACTTTACGTTTATAAACTTCATAATGATCCCATGTTGCTTTAAAATCTTGTTTATAGTCACGATATTCGGTCGTAAACTATCATTTTCTTTAAAATCAATAAAACCTTTAAGTTCTTCCATTAATTCATCGTAACTATTATTTGATATGATAATTGATTGAATTCCATTAATTTCTGTGTTTATCTTTGCGTGAATATGATTTTTTATTTTTATATGCTTTTCGATTAGATTTCCAACCAGTTCCATTTTGTTCTAATTCTGCCTCTCTAGATCCTATACGATTAGCTTTTAGAAAGTCATCTAAAGTTATTTTAAATTCTTTGATTTTTTTTGTTCTTTTTCTTTTTCTTTTTGCCATGATATTTTATCTTTAATTGTTTATACAAAGATAAGGATATCTTTCAAGAATTAAAAATTACAATAGACCCAATTTCTGTCCTTCTAAAATATCTACTAATCTGATTTCTAATAGATCTGCCAATTCATCATTACTTAATGCTTCTTTAAGTTTAAACATAATTACATCAAGTTTAGTCCTTTTATATTTATAAGTCCGAGTTGTTAATTCTTCTAATTTTTGTGTTAAATATTTTTTTTTTCATTTCTTTAGGTTTTTTAATTTTGTATAAATATACGGATAATTATTGAATATAAAAAATTGGGGTGAATATATCATAAATTAGAGTCTACTCTTCCAGAACCTAAAAAATTCCCGCCCTTTACTTATGTAAAGATATGGAAATTATTCAAAGATTAAAAATGATGGAAGAATGCTAATTTTCTCTCCCCTTATAGGGGTTTGTCTGCAGAGATATCAGGGCAATTCACATCTTATGCTCGAAATAGCGCCCATTTCTGGAAGTTCCATCAATCTAATATTTCATACTTATCTTCACCTGGTATTAATGCAAGTGATGATCCATTGTCCCATTGTACATGTATTTGACCTATATCATCGACAAAGATTATTATACCTTTATCTCCATTTTTCAATTTAGTATAAGGGTCATCCATTGATATGAGTTTTACTTGTTTTCCTGTTAATTCTAGTTCTTTATTCATTTTTCAATAAAAATTTATTTGATATTACTTTAAATGATTCTCTATCTTCTGTTTCTTCAGCTACAAAGACAATACCTTCTCTTTGTATATTTTTATTAAGTTTTGATAATCCTTCAGCATATTTAAGAAGTTCATCTATTGTTTCAGGTAGTTCTAAATTAACTTCTACAATAGGAACAGTTTGTAATTCCATTGCTTTAATTAATAAAATAAAGTCACTATAATTTATAAATGAATGTGTTTTAATATTAAACATTCTAAAGAATCTTACTGTTTGTCCTTTGATTTTATATTTGTTTTTTTGTATACCTTCTCCAATAAGTTCTCCTTGGAGGTTATAATTATCAAGACCATTTTCTCTCATTAATTCTTCGATTTTCAATTCTCTTGCTACTTTCCAAAATGAATTAGTATCATCTTCTAATATATCTAAGTTTCTAGAACATACACCAAATATATTATCTTTAAGATAAAATGTTGCAGAAGAACCATCAAGTTTTTCTGTTGCTATATATGTTTTAGTTTTTAAATTAGGAAATTCTTCAATAAGATTTTGTATTCTTTCTTCATCTGTTTTTAGAGAATGAGAAGGAAAAAGACCTTTTATTTTACCTGCTAAACAAGCTGGTATTACTGGTTCCCATTTAATTACTTCAAGAAGTTCTGTTACATCTTGATCTATAATTGAGTGCCAACCTAATGGTAAAATAGACAATGGAAATGCTATACCTTGAGATACTTGTCCTCTGAGTTTAATAGTTTTAATCCTATATTTTTTATTTTCTAGGAATTTAAATTCTTCTTTTGGAGGCATAACTGAGTCTATTTCACAATACACACAAAGATCTCCAATTTTGAATTCATCTTTTTTAACTACAACTTTCCATCCTCGAATAGTAGCTACTTCAATTACATCAGCTCCTTTAATAGGGTTGATGTCATTAATTTTTGCTATTGTTGCTAATTTTCTTTCCATAATACTTTTTACTTTTTATTTTAACTATACAAATATACGGAATATATTCCAATAAAAAAAGCCCTTATCGGGCTTTTCCTTTTGAACACCGTAGTGTTAAGAGACATATTCGGTAAGCCATATAGACCTACTTAGTAGCGAGAGTCGGATTTGAACCGACGGCCTCTAGGTTATGAGCCTAGCGAGCTACCCCTGCTCCACCTCGCAATATATTTTTGGATTCTTATATCTTTCATTTTCTATTATAGAACAAATATACGATTTTGTTTCTTAATTAAAAAATATTTTTAAAGTTTTCAAATTCTTTTTCAACAAAGTCTTTATCATAACCACCCATATCTTTTATTATATAAGGTTTGTACCCACATTTTGTTTCATGTTATTAATTAGGTGTATAAAAAACGAACTATGGTTTTTCGGGTTAAAAATATTTAAACAATTCTAAACACTCAATAAAACATTTGTAATAAGACACCTTTTTAGATTTATTTCTTTCAAAATAATATCCTAAAACAAAAACGTTACATAATATAAATAAAAGTGATATTATTATTATACAAATATCCATATTTTAAATTTTTTAAAGTTAATAATTGTTGACCTATCAGGATTCGAACCAAAACCACCTACTTCAAAGGCAGGTATACTACCATTATACCATGGGTCAATGTAAAGAACCTCCAATTAAATGGAGGTTCTCTTTTTTCTTTTACTCTGCTGAGTTGTAAAACTTAATGTTTGTAGGGTTAACTAAAAAACGTTTTTCACGACCATTCTCGTCACGTAAATATTTTCCACCTTCCATGATGAAACAATAAACTCGTTTCTCTGTTTTAGATACTATACGACCTCTACGGTTCGCTTGTCCATTAGTGATGATTTGTACAAATTCTCCTATTTTACATTTTTTGATGTTTGGCATTTTAATTTTTTGTTTTAATGTTAGTTAATAAATAATTTAATTGTTGTTTGTTGATATAAATATACGGATAATATTCCAGGTAAAAAATTATATTATAATTATAATTCTGATAAATATACTTTACGTTCTCTGGTTTTATTGTTTAAAACTAGGATTTTCTTATAATTATCTTTTTCCATTATTTCCAATACTTTGGTTTCCATTGCGTCTTTATCAATTGCGTTATAAGATGTTATACCACCTTTTCGTTTGATTAATCCAATTTTATAAGCAAATTTAATAGTTTTCTTTTCAGATACAATTTCTACATTTTTTTTAATTTCTGATTTAGCTTTATTTTTATTCCAATTTATTTTACGTGCCATATTAATTTCCTCCTTTTTTAGTTTAACAATATACAAATATACGGATATTCTTCAAAAGATAAAAAAAATTACTTCTTTCCATATCTTGTTTGTAAAACATTATTTAAAATAAACTCTAAATAAGGATCTTTAGTTCTTTTCAATAATTGTTTAATTTTACCTGTTGGTTCGTTTGTGTATTTGATAAATAATTCGCAATCATCATTTAACATTTTTTTAACATTAGACGCAAGTAATTTTGTTTCTTCTAGCGATTTAAATTCTTCTTTTGATAACATAATTTTCCCTTTTTTATTTGTTTATAACTGATTGCATTTGTGATTTTAATGTGGTCATTTCTGTGCTTAATGATTGTAAAAATAACAATTCACCTATAAATGCTTCTTTTTCTTCTAATGTTTTTATTATGAATTCTTCTGATTTAATTAAATCTACATACATTTTTAATTTTGTTGATATTAATATTTCATTTGTAGACATTTGAAATTGTCCGGTAAGTTTAGCCATTGCTTCAAGTGCAGCTTGACCTTTTTCTTCTTCTTTATTTATATTTTCTTCTTCTTTTGGTTCTTCTTTTAATTTGTCAGCTTCAATTTGATAATTTTGTTTAAAGCCTATTTGTTTTTTTTCTTTTTTTCCCATAATTTTTATTTTAAATAGGTTCATAATTAATTTTACTTAATACAAAGATACGAAAATTATTCTACATAAAAAAACCCTGACCGTCAAAGTCAGGGTTTTCTTTATGTTTGAGTAGATTATAGTCCTAATTCTTCTCTTTCTTCGGCAGTATAATCAACTGCTTCTTTCAATGCTTTACCAGCTTTAAATCTAACAACATTTTTTGAAGGTATGTTGATTGATTCACCAGTTCTAGGGTTTCTACCTTTTCTTGCTTTTCTGTTTACTACTTTGAATGTTCCGAAATTAACTAATTTCACGATTGAACCTTCACCATTTGATAATTCAGCTTTAATAGATGCCATGATAACATCAACTAGGTCTTTACTTGATTTTTTAGTTTTACCTGTTGCTAAAGCGATTGCGTTTGTTAAGTCTTTTTTGTTTGCCATTTTAATTTTTTGTTTTAGTGTTATTAATAAATAATTTAATTGTTTAATTGTTATACATACGAACTTTATACTTAAATAAAAAATAATTCGTATTATTTTGTTGATCCACATACAGTACATCTTGATTTACCTTCTTTTGCGGTTCCACCTTCTTTAGGTACGCTAGATTGAGTAAATACTCTTTTTCCTTTACCATATTTCTCATCTTGAAATTCATTTTTACAAGTACATCTTTTAATTGCCATTTTATTTTCCTCCTATTAGTTTAATTTTTAATTTAATTATAATACAAATATACGAATATTTTTCTTAAACTAAAAATAGTATTCAATAATTTGTAATTTATTTTGATATTGGTACCCTTACTAGGATTCGAACCTAGACGAAAAGTTTAGAAAACTTTTATGCTATCCTTTACATCATAAAGGCATTTTGTTGTGATAGATGGATTTGAACCACCGACACCCAGATCTTCAATCTGGTGCTCTACCTAGCTGAGCTACATCACAATATTTTAGTCTAAATGACAGGATTCGAACCTGTGAACACGTGAGTCCAAGTCACGCCCCTATGCCTGGCTGGAGGAACATCTAGATATGTGTGGGTAGAGATGGATTTGAACCACCGGTAGATCTTACGTAACGGTTTTACAGACCGCCTGCTTTAGCCTCTTGCATACCTACCCAATTTAGTAGTCCGTAGGGGAATCGAACCCCTCTTTCTGGGCTGAAAACCCAACGTCCTTCGCAATAGACGAACGGACCATGTTTCAATGTTTTTAGAACATTACTCTATCATCTTCAATTTCATAATTTTTCATAGTTTCTAGTTTTAATTTTAATTATTATTATTGTTTTTTAAATCTTCTGTTGAAATCATCAATAGAAAACCATCCTGTACAATCAGTTCCTTCTGGTTTTCTTTTCTTTGTGTGAACAAAAAGACTGTTTGCTGTTTTATCTAATATAATTGCTTCAAAGTTAAATGCTTTTTCTTTAACGACTTCATCTATTTCAAACTCATCAATATTTTTCTTAAAGAATTCAGTTCTTTCTTTGATATAGTTTTCAGTTTTTAATTTTTTATCAGCAATCATTTTATTTCTCTTATTAAACAATTTAACTTGCTTAACCCATATTCTAACTGATATAAATCCCATTACTAAAATCATTATAATTATTAATATTTTTATAAATAATAATGTTGTCATTTTTTCCTCCTTTTTAATTATTAATTTCGTTATACAAATATACGGAAAGTATTTAAAATAAAAAAACCCCAGTCGATTAACTGGGGTTTATATTAAAAAGATTGAGATTATTTTTCTTTATAAGTTACTTCTATATCAATTTTATTATCTTCCATACCAAATGATATGTTTAAATCTTCATGTTTCACTTTTAATTCTTCAATAAACTCTTTGTCCTTTTCTATGATTGCTTTAATTTCATCAGTTATTTCTGGTACATTATATAAACAACCATTTTCCCATCCTAATCTATAACCATTAGATAATGTTTTTCTCATATTCGGAGCATCACTTAAAAGATTATCTTTTAATTTTTTCTTATTAAGAAATGATAATACTTGTAAACCATTTCTAATGTCATAAGCTACTCTTTGCGCTCTTTCAATATATTTAGCTTTTTCATCTTTATCTTTAAGTCTTGATGCTTTTGATTTTATTGCTCTTTTCGGTTTAGTTTTTTCTGAATCTGTTAAATCACCTAAAACCTTATCAATACTAATACAAATATTTTTAGCTGATGTCATCAATTCATCAACAACAGAATCAGATTTTTCTTCAACAATATTAGAACCTTCGTGAACTTTAGCCACCCATTTTGATCCATTTTTTTCAACTACAAATCCTCTATAAAGCCATTTGCCTGTTTCTAATTTCTTCTTAGATGTTAATAATTTTTCCACTATTTTTTCTTCAATCTTTTTTTCTTTTGCCATATTTTTTCAGTTTTTTATTTAATTTATACTAAACATTTTAATACTACAAATATACGGAAATTTTTCTTAAATTAAAAATTCCTCCCAATTTTTTCAAAGAGAAAAAATATGTAATTATAATTTCTAATTTTATATTTATAATACAAAGATACTAATAATATTCTGAATTAAAAAATGTTATATAATATATAACGCAAATTGGAGTCTACTCTTCGGGGTTCTTTTAAAACTCCGCCTTTTGATAGTACAAATATACGGAGATTATTCAAATAAAAAAAGCCCAATAGTAATTTCCTATTGGGCTTCTCGATTAAAGTACTGAAGCTATTTAGCATAGCCGTTCATTTAATTTCTGAGGCGATACTCTGCCGAAGCTAGAGCCATTCTATCTCGAATATTAACCCTCCTTTGTTTTCTATATCCATATTCACAGGATTCGAACCTGCTTCTTTAATTCTAACACTGGTCAACCACTCGCATCCCACCACTTTGTTGATTTCCAAACTTGTAGTCCAGACGGTGTATCTAATACCTCCTACCTTGAATATCTATCTCACGCGACAAAGCCTTGTCGCGTTGTGTGTTAGCAACTTTTTAATTCCATTACCGGTTATCTTGAAACATAAAAGTCTAGATAGTTTTCTTTCAAACATCTTACGAAAGTCACTCTATCTGGTTAGAGAGCCAAGTTAGTTCTTATTTCACTACTTAAAAATCATACAATATCGCATTGTCCGGCGCCTAGTTTATTGTTATTAATTCGCCCAACCTCTAGGAAAAAAGCATAGGTAACGAGTTTGTTCCGAAGAACACAGGCAATTCGACCAATCCTGTTTCTGCTTGTGTCAATACAAATATACGGATTATCTTCTAAAAAATAAAAGATCCGAATCCTTTACTTATAATTTCTTTTACAGTAGCATATTCATAATTATCATTTTTATTCATTCTTGGATCATATGATAATTTACCACTTGATAAGTGTATAATTAAATCAAATTTTGGGCTATAGGTTGTCCTAAACCACTTAAAATTGAGTGATATTAGATATTTCTTAATTTTGAAATAATCTTCCCAGTTATTTATTCTTATACTTACTATCATTTTAATTTCTCCTATATGAAAAACCCAATATACATATATAATGTAAATGCGTCTATACTAATTGTGTTTATAATATTTATAAAATTTATTGCTATTTTGTTTAATTCATTCATTTTTTTCTCCTTTTTTAAAATTTATATTAATACAAAGATACGGAATTTGTTCTGATTTAAAAAACCCTATTCCGTATCCTCCATCATTGGATGAAAATCAATAATATCTTTTTTAATTGATTTACATATACCAATAATATATTCTTTAATCTGTTCAGGATGTTTAAAATCCTCAATATCAGTTTTTTCTAAATATTCAATAAATTTTGTTAATTCATTCATTTTTTTCTCCTTTTTTAAAATTTATACTAATACAAAGATACAACAATCCTTCTAATAAAAAAAATCCCCACCTGTTCGGGTGGGGAAGTACTAATTCAATGTGAAAGGAGGTTACATTGTGTATACCATCGGGGACTCGAACCCTGGACTTTCTGCTTAAAAGGCAGAAGCTCTACCAACTGAGCTAATGATACATATATTTTTAATAATTATTATTATAATTAAGACGTCCCTCAAGACCTTTCAACCTTGAGGAACGAATCTCCAACTGGGAGCTCTAATTTTCTTTGTTATACGATTTTGCGTATTGAATTGCTTTTTCTTTGGTTAGACCATTTTTACAAAGGTTTCTACCTGCGTAAACTCCGTATTTTCCGGTGAAACATCTTTTAGATTCAGTTACTTTTCTTCTACCAAATCTGTCTGTTTCAATTTTTTGGATATTTTTCATTTCCATTCTGATTCTGAATCCACCAACTTGTCCTACTACTTTACCTAATTTTTCTCTTGCCATTTTTATATCCTCCTATAGATTTTAAATTAATATTATTATTTTTCTTTATTGTTATACAAATATACGGACTTCCTTCCTAAATAAAAAATATACTTGTGTTTTGTTTTCTTTGTGATTTTTGTACCACTACCAGGGAATCGAACACTGGACATCGCTTATTACGCTCTTGCAAGGTGTCGTTGGACACATGTAACCGTTAATGATAATACAAATATACGGACTTTGTTCAAAAGTTAAAAATTATAACAAACCCATTTTTAAAGACTCAAATAATGCTTCCAGATTATCTATATACTCCATAAATATATCAGAATGTAATGATCTACCATACCTTAACATATATTCAGAATTCTTTTGACCACCATTCATTATTTTATTTTTAGGTTCAAACCAAACAGAAAATGGATATAAATCTTTATCTTGTGTATTTGTCTCTGTGATTTTTAAATAACCACGTTCTATCATTTCATTTTGAACTTTAATAGATTCATCTCTATCTTCAAAATAAATGATGAGTTGCAAATCACCATAATCACTTTCTGTTATAAATTTATACTTTTTCATTTCTTTTTCAATTCAGGGTGTTCAATTTCAATTTGATGTATCTCTTTTAAAGCCTTTTCCGGTGTTATTTCACCTGAAATCATTTCAGTTTGTATTTTTGCTAATTTAAGTAATTCTGTAGGTCTATATTTTGCCATACAAGCCTGATATCCTAACCAACCACCTATTACTAATCCTATTATTATTCCAATTGTTATCCACATAATTTGTTTTATTTAATTTTATTTATAATTTTTTTTAATTCTTCTTCACAATAATTTTCTATTAATAAACTTCCTTTATAATATATTCTTATTGTATCATTTTCATCTCTCATTATTATTAAAGCCTCTGAATTATGTTTATAACCAGTTGCTTTTGAAGTTCTTTCACCAATCCAAAATATGTCAGTAGTTTCTTTCAATGGTGGTATAGCTGCAAAATGATTAACTAACCTAAAACCTTTTTTACCTTCTTGTTCTTGTTCCATCATCAAAGTATTTCTGTTATTCGGATCAAGATAAATTTTGATTATAGAGGAATCTTTTAATTGAATAGTATTCTCTGAAAATTGCTTCTCATCCTCTATAATCTGATCTGAGTGAAAATCCTCCTCTAAATCTTTCAATTTCTCTTCAATTTTTTTATCCCCTCGAAATGATAATGCTCTTTTATAATGGGATATCTTACTTAGCAAATGATCAGTAGATTTAGCTTTCTTTATTAAAGATTTATATGACTTTAATTCTGATGTGTCAATTCTTTGAATCTCTTTCTGAATCTTCTTATAAGAATCAGTATATTTTCCTTTAAAACCATCAATATACATTATTGATAAAATCATAGTTGGTGATTCATATCTATACTCACTAATATAAGACTTATATTTTTCAAAATATTCTTTTTCATATCTTTGAATTTCATTCTCAACAATGTTCTTAATCTTTTGATGTGTTTTATCACCCATCAAACCAGATTTTTTTAAAACACTAATAGCCGTAGCAGTATATCCATGTCCGGTTTTATCATATATTTTTCTTATTATTTCTTTTATTTTCATGTTATTTATTTTCCTTTATTATGATTTTACTTTTACATTTTTTACACATTTTATTATCTTTTGGTTTTCTTTGCCATCCACCCAAAACACCATGCTCTGGACATATAGCCAACCACTTATAATTCTTTTCTGAAACCTCAACATCAACATTACTAGATCTATTACCATCACAACCAATACTCAATGCAATTGATCTCCAAACATCATCATGAGCACTTCTACCCCTTGTTTCAAAATCTATTGCGTGTGCTATTTCATGTAACATTGTATTAATAACTTCTTTATCAGTTCTACTTTCAGTCATAATTCTAGACATAGTAATTTTTCGAGTCATGATACTATTCTTTTTCCAAACACATTGACCTAAACGTCTAACTGCTCTATCAAAATCAAAACTCCAATTATCAAGACCATGTTTTGATAACAATTCTCTCATTTTTATTCTTGCTTTATCTAATTCCATAATTATATTATTTTAATATTTATACAAAGATACGGAATACCTTCTAAACTTTCTTATAAAACCCCTAATGATCTACAATCAAAATAAATCTTATGATATTCAACAAAAGAATCAATATCATTAAAATAATTACAATTAAAAGCTAATTCATTTGATTCATCAAATCGTTGAAGATCATTATCAGTTAAAAATGTTAAAATTAATCTTCCTTCTTCTATTTCTTCTATTTCAAAACCAATACAATAACCCTTTATCATAATAAATCTATCAACAAAAGTGTTATATGGATAATGTGTTTTAAGATCAATTATCTTTTTATAACATTCATTTAAATGTTCTTCATTTTCTATTTTAATACAATTAAATTTTCTCATAATTATTTTTTTTAGTTAAGATAAACCAAGTTTTTTTGTAGTTATATGCATATCAATATCATCAAATATGTCATCAATATTACTATAAATTATTTCAAAATTTTTAACATCTACATCATCATCATTCAAAGGATGAATAGTTAAATGATCTGCATGTTCATTTTCCATTGATATTTCAATTGATAAATAGGGATATTTATAATCTTCATAATTTTGAAAATCAGTAATATGTGATGGTGTATTATATTTAGAGAATAATTTTTCTTTAACCTCATTATAATTATCATCATTTACGGCTATACATATAAATGTTCTCATAATACCCCCCATATTTATACCTGTTAAATAATAATCTAAATTTTTATTATTATTAACAAATTTTAACATAATGTCAAAATCACCATCTTTCATGTTTTCAGCTTTAATATATAATACTTTCATTTTCATATAACAAAGATACGGATTACTTCTAAGAAATAAAAATTGTGTTAAAAAAAATATATCGCAAGTTGGAGTCTACTCTCCCAGAACCTATAAAAATTCTCCGCCCTTTAACTATGTAAAGATACGGAGTTTGTTCTCAATTTTAAAATAATCCCAATTTAAATGATTCTATAAAACATAAAGAATCTTTATAATTATTCATGTTATAAGATTTTATAAGTTCTTGATCATATTGCATTTTATCATTTCCATAAAAAATACAATTTTTGCTCTTAATATTATTACTATCAACACATAATAAAATATAAGCCCCAATTTCAACAGAGAAATATTCCATATTATTATCTCCACGCCAAGAATAACCTAAAGAAAACAAAAATTCTTGAATTTCCTTACTTTCCCTTGAAGTATCAACCTTAAATAATATAAATTTTTCATGTTTTTTCATAGTGTAAAGATACGGAGTTTGTTCTTAATATTAAATTAATCCCAGTTGTTTTGCATTTTTATATTGAATAAAATCTTTATAATTACTCATATCATAAGATTTTATTATCTTATCCATCCATCTTTTATCATAATTTAATATCTCTACATCACCATGAAAAATATGATCTATATTAGGATTAAAGTCACTCTCAAGACATAATAAAATATCAGACGTTTCAAAATTCATATAATAATATTCTTTCCTATTTTCTGAACACCACATATATCCTAAAGAAAATAAAAATTCTTGAATACTCTTACTATCTGATAGAGTTTTTACCTTAAACCTTATATATTTTTCGTTATTCATATACAAATATAAGGAATTTTTTCAAATAAAAAAAGCCACCTCTCCAGGTGGCTTCGATATTTCAGGAGTTTTATTTCTTATATTCCTAATTCTTCTCTTTCTTCAGCAGTATAATCAACCGCTTCTTTAAGACCTTTACCAGCTTTGAATCTAACTACATTCTTTGCAGGGATATCAATTGATTCACCAGTCCTTGGATTTCTTCCTTTTCTTGCTTTTCGATTAACTACTTTAAATGTTCCAAAGTTTACTAATTTTACGATAGAACCTTCACCGTTACTTAATTCAGATTTAATAGATGCCATTATGACGTTTACTAATTCTTTGCTATCTTTTTTTGTTTTGCCTGTAGCTATTGCAATTGCGTTTGTTAAATCTTTTTTGTTTGCCATTTTGTTTTTCGTTTTTTAAATTAATTAATATTATGTTTACTTGTTTTTGTCTATACAAAGATAAGAACTTTATTCTGAATTAAAAAATCATTCTGTTTATTTCTCTTCTTTTTCTATCTTCTCAATTGTATAATACAAATATACGGTGATTCTACTTAATAAAAAAATTTACCTTGACAATTTTTCATTTATATTCTTTAACTCTAAAGCCACTTTCTGGCTTCGATTTAAAGTTTCAATAAATTGTGAGTCAAGACTTATCTTTCTACAATTCAAACTCTCTAACATTCCCGGTGTTATAAATTCTTGTTCAATTATCCAACCATCATCTGTTTTTGCAATTATTTCTAATCTTAATATGTTACCTGTGATTATTGTGTTATCAACATCTTCCAGATATTTCTCAAGGGTACAAATAATAACAGGATCTTTACCTCTTTCTAATTTTAATAAATTGTTATCATCATCAAGCGGGGTTAACGCTGTGAAATAATTTGTTGCTAAATATATTTTTCTCATTTTTTCCTCCTAAATTATAATTAATACTATGAATAATACAAATAATACTATCAATGCACAATCCATTCCAAATAACAAATAGTCAATATTTTCCTTGATTCGTTTTCTCTTTCTCATAATAAACCCATTTTTAATCCTTCATATTCAATCACTAAATCATATTTTATTACATATTCTTCAAGAGAATACCACTTTTCAGTTTGATTTTTAACAACATTGTAACTCATGCGACCATTACATTCAACACCAATACCACGCACATTACTTCTTATACATTCATTCGTTACTTTATCATAAAAAGATTCGTCTCTAAAATCACTACACCATTTATAACCCAAAGAATATAAATGATCTGATATCAACTTAACAAATTTATTATCAGGAATATCTATTCCTATTTTATAATATCGTTTTATCATATCAATACCACCTTTTTTAACCATTCTTCACTACGAATTATATGATTATCTTTATCAACACATTCAACCTTATTTCTAAACTTCTGTGAATCCTCATCCCAATATTCTTCCCAAACACCAAGTACATAACCGTGCTTTCTTACACGTTTCTCTCTCCATGTTATTCCATAAGCAACAATGTCGCCTACTTCAATTTTTTCATCTGTTATTTTATATTTTATCATTTTATTTCTTCTTTAAATTAATATTAATACAAAGATAAGGAACTCCTTCTGAAATTCCTTACCATTTTAATGTTTTAATCATCAACTATTTTGGTCTCATGTTTTACTCCATATTCATCAATATAATATAAATCAATACCTTCAAAAACTGCGAAACTATGTCCAATCGAAGTAATACAAGCCTCTTCAAATTCATAAGCGTATGATTTTTCATCGCCAGTTATCTCCAATAATTTTAATTTGTCAGCCTCAATTCTTTCCTTGCTGAAAAACTCTTCCATGTGTTCATCAATGTCATCACCAAATACAACCACTTTACAAAAATTATAATCACTCTGTGTCATTTTACCCTGATTCAATAACTTAGTGAAATGTTCAGAGTCTAATATCATACCCCAATGACCTTTAGGTGTATCACAATTATTTAAAACATCAACAACTCTTTCGACATATGGATTGTTAAGAGGAATATCAATCTTCTCTGTAGTGTCACCATCAGCATCACCAATCATGTAACTAAATTTTAACCTATAATAAGGTTCAATTCTTTTAGTTTGTGTTTTATTTTCTATTATTTTTATCATTTTTTACCTCCTTATTACATATTCTACATTTCTTTTCCTTTATATGCCAACCTTTTTCATTATGTGAATAGACTTTAATCCATGTGTGTAAACCAATTTTACAAAACATCTTTCTAAACCAACCACTAAATTGATTCCATATTAATAATATTGTTAATATTGTTAGCATTTTTTTCTCCTTTTTATTTATAATACATATATGATATTCCTTAATCATAATACACCAATCCTCATACTTTCAAATTCCCACGCCTTATCAACAAATTCTTTTACATTCATATGTGATTGTGTTGCAAACCAACCTGTGTTACCACCTAATATTATTTTATCAATTACATTAACCACAATAGCACCTGAACCATTAGTAAATTTCCAATAAAGATCCTTTCTATCTTTATAACTATAACCATTAGTATATAAATAATGTAGAAACAACGTTTGCTGTAATCCACTTCTTACAAATATATTTAATCTTTTCATATTGATAATTTATTATAAGATGTCCAATACTTATGAATTACTTGTAAAGGTTCTAATGAAACCCTTTTACCATCAGTTACAGGAGCAAAAACATTCACAGACCAATAACCACTCTTCTTCCATAAATAAAATACTATGCGATCCCATTCGTCATACTCATTTACACTATATTCAGTTTCTTCAACCCTAACAGCAGTATCACTTCTGTATTGATATTTACTCTCTTCTTTTTTATTTTGTTTCTTTTTCATTTTTCTTCTCCTTTTTAATTATAATACAAAGATACGGAATACCTTCTAAACTTTAAAGTAAACCCATCTTTATTCCATTTATGAGTGGTTCAATATCAAACTTTTCAACATATTCATCATACTCATAATGATCATACTCCATAAAATCTCTACCGAAATATTCATAAACATTCTCGCCTTTAAAAGTACCATCATCCATATATGTAATATAATCATCTTGATCAATACAAAATCCAACAGTTCCCGTTTTTTTACAACTAATATCTATATATCTGGCATCGGCATTAAAAAAATTATCGGAACTATCATCATCTTTTATAATAGCAGAGCCATGCCATGTAACTCCAACAAAATGTAAATAACTTAATAAATTAATCATATCCTCATCACTATGTACATATATTATTGTTTTTTTCATAATAAACCCATCTTTATTGATTCTAAAACCATATCAACACCAAACTCCTTATCAAATTCAATATACTCATAATGGTCATAACATTCATATGGTTGCCTTTTGAAAAAATTATAAACATCACCACCAAAAGAACCACCATCATTCATATATGACACACGATTATTTTTAACACAAAATGCAATAGATTTAGATTCAGCTCTATTACAATCTATTGTCATTTCACCATCATTCATAATAAAAATTTCAGTTTGCCATTTAATTCCAATATAATGTAAATAAGTTGATAACTTATAAATATCTTCGTCATTATGTGCATATATTATCATTTTCATTTTTGTTTCCTCCTTTAATTATAATACAAAGACACGGAATACCTTCTAAACTTTAAAGTAATCCCATCTTATTACCATTAATAGTTACATCAATATCAAACTCCTTATCAAAATCTACATACTCATAATGATCATAATATTTAAATTTATCACCAGATATATAACTATAAACAATATCTTTCTTATTTGATACATAAGTAAGACTACCATCATCAACGATAATTGCAACAGATTTAGATCTAGAACAAGATAAATTAAATCTTTGTATTTCACTATCTATTATAATAGGTCTACCACTAGACCATTTGCATCCAATAACATGTAAATACATGAACAAGTTGCCCAAATCCTTATTGTTATGTAAAAATATTATTGTTTTTTTCATAATAAACCCATTTTAGAACCCTCTAAATAAAACTCAATCTCTTCACGGAAATCTTTACTATATTTAACAATTATTTCAATACCAGTTTGCTTGTCATATAAATCATCACCAATACCATACTTAAATATAACAGGATGCCAATTATTTATAGTATTTTCACAATTATTAATATTAAAATCATTACTATCATGTTCCAAACATATAGATAAACCTAAAATATCAAAAACAGATTCATTTCGAATTTTATCATGTATCTGTATCTCAGTTTGAACAGTTGTCCAATCTAATTTAGGAAATAACTCTTTATAATAATCAACAACATCATGGAATTGTTCCCACTTAAACTTATCCCAGTCTAACATTATATTTATCCACTTTATATCTTTCATAATAAATTCATTTTAGAACCATTAACAATCATCTGAATATCTAAATCCATAAACTCTTCCCAACTCAACCATACCTCAGCTTCATCCGCCTCAATACCGTCTTTATAACTCTCCCATTCTTCTTTATTTTCATGATAATCCGCAGCCATATCTTTACCAAAAGGACATATAGCAATCCATATATATTTATAATGCTTATATTCTTTTAAACTATTTAAAACTGGTTTCCATCCACCATCCTTAATACGAAAACCAACCTTACAATCAATTTGATGTAACAATTTACGCATAACCATCTTATTCAGTTTCTTCTTACCTTTACCTTTACCTTTACCTTTACCATAACCTTCCAGCCTTATATTAATCCATTTTATCATAATCTTTTTTACATTTTAATTTATACACAAATACACAACAAACCTTCACCAAATAAAAATATCCCCTTTCCTCCAACCTAAATTCTCCCTGGTCAAACATGAAAATATTATTATAATAATCCCATTTTTAAACCTGCAAAATAACTTTCTAAATCTACATCAGCATCCCAATATAAAATAATACCATCAAACTTCTTATCATTATATATATTACCATAATATAAACGATTATCATCATACTCATTATGACCTATTACTATATAATTTTCAGGATTACCGAAAGTTTTACATTTATGATATTTATCTTTATATGAGTCACTACTTCTTGCCCAAAAATATCCCTCATTGTCTAATTGATTACAACAATTAATCCAATCATCTATATTATTTAATATTATGTATATCTTCTCTTTCATATTAACCCCAATTTATTAGCTTCATTTATCTCATGTAAATCCATACCATCATACCAATCAAGATTTATTATACCATCAGTCTTATATTTATAATTATAATATAACCGTCCACTATTATCATTATAAACAACTAAATATATACCATCATTTATTGCATAAGTCTTAATATATTCCTTAGCAGTTTCTAAACATTCAGAATATATCTCCATAAAATCAGACTCAACATTCCAATGATAACCATGACTATACAACATATTGCAACATGATACCCATTCAGATTCATTACGAACCTTAATATTTATTTTCTTTATATCTTTACTAAATACTATCATATTAATCCCAATTTATTAACTTCTATTATCTCATGTAAATCCATACCTTCAACATAATTAATTATAATAACATCCGGCCCATAAATATCAACATTAACATTAGTATTATAAAATAAACGATCATCATGATGATGAGGGTCAGTATGATTATATATAACTAAATATATATCACCTTCACTTATCAACTTATATCCATGTATCTTCTTTGAGTCCATACAATTGTCTTGCCATCGATAACCATGACTATACAACATATCACAACATGATATCCATTCAGATTCATTACGAACCTTAATCAATACCTTATATGTCATTACTTATTCCTTTTATCATTTTCTATTCTTTAAATTATATTCAATACAAAGATAAGGAATACCTTCTAAACTTTAAAGTAAACCTAATTTAATACCTTCAATATAATTATCACCACCCATCTCTTTGAAATCTTTACAATCAATAACACTATCAACCTCACCCCTATCTAATAAATCATTAATATGATCCCACATATCTTTATACTGCCACGTTGCTGACATTAATTTAAACCTCACAATTAATGCAATAGGATATACATAATCATTATAATGACCATCATCATTAACGTAACGTAGATACGAATCAATCGTAGACCTACTGAACTCCCTAGATTTAAATAGATTCAATACATAATTAAACTCCTCTTTACTATACGATACTATAACTATATTCTTATCTATCATATCAACCCCATTTTATTAGCCTCAATAACATCCTTCTTATCTTCCAATGCAGCATCACATATCATACCCTGTAACTCATTAGCTATATGTGGATACTTATCAATGAACCAACAATCTAACTTATATCCCATCTTCACTAAAGATATATATGTACTACCATCAATCTCCTCTTCATACTTAACACCATGCTCATCATAATAATATAACTTCATGGCATCCACACCACAATAACAACTAGAATATATACAATCATGATCATACACATCACTACACCAATCAGTTATATACCAACTACTACCCAATAACTCCTTACTATACTTATTAAGTACCTTACTATACTCATCTAAGTCACTATACTGTCTGTATCTATCTAACCACTTACTAAACCATAACATGAACCATAACTCATCCATACTGTGTATAGTCATAGATGTAGGCATACTTTGATCAGCATCACCATGTCTTTCATTCCATGTTAATACATATGTATCTTTAGGTGTGTATGTCTCAACCTTTCTTCCATGTTCAATTTTAAAATAATTTTCCATCTCATTATAATTTTTATTCATTACAAAGATAAGGAAAGCAACCTTAATATAAAAATAAAAAAAGATGTCACAATGATCCATGACAAAAAAATAATAATAGATAAGGATTATAAAAATCCTCCTAATTTAAGATTAATAATAATAAGTAAAAATAGCTCACGGGCCACCTATCTACATATATAGATATAGTGAATATATGAGGTCATGAAGAAGTTTATTTTAAATAATATAAAGAAGTTTATTTTAAAATAAAGTATTATCTATATAAGGTATTAACTATTTTATAGTAAATAGAGTACTTTTTATATCACAGAATAGTAAGTTTGTTTTTATAGAGTAAGTAGTGTTCATTTAAATTAGTAACTGTTTTGTAGTAGATATTAAGTATTTGTCAGAAAGTGTAAATTTAAAAAGTGTATATAATATAATATATAATATAATTACGTTTGGGTATCCGTTACAAAGTATAACTTAGAAACTGGGATTTTGTTTCTAAAATTTTTTTGGAAAATTTTTTTGGAAAATTTTTTAAGACTTTTATTTTATAAAATACCTAATTTATCTCCCATAAAAAACTCTGGGTATTTTTCTTTTAATTCTTTATATATAGATTCAATTACTCTAGAATCTAAATTTCTTAAAAATCTTGTACCTATCATCTCAATACTTATCCAGCATGTATCTTGAATTTTTAAAAGATAGGTTTTAGAACCTTTTGATTTATAGTTTAAATTTAAAATTTTACCTCTATCATCAGTTTTACCAACGGTGTCTACTATTTTTTTAATCATATTAACTTTATCATTAAATGATTTATTTTCATTATATGTTTTAAGGTATTTCATATTATTTATATATTCTTATTTAAATTTAATATATAAGATTAATGAGATATTTGAAATCATATTTAGAAAAAATTAATAGAAATCATTGTTATTTAATGCCTGATAAAGTATTTAATAGGTGTTTATATTTACTAGATAAATACGGTGAAAAAAATAATGATGGTAATAATAGAATATCTGATCTTTATGGTAGATCTACATCTACTAATTTAATAAAAATAAAATTAGATGATTTAAAATTTGACATTTATCAAAGTAATATTAATACAACCGGTATTATTTATTATTATAATTTATCAGATAGTGAATATGAAAGAAATGTACAATATGATGATTTAGATAATTCTATACTCATAAAATTAAATGCATTTTTATTAGGTTCTGAAATAGAAAAAATATTAACTGCGAAAAAAATGGGATTGTTATAAAATACCTTAAAACAACATATTTTTTCTAATAATTTTATATCATCTGTTTTAATATTATGTATACATATATTATGTATTAATTTTGTATTATTTTCATTATATGATGATTTTTATAATATTGATATAGATTATGATTATATTTTTCGTTATTCTGGTGGTAGACCTAGTTATTTTCTGATATCTATTTCTCAAGAAAATTATGAAATATTTAATGTTAAAGATTATGATTTTAATTGGGGGTAGTATGGTATATTTACAAAATAATTTACAAGATCCTGATTATAAAAAATACAATTATATTACAATTGAAAATTGGTTAGAAAAAAATGTTGGTATATCACTCGATAATGTTAAACAGGCAAATCAAATGGGATTATTATAAAAAAGGTGCTAAATTATGATACATTAAATATATTATAATATAAATTCCCCTTTTCATTAAATCTATAACAATCCTAATTCTTTTGCTTGTAATTTCATTTCTAATTCTCTCATATTAAGTAACGATTTATCAGTAGTTTTAAAAATATCTAATCTATAATCATCATTTATATCTATTTGTAAAATTTCTGATTCTTCTGATAAATGTGTAATTTTATTATTTGTATTTAGTTTACCGTATTTATCTATTAAATATTCACATCTAAGCCGATATTTATCTGGCATTGGGCGTGCAGTATATGATGGTTTATATTTTGATTCGTTGTATGTCTTTAAATATTTCATAATAATCCCATTTTATTTGCTTCTAATCTTATAATTATATAATTATATCTGGATCAAATAATATTTCATTTACTCCTTTTTGTTCAAACCCAGATACATTATCTGGGTTTGAACAACTAATTTTTAAGAATGATTATCTATAATTGATATTAAAAATGTATGATATATACATCCTTTATGATATGTTCTAAATAAAGAATTTTTTGATATTAGGTTTGATTGTTCTAGGTAATTTGTAAATTTATCATTATCTTCTATATTGGTATTGATAAATTTAAGGGTGTTTGTAAGTATTCGTTATATGTTGAAATATGTTTCATTTTAAAACAGACCCATTTTTTGTCCTTCTTTTTCTGCTTTTCTTTTTATTATTTCTTGTTCATATATATCTAAATCATACATTGGAAATTCTTGTTCTGGGTGATCGTTTAAATGATCAATTATATTTTGAGGAAAATGATCTGTTAACATTGATATTTTATATTTCAATATATTAACATTATCCTCTGATAATATTAATAATATATCAAATATGGTAACAGACCATTCTGATATCAATGAACCATCTACATATACCCATGAATCCGAGTAAGATTCATAAATTACTATTGTATTTTTCCATTTATTTTCTATTTTCTCTTCGTTATATTTTTTAAGATGTTTCATTTATAATAGTCCTAATTTATTTCCTTCTATAGTTGCAAGAATGTCTAATTTATTTTTTTCTGTAAATTCAAATGTACAGTTAATATTATAATTTGTTGATCTACCAAATGTATTAATCATAATATTTATTGTTGGATACATATTTAATTTTTCGCATACTTTATCAAGTATTTTTGTAACTTGTTTTATATCGTTTGAATATATGTTATTTGATCTTACTGATGCATTAAAATCTGTATCATTAAGTATATTTTTTGATATGTTAAAATTGAATATTGCGTTTGCTTTTTTGTTTTCATATTTACATAATTTGCCAATGAATTTAATAATTTTATTCATTTCATTATTTGAATATTCGTGATTATTATTTATAAAATTTAAAAAATTTTTCATACTAGTATATATTAATTTTTAATATATAAAGTTGAAATGAAATATCTTATAACATATAAACAATTACTAGAATTTAATAGAAAAGATAAGAAATTATTATTTGATTCTGGTATGGTAGAACATTTTACATTAGCTTTTGAATTTGAATTAGAAACAGATGATGAGAATGTTAAAGTTTCTAAAGTAGAGGATAAGTATTTATTAGAAATATTTAAAAAATTACGTGTTGGATTAGACATTGATAAAATTGATTATGATTTAGATTTTTTAAAACAGATAGTTTATAATCAGTTTGATTTTGGAAATATATCTGATTCTTTGGATAATATTATGAATAGTTGTAAGAATAAGACAGAGGAATATATAGTTTCTAATATGATTAATATTATTGATAATTTAGAAATTGAATATGAGGAAGAGGAAGAAGATGAATTTGAAAATCTTGGATATGTTATAAATAAAATTGGTGAATATTTGCCTAATTTTTATACTAAATATTATGATGATTTAAAATTTGAGTTTGATCAAACTTTATCTAGGGGGGTTGAATTTTCACCTAAGAAATATGTGACTGGTTTGGATAAAGGTTTAGAAATGATTAATGATTTTTATGATGATTTTAATAAACAGGATTATTGGTATATGAATAATCACACTTCTATTCATATTAATATTGGTTTAAATAAAGATGTAGATAGATGGAATTTTGTAAAGGGTTTAATTATGATGGTTGAGACTAGTGAAAAACCCTATATTTATAAAGATATTGAATATAGACAATTTACTGCATATTGTCAGACATTTTTAGATAAGATAAAGAAGGGTGAGTTTCCTGAGTTTAGTAGTGATAATTTTGTAGATGATGTTGAGAAGTTTTTGGAAATCGAATTAAAGGAATTATCTAATAATCTAGGTTCTAAAACTTTCGGTATGAATTTAAGAAGAATTATTGATGATGATTATGTTGAATTTAGGTTTGTTGGTGGTGATGTTGATAGAAGTTTGATGATTGATAAAATATTTTATTTTTGTTATATAGTTTATTTGATGGTTAGTGATTATAAGGATCTTGACTATCACAAGAAGTTATATAAGTATGTAGTTTCTTAGTATTTTTCTTTTTAAATTTTTTATTTGTTAAATTTTTACTATATTTGTGTTAGTGAAATTTTAACAAATAATTAAACAAAACAGAATAAAAATAATAAATATAAAAAATGTTAATAATTAAAGTAGATAGTAAAGATAAAATTGATAGAGCTTTAAAAAAATATAAGCAAAAATATATTAAGACTGGTGTTTTAAAAGCAATCAGGGACAAGAAAGATTATAAAAAGAAATCAGTTAAGAAAAGAGAACAAAAATTGAAAGCGATTTATGTTCAGAAATTAAAGGAGTCAGAAGACAACTAAAAATGACATATAGAGAAATTCATTATAAGGGTAAAAAGTATTATACGACTTTTCATGATAGTAGTTTTTCTTGGGAAATAAAAACTACTTTATATAAGGATGTTATAAAAAAAAATTTTTTTGGTTATAAAAAAATTAGAAAAGTTGAATTACATTCAGAAAGGTATCATTCTAAGAGTAAATTTATATTTTATAATGATTGGACTCGTGATTTATATGATAAATTGGAAGATTATCAAGTTGGTGTTACAAGATTGATTGAGAATTATTTGAATATTATTGGTGAAACTGAAGAATGGTTAAATTGGGATGGTAATTTAACACCTGAATATAAGAAGATAGAAGAATTGAAAAAAGAGAATAAGGTATTGAAAAAAGAGAATGAAGATTTGAAGAAAACTTTCTCTGAAGAATTCAGAGAAAATGTAATAGTACATAAAGAATTTATTAACTAAAAAATATAAAAAAAATGTGGAATTTTTTAAAACAACAGTTATTATTTGAAACACTCAAATATTCTGTAAAGAGAAATGTTAAAGTTAGTGCTAAGAAAGCGCAAGAAAAATATAAAAAATCTAATTTCAAAAAAAGGGTTGATGGATTAATGGAAAATTATAAAAATTCAGAGGTTAAAGATTTTGTAGATGAAACTACAGATACAATTAGTAAGAAATATAATGAAACAAGATATGTAATTAAAAATGGCGAATCTCTTAAATTTAAAGAAGTTGATTTAACATATGAACAAGTTATAGATTTATTGAGAGATGGTGAATTTAAAATGAAAGATGGCTTGGTTATTAAGATTATGGATGATAAAGAATGTTTTACTTCAAAGACTTATTTTTTAAGAAAAACTTCTGTTATATTTTTAATGAAGGAACATTTTTACAAGAATGAAAATATAGAAATAAAATTAGTATAAACTTAAAAACATAAAATTATGGTACCAAAAACAACAGTTGCTTATTACTTTTGGCATAAAGTTAAACCTTTATTAAAAGTTGATTTAAATTATGAAGAGTATAAAATTAAAATTGATAGTATTTTAAAAGAAATGTTAGATTCTAATGAAAGACACAGATTTGAAGCAAATTATAAAGATTTAATTAGATCAGTTGATTCTGCTAAAAAACTTAAAGTTGAACCTAAAGTTGAACCTAAAGTTGAACCTAAAGTTGAACCTAAAGTTGAACCTAAAGTTGAACCTAAAGTTGAAGAAAAAAATGAACAAGAAGTTGTTCGAGAATTGAAAGAGATTATTATGGTTAAACCTTCAAGAAATTTTTTTCAACGTTTATTTGGCTTAGGAAAATAAAATAAATAAAATTATATGAAATTAAATGTTAGTGGTCATGATATGGAAATTTTTGAAACAAAAGGTGATTATATTAGATTTGTTTCAGATCAATTAGAAATTAAAATGAAATCTAAATATCATGGTAGATTGTATGGAATTCCACAGGAATTAAAAGTTGATTTAGTGGAGTTAAAAAAGAAATGTTATATTAATGTAGAATATGTACTTATTTATTAACAAAAGAAAAAATTTAAATGAGAAAATTCTATAAGTTTGTGTATAATCAATATATAAAAGAGGATTGGTCTAATTATAATAAAATTGGTAAAATATGTATATACCCTTTTTGGTTATTAAGAGTACCTATAATTTATTTAATATCACCTTTGCTTGTTTTTAGTTATTTTGATAAGACAAATAAAGATTGGATAATGTATAAAGAGAAGTTAATGGAAAAATTTTATGAAGAATTAGAAAAATTAAATTAAATCCTGAAAGGATTATATTATGTTCACAAACTTTGTGAAGATTGTATTGGTACAGGAATAAAAGACATGCAAATTTGCAAAGAATGTAAAGAGAGGTGAATTTCTCATAAAAGTTACTCTTGATGAGTTAATAGAAATAGTTTCAAAAAATAATTATTGTAATGTACATGATTTTAAAAAATAAATAAAATTATACTTCAAATATAGAAAACCTGTTCGATTCGTCGAATAGGTTTTTTGAATTTTAAAAAATAATTTTTATTAAACTTAATCTCTAAGGATATATAAAATTAAAAATATTACTATTTATGAGCAAAAAAATTAATATACTTGTAGTTTCAGGTGATAACGATGGTGTTGGATATTATCGGATATTAAATCCACATTTATGTATGAATGACCCAGATATTAATGTAGACATTAGACTTCTTTCTGATGGTACATTACCGTTATTAAGCGAGGAATTTATGAGTAAATATGATATTTTATTTTATAATAAAATGTTACCTTTAAAACCTGAAATTGAATCTGTTTTTTATTCAATTATTAAAAAATATAATATTAAATTAGTTTATGATATTGATGATTATTGGATATTGAATAGTACTCATTTAAATTATAGATCATGGAAAAAGAATAATTCACAATCAGTTATTGAAAAAATTCTTAAAAATTCAGATCATATAACAACTACTTCTCCTTTGTTTGCAGATATAATTAGAGAACATAATCCAAATATTACTGTTATTGAAAATGCTTTAAATATTAAAGAGCAACAATGGAACTCTGTTAAAGTTGAATCTGAAAAAACTAGATTTATATGGGGTGGTGGTATTTCTCATATGCCAGATTTAAGATTATTAAAGGATGATTTTAAATTATTTGATAAAGAATTTTTGACAAAGGCACAAATTTATTTGTGTGGGTTTGATTTAAGAATCAGAATGGCTGGTGGCCAAACTGCAATTGATGATTCTAGAAGAAGTCAATGGGGTCATTTTGAGAGTATATTTACAAGTGGTAATAAATATATAAAAGATCATAATTATAGATCTCATTTAGATAATAATGAAAAAAATGATAATGTTACTTTTGGATATGTTGAAAAATACAAAGATGAATTTTATCAAAGAAGATGGACAAAAGCCATTTTAGAATATGGTACAATGTATAGAGAGGCTGATATTTCTTTAGCACCTTTAAAAAATAATCATATGTTTAATTATTGTAAATCTCAATTAAAAGTAATTGAATCTGGTGCTCACAAAATGCCAATAATATTAAGTGATTATGGTCCTTATCTTATAGATGATATAGAAGGCAAAAATGACGGTAAACAAAAAGGTTTTTATGTTAGTGAAAAAAATAGTGATTGGTATAATAAAATGAAATGGTATGTTGATAACCCAAATGCTATTATTGATCATGGTGAAGCAAATCATGAATATTTTATGAAAACGTTTGAAATGAGTGTAGTAAATAAAAAAAGAACTGATCTTTATAAAGAGATAGTATCTAAAAAATAATAATTTAAAAAATGATTAAAAAAGGTTTCATATTTAATGAAAATAGAGAACAAACATACACCGAAATGGTTGTATCAACAGAAGCTTACGAAATAATATCAAATATTATTGCTGACACTATAAGTGAGATATTATGTAAATCATATGCAGATAAAAGTAATTTTACTTTATTGATATCAAATGCAATTAAACCACAAGTTCGACAATTAATAACAGAACATGAAAATCATTGTTTAGAAGTATCATCTGGATGGATTAAAGATGAATTAGAATTAGATTCTGATATTAATTATCAAAATGCATTACATGCGAAATTAAATGATATAAAAAATGAAATATCTGGAAAATATATTTCAACTATTTTAATGGAAGAAGATGGTGATATATTTGATAAGTGTTGTGAAGGTACAACGACTGGGAATTTGCAAATTGAATTAAATGAATATAAATGTGAGGTTGAAAAATTAACTAGTGAGAATGAATATATGAAAGATAAAATATCTCAATTAGAAGAACAATATAGAGAATTAATGAAACGTTAATCTTTCCAAAAATAAAGAATAATATGAATATACATGATAAGAAATATAAAGAACTTATCAAACATATATTTGAAAATGGTTCTGATAAAGCAGACAGAACTAATATTGGTACTAAAAGTGTTTTTGGTTATAATATAAGATTTAAAATGGATGATGGATTTCCATTATTAACATTAAGAAAAATACACAATAAATCATTAATTCATGAATTATTATGGTTTTTAAAATCTTATGACGAGAAATATGATAAATTTGGTAATACTAATATCAAATATTTAATTGATAATGGTGTCACTTTTTGGAGTGATTGGCCGTATAAAGATTACAGAAGTAAGAAATTAGAAAAATATATGCAAAATGATTTAATAGATGAAAAGACTGTAAAGAAATTTAAAATGTTGAATCAGAAAGAATTTGAAACTAAAATTGAAAAAGATGATAATTTTGCTCTTAAATGGGGAGATCTTGGACCAGTTTATGGTAAACAATGGGTTGATTGGAATGGACATTATGAAAAAGTTGAAGTAAAGAAAGAATATAATTATACTAAATCAGAAACTAAGATAGTAGATCATCTTGGTTGGAAAGATGTATATTTTCCAGGTATAAATCAAATTGATAATTTAATTGATGGTTTAATGTCAAATCCAGATTCAAGAAGGCATATTGTTAATGCATGGAATGTTAATGATGTTGATGATATGATGTTACCACCATGTCATATATTATTTCAATGTTATGTTAAAACATTGTCACATAAAGAAAGATTAGAATACTATTTTGATAATGATAAATATCAAATTGTTACTTTTATGGATAAATATGATAGAGTTGAACAAATACATAAATTAAATGATTTAAATGTATCTACTAAATCTTTATCTTTGCAATTATATCAAAGATCTGTGGATGTTGGTTTAGGTTTACCATTTAACATTGCATCTTATTCTATTTTATTAAATATGATTGCATCTGTTGTTAATATGAAACCTGATGAATTTATTTGGCAGGGGGGAGATGTTCATATTTATAAGAATCATGAGGAACAATTAACAGAATTGTTAACAAGGGATAGTTTTAAACCCTGTAAATTAAAAATAGAAAAAAAAGTTTCTATTTATGATTATAGATATGAAGATTTTGAATTTGTTAATTATGAATATCATCCTAATATAAAAATGGAGGTTGCAGTTTAAAATAAAATAAATAATATGAATAAATTAGTTTCAGTTATAATGGCAAGTTATTTGGGTGATTATCCAAATGCTGCTAAAAATAGAGATAAAAAATTTATAAGAGCTGTTAAAACTTTTATAAAACAATCATATAAAAATACTGAATTAATTATTGTTTCAGATGGTTGTACAAAAACTTATGAGATATATAAAGAAAATTGGGATGATATTCCAAATATTGAATGTATAATAATACCAAAACAGCCAACTTATAGTGGAAATGTTAGAACAGAAGGATTAAACCATGCTAAAGGTGAAGTTATCGCTTATCTTGATAGTGATGATGCTTGGGGTAAAACACATTTAGAAACTATAATGTCTCAATTTGATATTAATAAATATGACTGGGTATATTATGATGATTATTTAGTTGGTAGTAAAGATTTTAAAATATTACATAAAAGGTTGGTTGAACCGAGATTTGGTCAGATCGGAACAAGTTCTATTTGTCATAAGAATATTTCTGGTATAGAATGGAAAACTGGTTATGGTCATGATTGGTTATTTGTTTTAACTTTAGCTAGTAAAGGTTTGAAATTTAAGAAACTTGAAAATATGCCACAATATTTAGTTTGTCACTGGGGTGCTCCTCCAATAAAAGGTGGTGATTTTTAAAGTTTTTTGAACCAATCGTAGTCTTTCATATTTTTAAAATGTCTATCTGCCATATTAAAATATATTTTAAAAGTGTTGATATCTTCACCTTTTTTGGCTAGATAGTTTGCTATCATATTACCGTATATTTGTTTATGTCCTGGAATCCATCTAATATCAACGATATTTTTTTTATTTTTTAAATTGTTAATATTATGTTTTATATTATTGACTAATTTAGACATATTTTTTTTCTTTATTACAGGCAAAGATTCATTGAAGTGTTCGTAAACAGATTCACAATCTGTATAAATTAGAAGATTTTTATTAGATATTTTATAGCTATTCATAATATAAAGTAGTTGATTTAAAGCCACTAATTCAGCAGTTAAACTATTTAATGGTGTTTGAGAACCAAATAATTGATCAACATATTTTCTAACCATATGTCCTGAAAGATAATATTCGTTTTCGTTTTCTGTTATTAAAACTGCACTATAACTTATTTTATAATTTGAAACTTGGTCAGAATAACTACCATCTGTGTATATGTGTAGTGTTTCTTCTTTTTTAATTTCAGAATATTCATATAAATAATCTTCATATGTTTTAAGGTTTCTCATATATTTTATATATTATTATAATAAATTCATTTTAAGTGCTTCGATGATGTGCTTTCTTTTTAAACCAATTTTCATGTCATTAAATTTTTCATAATGGATTTATATTCTTTAATATATATTAAATATGAAAATAATATTTTTGGATATAGATGGTGTTTTAGTAACTAGAAAACATCAAATTTCAATTGATTATAAAGAGGCTAAGGATAAATTATCAAAATTTAATCCAGAAGTAGTCAAATTTATCAACGAAATTCAAAATAAAACCGATGCGAAAATTGTAGTGACTAGTACATGGAGAACGGCAGGTTTAGAAAAAATACAAGAAATATTTAAAAAGAGAGGTATAAAGAACATAATAGATGTTACTCCTATTGGTTTTGAATATAAAAATAGAAGTGAAGAAATTAATCATTGGATATATTTAAATGATGTAGAATCATTTATTATAATTGATGATATGGATATAGATGGATTATATGATAATTTAATTAAAGTAGATGCTGAATTTGGTTTAATTTCGTCTAAAAAAGCAATAAAAATATTAAATGGATATTCATAAATTATTTGGTAGTGAAATGGACAGATACCCTATAAATAAACCGCCTCAAATTGTATATGGACATGGTGGTAAAGTACTTGGATATTATATGCATGATTCTCTTGGAAATACACAATATATCGATGTTAAAAATAAAAAAGATGCTAAAGAATTGAAAAAAATTGAGAAAAAGATTGAGGATCAAAAAATTGAAGTTGAAGAGTTAGTTGATGAAGAAGAAATGGATGGTTTAACTCTTTATCTTTTTAAAGATCATTCTTTATTTCAATTGATGAATATGTTAAATTCTGGTAAGTTTAAGGAAGTTGAGTTTCAGATAAAACTGGCTATTAGTATGTATGATATGTTAAATGTTTATTTAGACGACAGGGGCAAAAATACTAAGTTTTAGATTTATCATTTTGTCTAATTGGAAATCTATTATTTCTTCTAGTTTATTAAAATTCTTATCTAGTCTTATTGCTAAGTGTTCACTTTTAAACGGAGTAAACATTGGTTTTATTATTTTATAATATGAACCATTTCTTGTAATATCATCAGCCATTAGATTTATTTCTACTATTCTTTTATTTATAAATACTTTGCCTTTAGAATATATTTTTTCTGTGATAATTTTTTTGTACATTTTATATTCATCATCTCTGGTACAAATTATTAGTGTATTTTTATCTATCATTTTTCTTGCAAAAATAAATCTTTCATCTGCCTGAAATATTGTACCGGGTTTCCATCTCATTTATATTTTAGTGTTCTTATTTTTAAAAGTTTTAAAAATAAATTTTTGAATTATGAATGAGTTTATTTAATATATAATAAAAAAATATAGTATATTTAAATGGCTACACCACTTTACAAAGCAATGAAAGAACGTGGAACAAGTTTTTATGCTTTTCCAAGTGCAGCAGAAGATATTAATCAAGCGCATAATAATCAGAATTTCAAAGTAAATTTTACAAAATTTGTATGTCTTAATTTTCCAAATCAATCTGGAGATACATTAAATTTTGATATTACAACCAATAAAAAAGGAGACTTTTTCTGTTATGAACCAAGTCCACCTGCTTTATCATTTGGTGATAATTTAATTGAATCATTAAGAAATTATGTTGCTAATTATGATGATGTTGAACGAGAAAGTAGAATAAACTCGAACACGGATTTCTACAATATATCAGAGTTACAAACACCTACCGAAATGATTTTTTGGAAATGGTGTAGAAAATTAAATTTGATGGATTTTGAACCAGGTGTACATTTGGTAGACTGGGATAAAAATCTTCCTGATTTTCAAAATCCGAATGCATCTACTGTAACTAATACAGATTATTTTAGAGAGTATTTATGGAAAGAAAGAGAAATTAATTATTATAGTTGTGTTGTAGATAGTTCAACTGGTTACTACAGTGGTGGTACAATAAGTGTGGAAATATCAAGTGTTGCTAAATTCAAAATTGGTGATGAAGTTAATTTTTCAGGTACAACAAACATATATTTAGTAGACACAACATACACAATTGAAAATGTGACTGTTGTTGGCAGTATAACATATCTTGATTTAGGTTCTACTGTACATAGTATAATCAGCGAATCGGCTACAATTTATTTAGATTATACTAGATTTATACAATATGCTGGTGATACACAAGTAGATAGCCAAGTACAGACAAGTAGAAGAAATTACAATGAGATAATAGCTAAGATTCCTCATCACGAGGGTCAAACTCCAAATATCTTATTTAAAATAGAAGATAATAATAATTATTATCCAAATTTAGAATTACCTATTATTCCAGAAGAAATACAAGATGAAATTATGGGCGCAGAATCATTGAATTCTCCTATAAGATTAAATCCGTCTGATTATCCAGGCTCTTATTTTGGTTATTTTGATACAGACGATAAAACATATATTTGTTCAAGTGGTGATAAATTGAGGAAAAAAGGAAATTATTATGGTATAGAATTAACTAATAATGTTGATTTAGATCAATCTGATTATGTCGAGAGTCTTGTTAGTTTTAATTCAGATGATATTGATGGTTTAACAATTGACTTTGAAACAGAACATTATTATAAAATGACTATTGCTAATTTAGAAACATTTAATGAATTTAATAGTTATAGTTATAATAACGAGGCTCCTTCTGATTTTTATTTTAATGCTATTTTATGGTATTATGAAATTGATGATGGATCAGGAAATATTACAACTAATTTATATGGTGTAGAATTTCTTAATAATCCAAATAACGATTTGGATGGTGCAGTTGATCCAGATGGCACATTAATAAGACCATATCCAAAATATGTGAGTAACGGGGTACAAGATGGTGTTAGTTATGATTTTATATTAAATATAAATTATGATATTGATAATGATGTTTTGCCTATGAGTTATGATCCAACTAGTATCTATAATTCATTTAGTCTAGATTTATATAAGAGAATATTGCAGACAAATGCTCAAATGAGTGATAATTATATGAAAGTTTTAAGTGGATATACTTATTTTCATGAAGAGTTATGGAACATAAAAAGTTTGATTTATTCTCAAACAGATTTAGATTTAATTAAATCACAAATTATTAATTTAGAAGAATTGTTAACTTTATATTCTACTTATCAATTTGTGGATTCACCTTCAATTAAAATAGAAACTGATTATACAGGTAATTATCCTACATTGAGAATGAGAGCTTTGAATTCTGAATATTCAGAAATATATGATATAACTTCAACTGAAATATATAATTATAACCAAACTGCTAGTGGTACAAGTTATCCAATAATTATACCGACAACTAATCAAGTTAAATTGACAGTTGATAATGATGATATTGTTGATTTTGGTGGTGAATTATATATTATGTTAACAAAAGATTTAGAATATGCGCAAGTTATGGATATAACTATTGATGCAAATATGACATCGGTGTTAAATAAGTTAAATGTGAATATGAATTTTTATGACGGTGATTCAAATTCAGAGATTAGATTGTTTAGTGTTAATTTACCAGTGGATTTATATGAATATAATTCTTCGAATCCAACTGGTTCTACATATGCAAATTCTTATTATAATCATACTAATGTTAATGAAAGGTTAATAACATTTGTTAGTGGTTCAACTAGTTCACTTTATTTAGAACCTTATAAATATCCTATATTTCAATCTGGTGATACAGTTTATGTAGACAATTTTTATTTTAATAGTGGAGATACTGTTGTAGATTTAACAGGCGTTTATACGATACAATCAACTGGTATGACTGGAACAACATATTACTATAATATTAATTTGGATAGTACTAGTAGTGGTTTAACTATGAAAAATTATTCTGATATGAATTATTATAAAGGAATGAATATTAGAATATTAAGAGTTGATGAATCTAATACGTCTACAGTTTCAGAAAGATATGAAATAACAAGAAAATTATTATAATGAATATAAGTATTGACGAAATATATAAAGCTACGAAAGAAAAATTTGATGATAGTCAAGTTTTAACTGTCGATCATGTTTATGAGAAAATAGAAGGTTCTGATGATTTGAAATTGGTTGTTGCTTTTAATAAATTATATTATAAGAAAACACAAGTGTTACATACAAAGTTGATATTTGTTGTTGATTCAGATAAACAATATTTAACTAAAAATGAATGCTTATATTTATATGATATTAATTGTTTATATAAGGCTATTTATTTTGAAGATATAGATGAGTTTAAAAAAAATCTTTCTAATGTTTTTAAGAAAAATAAATTTGGAAAAAATATAAAAATTTTATCGGAATTTATTAATTCGCCTGCTGTTATGATTAATGAATGGTTTTCTAAAAATGATGTTAATGAAATATCTATTTATGGTTTTAAATATGATCCACAAGTTACTATGGTTCCGTGTAAATATTTAGCGTTTAATTTTGATATTAATGTTAGTAATAAACATGATGTTAAATTAAATATTACAAAAGAAAGAGATGGTTTATTTAAATTTGATTTTCAAATATATGATAAATTTATACATGTTGAAAAAAATAATTTAACAACAATTGTGGAGACAGTTGGAGATGTTTTAAAAAATAATATTAGACAATAATGCCTGCAAAGAATATATTTAATTTTATAGAATTAAAATTTGATAGTCTTGTAAATCAAACTAATACTTGGTTACGAAACCAGTATCAGAAATCTGATCTTCTTTTTAATTCTAGTTCCCCTTATGGTCAAATGTTAATTTTCATTGAAGAGGTTTTTAGACATACTATGATTTATCAAAAAAGATCGGTTGAACAAATAAATATTGAACAAACAATTGATCCTAAAGTTATTTGGAATATATCTAGAATTGCAGGACATAGCCCTACTAGACCGATTAGTGCTACAGGTACATTAATGTTTAAATTAAAACCAGGTATTAATATTAATGAGGAAATATCTTCTGGCACATTTACTATTAATAATTATACTGTTGTTAAAAATAAAACGAATAATTTAAAATATTCTATCGTACTTGGTACTGATTCTAATATTTATAATATGAACACAAGTACACAATTTTTTGCAAATATTATTCAAGGTCAATTTGAAACTCAAACTTTTACTGGTGCTGCAGAGCCTGATCAATCTATAAGTGTTAATATTTCTAGTGAATCTTTAATTGAAAATTTTAATGTTTTAGTTTATGTTAATGGTTATCCATTAACTATTAAAGAACATAAATATAGTATGACATCTGGTGAATTATCATGTGTTGTTAAAACAGGTTTTAATGGTGGTGTAGATGTTGAATTTGGTACTGATGATTTTGGTTTTATACCTGCATTAGGTTCAATTATAGAAGTTAAATATTTATTAACAGAAGGTCAAAGGGGTGATATTTTAAATCCAATTAATAATGATTGGACGTTTATTGATATGATTAATGATAGTGATGGTAATTCTTTAGAAATGGAAGATTTATTTAATATTGAAGTTGATGTTAATATTGGATTGTCTAGTAATGGCGAATCACCTAAATTTACAAAATCTTTAATTCCTTATGTTTCTAGGAATTTTATTTTATCTACTCCTCCACAATTTATATTTCATTTAAAGAGATTAAATATGTTTAGTAAAATAAATGCTTTTAATAAGTCTGATGATAATAACTTTGGTTCTAATATTACATCTACTGTTATCAATACAAAGATGCAAGAATTAAAAAAATCTATTTCAAATGGCAAGAGTAGTGCATATATTCAAAACAAAATGATAAATTTTGAGAATGCTTATTATGAGTATTTTAGTAATACAAATGACAATCAAATTTATTTATACTTGATACCTAAAATATCTAATTATTTTACTGATAGTGTTAATTATTTTAATGTTCCTGTTGATGTATTTTATTTAGATGATGTAGAACAGCAAAAAATTGTTAATTATATTAAAAAAATGGGTATATTGAGTATGACTTCTGAATTGGTTATAATTCAACCTAAGATAACTAAATATGTTTCTTATGTTTATGTTAGAAGATATGATGATGTTATTGAAACTAATATTAAACAAGATATTATATCTAAAATGTCTGATTATTTATTAAATAACGAAAGATTTGATAGAATAGTAAAATCAGATTTAATCAAAATTTTAAAAGGAGTTGATGGTGTTGATTCTATTGATATTCATTTTGTAAGTCAAAATAATGAAGATTATCATGCAAGAAATTCTAATTTAATTCAAAAAGGTTTGAAACAAAAAAATTTAAAATTTTCTAAATTATCAAAAAAATCTATTGTTAGTATAAATACAAAAAGTATAACACCTATAAGTGAATTGGTTATTAATGATAAAGATAAAGTAAATTCTTATGATAATAATGCTATAATAGGTTTAGACCCAGTGCATGGTGATATTATTATTAGTAAAGATGAATATGCTATTATAAGAGGTGGTTGGAAAGATAGAGACAATTTATATTACAATGAGAATCCAGATTCTGATGGTTTAACAAGTATTAATATAATATTTGATGGTGTTACTAAGAAAGAGAATAAAACTGTATAATGGAAAAAGATAGACATATAAGAGAATTGTATGAATTAAAACACAGAAATGATAATTTAAAAAATACTGGGGTTGATTATGAGAATAAATTGGTTGAGAAAATGACTTCTGGTTATCTTTTACATAATGATACTACATATGAATTTTTAGGATGGCTTCAAAAACTTGCTATTGATGTAATTAATTCAAATTTAGTATTAAGAAATTTTTGGAATTATAATGTTGATAAGTATTATGATAAACATAATAATTAATAAAATTTTTGACTTTTTTAGACTTCTATAAGAAGATATATAATTAAAATCTTAAAATCTTAATATAAAATATGACAGGTAATACAAGTGATGTAAATTTTTATGGTAAAGTAGCTACATTTCCAAAAAATGTTCAAGCTAGTAAAGCTTATAATGTATTAGAAAATATAAAAGTTTCTAAGAAAAAATTATGGTATTTTATTATTGAAAAAGATAGTAATGAAGGTGAAGATTTACAAATGATAAAATATAATAATAGAGTTGGATTTAATTGTCAGAAATTTGTAGAATCTCTTAAAGAATATTATAAAAAAGATTTAGAAATGTACCAACACATTGAAAATTTAGTTATTGAGGGAAATGACAATTTTTCTATTCTTAAGAATATACCAGATGTTCAAGTTGGTGATCAAAAATTGATTAAAATAATTACACAAGATTTAATACGGTTATTATATAAATAGTCGCATAAAAAAACCTCTCAATCGAGAGGTTTTTTTATGAACGATTATCTTCGCCCACCACTTCTACTAGATGGTCTTGATGAACTTGATGAACTTCTACTAGAACTAGGTCTAGAGTAACTTGATGAACTTCTACTAGAACTAGGTCTAGAGTAACTTGATTTTGAACTTGGTCTAGAATAATTTGATGAACTTCTACTAGGTTTAGAATAACTTGATCTTGAACTAGATGGTTTATAAGTTGGTTTATAAGTTGGTTTATTGTTAGGTTTAGTGTATGTGTTAGTAGGTTTCTTTGTATTGTTAGGTCTAAAATTAGGTTTATTATATGGTTTTTTATTTTCTGAACCATTTAATAATTCTGTATATGGACTTTTATCTTTACTATAATTTGAAGGTCTTGTATAAGGTTTTTTATTTTCTAAAGTATTAGTTGCAACAGGTGTGTGTGACTGGTCTTGTTTGTGACTATAAGATGTAGGGTTACTAGTTGGGTTTTTTGTATTAGTTGAAACTGCAACATTATCTGTTCTATTGTTATTTCCTCTAGATCCATTTGTAATTGAATTATTTCTGTGTCCATAATAAATATTATTGTTGTTGGTATATTGTTCATTATTATGATATCCATAGTTATGTCCATTATTCCATCCATTATAATTATAATAATAATGATTATATCCCCAGTAGTGATAATTATTGTAGTATGAATAATAATATGGTCTATAATAATGATAATGATATGGTCTATAATAATGTCCGTAATAATATGGATAATAATAATTTGTAAAGTAAAAATCAACACCACCTATATCAAATAAAAAATAGTAATCTGAATAATACGTTGAATAGTAATCATAATTATAATATCTATGAAATCTTTGGATTCTTTTTGTGTAATAATAATCTTCATAATCATTATCATCATAATAGTTATTCGTTACGTGTGTGTTTTTTTCAACTGTTGTGTCTGTGTATATAGTATCCACTATATATATAGTATCTTTCTCTTTTAGAGGAGAATAATAAACATCATCATATTCATCTATTTGTGAATATGAGAATAATGTTGTAATTGCGAGTAAAATTGTTAAAAGTAGTGTTTTCATAATATATTTTTTAAGTTTTTATATTTAATATAATACAATTTTCATGCCAAAAAATTTTTTCAAACTAAATAAATAAATCTAATTATAATTAATTCGTGTTTTTAGAATTTTTTGAGTAATTTATTTTTATATATAAATCGTTACTAGACTGTAATCTTTCATTTTATATGACTTTGGAAGATTTTAAATTAAAATTGAATATTGATACTACTTTAGTAATATTACACTAAAATGGTTGGGGTTACAAGTCTTAAAAAACAAAAATTAAAGATGAAAAATGAAAAGAAAAAAATCTTTTTCAAAAAAAATTGGGTTTTACTTTTATTATTATTGTTTTTAACAGTTAATATTATTTCTATTGATAAAAGTAGAGAAAATATTGAACTAAAAAATGATAAAAAAGCCCTAACAAACACCTACCAAAAAATTAACAACAAAGTTACACTTTTAAAAACAGCATTAATGGATTTTGAAAAAAACGATTCAATGTTTAGAAATGTACTTGGAGTTAATGAAATACCATATGATAGAAATGGTGGATTTGGTGGTGTTGAAAGATATAAAAATATCTTTTTATTTGACGAAGATTTAGAATCTTTTATAAAAGATTCATATTTGAATGTTGATAAATTTGAAACTAGACTCAAAATTCAAAAAGAGTCATATAACGAACTTTCAGATTATGTTAATGAATTGGAATATATACCATATCGTTCTCCAATATCAACAATTGATCTTAATCGGATAACATCAGGATATGGTTATAGGAAACATCCTATAACTAAAAAAATAGATTTCCATGATGGTATAGATTTAGACACAGAATATGGTGCAGATATATATTCACCTGGTAAAGGTATTGTGACTATGAAAATATATTCTAGAATCGGATATGGCAACAGATTAGTTATTAATCATCAAAATGGTTATAAAACATTATACGCTCATTTATCTAATTTTAACGTTGAATTAGGTGATACAGTAGATGTTGATGATGTTATAGCTTATGTTGGTAGTACTGGTTTATCAACTGGATCTCATTTACATTATGAAATATATTATAATGATAAGACACTGGATCCTTTAAATTTGATAACATTAAAATAAAAAAAGAGTGCTTCGGCGCTCTTTTTTTTGGGTTATTTCTATTTGAGGAATTTCATTATTTAAAATTTTTGTTCCAATAATTTGTTGTTATGACTTGTTTTGATGAGTTGTCTGATAAAATTAAATATTGTGCATCTTTGATAATAAATTGTTTTAATAAATTTTCTTGGCTTTCTTCTTTAATAACGTCATTGAATAACCTTAAGTTTGTATATTGTATATCTGAACCTATAATTTTAATAGATTGATCATGTGAGAATTCTGAAGGTTCAATATTTTCATATGTTATACTACTAACATTTGTCAAGTTATCATCTGTAACAGAATATATATTCTGGATATTTTTAACAGGTTCATAACCATCAGCAATTGCATCAGTATATGTATAACCTGTATTATATTGTTCGTGACTGTTTTCTATTGTATCTTCTGTTGTCATTGTGATTTTTTCGTAGTCTTTATTAAACATTGTAATTTCAATATCATAACTTCTTTTATAAATATCCAGTGATATTGATCCTTGTTTTTGGTTTAGGTTTATTATTATACCGTACCATATACCAGTCATAAAATTATATTCTAAACTGAAATATTTTTCATTTATTTGAAATATTAATTTATCATATTCTAACCAGTATCTATAACCTAATTTTTCAGTAGTATCATAATTATATAATAGAGGAAATACTGCATTTTTAGTTGGTGTATATGCATCAAATACTTCATTAGATAAATAATTTTCTGATGTATATTTATAATTAAAATTAAACCAAGTAATAAAAGACCTATTATTACCTTTTCCTAATGTAGGGTCTGTTTTTAAATAATCTACAGCAGTATTACCAATTACATCTTTGAAATCATATTGAGATTTTGAAATTGTTGTATTATCTTGATTTATATTATAATTTTCAAATAGTACGTCTTTGTGTATTTCTGCTCTTATTTTATCAAATGATAATGTATATGTTTGTTCTTTATTTGAGATTTTATCTTCATCTTGTTCATTTTCAATACCAAGTATTTCATCTATAGAAGTATTTTTAGTTAATTCATCGATTAAATCTTTTGCATCTTCATCAATAAATTGAATATTTTTTCTATCTTCATATTTTTCTAGAATAACTTTATAATAAGTTGATGCATTCATAACTTCTCTAAATGCTTGAGCATGTTTAACTCTAAATAATCGATTTGATTCGCATATGTACACTATATCATCTTCACCTGGTCTTTTTGTTATTCCAAAAGCTTCTTTGAATGGGTCTTTCATAATATGAACTTCAAATGTATCAAAAAGATCTAAGTTAAATATATTTATTTTGATAGTTTCGTTTGGAAATTTATTTTCTGGAATTATTATTTTTACATCTTGCATATCAATTATATTTTTAAGTTGATGTTCATGTAAATATTTATCTATACCGTTTCCGTCTGGATCAGCTAAACAATAAGTTGAAGTCCATCCAGCAATATCTGAAACATGTCCCCCAAATAGATTAGCTAATCCTACTATTTTATCAAAGTCATAAGGATTCCAAAACCCAGATTTATCTTTATTTTCTAGATCGGTTAATGGATTTTGATAACAACTTAATCCGTTTGTTAATGCATTTTTATTAAATGCATTAATACCTACGGTTGTATTTTGAAAAAATGTTATACAATCTTCTCTTAATCCATATCTGTTTACTTTTATATAATCAGCAGACACATTTTGAAAATCTCCTATTAACGTAATATCATTGATTATAAATGTGTCTGTACCAATATTTTTAATTAAATATTGTACATTAGCAAATCTTAATTCATCTAATCTTAATGTTTTTAAATTTTCTGTTGTTAAATTTTCCCATTCTGTATATGATCTTCCATTATTTTGTGTAAATCTATATTTTATTTCATACCCACCTAGTTTAAGGTTTCTTGCGTTTATTTGATAATCTTCTAAATCAAATACTTTATAAGTTTCTATAGGTTCTAATATTGTTTCTTCACCTGGTAAAAGTAGAGCTAAACTATCTGTAACTGTATATTCATAATCACCATATAATTTAACATAGTTAAGATAAATATCAGATGGTATATTTCCTGTTATACTATCATCAACTCTAAAAACTTGTAATTCTATATCAAATGTATATGAAGAATTTAATGTTAAACCTGTGATATTTTCAATTGGTATTAAATCGCTCCAATTTTCACAATTTTCAGGACTATTTTTATATTTAAATAATATTTTTAGATAACTATTTGTAGTTTCTTCTTCTGTAGAAATGTCATAAGATGTAAAATTTTTGATTCCCGTCGTTGTATCATTTGTTGATAATTTTTGAGAATCACCAACATTAAAAAGGTTTGGTTGAGTGCCAACCCAATTCATTGAGAAAGTCATATCATACTTCTTACTAAGTAAATATGTTAAATTGTTTTGCATTTAAAATCAGTATGATTTTTTTATATATATTAAAAAAAGTATATCAGAAAATGAAAATAAAGCCAAGTCAATTATTACAATCAACAAATAAATATATCACTAATTACGACTGTAGTATGATAGTTGCAGAAGGCCCTAATATTGTGGGTAAATTAAGTTTAAGTGATTTAAATATACCATATGAAACATTTTTCGTATCAAAAATGAAATTGGAATCTGGTGAAGCTGATAAACCAATAATGTATGGATTTTTGGGTACAGATATTACATATCTTATGATTAAGGTTAATTATGATTCTACAGTTAGTCAGGCTAGTTGTTGTAATAATGTTACATCTATATGTTGTGATACACAATCTTATTTGGAGTATTATTTTGAAGATGATGCTTTGACTAAGAGATATATGTCTAATTTTATGATTTTAACTGGTACTGAACAACACAGAATACCACAAGTTTATTTATATAATCCAAATGATAACGCTGTTGAAGTTGAAGTTATGGTTGCAAATGTTGGTGATTGCACTATTTCTGCTGTATTATCAGCAGCACAAACATTTAGTGGTTTATTCTTTAATTCTATATCATCAGATCAAATATATGATATGTTTGGTAATACTGGATCTACACAATTAGAAATATTGGATTTAAATTATATACCACAATTAGTTTTAACTTATGCTGAAATTGATATAATAGAACAAGATGGTAGTGATTTGATTGTTACAACAACACATGATGATAAAGCTAAATTAAGTTTTTTAAGTGAGTTTAATGCTTACCAAGCTAATAGTAGAATTAATTGGGTTATGGAGAGTCAAAGTACTAGATATTTAGCAAATCCTGCTAGTGGTGGAACATATCCAATTATAGATTCACAAGTTCCATTAATAACTTATATTTCACATAGTGTTAATACATTACCATTAAATCCTACTATAAGTAAGGGCGATATTAGAAGTTACTTTATCTCATCTGTTTATGATTATGCTGATAGTGGTAATACTATTCCTAGAGATGGTGTGATATCTGTTGATAATGTAGGTGTTACTATTACAAGAGTTGGTTCTTTAGAGGAAATAGATTATATAAGTCAGGATGGTAATTATGAACTAGTTTTCTCTGTCGCTGATATAGCAAATAATAGAGTTACAGATGTTAAAGATTTAATAGTTGATTCTACGGCTCCTGAATTTACTTTATATGATGTATCTAATACATTGTATTTATATTATCCAAGTGATCCGTTTATTACTGGTGCTGAATTAAAAGATTATTATATAGAAGGTATTTATGATGCCGTTGATGGTGTTATTAGTAAGAGTAATTCATATATTTCTGGTTCAACATCAGCTGTGACATTTTCAGGTGACACTGGAATGATAGAATATGTTGGAGAATATCCATTTAAATTTTATGCTGATGATACAGTAGGTAATAGAGGTTATTCATCTGAAATATCATTAGTGGTTTATGAATTATCTGCGGCTACTATTAATTTCTATGATTCATATGATGTGCCTATTATATCAGGTTCAACTGGTGCAACATTATCTGGTTATACTGAATCTGAATTAATAACTGAAATGGTTTCTGGTATTACTGATACATTCGAACCTAGTTTAGGTGTGAGTAGTGTATATGTTTCTGGTGTTGTGTTCCCATTATCGAGTGGTCAAACTTATGTCGCTGATTTTAATGTGGTTAACTTTTCACAATTAACAGGTACAACTACTAAAACTATTATAACATAATATTATGTCAACATATAATTATTCTTGTGATTCTTTTGTACAGACACCAAGTATAAATGATACTGCTATACAAATATATGATATTAGGGGAGTCCATAGATTTTCTCTAGATCCTTACGTTACATCTTTTTATGCAAAGAGTAGATTTGTATATATGTTGGTTGAAAATAAGAAAAATTATAATAATGTATTAGATTTTGCTGATAACAATGAATCTGAATGTGCTTTGGTAAAATTAAATACTATTAAAAAATACTTTTTAAATAGAACATCAGAACCTGGTATTTATGAGTATATACCACTTTCTGGTTCTAGTAATATATACGGTGATTTAGTTCCATTAACAGATGCAACACACTCACTTGGATCATATACTAAACAATGGTTTAATATATGTTCAACTTTAGTAACAATTAGTGGTTTATCTCTATATGTTTCTGGTGATGATTTATATTTTAATGGTAGTGAAATAATTACTGGTAGTATTAGTGGATTAACAAATTATTATACTAAAACACAAGTTAATGAAAATTTTTTAAGTGCATCAACTGAAGATATATTTGTCACAGGTGGTACATTTAGTATAGTTGATGGTAATTTAATATTATATAGAAATGATACTGCAGTTCCTAATATTAGTTTAGAAGGTAGATATCTTTCAGGTATTACCATAAGTGCTAGTGATGGTTTAAATATCACTGAATCAGTTATTAATTGGGCAACTCAATCATTAACAATTGGTATAGATGCTAATAGTATTGAAAATGCTTCTCTTGTAAACAGTGGTTTCACTATTTCAGGTGATACTGGAACTGATTTCGTAGATTTAGGTGACACTCTAACATTTGTTGGTGGTACTGGTTTAAATGTTGATGTTACTGATAATGCAGTTATAATTAATAGTGATGATGCAACTACAAATATTTCAGATGCTAGTGGTAACACAACAGTAACAACAAATACAAATTGGAATGCTATTATTGTAGATTATATTATTCTTAATGGTACTAATAGACAAGAAGGTGAATTAAGAATTCTAAAAGGTGACGGCGTTGATGCAGCTATATGGACACATAATTATCAAATTAATGATGCTACAATGGATGAATGGGATGTTATATCAATAGATACTTCTACAGGTTGTATAATTACACCATATTATACTGGTGATGGAACATTTAGATATATTTATAGATTAATAGAATAATTTCCTATATGACCCTCATCACCAACATTTCTAATTAAAGTTATTTCTATTGGCATATTTTTTTGATATTCTCTAGAAATTGAAGAACATATAATTGTTTCTACTATTTCATTTTTAGAATTTTTTAAAACTAATGGAAGTTGTGATTCACTTTCTAATGTGAATTGTAAATGATCTAAAATTATTTTTTCTACATATTCATTTATTTTAATATTGTTATCTTTACAATATTTTTTGAGTTTTGTGTGTAAATCTTCTTGAATTACGATTGTTTTCATTTTTTTCATAATCTTATATATAAATAGATTTTCATGAAAAAATGTAAAAATTATGTAGGATTAATGTAGAATTGATGTAAAACAAGGTTTTTTGGTATTTTTAATTAATATATAGTTAAAAATATTATTCTTTTTCATGGCTACTTTTAATTATAAATTAGATAATTTCATACAAATCCCAGATACTAGTGACAATAGAATAAGATTATACGACAAATATGATAATTTTCAGTATAATGTCACGCCAAATTTATCATATTTTTATTATAAAAACAATTATGTTATTATAAAACAAGAAGATGATGTTGATTTAAATTTAGATTTTGAAACATCTGATATCGCAATACAGGCATTACAGAAATTAAATACTATCAAAAAAGAATTAATACAAAATATTTATGTTGAATATTATACAAAAGTACAACTTGAAGATGGTGTTCTTGATGATCGATATATAACATTATCTGGTTCTACTGGTATTACTGGTGATTTGGTTCCTATCGTTGATGGTATATATTCATTAGGTTCTACTGGTAGACAATGGAAAGATATATGGGTATCTGGTGGCACAATTTATTTAGATCAAATACCATTAAGTATTAGTGGTTCTAATTTTTTATTTAGTGGAGAAACTTTAGCGAGCCAAGATTGGGTAGAAACATATGTTAGTCTCAGTTCTATAACAAACCTACAAAATGCTTATAATAATTCAACACCTACACCTGAAATATTAACGGATTCGACTAGAGGGTCAGTTGACTTTAGAGTTGGTAGTGGTTCAGATTTTGATAATGTTGTAACATTTCAATCTAGTGCTACAACAATAAATGGATATGTTAAAGGTAATGGTGAAGCATTTTTTATTAGTTTAAGTTCATCAACAATAAATTCAACAATAATAACAGCTACAACATTTTATGGAAATCTTGGTTGGAGTGATATAACATCAACACCGACTACAATTTCAGGATATAGTATTGCTGATGTTTATACAGAAACACAAGCAAATAATAATTTTTTAAGTGCTAATACAAGTTTAGTGGCAGGTTCTGATACAGAAATACAATTTAATGATGGTGATGTTTTAGGTTCTTCAAGTAATTTAACATTTGATGGTACGAAAATATATAATAAAGATTATATACTATTTGGAACTGAGTCGCTTCATATAGGACAATATTCAAGTTCTGGTTTAACCACTGGTACAAAAAACACAACACTTGGTTATAAGTCTGGCATGGGAATAAAAGAAGGCTCATCAAATACTTTTATAGGACATGAAGCAGGTGGTGTAATAGGTGATACAACTGATGATAAACAAAATGTTGCTATTGGTAATAATTGTTGTAGATATGTTATAGGTGGGCAAAGAAATGTTTTTATTGGAAACAATAATGCTCAAAAAGCCGCTACATATAACAGAAATGTTAGTATTGGCTCCGGTGCATTCTCAACTGAGACAACTGGTTTAACATTTGAAGATAATATTATAATTGGTTATGATGTTGGTAAAGATAGTTTAGTGTCTTTTTCAAATAGATTAATGATTGATAATACAACAACAAATTCACCTTTATTAGATGGTGATTTTTCAAGTAGAACATTAGATATAAATGGTGATTTATATTCAAAACAAGCCAATTATATTAATGTGACTAAAATATCTGGTTCAACAAGTGGTTATACTGTATTATCAACAGATAATGTCATTTTTATTAATTCAACGACAGCAGTTACAATGACTATTTTATCCGCACAAATTGCGATTGAGGGTAGAAAACTAACAATTATACCTTTTTCAGCGGCTGTTGGAAAAGAGATACTTATTCAAACAGAAGGTGGAGAATTGATAGATGGTAGTGCAACTATGAATATATCTGCAAGTCAAAGTAAACAACTTATTACTGTTGATGGAAATTTATACCTAACTACGCTTAATACCGGAATTTTATCTCATATACTTCCCTCAAAATGATGAAGATAATTAGCCCTAAAAAATTCATTTCTTGTATTTAATGTTGGTCCTAATAATTGAAATGACCTTATTGGATCAGAAAAGAAAATAAAATTATTATGAAAAAAGCATTTATGAATAAAATATGAAAAAATATAATCAATATATTAAAGAACAACAAACCGGAAAATTAATATTTGATGGTGATGTTCAATTTGAATCTGATATAGATTGGAATATCGTTGTAGATATATCTCAAACTTGGAATAATTTTACTAATTCTACAATTGATGAACCTAATTTTGTTAAAGAATTGATCAATTTATTTAAAACTAAAAAATTAGAAATATTGGAAAAGTGTCAATGTTGGGATGATTTAGTAAAAGAATTAAATATATTGCAAACTGATTTACAAAATTCAAATTCTATATATAATAAAATATATGATATTTGTGATAAGAACTTAATATTATTAAAAACATGAAACATCTTCTAACGTATAACGAATTAAATGAATCTTTTAAAGGTAAACAAAAAGATATTGCAAAATTAAATAAGTATTTAAAGAAGTTGAATTTTAATGATGATGATTATCTTAAAACTAAGAATAAGATTAAGAAATTAGAAGATGATATTTCACATAATCATGAAGTTGGTAATGTTTACACGACTGGGGATGTTGTAATGATAAGATATTGGCAAACTGGTGATATGACTCCTGTTAAAATTATTAAAGTAAATTCAAAGAATAGTTATACTGTTGATTTTAATATTGAAGGTAGTTTATTTAGAAATGCTCCTGAAGCCACTATCAAGAGCACTGATATTGTTGCTATGTACAGATCAAATAATTCTCCTGCTTTACAAACCGATTTAGGAACTAGACAAACAGATAAAATATCAAATGATCTTGTTATTAATGGTTACCCTAAAACAATTTAAAGTTTAACTAATTTTGCTATTTGTGTAGATTTAACACAATTATATTTTTTAATTTGTCCTTTAATTTTTCTACTAACTTCAATTACTTCAAGTTTATCAAATTCTTTTACTACAGTATTGATAAAATTGTTCATTTCTTCTAGAGCTAATTTAAATGATAAGTCTGGATTATATGATATAGGAAATCTATTTTTAAATGAAATAGATTCTTTCATTAGAATTATTTTATTTATATAAACGTTATTTTCATAAATAATTGATCTTATATCTAGTAATTCATTTATATATTGTTTAAATCTATGTGTTAAGTTATTAGTTGATATTATTTTCAATAATCCAGTTACATATGCGTTATTTTCTGTAATAACAAAAGGTTTGTTTTCAATTATTAATTCTTCTATTTCTTGTTCTGATTTGTCTTTAAGACAAAACTTTTTATATTCATACCATAGACATCTTTCTATAATATCATTTGGTGTTATTGTAATTTGCATATATAATATATTTATTTTTTAATAATATGGGTTTTCATTTTCAAGTAGGTCAAAATTTTTTTCAATTTTAGAACAATTTTCTAAAAAATTATCAACATCATAATTTTCAAGTTTAAACCATTCTCCATCAATATTTTTTACTGAATAAATATTGTGTAGTGTAATTTCTACTTTTCTATTGTGGTTTGTTTCAAATTTTTCTATTATTGTTAATTTAGATGTATTACCAATTTTAAGTTGTTTTAATCTTTTTTTGACATCGTTATTTCTTGTAAAACCTATCTTATATAATTTTTCATGTTCGTTGTCACTTTCAATTAAATAGATAAAAGCCATTTTCATTGTTTTTTATTTATTATTCTTTGTAGAATATTTCTTTTTTCTAATTTTTGAATTTTATTTTCAAAATTATTTATTTTTAATTCATGGTTTAGTTTTAAATAATCTTCATATTCATATTTTATTAAATCAAACTCATCTTTAAGTTCTGATAATTTTTCTTTTGTCTTTTCTAATTTTTCCATTAATTTCATATTTTCATTAACAATACTTGATATAACATCTTTTTCTTTTCTTCTGCTTTCTATTTTTGAACCATCTTCTGTTTTTTCAATTACTAATATTTCTTCCGCATTATCTTTAATAAAAGATAATTCTTCGTTTTTCTTAAAGACTTCTTTTTTAAGTATTTCCATTTGTTTTCGAAGTTCATCTTTACTATTGATTAAAGACATATATTCGTTATAATCAATCGTCATAGTTTTTTTCATGAAGTTAAAATTTTAGATTTACTTACTTAGTATAAAAAATAATTTAAGTTTTTTAATATTTAGATAAAAATATCTAAATATTATGAAACATATTTGTAATTTTGATGATTATGTTAATGAAAATAAAATTGGGCCTATAGGTTGGAATTGGAGAAATAGGTTTGTAGATGAGGAAGGAACTGTTTATACTAAAGGAATAAAAACTGGCAAACAAAATAAACGACCAGATTTTGAAGAAGAATTACAAAGATTATATCAAGAATTAGATAAATATCATAAAAAAGATCCACAATATAAAACTATATTATCTTTAATAGAAGATATGAAAAAAGGAATGGATAAAGTTATTAGAGATGTTAAAAGATAATTATAATCCTCTCACTCTATCTAATTTTCTTTTTCTATCAGAAATAATTGGTATAAAATGTTTTGAAGATTCACCTACTTGTAATTCTAATTCATCATTATTATCATTTTTAAATAACATGAATAATTTAAGACTTCTAGTAGTATAAGATTCAATTTTATATTTTGTACCTTCAGATACATTATAAGCTGAATCTGATTTTACACAAATAACATACATTGGTCTTTCTTTTTCAAATAGTTCACTAATTGTCATTCTTATTTTCAAATTTTTCTTTTACAGAAGTATATAATAAATCTATGCTTGATTCTATTTCATCGAAATCTTTTTCTTCGTATTGTGTTAACATAACAACTACGAAAGGATTATTTTCTTTATTTTCCCATAACCAATCTGTATGTTTTTCCATTTCTTTACTTGAAAGAAATACATATAATATATGTGGATTTTTTTCATCAAAAGATATTGGGTGATTTAATATTTGTTCTTTATCTAAACCATAATTGATTGTTATATCAATTTTAGAGTCTTTTATTTCATAAACTTTAGTTATATTTTTCATTTATCTTATCTTTTATTATTTTCATTAAGTTTTTGAGATTTTCGATGGGTGGTTTGTTGTTCCATATTATGTCAAAATCTTCATAATCGTCTAAATCTGTTTCTGATATATGATTTAAATCTCTACCATCTTTTCCTCTTATTTCTTTTGGATCGCCTTCCAATCTTATTAGAATACCACCATTATTTTTTATGTAATTTGCTTCATTTTTAAATCTTACATCTGATATAATAACATTTTGTCCTTTGCTGTTGGCAACTAGTGTTAAAATCCAGGCATCAGGGTGTAAATTATTTCTAATTGATTCTGTTCCTATTAATTGAAACATCCTACCAACTGTCATTCCCCAATCTTCTAGATATTTTTCTTTTGTTTGTCTATTAGTGAGCACTTTAAGATTTATACCTGTGAGAAGTGCACAGATTTTTTTAACATAATGTGCAAATTTTTTATTTTTAAATTTGTATTCTTTGAAGTTTTTAATAATTGAATTGGTGACAGTATCTTTACCACTACCAATTTTTCCACTAATACCAATAATTATCATTCATCTGGAAATAATATTTTGCCGAGTCCAGTTGATTTATTTTCATCAACTTTACCGTTAAACTCATCTCTTATTTTCATTAATATTTTACCGAGATGATTTTCGCCTTTCATTGTATTGCTATTGACACCAAATACTTCATCTCCCCACCAATTAAGTTCTATGAGTTCTTCTTCTTCTGTATTTAACAAAAGTTGTTTAAGTTCTGGTATTTCAAATTTTCTTCTACAAACTTCATACATAACTTTAAATTTAGCTTCTCTCCAATCAATTCTTTTCTTAATTTCTTTGCCTCTTTTTTTAGATTTTGATGCTGTAGATGAATTCATAACATACATGAAATCATCAAAAGTGGTTGATTTTGCAGCTTGATATGCATGTTCAGATGTTTCACATTCAATACCATTGAATGAAATCATAATTCCATGTTTCTTATAAAAATTGTAGAAATTACTTAGAAACTCATATTTACCTTCAAAAGGGCCGATCATTAATAAAATTTTATTTTATATTTAATATATAATAATTATTCTAATAAGTCTAAAAAATCTTCAAAATCGGTTTTGCTTGGTAATGAATATATGAAAGTTGTTGCTTGGTAAGCTAATATATATATAAAGAAAGGGGAAATAAAACTTAAAGATAGAGTTAACAATACCGCAAATATAGGAGCCATAGATATTATTGCTGATTTTACCTTTGTTAATTTTTTATTAATTACTACAGAGGCATACATTTCACCGGTGTCTAGATAACATCTAAATTCTGAATTATACCAATTAACTGTGTTTCCTGTTAAATAGGTTGCAATTATGTGTAGAAGTTCGTGTATTAATATACTAGGTATTGATATTACGTTATAAATTGTTATCAATATTTTAATTAATTTTTTCATTTTAGTGTTTTAGTTTAATTAAATATACGGAATTTTTTCAAAAATTAAAAATTTCAATGGATTAAAAAATGAATTTTTTTGTTTAATATATAAAATAAAGAAAAATAAAATTAAAATTATGAAACATTTAATGACATATGAATCATTCTCAAAAGAGAATCAAATAGATGAAGGTTTTTCATTTATGTCAAAAGAAGATAAAGCAAATTTAGAAAAAGTAAAAAAAGGTTGGACTGAATTGATGACAAAACTTGGTGTAGAAGGTGATATATTAGAAAAATTTAATAAACTAAATAAAAATACTAAACATAAACAAAAGATTTTACAAACACATAGAACTAAATTAAAGTTAACTAAAAAAGATGTTGATGAATTAGTAAAAGAAGCAGAAGTAGATAAATTTAGAGGATTGATTGGTATTGATAAAAAACATACAAAATGGGTTTATATGCCAGCAAAACAATCTGGTCGATTAATGTCAGGACCAACTTCAAATTTACCTACATTATAAAGTAATAAATTTAATATAAATTTTAAAACCAATCTGATACCAGATTGGTTTTAATTTTTTTAAACAATTTTTTAAGTTTTCAATTTTTATCTATTTCTGAAAAAGGTTCAGTTTTTTCATCTATTTCTAATAGTCGGTAAAAAAATTGTGTACTTATAATTTTTTGGTCACTGTGTTTCATATATAATTGTGAAATAAAAGATAACACTAAGAAAATTAAAGCTAATATAACATTCAAAAATATAAATACTATAGATAAACCAATAAATAATTTATACATAAATGAAGTAACAGTTTTTCTACTAAACCACACATGTAATTCATCTTCTACTAATTCATATTGTTGTCTAAAATATTCTTCTTCTGATTCTTTTCTTAAACTATCCCAATATTTATTATAGTTAGTTATACCTCTTTTATGGGGTTTTTTATTAAGTATAAATTTTAATTTTTCATATTCCCTTTCCATAATACAAATATATAATAATTATTCAAAAAAATAAAATATTATAATAATTTTTTAACATTTTGTAAATCAGTTAACCACATTTTATTTATTGATATATTTTGAATAACATCAATTTCACTCTTTTTATTTTCATATGTGTTTTTTAAATCACGTAATTTTTCATTACTTAATGATAAAAAGTTCATATTTAACAAATAATCTAGATTATCATCAATTTTTTTTAAGCCTAATTCGATCATGGATTTTTCTATTGTTACTCTTTTTTTGTTTTTAAAATCCAGTTTATCTTCTAGAATATATTTGATAAATTTCATTTTATTATAAAGAATAGATTTTTCACGTTTTAATTTAGCTAACATATTTTCTTTTCTTAATTTATAATAATTTAATCTTATAACTAAGAAATCATCTAATATTTCATATTGATCTTTATATTTCTTTATTTTACCTTCTTTATCCATCACGTTTAAGTTGTCTAGGCTTATATAACTAATAAGATTAAAAACTTTATTAATACTATCAATATTTTGGATTTCTTCTCTACCTATATTAATAGTAATATCTATTTCTATATCAGTACAATTTTTGGTATAATCTTTAATAACTTTTCTATCAATTAATTTATCTAAATGATCAAAATATTTATCATTCCAGGTACCGATTGGTAATTCTGTTATTCTAATTGTTGTTGCATTTAATTTCTCATAAATACCTTTTGTTAGATATCTACCATTTTCTTCATCCCATTTAATTTCACCTTTAAATCCATTGAACCAAGGCTTTATTATTTTGTCTGTTTTCTTTTTAGTGAGTTTGTTTTCATAATATTCTATTATATCAACAGGATTAAATTGTGTAATATCTGTAGAATAACCTGTTCCGATTCCTTTTGCACCATTTACAAGTATCATTGGTATTACTGGTATATAATATTCAGGTTCTATTTTCTTACCATCATCATAATTGTGATTTAAAACATCTGTATCTCTTTTATCAAAAATAACATTAGATATTTTATTTAATTTTGTGAAGATATATCTTGACGCAGAGCTATCTTTACCACCAGTTATTCTTGTACCAAATTGACCATTTGGTACTAATAAGTTTATATTATTGGAACCAACAAAATTTTGTGCCATTCCAACTATGCCTTGTTCTAAACTAGCAGGTCCATGGTGATATGCTGATTTATCAATAATAGAACCACTTAGTTGATTGACTTTAACTTCATTTTTATAATTATTCAAAAACATTGTAAATAAGATTTTCCTTTGTGATGGTTTTAAACCATCTAACAATGAAGGTATTGATCTTATATTATCTGCCATTGAAAATTCTATTAGTTCATCGTCTATAAATGAATCAATAGTTGTTTTTGTTGTGAATTTATCTATTTCGTTGGCTGGATTATAGTTAAGTAACCATTTTTTCCTATCTTCTGCTCTTTTTTTATTGAAAGCTAAATCAATAAGATTTTCGGTTTTTTCTTCATCTTTATAATTAAATCTTATTAAGTGTTTTGCGATATTTTTGAAAAATCTTTTAGATTCCTTTGGTTCTATTGTACCAAGACCTTTATAATATTTAACAAAAAATCCTTTTGTATCTGAGCTATTTTTCCATTTTCTATATTCTTCTAATCTGTAGAAATATTTATATTGTTTTCCTTTTGTTACTTTAACAATTGGTGTTATAAATTCATATAAAAAATCTAATTGTAATAATTCGGGCCAAAATGTATCAAATAGATTTATTAATAATCCTTTAATGTGATATCCATCCAAATCTTGGTCAGACATAATAACAACTTTGCCATATCTCAGATCTTTTGTTGATTTATATTTTTTACCATATTCTAATCCTAATGCTGATACTATGTTTTTAATTTCTTCATTGGCTCGTATTTTATCCATTGCGATGTCTCTGACATTCAAAGGTTTTCCTTTCAAGGGGAATGCTCCATAATAATCTCTACCTGTTACTGCGAATCCTGATAAAGCCGTAGATAAAGCTGAATCACCTTCTGTTAAGAATAACATACATTTTTGTGATTGAGTAGTACCTGCTTTATTTGCATCGTCAAGTTTTTTAATCCTAACTTTAGAAACCTTCTTACCACTTTCTTTAGCCAATGATGATTTTTCTTTTGCTTCGATATATCTAAGAACGCTCTCCATTATTTCTGAAGAAGCTAGCAATTTCAAGAATTTATCTGATATGTTTACACCTTCAGTGTTTTTCTGTGTCATTCTTGTTATTAGGTTTTCTTTTGTTTGTGTATCAAAAGAAGGATTTACTATTTTAGAATTAACGAATATGAAAAGGTTTCTTTTAATATCTGCTTCTTTAATATTAATATTTTTATATTTCTTATTTAAGATATCAGCAACACCTTTTGTTATTTGTTTAGTTATAAAATTAACATGAGTTCCACCTTGATAAGTTGATATACTATTTACCATTGATATTTGTTGGAATAAATCGTCTTCGGATTTGGATACTCCAATCTCCCATGATGTGTTTACTTTTTCATAAAAATAGTCTTGGTCTTCAACATACATTTTCATATAGTCTTTAAATGTTTTAACAGGTATTAATGTATTGTTATAATATACTTTTACATTTGGACAATATACAGATATGTCCACACATCTTTTCAGCATTATTTGTTGAAGTTCTTCTGTAATTTCTGTTAGACCAAATCTATTAAAATCTGGATAGAATGTTATTTTTGTAAAATTCTTTTTATTTTTTGTAATTTTTGGTTTACCTTTTATTTCAAGATTATTTGAAAATTCTTGTTTATATTTATTTGTACCATCTGCAGTTTCTACAATAAATTTCGTTGAGTATGTATTAGTGAGTTTTGAACCATATCCGTTTCTACCGCCTACTATTCTTTCTTCTGTATCGTCATAATTTTCTCCAGTTAAAAGGTGACCGAATATTAATTCTGGTACATAAATTTTTTCTTTTTTATGTATTTCTACTGGTATGCCAGGACCATCATTTTCAATTGAAATATGATCTTTTTCTATAATAACTTTAATATATTTGACTTTTTTTGTTCTAATATAATGATCTGATGCATTTGTAATTATTTCATCAAATATTTTAATAAAACCTGGATTATAATGTACCATTTGATTTACAATATTTAAATTTTTAATATCATTTATATCTTCGATAATGAACATTTTTTTAAGTTCTGTGACAGTTGAACCAATATATGTTTCTGGTCGTTGTAGAATATGCTCACGATGGGTTAATTTTTTATATCGTTCTTCAAGTTTTTTCGTCATAATATTTATTGAATTTTATGTGTTTCTCCGAAAAATATATATTAATAAGAGTTATAAGTTTAAAAATTTTAGGTAATCGAATTTTATATATAGTATTGAATTAAAAAAATGAATTATGAAGTATATTAAATATTACGAATATTTTAATTTAAAGAGAGAGATTAGAAAATCATTACAAAAATATTTTTTTAATAAATGTGTTGATATAATTGAGAATGTTGAAAATATTAATGATTCAAAGAGTATAAAAATTAAAGAGGAAAAAAAATTTGATGATATTAGATTTTATTTTGATATTGATATCAATTTTAAAAAAAGTGATAATTATTCAGTTAAAGTTGGTGGTCAAATTTTACCAAAAACTACAAATTTTATGATATTTGTAAGTGTAATAACATTTAGTATTCCTATTGAAGAAATTAAATTAAATCCACTCAATATTAAAAAAATATATGAGGAATTATCTTATAAAATATCTGAATTAGTTGATCATGAAATGTCACATTTCCAAAAATACTTTACAGATGAAATAATCGACATGGTTAAATCAGATTATAATGATAAATTATCTAAAAGATATAATATTACTTATAATAATAAACATTTATATAACATAATGATTAAAGAAAAAAATGGATTATTAAATAAAATCATCACACCAGATGAAATTTTAGCATACTTAAGAGGTATAAATAAAATGGCAAAAAGACAAAAATCAGATTTTAAAACTTTATTAGACGAAAAATTAAATTTTTTTGAAGATGTTCTGACAGGTAAAACTAAACATTCTCCAACTAATTTATTAGAAGAATTTAATATATCTATAGATGATATTAGAAATCTTTATTATGATAATGTTAAAAACCTATTTCCAAATATAAAATTATGATAGTTTAAAAATTTTAGGTAATCGAATTTTATATATAGTATTGAATTAAAAAAATGAATTTTTAACTTTTATATATAAGTAAAAGAAAAAATAATAATTGTTATTATGAAAATTAAAACATTAACAGAGTTTATCACAGAAGCTAATAAAGTAGCAAAAGAAATAGGTGATTTAAAAGATCAAGTTATATCAGCAATGAAAGATAAAGGCGTTCCTGCAACTGCTATGTCAATTAAAACCGCTTTGGGTGGTGCTGTTACTGTAGCTCAAGTTAACAATATACTAAAAGGTCTAGAAGACGGTGGTCATATCGTTAAGAATAATATATTAGGACACGATAAATTTGAATTTATTCAAAAATTTGAAGGTAATCAACCAGGTTATAGTTTAGATCAATTGAATGATACAAAAGCTAAAGGACCAGCTATTGCAAAACCAGTTTTAGGTATTTCTAAGACTATTAATGATTTACAAAGTGAAGGACCAAAAGGTTTAAATACTTTAGGAAAAACTAAAGGTATTTCTAAAGATATTAATGAAATAGGTAATGATGTTTTACATGTTATGAAAGATAAAGGTGTTAAGATGAGTTCTTATACTATTGCTGGTCATGTTGGTTTTTCTGAAGCTGATGTTAATAATGTTTTAACTGATTTACAAGCTAAAGGGAAAATTGTAAAGACCACTTGGGGAAGAGATAATTTTTGGTTTATCCAAAAATTTTAAATATATGTCAAATGACAACAAAAAAAAAACGATTATGAAACACTTAAAAAAATTTGAAAATTTACAAGATAATGATTTACAAGATGATAATGATTTACAAGATGTGTTGGATTACATAGATAATTGTGGTGATTATGAAGAATGCACAAAATATTTACAAGATTATAAGGAAAATCATCCGGAGGTGGGTAGTGAACCTATGTGGTCAGCTATTACTAAAAAATGGTATAAAAAATTTGAAGATGAAACGGATGAAACATATCAAAAAGGTTTAGATAAAGTTACAAATCTTGTAAATGGTTATAAAAATTTATCAATAACACAAGAAACAGAATTTAAAAAACAAACAGGATTGGTAACTAAAAGAGATTGGACAAACACAGGATCATACAATAAATAATATAACCTCCTATATTAATAGGAGGTTTTCTTGTTTATTTTAGAACTTTAATAGCGTCAGTGATATATCTCGGAATTAAATTACTATTATATTTAAGTAACGTTGATAAACTAGAATCTAGTACATACGTTTCAGCCCAGTCCTCTTCAGATCGCAATGACCTACCATAAGATTGAATAAAATCAACACATGTTTTCCAGTTATACCATTCTTTATTTGTTTTTTGTCTTTGCTTAATCTTATTGCTACTAATATTTGGGAAAGGTATTTTCATTATAATTTGAAATCTGCTTAAATCATCTTTTAAATCAACACCACTATTCATACTTGGGCTTACTAATATTGTCGGTTGTTTGCTATCAATATGTTTATTTAACATTTCTTCACGGTTTTTTGTTTCATGAAAAATTAATCTTTTGTTATAAATTTGGGTTTTTAACATATCTGCGAATTCATATGTAGTTGTATGTATTATACCTTTTCTTTTAGCGTTTTTCTTTATAATTTTTTTAATCCATTCTTTTTGATTTTTGAATGTTTCTATTTTTTCATTATAAGTCATTTTACCAGCTTTTATATAATATATTGGTCTTCTTTTAATAGAAAATGGACTATTCATTTCATAATATGTTGAAACTTCTTTATCCAGTCCATTTATATAGCTAAACATTTCTTTATTTAGAATGGTGCCAGACATAAATATAACATGGTCATATTTATCCCATATAGATTCTTTTAAATATTCATTACCCCATACTGGTTGTGTTATTAATTCAATTCCGGAATATATTTTGGCTTTTTTGTTAAGATTAATATCTAGAACCCAGTTATTTTTATTTTTTTTGAATTCTTCGATAAAGTTTTTATATTTTAATTTGTTTGTTTGTATTTGAGATATATATTTAGTTATTTCTGTTTTTCTTTTTGATGTAATTGATTTTTCTATAACCTCTTTTGAAAATAGTACATCTTTTTCATTTAAGTCTGGTATTATAACTCGTTCAAGTAAATTAACATATTGGTCAATCCTTTTTACTTTTTGTATTTGTTTGTCTATTTTTTCTAATTCTGATAATGTAAAACCCATCATTTTAAGACCTCTAACATTTAATCTTGTTGAAATGAAATCACAAAAAACATTTTCAAAATCGTGTGCTTCATCTATTAATAGAACATTAGAAGATCTTTCTTTTAATAAAGATGGCAAATATAATGCAATTGTGTTAAATAAATGGAAGTTTGTAAGTGAGATATTACTGTTTTTCCATTTTTCTTTTGCCATATCATATGGACAATCTGAACATTTTCTTTTCATAATTGAACATAATTCTTTTCCTTGTTCACAGTCTGTGTTAAAAGGTTCACATTTATAATTACTTCTACCTTTAAAATTTTCTATAAAAACATAATCTTTTATATATTGGTTTTGTAGTACTTTAGAGTTTGTTAAAATATCAAATTTTGCATCTTCATTAACAAAGTTTCTATACCAGTTCATAAACATTATTGCGAAATATGATTTACCCACACCTGTTGGTATATTAAGAAGTACAAATTTATTACCAGTATTAATTGATTCTTTAACAAAATGTAGTGATTCTATTTGTTGGTTTCTTGGTATAAGTTTTAGTGGGAAGTGTATGTTAAGATCGTTTATTGTGATCATTTGTATGTTTTTCTTTTATTTAAAATTATATTAATCATTGGATATTTAGTTTACAATTAAATTTTTATATATACTGTTGAATGAAAATAAAATTTAAAAGATATGTATACAGAATTCACACCAAAAGAAGTTGACAATAAATTTCAGACTATCCAAGAAATTATCAAGGATATCATTAAAGAAAATAAGAGAGATGCTGGTACTGAGTATAATGACCAGGAAGCTAACGATTTTCTTAATATGATGATGGCTGAAAATCAGAACAGAATCAAAAAAATATTCGATGAGAATATTGGTAAAGGTGATTATGATATTGCTAAGGCTATTGTAGATCAATTCTATGAAAAATCTATTGTAAATGCTGATTATGATCAGAAATTTAATAGAAGTGATGAAAGCAGTCCAAATTCATTAGTTGGTGAGACAGGCATGAATAATGAGAATAATATTATGCGATATAATAATTTTGTTAATGAAGATAAAATTAAAACTGCACCAAGTGAGTATTATATTTACAAAAATGGTAAAGAAACAAAAGTAAGTAAAGAGGAATATTTGAATAGTGTTTATGGATATGAAAGTTATTAATGAAGTATTTAAAAACATATAATGAAAGAACAACGAATGAAAAATATTTAATTATATCGTGTGATAAATCAGAATTTTATAGATTGCAAGAAATGTTTTTCAATAATAAGATATATTGGCAAGATGGGCATGGTTATTCAGATCAACAACCAAAATCTTTTAAAAATTATATAAAAGGTATAATTTATCAACTAGATTACAATTTAATAACATACACTGGCATTGAAGAGAATTTGGGTGGTGAATCGAACTATGTATTTTGTAAATCTGAGGATATTAAAAATATTAATGATTTAAATACAAAAATAGAAGCAATTAAACTTGGATTATTATGAAAGTTATTAATACATATATACAATTTATAAATGAACAAATACAAATAGAACCATTGTTAGCTGGTAAAGAAGGATTTAGAATTTTTTTTGATTTGGTTAATAAACATGGTAATGATTTTGCTTTCCAAAACTATTTAAATACTGGTAGTTTTTACTATTTTTTTTCAACTGATAGAATAACGAAGATTAATGAATTACTTGGTGAATTAGAAATGAAGAAAAGTTTAGAAACTGCATTTTTGACATTAAGAAGTATTAAAGACGATAAATTATCATTTTTTATAGGTATAAAGAATAAAATTTTAGAATATGGATTCTATAATAGTATAAAAAATCTAGTCTATAAAATAGGGAAATTTAAAATTAATGATAGATTTTTAAGGTATGATTTTCCAAGACACCAATGTGTTAAATCAATTAAGTTGAGATTAAAAGATTCTAATCTTAAGAATTTAAATTTATTACATCAAGTTAAAAAAGATTTTGTGGATTGGTGGTCTAATGTAAAATCTGAAGTTAAAATATTAGATGAATTAAGAATTAGTAAAACTATGTCTTTAGATTTATTTAAAGAAGATCACAAAGATGAAACACTTTTAAACCAATCGTTAATACATTTTGCACAAGATAAATCTTGGATTGAAAAAGTTACACCATATACAAATGTTGACAAAGAAAATAATGAAGTAAAATTCTTTTTTAGAATAATAGAAGAACAGATAACTTTTTTTAATTTTGATCCGCATTTATAATTACTTAACTTATTATCATTAGCTAAAAATGGCGTAAAATTATGATAAATAATAATTATCATTTTCCTTCTTTTAATTGATTCAATTTAATATATAATAAAAAATAAATTCATTTCAAAATGAGTCAAGAAAATTCCTTTGTTAAATTATTAGAAGATATTGCTATTCTTAATAAAAATAGTATAGAAATTTTATCATCAATAAATGATCTACTATCAACTAATGATAGTAATGTAACAGTTGATTGGGTGATAAAAGATAATAGTGGTAATTATACTAATTCAACATTTCAGATGCCTACAGTTGGTTATTTGAAATCACAAATAGATTTACTAAATCAAAATATTAAAAAATTAACAGGCGGAGAAGGTCAAGGTTCAACTTATATTATAGATGGACAAACTACAAAAAAGATCTATCAAGTTGATCTTAATAGAGAACCTGTACCTATTAGTAATTTAAATAACATTGATAAATTTGAAAGTAAAACTAACTGGTTTTTCGAAGAATTAATTAACCCTAACATACATGTAAATTTTGATTTAACTGGTAAAATTGATGATAGGAATAAGAAAGTTTTGGTAAGGAGACATATTGTAAAATTTCAAGTTGGTAGTTATGGACAATTAACAGAGACAGGAAGAAATTCTTTAAATAGTTTTATAGACACATTTTTGAATAAATCAGATATTAATTATGACACTTTTATTAATTGGTACTTGGCTCAACCAGGTGTTGTTGATAATTTGGACCCTTATAAATATTTGGATGAAGATATTTATGATATTAATTTACAAACATTAAATAATGTTGGTTTTTTTAGTGTTTTAAATACAGAGGATGATACAATAAGAAAGAAATTTTGGTATCACTTAAATACTCTAACTTATAGAACTAAAGATGGTGTTAATAAAGAATTATCTATTAATGATGAAATAATAATAAATAAAAAAGAAAGTAATACTAGATATAAAATAATTGAAATTAGTAAAGCTTCATCTACGCCTAAGATAATAGTTGAAAGAGTTGAAGGTTATGATCCTATTCCTGTTGGAACAGATGTTTTAAAGATATACTCAGCTGGTGAGTTAGATAAATCTGTTAATATTGGTGTGGGTTATAATGAATATAATCTTGTATTTATGAAACCTGTAAATACTGATAATAATATAATTGGTAGTGTTTGGTCTCAAGGTAGTGCATTTTATACAAATGATTTAGTATTAAATACGGATAATACGATAGATTTGACAAGTTATTATTTAGATAATATATATGATTATGGTAAATTATTAAAAGATTTAATAAGAAGACAAACACCAACTGATGAGGCATTAATTCCAAATAAACCAGTATTGGAAATAGATAATTTTAAAGTTGTACAAATTAATAAACATCTTACAGATAATGGAAATTCAAAAGAAAAGAAAGATTTACATACAAGAAAAGAATCTATTAAGTCTAGATTAAACCAATTAAATGATTCTATTATTGAAAAAAATAAAGAATTAAACACAAAACAATATAAAAGTATTGGTGAAAAAAATAAATCTCAAAATGAGTTAAATAGACTTATAACACAACAAGAGAGTGAATCTAAACAATATGGCTCAATTGTTAATCAAATTTCTAATGTTGTTACAACTTTATCTGCAAGCCCTAAATATAGATTAAGAGGTTTCTTTGATATTCCAATGGCTAGAAGTCTTGAAGATAAAATACAAGATGTGGTTGCATTTAAAATTCAGTATAGATATAGTGCTAAAGATGGTCAAACTAATCCAATAGAGAGTTTTGATATTAAACCTACTGTGAATTTAGAAGATTTATCTGGTCAACAAGGTTTAACTATTGATACAAGTTTATTAACGCAACCAAACTTAAAACCAGATCCAACAACAAGTGGATCGGTTATAAATAATCCTGAAAGTAGTAGTGCTGAATTTACTCCTAGAAGTTCACAAATTAATGCACCTTCTATTGGTATGACACCATCACCAACTAATACAGTTATAACAACTGCATCTGGTCAAAAAATACCTTTAAGTAATCAAACTATATTACAAACACAAAATACTAATGGTTTCTTTTCTAATTGGAAAGAATATGTAACAAAACCTAGAGAGAGAAGTTTTGATAGTACCAAAAATGTGTGGTATTGGGTTGTTGAAGATGTTGCAAATGCAGAAAAACCAAATATAAATCAAGTAGATATTCCCATTAAGGAAAATGAATCTATTGAAATAAAAGTTAAATCTATTTCTGAGGTTGGTTGGCCCGATGCTTTGATTGAATCAGAATGGTCGGATATTGTTAAGATTGATTTTCCTGATGAATATGAAAACACTAATGATGATTCTCAATTAATAACATTACAAAATAGTCAAGAATCAGTAAGAGTTGAATTTGATAATGAAATGGATGCTAAAGGTGTTTATAGACACGTTAGAGATAGTTTTACTCAAAATGATAGTTATTATGCACATAATGATAAAACTTTGGCAACGTCATTTAGAGATGCTCAAGGTAATTTAATTAATTTATTTGATTATTTAGAAACATTAACAAATAAGATATCTTCTTTAGAAGAACAAGTTAGTAGAGCTAAAGGTGAACTTCTTGTTACATTATTTAAAGGTACAACAGAAACTGAAATTGGTAATAATTCGGAAACTAATATTATAGTTGAATGTGAAGATTATGGAGAAATAAGTGGTGCTACTGCAGATAGAATTTATTATAATAATATTTATGTTATAAAAGATTATTATATTAGTTTGAAGAATATTGCACAAAATAACCCATTAGGTTTATTTTCTGATAGAAATTATACAGTTGGTGGAACAAATAGTTTCTTTCAATTTACAGATGATTCATCCTGTTATATTGATGCTGATGGTTATCTACATAATCAAGAAGACAATCAATTTCTTTGGTTTTCTGATAATCACAACGGACAGAATTTATATTCAGGTATAACAGAGTCTGATAAAGCAACTGCTTATAATTGGTTAAATGCTGATGGTGGAACATATGGTTCAAATCTTGGATTAACAGGGACAACTTTTACTAGAGATGATTATACGTTCAATTTGTTAACTGGTATTAGTTGGACTGATGGGACATTAACAAACCAAAATGCATTTTTATCTAGTATATATCCATTAGTTATAGATATATCAGATTTAATTGACACAGGACAGGAAAAGTTGAAATTAATAAATGGTCAAGAAGAGATGATTATACCAATAAATTTATATTTTAAGTTTGATGCTGTAAGTGGAAGTTCATTTACTATAAATCCAACTGAAAAACCTGTTTCACGTATATTAAAGAGACCGTTGAAAATATTTGTAGAAACTGAGAACAGTATTAGACCGTTCCAATTTACTTTGATATTTAATATGAAACAACACAGAACGGCTAATTATATATCAACACAATCACAAGTATCAGTAGGTTTTCAATAAAATTATTATAAATTATGATAGATAAAAGTTTTCAAATAATAAGAACTAATCCTACACTTACAACAAATGTAAGTGTAGTGGTTAATACTGATTATAACTTATATTTAGAATCTTTCAAGGTTAATAGACAATTAAGTGATGAAAGATTTAAACATTTTTCTATGAATAAGAATACTTATTTGGAGGATCAATTACCTATATTTTATAAAGGTTTGCCTTCTAATTTAGCTTTTAAAGTTAAATATGAAGATGATAGTGATAAAATGTATAATACATATGATTGTCAATTTGATGATATTTATTATGCTGGTGCTAAAAATATTCAAGATCAGTGGTATGAAGAAGAATTTGAATATTTGGCTCCTCTATATATTAGACCTAACAATTTACCTTCAAATTTTATTATATTAAGAGTTGATGATTCTGCAGTTTATGATAGTAATTCATATGAAATAGTAAATTTAACTAAAAATAATTTTAGAAGTGAGATTGTGGATAAATGGAAATGTGTTACAACATTTGATTTAACTTATCAATCACCTTTAGGATATTGGATGTATAGAAATTTTACTGAAAATGACAGATTTCCTGAATCTCCATTTGAGTTTGATGCTAAAAAATATAATTTTAGTAGATGGTATGGTATTGATTATGATTATGGTACTTATACTGAAAAGGATTTCTTTTTAGATGATAAATTATATTATGAACAACCACATTTTCAATTAGAACAATTTATAACGGAGGGGTATCAATTAAATAATTTGATATTTCCAAGCATTGTCAACTTTAAATTTTTATATGATGATACACCTGCATCACCTTTCGGTTTAAATAAATATTCTGTTAATAGATATTATGGTTTTTATGTGGAACAAATGGATGAGGTTTGTAACTTAACTTCATATCAACCACCTACATTAATAGATGGTTTAGATATTGTAAATAATATATTTGTTGTTAGTGGAACAACTGGTTCAACCATGCCTTTTATTAATACTTGGGATAATAATAATGAGTATTATATTTATGCTTTAGAAGATTTATATAGAGTAGTTAAAAAGAGTGATGATAATGTTGATACATATAAAATTATAAGTGATTATGATTTATCTATTACAGATATTCATAGTGATAATATTGTTGATATTGTTTTTCAAAATACTGGTACATCTTATATAAATGTTGTAAATGGCAGAACTGGTGAATTTACTTGTGATACGTATATTGATGATGATGGATATTTCAAGGGATTATATGGTGATTTGTATTTAGTTGATATTGACAACAAGTTTCATGTTTTAAAAGTTGAACAAAATATTATTGAGAAATCAGATATTGCTTATTCTTATACATCAATCACAGAATCAATTCCACCATTTAATGTAGTTTATTTTAATGATGATAAGATTTACATTGGTGCTGATGATGGTTTATTCATATATGATATAGATTTAGTTTTATTAAATTCATATACTACTTCAAATTCTTCATTACCAAATTCAGGTGTGCAATCATTATTTTTAGATAATAATGTATTGTATGTTGGTACATATGAAGGAATGTGGATTAAAGATTTTGATAGTGGTGTAGAAGATACAATTACTAATTTAAATTCTGGTATAGAAGATGCTGAACAAATTAAAAGTATTTTTGTTACAGGTTCTACAATTTTTGCCTGTGCTCGATCTGGTGGTACTTTAACTGTATCTTGGTCTGTAAAACTTTCTAATAAATATGATGTTACATTTTATAATACAAATGTAACAGGAGATGTTTTTAATTGTAAAATTGAAGTACAAAATAATAATTTATATAGTGTTATTAGTAATGGATTAGATGCAGGTATTTTTACAGTTTATTATGATTTAGAACCTATAGCTTCTGTTGAATATAATTCTGCAAATACGTCTATGGAAGGTATTCCTTTAACATTTGATTTAAAAGATGATGGAACAATTTTTTTGGGTACTACTGAAGGTTTGTTTATTAAAAAAGAATATTATGAAAAAAATATTACACAAACAACTAGTTATGATATTACTGGTTCAACATCTCATGTTTTTTATGATAATAATAATAATGTAATTTTTAAGTGGTTTGAAAATAGTGCTAGTACTGGATTAATGAAATATGATACTTTAACTGATACTTTAACTGATTATTTATTAAGTCCTAGTATTGATTATGATAATATATATTCTGGTGGTGTGTTTTATAATGAAAATATTGTAGCTTTAACTGATTCTAATACTTCATTAACATATGTAAATATATATAATTTGCCGATAGATCAAAATGATGAAATTGAGTTAAAGTATTATATAGATACTGATTATGCTATAAAATCTAATAGTTCCAAATTAGAATATTGGATTAAATCAAATGATTCAGAATATTCTGTAGTTAAAGATATAAGAGTAAATAAGAAATTAAGAAAACCGTTAATGTATCCTGTTTATAGAGTTAAATTTAGTGATATTAAAGATTGGGATTTTGATAGAGTTGATACACATTATGCTGATTTTGATTATGAGAAAACAGAATATGTTGATACTGATGAACATAAATTATATACAACTGAATTTAGAGATAATTCAACTCCTAAACAATTTAAAGTTATGCCAGAAGGTGTTCCTGGTCAAAATAAGATAATGAATGTTTCGTCAGAGTATATTTCTACAGATGAATTATATCAAATAACAGAAACAAAAGATATTAATCCTATGTGGATTAAAAATGAGACAGTTTGTAAATGGGGTTTTATGAATAGTATAAGTCACAGTGATTATTCATACAAATTAAATAATAATAATAAAGTAGGCTCACAATTCAATAAAACAACTAATATTTATAAAGATACTCCAAGTGTAACAGATAAAAATATGGATTATATGTATCGTGTTGGTGGTTTGCATGATAATGGTACTAATGAAAAGTATGTTCAACAAAGTACTAATATTGAAACAAATTTAATGAATGATGATAGTCAAAAATTTAATTTGAGTTTATATGTTGGTTCTACTTTTGATTATTTTGATTATTTTTTCAAGAATAAGATGTATTATGAATATGAGAGTCAACTATATATTAAATCTACTACTAAATATTCAATATTTAAAACAACAAATAATTATAATGCAGCTTCAACTCTTTTTAAAGGTTTGAGAATTGATTTAGATTCTGTTGCAAATTTATTTAGAGATTCTAATTATAAAATTTATAATATAATTTCCGGTAAAAAGAAATATGATGAATATAAGTGTAGTATTATATTTAATCCTTGTTATCAGTATATTGAAACAGTTTATAATAGTGATGGTGATAGTGGAAGAACTATTGCAGATTATGTTGATGTGTCTGGATATAGTTTTTATCAAACAAGATACATGGATACTGTGAATTGGCATTATGAAAATTTAGGTATTAGGGGTTTTATTACTGGACAAACTATGACTTTAACAAGTTTTACAGATTTAGCTTATGTTAACAATGGCCCTTTAAAATTAAAAAGATCATATGATGCTAGTTTTATAGATTATAAAGATTATTATATAAAAACCACAGGTTTTACATTTGCAGGTTTAACTCTACCTTTATATGATTTTTATGATATAGACACAACTGGAGATTATTCTCATTTTTATTCAACTGGAAGTTCTTATTATATTGATTCTACTAGATTAACTGCACAAATATATCAATTTAGTGGTGATACTGGTTGTACTATTTATGTTTCATTAGATAATTGGGAGGAAGATGATATGACATCTAATTTTTCTGATTTTGTTGTTTGTGGTGCTACATATGAGTTATATGAAGTTGTAAATGAATTAGATTTTGAAAGTTCTGCAATTATTAATGAAAATTATATTGATACATCTGATACTGGTATTGATATATTTTTAAATGATAAGTATAAAAATTTATTAATTGTTGTTAATACAAAATTAACAATGTTTAAGGATTTATATGATTTAAATAATATTAAAATATTTGGTGAGAATTATGGATATTATTATGCTAAGGCATTAGATGGAACACCATATAATAATACAGGTATTAGTTATAATACTGTTACATTGACTGCTTCAAATGTAATATCTGCTTTAAATGATTTAAATAATACTTATGGATTTGATAGAAATGTATATTATCATTATATTGATGAAAATGGTAATTATGCTTATATGAATATGGTTCCAAGTGCCACTACAAATGGTACCATGGAAGAATTAGAGTCTTGGGGCAAAGATTTCCCACCATATATGGTTTCTATTAGTAGACCAGATTTATTAACTATCAAGAAACAATCATTTAATCATAGTGCATTGAAAGGTCCAAGAACTAATATTTATGATAAATATAAACCTGTAGATGCTAGTGCGTCTGTTAATTATGACATTAATGAACCTATTTCAAGAAAAATTACTATAAATGAGAAAGACATAAGTAAAAAGGTTCAACAACATGGTGAAACACAAATTTATAATAAAGAAATATATAGATATAGTGGGCCATATGAACCTATTTTCAAAAATATTGAATTATTTGATGGTACAGATTATTCATCTCATAATGGAATATTTTGTCAAAAATCTTTTGCTAGTGATGTTGAAATAACTACAAATGGATTAACTGGTGGTACATCAGGTTATACTACTGTTATAAATTGGGTTGATGAAGAAAATATTTTAGATAAAAGTGATAATATTTCTGCTAAAATTGATTTTTTAATACCTGATATTTCAGCGGGTCTTGTTGTAACATTAACAGGATATTCAGATACATTAAGATTATCTAATTTTAATTTTGACATTCCCAATGAGGCAATTATATCAGAAATTAATGTTATTATTAAAAAAAAGGGTGATTTTATATATTATAAGTTAATATCCATTGAAAAGAATTTGTTTTTTAAAGACTATCTCGTTGATATTTTGATAAATAATACGAGTTCTGATAATTTATCTAAAACAACAATTTATAATCCATATTGGATTATAGATAAATATACAATTTCTGGTATAGATATAAGTTCTGCAGTTACTTCTAGTAACATTGAAATAAATATAGATTTTAGTGTGTATTGTGATTTTGATGTTGTATTTTTGGCTACACCAATATCAAGTCCAACTTATAATGCATATTTTGATAATGTTGAAGTTCAAGTATGTTATACTATGCCAAGAGTAACAGAAGGTGAATATTATTTTAATGCATTAGAAAGAAATTATAAGTTTAATGAAAATCTGGAAGATTTTGGTAAGGTTTCTGAGATTATTTATTCTAAAATAAACCCAGTGGAAAATGTATTAAAGATAAGAAATACAGAAGAAGATAGATCAATTTACCCTATGGTTGATGAGTTTGGTTATAGTTATGTAGAAAGATTTATATTTAAATCAACTTGGGATAAAGAATATTACATATTTACAGATAAAGAAGTTTTAGATACATCTAAAGATGATACAAAAAAGAATTTAACATAGTGAAAAATAATCTTATACTAAGAAAATTTAAAACTTCTAGAGTACCTGGTACTCTTAATATGATAGAGGAGAAATCTTTTTTTGGTTCTAAAATGTTAGAAATCGAAGATGATGTTATTATTGATAATGAGACAATACAATATTCTCAATTTTTCACTTCTGGTGATAGAGATCTAGTAAAAAATAATGGATTTCAATATTATGATTGTGAAACACATGTAGGAGATGAAACTGTATTTACATTGAATTTAACGTCTTTAAAAAATGATAATCATACTATAAAAGAATCCCAACAAAACGTCAAAATTAGAGAAATTAGTACTATATGGGAATATACCATTGATGTTAAGACAATTTTAAAGGAATATTTATTTGTTAAAATTAAAGAGAATAGAGCATTTAAATCTGTCTATTATGATGATTTGTTAAATAAAGATATTAATCAATCTATTTATTATTATATAGAAAAGAATGTTTTAGATAGATATAAATTTTTAAATATTGATATGTATATTGAATATATTTCTATTGAAAATGATCAAAAAATAGGTACAAGTTCAGTTTTGAAATATAACCCAGAATACACATTTGAAGCGAAGCAAAAAGGTGATTTGGAAAGTAATTTAAATGTTGTTAAGAAGTTTCCTAGTAATGGTTTAGGTGAATTGTTTATGACATATAATCAAACTGAATCTTCTAAGAATTATAAGTTTAATTATTATTTTGATATCAATTATCAAAAAATTTAAACCCAAAATTGAATTTATATTATAATTGTCATGAAAGAAAATGAAGTTAATTTTGAAGAAATAATTGAACAATTGGCTGATAAGTTAGAGGAACAAAGAAATAAATGTAATAGAATTATTCAAAATTTAACTAACAGAATCACCAGTGATTTGAAAGATGCAATGCAATTAGAATCTGAAGCTATATCTTATAGACAAATATTAAATGATGAAATTGCAATATATACTTATAGAATATATAAAGATGTTCCTAAATTGAAACAAATGACTAAGGCTAGATTTGAATATTATGCTACTAAATATCAAATTAAGACTAATGGTAGTGAAAAAGGTAAGTTAATAGAATCTGATTTAGCTTGGCAAAAGGCTAAGTTAGAATTGTATGAAAATCATATACAATTTTTAGGAGAATCTAGAAAAAGTGTAGATCATGTTATATGGTCTATTAAGAATAAGATAGAAATCCATAATATTACTGGATTAGATATGTAGTGAAACAATCACTTTAAAATATAATAATCATTTATGGCACGGTGATAAAAATTTTTAGGCATTATGAAATTTAAGTTGAATGAACACAACACTAAGATAATATTACAAGAATCTACCCGAGAAGAATACAATCAATTAAAACATTTATTAAATCCATTCGTTAATAATTATCGATTTATGAAAAGATATAAATTAGGTGTTTGGGATGGTAAAATTGATTTTTTCAAAAATGGTTTTATAAATTTTGGTTTATGGAACTATGTATATGAAATTTGTAAAGAATATGGGTATCCGTTTGAGATAGAAAATAAAGAAAACTTTCCTAGGAACAATGATATTAAAAAAATTGAAATTGAAAATTTTTGTAATGAGTTTTATACAGGATATAAAACTGATAAAGGAGAAATATTTTTCCCGTATGAACATCAGATAGATGCGATGTTTAAGTTGTTAAAACACAGGTATGGTTTAGTAGAAATTGCTACAGCGGGTGGTAAGTCATTAGTGTTTGCGACTGTTGTATTTTTCATATTAAAATATATTGACCCTGAAGCTAAATTTTTGTTAATTGTTCCTAATATATCTTTGGTGACACAATTTTATGATGATATTTTAGATTATAATGAGGGTTATAATAAAGAACAAAAAGAACCTTTAGATATTAAGATACAAGAGATTATGTCTGATAAACCAAGAAAAAATAGAGATAATGTTGAACCGAATATTTATATTGGCACATATCAATCTTTAGAGAAATATCCAAAAGAATTTTTCAAACAATTTTATTTAATAGGTACTGATGAAGCACATAAAGCTAAAGCTAAAACTATTAATACTATTCTAGAAAGAACATTTGGTTATGCTAGATATAGATTTGGTATGTCTGGTACATATCCATTAAATGGAACTTCAGAATTAATGACTATTGAATCATTAATGGGTCCTAAACTTTTAACTGTGAGAGCTAAAAAACTACAGGAGATTGGTGTTATAAGTAATTTAAAAATAAAGTCTTTACAATTAAATTATGATGATCATGAATTTGCAGAAAATGTTTTTATGATTAAGAAGAGGGGCGGTGGTAAGAAAGCTTTTGAATTAGAGAAACAATATATTCATAATTCAGAAAAAAGAAAATTATTTTTAACTAAATTGGTTACTAAATTTAAACAAAATTCGTTAGTTTTGTTTCATAGTATTGACTATGGTACACAATTATATGATTTTTTTAGAAATAATATACAGGGAAAAGATTTTTATTATATAGATGGTTCTGTTAAATCGGATGTTAGAATACAAATTAAAAAATATATGGAGATTACAAGTGGTAATCCAAAAATACTTGTAGCGAGTTATGGTACATTAAGTACAGGTGTTAATATAAAATCAATTGTTAATATTGTATTTGCTGATTCTTTTAAATCTGATCAAATTATACGTCAGTCTATTGGACGTGGATTAAGATTACATTCTGAAAAAAGTAAATTAATTGTATTTGATATAGTTGATAGATTTTCAAAGCAATATACTAATACATTATATAATCACTATTTATCGAGAAGGGATAATATTTATAAAAAACAGGAATATCCATATGATGAATTAACTATTACAATTTAATTTAATAATCTATAAATTTTCTAGTTTCATATTTGTCATTTTAATATATAGTTTAAAATTATAGTAAAAATTTATGTCGTTGAACAAATATTTAAAATTAGATACTAATATTCTACTTGAATGGACTTATGATAATGATAACAATATATCTGAGCAATATCAAGTATACACTAATCTAAATGATAATAGTAAAAGGTTGTTCACATCTAATAGAGCAACTGCTATTAATATTCCAAATAACCAATTAATTAATATTGATCCTATATCTAGAAAATATGCTCAATTAAGTACAACATACAATTTTATAAAATCACAAACATATAATTCTAGTCCAGTTTTATATGATAAAATAAAAATTAAATTATCTCAAAATAACACAATAGATGATGGAACTTATAAAGGTTTTTTAATTAAGGTTTATACTTATGATTATAATAATAATAATGTATATGAATTATCTAATTATTTCTTTGATAATGAAGATCCTAATAGACAAAATGAAGTACAATTTGGAGTGCCTCAATACTATGACGAACAAGTTTGGATTAAATATATTGAGTTAGATGTACCTTCAGTGAGAGTTTTATCACCACAAAGAACAACATTTTTAAATCAAAATAACGCTGCGTTACCAGATACTATTAATTACAATTTAACTAATGGTGTTGGTTTAAGTGAGACTGCTCCTATATTTATTCAATTTACATATATAACTGATACTGAAACAACATTTGGAACTAAGTATTATTATACTGATAATTGGTATACCGCTTCATTGTCTCAATCACCAGAATATGAAACATTGGGTTGTGAGATTGCAGAGTCTGATGTTGGAGATTTTTTCATAATTCAGGGAACTTATAATGGTTCAAATGAAAATATGGATGATTTTGTTGCTGATTTAAGAGCTAAAGGAAAAATTATAAGATTAGAATATGATGTTACATTATATGAAGAAAATATAAGACAGAGAACACAAACATTTACTGTGACTGAAAATTTTGCACAGGAGGTTTATTACAGACCTGTTATTACATTTTCTAATACTACTGCAGCTATAGATGTATTAATGAAAGTTATAGATTTAACAGATTTAAGTCAAATTGAAAGAAGTGCTTCATTGGGTTTAACTACTAATTTATTTAAATATGGTATTAATTTAACTAGGATAGATATTGCGGATGCTTATTTGCCTACTTTATATAATTCAAACCCAGTTGAAAGTTTGAATAGAGGTAATATTACAAGTAAATTTTTACCTGATTTATCTGTTAGTAAGGTTAATTATCCTATATTAATAGATAAGTATAAAATAATGGTTGGTAGTTCTAAGTCTGTTTCCGGTTATAAGGGCAATGGTTTATTAGAGATAATGATTACTCCATTTGATAATATTATTAAATTTTCTATGGGTATATTATCAGCGGATGCTAGTGTAGCCCCTTATGATTTATCAGAATTAATGTTTAATTCAAAAATAGTATTATCATTTAAATCTGATGAGGAGTTTTTAGAGAAGGATATATTTTATGAAACAGATCAAAATTTATATGATAAAGGTCAAATAGTATTTAAGGTTAGTCAAAGAGATGTACAAACATTAAAAACTATAAGTGAAAATAATACTAATTTTTATATTACTTTAAACGGACAGTTTAGTGGAACTAAGACTCTTATTTATTCTGGTAAGTTTGCTATTTATGAAAATGTTACTTTTTTAGATAGTGCGTCTAGTCAAGCTGCTGTTGGTTCAAGTTTACAAGATCAAATAAATGTTGGAGTAACATCACCTGTATATTCTAATTTAAAACCAAATACCGGACCTGGTATTAATGATGTTACTGGAGGTGGAGGTGGTGCTTCTGCTGATTATGCTGATGGTTTTTTAGCTGGTTATAATGATGGTGTTGTTGGAAATTATAATGATATTAAAGTTAATGTAAATTATGATGCAGGTTATGATGAAGGTTATAAACAAGGTGGTATAGCTGCAGAATCTGGACAAGGTGGTGCAAGTGATGGTACAAGTTCTAATATTAGATATTTTGTTTTATTTGTGAAAAGTACTTATAATCAAACATCATTTAATTCACAATTGGAACAAATTATTGGAGATTTTTCTAAAGTTAAGACAATGTATAATTTCACCTATATAATAGAAAACATTACAAATGCAATGAAAGATGAAATACTAAAACTTGAAGGTATTAGTAGTGAAGGTGGTATTGATAAGGCATATGAAATATTAACATAAAATTATGAGATTAAGTTCACAAAACAATCAGTTTATATTCAACTTACCGGTTGATTTTATCGAAGAGTATTTATACAGAGATTTTAAGAAGTTAATGGATAAAAATTTTGTAGCATATGATTCTGTTATTGATTATGTTAATTCTACGATAAAGGAAATATCTTTTCCTTCTTTTACATTAGATAATCCAGAGCAGAGATTAAAATATGGTAAGAAATATTCATGGAGAGAGGCTCAAAATGTACAGGATAAATTTAGTAATGATTTAGATATAACTTTTAGATCTGTTGATTCTCATTTAAATTATTTTATATTATTACAGGTATTAATTGAGAGTTATTTAAACCCTAAGAAGACTCATTTACCCTTATTTTTATTACATGTTTTGAATAAAGATGGGGATTTGATTTATACTGTATCATTTAGGGATGTTTTATTAAAAAATATATCTTCTATTAGTTTAGCATATCAAATTCAAGAGGTTCAAGAAATTACATTTACTATAACATTTAGATTTAATTGGATTGATATATTTTGGGAAATTGACGATGATGATGTTGCGACTAGTACTTCAATTTATGATATTCCTATAAATTTCCAACAAGGCACTTTAGATAAAGCATTTGGAAATGATCCATATCCTCGTGGCGGTGAAAGAAGACCTGATTTAATTAGTTATATTAAGGAACAAGGTGATGTGAATATCTAAAAAACCTTACAAAAGAAAAAACAAAAAGTTAGAATTTAATTTAAATATATAATATTATGAAATATTTAGTTTTATATAAAATGTTTGAAAACATTAATCTTGATTATACAGGGAACGATTTAACATTATATAATATTAAACCTGATAAATTGAAAATTATTTACACTATTTTTTGTGATATTTATAATGGTGATGAAAAATTTAATATAGAATGGTTAGATTTTGTTAATGATAAAAAGAATTTTAAACCTTCTGAAAATAAAGGTTATATATCTTATAATCCTAATTCTGAATATAAGAATAAACTATCAACTGGTATCTACAAAGATTTCGAAGTTTTAGGTGTTAGTGTTGAAGATAGTCTTAATGAAATTTTACAAAAAACTAAAACAAAAAACAATTTTGAATTAGATGAGTTTTTGGATAAATATCCACAATACAAATATTCAACTGAATCAAATAAATTAGGTTTATTTTAATGAAAATATATTGTAGTAATGATCTTGAAGATCTTGAAATTAGATTGGAAGAAATTGAAAATATTGTTGATGATGATGTTGTATTAAAAAGTCTTCAAAAACTTAAAAAAGATTATAGTACTTATCAAGGATATGATAAGATCAAGGATAAATGGAGATCTTTGAGTACGAATTGGTATGAAAGAAATAAAGTTGGTATAGAAGAAGAAAATCAAAAAGCTTATAAAAAAGCCATACAACCTCTATATGATTTTATGAATTCAAAATCAAAAGATATTAATGATATATTTCCTTTAATTGCAGATTATGAATATAGTGAAGGAATAACGAGTACTAAATCTAGTAATAAAAGTAGACTTTTTGATATTGGCGTTTTTGATGAATTTATTGCATTTTATCCAGAAACTAAAAATAATAAGAAAATTGTTAAACATTTAAAAGATCCAATAATTAATCAAATTGATAATAGAATGGCTGGGTTAATTATAAAAAGAAATTTACCTGAAACTACAAAACCAGACTCAATTGCGACTTACGGTAGTTATACGACATCCGCGCCTTCTAGAGAGAAACATTATAAAGATTTTGGTGTTTCTAATGATGAAGAATTTTTAGAAGAATTAGATAGAAGAGAAAAAGAATTAATATATAAGAAGAACAATTTAGGTAAATTTTATAAAACATTTAGATAATGAAAACAAAATTTAATCAATTTATAAATGAAACACAGTATGTTTCATTGAAATCAAATTTATATAATTTTTTTGAAGATCTTGACATTGATATTAATTTAATTGAAGAAAATCAGATGATAACAATTGAATTAAATGATATTATTACAGGAAAAGAGGTTTGGTTTGAATCTTTTATAAGTTTATGTAATTTTACGTCTTATGATAAATATTATATTGATAATAATAAAGTGTGTATTTACAAAAGTTTAGGTTTATTGAATCAACCTAATGAGTACACACAATTTGATGATTAATATTTGCCTAATAAGTTTCTTATTGGGCAGAAAATAACCATATTATCATGGCTACAAGAAGATTTAAGGAAAATTTCAACTCACTATTAAAGATTATTGGCACAGATCCTGAAATTCTGTGTGATTTTTTATGTGAGAAAAAGGCATTCTCAGAAGAGTTTATGTTAATGTTGATAGAATCGGAGAGTTTAAATAAACTTGATGAAAATTCTGACTATAATTATACGATAGAAGATGTCAGACAAAAATTAAAAGACTATGATGTTACTTACAACAAAAAAAGAAAGAAATATGTTGTAGACATTACAAAAAATAACGTTTTTTCATATAATGACAGCGAACAGGATCTTATCAAAAAAATGAAATATTATTTAGAAATTGAAGATTATGAAAGGGCATCAGTATTAAATAATTATTTACAAAAACTAGAAATTAGTTATTGAAACATTTTTAATATAATTAAGAAAAGTTGTTAATTTTTTTAACAACTTTTTTTTATTGTTTAAGTATATGTAAAGATAAAAGAAGTTTAACCAAAAAAATTAATTTATGAAAGAAAATTCAGAAAATCCAGAAAATTTAGATTATACATCGATTATTGATGATGATGCGTTTTGGAATGAATTAGAGAAAGAAGATAATAAAATTATCAAGTGGACTGATGATATGGATACATCAGCTTTTAATGATAAGTATAAAGAGATGTTAGATATGATGTCTGAAAATGAATCTTCATATAATGAGGTGAAAATAGGTGACATTGTTACTGGTCAAATTGAAACGATTTCTAAAAGGGAACTTAAGATTAATATAAATTATAAAGATAGTATTTATGTTGAGAATAAGTTATCTGATTTTAAAATTATTCAAAATTTGAAGGTTGGTGATGAAATTGATGTTATGATAATAAAGGTGATAGATAATCCGTTTCAAATTAAAGGTTCAATAACAGATCTTATTAAAGCGAAGGTTTCGCACAAATTGAAAGATTATTATAAAGAAAATCGTCAGTTAGTTGTAAAAGTTATTGAAAGAATACCAGCAGGTTTCATGTTGGATATTGAGTTGGATAATATAACTATTAAATCTTTTATGCCAAATATTTTGGCTGGAATTAATAAATTAACAGATGAACAATCTAGTAATTTAGTTGGTAGTAGAATTAATGTGTTATTAGAATCTTTACAACAAGAGAAAGGTGTATATGTTGTTTCACGCAAGAAATATCTTAAAACTCTAATTCCAGTAGAAATTAGTAAACTTAAGAAAACAATTGCTTATAAAGGAACAGTAACAGGCACAATGGCTTACGGTGTATTTGTTCAGTTTAATGAATGTTTAACTGGTATGATACATAAAGTCAATCTTAATCCTGAATGGAAGATTGATCAAGTTCAACCTGGTATGGAAGTAACATTCTATGTTAGAGATATTTTGAAAGGTAATAAGATTATTTTATCTCAATTTTTGAGAGAATCTTTGTGGGATAAGATTAAAGTTGGACAAATTAAAGATGGCAAGGTTAAATCTATCAAGTCATTTGGTGTTTTAGTAGAATTGGATCCAGAGACAACAGGGTTAATTCAGAACACTTATATACAGAAGGCTGATAAAAAGTTGGAAGTGGGAAAAGAGGTGAAAGTTAAAGTGATTTCTGTTATACGGGACGATAGAAAGATTTATTTAGACTTTCCTAATTAAATAAAAAATCCCACTCTCAGTGGGATTTTTTAATATATAATTTTTTAAAAATTGTAAAATAATGAAAATGAAAAATAAAATTTACTTTAAAAGGTTTGGTGGTGATTTCGTTGATAATGAAATTGATTACATAATGGAATATTTAGGGGATAAATCTGGTAATTATTCAGTACCAAGTGATGTTACAATTTCTGTTGGTTGTGATTCTAAAAATAAGAGACGAAAAACACAATATGCTATAACTATCGTATTTTATGATAATTTTAAGCATAATGGTGCGCATTGTATTTTTAAAAGAATTAATATACCTAAATATTTAGCTGCTAGAGGTTATAAATTTGATCAATGGTATAAAGAAAATAAACCAGATAATTCAAAATTAATTAGTTCAGGTTCTAATGAAGCAATTTTTAATAGATTATATACAGAAGGTTTATATTTACTTGAACTTGCTTTATATTTAGATGAAAAATTAAAAGGTAAATATTTTAAAGATCATGAATTAAATGAATATGATGGTTCTATGCCTTATAGATTACCTGTATTACATGTTGATTTTAATTCAGATGATGGAAATGGTAGAAATAAATCTAATAAAGTTTATAAAGCTATGATGGGTATGTTGTGTGGTTATGGATTTAAGGTTGAATGTAAACCTAAAGCATATGCTTCTACTAGTGCTGCAGATTTATTATGTAAAAATTAGGATACAAAAGAGTTTTGATCTTCAGAACTCTTTTTCTTTTTATTCTTTTCAATTTCTTCTTTCTTTTCTTTTCTTATTTGTTCTGTTTTTTCTGGATCTCTTACATCTTCTGAATATTGGAGTTTTTTCTGAAGTCTTTCTTTTTTATCTTCTAGTTCTTCTAATTTTTTATTATATTCAGATTCTTTTTGTGAATCGGTTAATTCTTCGTATGTCTTTAAATATTTCATATATTTTTTGTTATTATATTATTTATATATTAAACTTTTTGTTTAAACTATTTTAAAAATATTGTGAAAATTTCATCTATTTTTAAAAATATATAATAATGAATGAAAATTAAGAATACTAAAAACATATTTTTTTAAGCCACTTAAAATGCGATATTGCAACGAGTGGTTTTTTTGTTTTTGGTTAAAAATAAAATATTTATATGAGAAAACCAATAATAACAACAAAATTAAATGTAAAAAGTAAAGATAAAGAGTTGTTAAATAATAAACAACTTGCAGATATATTATATGGCAAAAAAGTTAAGATTAGATGTAAAAATGAAAAACAAAAAGATTTTATAAAAATAATTGATAGTAATCAAATATCAATTTGTATAGGACCTGCCGGTGTAGGAAAAAGTTATATTAGTATAATTAAGGCATTACAATTATTAGCTGATTCTTCTAACAATTATCATAATATTTATATTATTACACCAGCTGTTGAATCAGAAGAGAAATTAGGTTATTTACCTGGTGATTTAGAAGATAAATTAGAACCTTATTTATATTCAACTTATAAACTTATTGACAAAATAATAGGCATTGAAAATAGAAAAAAATTAGTTGAATCTGAAATAATTAAACCTTTAGCTTTAGCTTATTTAAGAGGTTGGAATATAGATAATAGTATTTTAATATTTGAAGAAGCACAGAATTGTACACCAAAACAAATGAAAACTGTTTTAACTAGAATTGGTTTTAATAGTAAATTTATTATTAGTGGTGATTTAGAACAAACTGATAGGTATAATAAAAAGAATAGTAGTGGTTTATATGACGCATTCACTTTAATGAAAGGTGCTAAAGGTGTTGGAGTTTATGAATTTATAGTAGATAGACCTGAAGATATTGTTAGAAATCCTATAATTGCAGGAATTTTACAAAGATATGATTTAAAAGATTAATAAATAATGTCTTATAATAAAACCATCGTAATTTAAACGATGGTTTTTTAATTTAATATATATTGTCATGAATAAATTGTATAAATATTCTGAATTTTTAAATGAAAATAAAATGCAAAAGAAAACTGTTAAAGCTAAAGATATGTTCATACCCGAAGATATTGTAGAAATATATGAAAGATTTAAAAAGTATGGTAAGGAATTATATGTTGTAGGTGGCGCTCCTAGAGATTATTTACAAGGAAAAAAACCTAAAGATTTTGATTTAGTTACAGATGCAATGCCAGATGAATCTAAAGAGATATTAGAAGATTGGAATGGTGGTTATGTTTCTGAAGAAGAGCAAGGACAAAATTTTGGAGTATTAAGAATTTATACAGATTTAGAACCATTAGGTCATGAATTAGCAACCTATAGAAAAGATATTGCTAAAGGTAGAGATGTTAAAGGTGATGATCAAAAAGTAGAAATTGGTTCAAATGTTACAATACAAGATGATGTTTTAAGAAGAGATTTAACAATTAATGCAATGTTTTATGATCTTGGTAGTAAGAAAATCATTGATTATGTTGGTGGTATTGAAGATTTAAAGAAAGGACTTATTAAAACTGTTGGTGAACCTTATGAAAGGTTTAATGAAGATAGATTGAGAATATTAAGATTGTTTAGATTTTGTGCAAGAACTAATGGTAAAATAAGTGAAAATGTAAAGAATGCATTAACTATGGATCATAGATTACATGGAATATCTGAGAAAGATGATGTTTCATTTGAAAGAATATTTGACACTAAAAATGGTGAATGGAATAAAATGTTAGGTCATGCGAGAGATGCAAATGATATGTCTATGTTTATTAAATATTTAAGATTACTTGATGAATTTGATATGTTTGATGAGATTTTCCCTGGAATTAAAATAGAGGTTCCTTGGGTGAATTTTTCACTTTTCGATAATAGGATAATTTTACCTATTTTGATGACTCCAAGTTCAGATGATTCGAATTTAACCAACAAATTAATTGATTGTAAGTTGCAAAATAATTTGATTGATTATATTATTTTTCTATTTAATTATGAGAAAAAGATAATAGAAGAATCTACAGGTGATATGTGGATGACAAATATTTATCAGTTAGCTAAAAATAAGACTAGATTTGGTATTGATGATAATATATTAAGATTATATACTAAGTCTCAGGGATTATATTCAAATATAACTGAAGCTTTCATTAAATATTGTAGTGATGGTTTTTTAAAAAATTCACAAGAGTTAATGCAAAAGGGATTTCATGGAAAGGCTTTAGGTGAAGAAATGAGAAGAATAGAATACGAAAGATTTAAAAATGAATATATGAGTAATGATACAAAGAATTAAAAACATATTTGAAGATTATAAAAGAAAATGGGGTAAAAGTAATGTCTTTTCTGAAGGACATAGAAGTTTATCTAGATCTAATTATATGTTGGATATAGATTGTTTGTATTATGATAATGCAAATAGAAAAATTGTTGTTATATTAGAAGATAAATATAAGTTTAGTGGATTAATTAATAGTAATTTATTAGATAAAGGCAATTTTCAAAGAAAAATGTTAAATCAATTCTGTAAAAAAATTGATGCATCATTAGTTTTTAAAGAAACTTCTACAGATTCTTATTATTATGTTAAGAATAGTGATGTTATTAAACATAACGGAATTAAAGAAAGCTTATCCAAATATCATTTGATAGATACAGAGAATAAGTTGTACGTTGAGATGCCAAATGCAAAACTTTCTGCTGTTATGTATATTGATGATGGTACTTTTCCTTTATATATAGCACAAATTTTGAGTGAAACATTTAAAACTTATAGAGTTAGAATTAATGATGGAATTAAAATAAAAGCCGTTGATTATGTAACAATTGAAAATGCTGAAACTATTTTAGATTCCAGAGAACCTGAATATATAATAAACAATGAGGATGATTGGAAAAATGTTTATTCTAAAATAGGTTTATTAAGTAGATAATTAATCTATATTTTCTTTTTGTTCAAGTCTTTTCTTTGCTTCTTCCAATACTTTAGGTTTTAATCCTTGTATTTTTGAACATAGTTCATATTCTTCTAGATTTACACCTTTTTCTAATAATGTATCAATGACTTGTTCCCATTCTTCTGGTTTTGCAGTATAGATTTTGACATCCTTGTCATCATCACTGGTTTTTTTATGTCCTACATATACATCATAAAGTTTTTCTTCAAATGTTTTTTCAAACTGTTCTAGTATAAAATGAATATATTCTGTATTTATTTTTGCCATTCTTTTTGAATTATTTTTATTTATATATTTCTATTGAAATATCCAAATTTTCATTCTTCAAATCTTTTTAGTTTTTTAATCTCGTAATCAACGTTATCCTTGAAATATTTTTCTAAAAATAAAAAATCATCATTATTTAAATCATAAAATGATGTTATTTTTTCAATATCTTTTTTAGGAGTTTTTGTTTTGGGTGTTTTTGTTCTATTTTTTGGAGCCCAATACCAAGAAGGTATCCCTTGAGCATTTCTAAAAAAATATTTCCAAATATCTAAAGCAGTTGCTTTATCAACATATCTAGAATTAAAAAATTGTGCACCTTTAATATATTTGGTTGCAATTTTTCTATTAACCATAAAGAAATTATCTTCTTTATCTTTATCTATCAGTAATTTATAATCTATTTTGTTTTTAAATAATCTATTAATTACTTCTATAAAATCAATTTTCATTTTCTCGTTAAATTTTTCAAACATAATATTTACTAAAAAATAAATGATTAGTTTAATTACGAAAAACAGTAAAATAGAAAAGGCGAACTATCTGTCCGCCCTTTCACCACTAAACTACTAAACTATGAACTTTTGTTAACCTTTTTTTCTTTTTTATCTACTATAAATATAGTGAATTTTTTCAAAAATTAAAAATTAAATGTGAATTTTTTTAATTCAAATGAGTTAAAAAGATCTATAGTTTTATTGATTCACAAATCATGAAATCATTATGTGGTTCTCCTGTTTCTAAAATCATTGGTATATCATATTTTGTGCCAAGTCTCATTAATTCATATATTTCTTCTCTTGTAAATTTTCCTGCTTCATCAAAAAGAGACATATTATGTCTATCTAGATGTTTTCCGAAAACTACATCTGGACTTGGGTTATTTAAATGCATTACATCTATATTTTTTCCATGTTTTTCAATTAATTTAAATACGTTATAACCTGCTGCATAAAGGTGAGCGGTGTCAAAACATAATCCTAAGTTTAATTCATCTTTATATTTGTCATAAAAGTCTATTAGTGTATTAAATTTTAATTTGTTTCCACCTTCGGCTGTTGTTTCTATTAATATTTTTGTTTCTAATCCTATTTTATTTCTTACTGCTAAAAAGTTTTCATATGAATAGTGCAATGCTTCTTTAAGATTTTCATTTGAACCCCAATGAATTACAATACCATCAGCATCAATGTCTCTACAAAATCTAATATTATCAATAATAGATTTAGGTATGGCTGGTCTTGATTTTGCTGGATTTACTAGGTAATTTATATGAACTACTTTATAACAATTTAGTTCTTTTATGTAGTGTCTTTCTGATTGGTTTTTTGATACATAATATGTTCTAGGTGAGCCTGCGAAAATTTGTGTTGCGCTCATTCCTGTATCTTTAATATATTTTGCAGTTTTTTTAAGTCCTTCGGAGATTGAAGTATGGTATCCTATTCTCATAATTTTTAGTTTTAATTTACATTAATATACTAAAAATTTCAAGAAAAAACAATTATTTTTAATTCCATTTTAAATTTTGGAACATATCTTTAGCTGTTCCGATATATAATTTTTTGACATCATTCCAAAATTCTGGATATTTTTCAGTTAAAGGTTTAAAATCTTTTTTAGATTCGAATCTACTATTTTTTTGATATTCAAGATCTTTATAGATTTGTTTTGTGAAATCTAACTTTTTAGATTTACTTACTTTATACCATCCTCTAAGGTATGCTTTAACCTCATCTGGATGTATTAATTTAAATAAATATTTTCTAATTTCATCATTAGTGATACCATATGGATAATCACCTAAAATAATTTTTTTTAAATCTTTAGGTATATAATTATCATCTATTACACAACCCTTCATAAGGTCAAGTAAAAGTGGTTCGTAATGTTTAAGGTTATAAAAATTTTTAAAACGATCATTTTCTGGTATCTTCCACTTACCCGGACCGAAATATTTCATAAATAATGAGTCATAATGCTGAATTCATGTTCAACAGTTTCTCTTAATTTATCAGATAATTCAGATTTAAATTTTGATTTGTCCATTCCCTTTTTTAATATTGCTCTTACTTCAAAAGCAATACCTTTAATTTCTATTTGTTTTTCTGTTTCATTGTATGTCTGTCTAAGTGAGATATCATACATATCTTTGAATTTTACAATACTTGCACTGAGATAGATATCATCTTTAATTTCTTCGTCTGTTAGTTCACATATAATGTCAAATCTATATCTATTATCATTAAATATTTTATATATTTTATATATATCGTTACCATTAGAACCTGGTGAAAAACGAATTTTTCTATCATATTTTTTTAATGATTCTTGTTTTTCGCCAAAATATTCATTACATATATAATTAAAAAGCCATTTTCTAATTTCTCTTTGATCATCTTTCCTAAAAGAAAATTTTTCATTATATGTTTTTAAATGTTTCATATTATGCCCAACGCCAACTTTGACCATATGGATATTCTATTTTATCACCACAAAATTCACAAGTGATTGGTTTTGGACTAATTTCATGGAACATTACATTCATTTCATTACCACAATTAGGACAGTTCATTTTAACTGGTCCTGAAGGTGAAGATGAAGTTTCTCCTTCATAATAATCTGCAGCATGTTGTTCAAAAGTTTTTATATGTTTCATATTTTTATATCTTCAAAATTTTGTGTTATTTCTTTAACAAAAGTTGCCCAGTCTTCTGGCATTTTATAATGTGGTTCATTTTTAATTTCAAAAGCTTTTCCGTACCAATATAATCTAGTTTCGCCTTCTTTTTCTACAAAAAGAACATCTTTACCACTATCACTCATTCTTTTATATCCTAAGTCATGTAATACTCCTTCTAATTCGTCCATTGCATACCAATAATCGTCAACGAATAAACTTATTGTTTGTTTTAATGAAGTATTTGATTCAAATAATTTTAAGTTATTTGTTTTAATGAAATACATAAATGATCTAAATATTTTATCTTTACCATATCTAGAAATAAGTTCTTTAATTGTTAAATATCTTTTTAATTCTTCTGAACATTGTGATTCAAAATCATATAAATATTCATCAAATGTTGTTAGACCGTTTTCTTTTATAGTATTGTCTAGTAGATTATATTTATCTTTTTTAATTATACTTATGAATTTGTTAGTAAAGTCTTTTTTAAATTGTGTATTAAAATTTTCATATTGGACATTTATATTTTCAAGTGATCTTTCTTTTTTGGATGTGAGTTTAAAGTTTTTAGATTCACAGTGATAATATATACTTTTAAATGACATTTTTTGTACAATTGGTGCGAATGTTATATCAATTCTTTCTGATTTTTCCCATCCGAAATTATATTTATATTCGTCTAATATGTAGATTTTCTTTTTATTTTTTCTTATTGATGTTATTACGTTTACTTTAGTGCCTTCTTTATTTATTTCAATATATAGATTTTTGTCATCATTTTCTAGTGATGATTTGATGGTGTTTGAAAATGTAAGTTCTTCCCATTTTATATTATGTGGTAATTCGTAATCTATTTGAATTTGTTTAAGAACTTCATTTGGTATTCCAATTGAAGTTAGAGAACTTTTTTCAAATATAAAAGAATTAAATTTATATATTTTCATGCACCTATATATTAATATTTTAAAATAAAAAAGCCTCACATTATTGCGAGGCTTTTAAATATCATATAAAAAGAGGATTAATCTTCATCTTCTATACTAAAGAAATCTTCAGCGTCTGTTTCATCACCACCAAAGTCAGTTGGTAGATCTTTGTTATCATTTGTTGAATCAGTTGTTGCCTTATTAGAAGATCTTTCTGCTTTAACTATTTCTTCACCATTAAGTATAGCTAAAATGTTTTCAATTTTACCTTTTACTTCTTCATTCCATTGTACTGGTGCATGTTCATCAAGTGTTACAGTTCTTTCAAGTAAGAAATCTTTGACTTTCTTTTGCACTTTAGCATTTGTTATTCTACCATTCTCATCTACAGGAGCTGATAGGAATTTAGCTTTATTAGCATCATACAATTTGATAGGTGAACTATCTTTAAATTGTGATCCTTCATAATTTGGAAATCCACCTTTTTCTTTGATAATAAGAACAAAATCTTTGCCTGTTGCTAAGTCAAACACATTACAGGGTTCCCCAGTAACATCACCATTACGTTCACTGTTAATTTTTTCTTTAATAGTATATCCATAAGGGAATACTAAAATTTTTCCTATTAAATCGGTGTTTTGGTCATCTTCAATAATTTGAACATAAGAATAATACTTAGTTGTTCTATTGATGAGTTGAGATTTCTCAACATCTGCTTGATTTTTGGAATTTTTAAGTTTCCAATATATTGTACAGAGTGGACATTTAGGATCCCAGTTTTTTGCACAGTCGTAATAATTAGCTAATCCCGGTTCGTTTTTTAGGTCAGCGTAATGTACATGTTTTTCTATTGCACTAGGTCCTATTTTACCATTTTCGAAGAGGTTAGGTAAAAATCTAATAACTGAACGATATCCAGTTTTCTTATCTTTTGCCTCATCTAATTTTGGTCTGTAAATTCCGTCTTGATTTGTAGTCGGTTTGTCGAAGACATTTAACGATTCGTCGTCAGCTGTCATGTTGAAAAGATCAACGTTTTCTAATTCTTTCATTGCCTATAATTGCCTTTTTTTGTATGAAAATTCTTGTAATTCTTAAAAAATCCTTTGATTGCTATTAATTGCCTTTGAATTATTTGAATCTTCATAATACTAATTTTTAATGTTGTTTAGTTCAACTGAAAAACTTTAAAGCGTTTTAAAATTTATCTTAAATCATATAAAACGAATTCAAATAAAAGTTTTTAATTTTTTTAATACTTTTCAATCTAAATTCTGTTTAAATACTACACTATTTATATATTTAAAAAATTTTTCACTTTTTTAAAATTTCTAAAACTATTATATTTAAAGGATTTGTTGAAAATTCAAATACAATAAAATCAACATCTTAGAGAATTCAAGGAAATTTTTGAAAAATTTTTTTATCACTAATCAATATTTTATATATAAAACTAAATTAAGATTATTAATGGCTAGAATAACAAACATACCTGTTGACACATTAAATTCAAATGGAATTATAAAGGGTCTATCATTAGAATTGGGTATTAATGTTAATTTATCAGATCCTATTGATCCTGTTAGAAAAAGAGAACTTGCAAAATATCCTGAAACAAGAAATTCTGTTAAGATTGTAAACATACCAGAAAGATATAATGAATATCTTGGGTTTTATACAATGTTAGATTCTAATATTAAAATAGGAGATATAGTTTATATTTCAAGTTTTGATGATGCAACTGGTAATATTGATACATTTTATGAAAGAAGATATGATTTAAATTTTCCTTATGTTAAAGATAATGGATATAAAGTAATATATGTAGATAGTAATAGAAATCTAATTATTATTAATAAAAAATATGAAGATTTACCTTCAAATGTTAATTTAACAAATCATTATATTAGTTTGGTTAAATGTGAAAATATCACAATAAATGATGGTTATATAGATGCAGCTATTATAAAAGAATGTGATTTGATTGGTGATGTTAATGTAAATCAAGGTATCTTTTTTGTTTGTAATTCTACTGGTACAACATTTGAATTAAAATATGATTATATGTATCCTACATTAGTTAATACTGAAGATGATATATTATCTTTATCTATAAGTAAAAATAATAATAATAATGGTTATAGTTATATTGGTTGTGAAAATTCAATTAGTTCAAATATTTATATAACTAATATAGAATCTGGTATTTATTATAATGGAGTTTTTAATGGCTCTAATCATATTATAAGTGGTGGATATTTTGAAGAATGTGTGATAAGTGATTACATAATTACTGGTGGATATTTTAAAAATTGTACGGTGGAAAATAATTGTATTTGGAGTTATGGTACATGGGAATATGATATAGGTGAAGATTATTCTTTATTAAGTGAAGAAAGTCAAAAATTTGGACCAAGTGTTTGGTATGATGGTATTTGGAATAATGGGATATTTGGTTATTTTAATAGTTCAAAAACTTGGTTAAATGGTATTTTTAATGATGGGTATTTTTATAGATCAAATTGGACTGGTGGTACTTTTAATGATGGAACATTTGTAGATTCACAATGGTATAATGGTGTTTTTAATAATGGCAATTTTAATGCAGATAATATAGATTGTATGTGGTCAGGTGGTACATTTAATGGTGGTGATATGAGTGGAGATTTAAAATTATTGATATATTATTATAAAATATACTGGTATGATGGAACTTTTAATAATGGTAATATAATTAATTATGTTACATGGTATGATGGAATTTTTAATAATGGTGCTTTTAAAGGTAGTGGATCTACATGGAATAATGGAATCTGGAATAATGGAATATTTGAAACTGGTACGTGGTATGACGGTGTGTGGTATGGTGGAACTTTTAATAATGGTGGTTGGAGAGATGGTTCATGGTATAATGGAAAAATGATAAATTCTACATGGAGTTCTGGTACTTGGTATCAAGGCGAGTTTAATAATTCAACATGGAGTCATGGTACATGGAAAAATGGTAAATTTTTCAATTCTGAAACAGAGAATATTTATGATCCGATTTTAGGCATGACAGGAACAACAAATACAATTTGGGAAAATGGTATAGCAGAAAATAGCGATATAATATATGCTGATTGGAAAAATGGTTCATCAACAAAAACTAATATATTTTTTAGTAGATGGAGTGGTGGTACATTTAATGATGGATATTTTTGGTCTGGTGATTGGTATAATGGAACTTTTATTAATGGAAAATTTTATCTTGGTAATTGGTATAATGGAATTTGGAATAAAGGTTATTGGGTACTAGGTGAAAATAAAATTACTGGTGATAATTCAATACCAAATAGTTCTATGAGTGCGGTGTTTAATCCAAGTAATAAAACTTCTAGAGATGGTACACCACCAATAGATTCGTCAAAAAATAGTTTATAAGAATGGGTAAATTTTGGGAAATATTAAAGAAAATATGGGGTTTTATTTCAGATCCTAAAAATCAAAGAACAGTTTTATTAATTGCTGGTGCGATTGTAATATTACTTTTTATTCAGAAATGTGATAAAGTTGGAAAATTACAAGATAAATTAATAATTAAAGAACAAAATGAATCATATTATAAAGATACTTTAATAAAGGTTTATAATAAGAATAATGAATTACAATATGAGAGAGCTGTATTAATTGCTGATAAGAAAGAACTAAAAGAAAAGAATAAAGAATTATATGATGAAGTTAAAAAACAAAGGGGTGATGTTATTTATCTAGCAACTGCTTTAGCTAAGATTAAAAATAAAGAACCTATTATAATACACACTACTGATACTGTTTATCCTGATGGTTCAAATGGGTTGAAATGGGATTATTTTAAACAGTTTGATAAATATAATAGTAGAACATTAGTTGGTGAATCTAGATTTATGATAGATAGTGGTAAAATTGTAAAACCTATTATAACAACATTATTAAAAGATGAATTTAGTTTAGGTTTAACAACTGGTTTAATTGAAGAAAAAGGTCAATTAAAAATATTTATTAAATCTGATTATCCAGGTTTCAGTATTGCTAATTTGGATGGTGCTTTGATAGATCCACAAAAATCTAAAGTATTAAAAGCTATTATGCCTAAATATAGATGGGGAATTGGTCCAACGTTTTCAGTTGGTTTTATGTATAATCCTATGAATAAAGGAGTAGGTCCTTATATTGGTATAGGTTTAGGAATTACTAGAAGAACCACATGGCAGGATATTAAGAATATATTCTAAAAGAAAAATGAGAAATAAAGTTTAATATATAATAAAAAATAAAAAATCCGATTATGAAACATTTAACAAATCTAAATGATTTTAAAAATTCAAAAGGAAATAAAGTTCAAGAAACTGTATTTGCTATTGATGATGTTTATAGAGTATTACCAAACGTTGATGTACCTAAATCATTAATTAACGCTTTTACTAAAAAAGTTAAAGATGAGACAGGTAGAGATGTTAAAGATCTTTATGGTGCAGAACAAATGGCTGAAATGATTGTTAACTATATCGCTTCATCATATATGAACATTGAGAATTTGCCTGTTACAATGGCAATGGGTTCTAATTATGCAAAAGGTGCACAAGTTCAACCTCAAATGCAACAAGCTCAAACGCAACAAGTTCAACCATTACAAGATGTTCCAGATGAAACTCAAGCTCAACAAACTGCACAGGATATTCCTGCACAGGATGATGGTTTACAAGCACAAGGTCAAAATCTACAAACACAAGGGCAGCAATTACAACAACAAGGCCAGAAATTACAACAACAAGGTCAACAGTTACAACAAGGTAGTCAAGAAATTTAAAAATTAAAAAATGGGCTTAAAAAAATATAGTGATTTTGCATCAACAGGTGGTGGTAGTTCAAAAACTATTACTAGTTCTGTTCCTGAAATTCCAAAGGAAATTCCGATTAAGAAGGCTAATTTGGCTGCAATGGCTCAAGAGTTATCTAAACCTCCAAGAAGAGATAACAGAGATCCAAATGTTAGTAGGAAAAAACCTAGGTTTAAACTTAATGGCAAAGTCGCTAAATTTTTAGATAATTATAAACCTTCTGATGCTTATTCTCTTTTAGAATCAAATAATCATTCTAAAGATGATTTACATTTCATGATAATAGAGCAAACTGATAAATCTTTATTAGTTTTGAAATATAATGAAAATCATGAATTAAAATTAAAAGAGTTTGTTGATAATTTAGTTTCTTATTATAGAAGAAATCCACAACTTGATAAATTATTTAGTGAAATAGTTGTTGAGGGCAATGATGTTTTTTCTATAATTAAGAATGTCCCACAAATTGAACTAAATGGTAAAAAAGTGTTACAGATATTAAATGATGATTTAATGAATCTGTTAAAAAATGTTTAATTTCATGCGTTTATTAGAAAGTTATAATCAGTTTCTGAAATTAAATGAATCTGGCATACGTGATATTAAAAAAATATCTAAAACTTTTGATGAAGCTGAAATATATTTTCATGTAGATTTAGATGGTGTTACATCAGCTATTGCTATGAGAGAATATTTGAAACAATATGGTATTAAAACAGTAAGATATCATACTATTCAATATGGTGGTATGGAATATCATTTAGATAAACCACAACCCGGTACATTAGCTGTTTTAGTAGATTTTGCTCACGGTAAAACAGAATTTGTTATTCATACAGACCACCATGATATGCAAATAGGCGTAGAAACTATGTCTGCACATTTTAAGAAAGCTAAATCAAATGCTGGTACTATTTCCGGTGAAATTTCACCTAATGATATATTTTCAGCAGAAGATGTTAATATGATTGATACTGTTGATAGTGCAGATTATGCAAGTCAAGATATAACTCCTTCTGATGTAATTCAATTTTTCTATAAAACCAATAAAGATATATCAACTAAATCAAATAGAATGAAATTAGGATTTGTTGTAAATAAACTATTATTGGCTTATAAAAATAAACCTGGTTTTTTAGTAGGTTTAGTTGAAAATTCAAAACCTAGTTTAGTTAGTATGTTTTTAGAAATTAAGAAATTAGCTAAAGATTTAGGTTTAGATCCTGCTGAATCAATTGAAAAACATGCAAATACATATTTTGACAATCTTAAAAATTTTAAAAAATTAGTTGTTAAGAATGATATAATGATGCAATATGGTGGTCCTAGAATGTTTGATACTGGTTCATATGATAGATATGCTTCATTTAAATTATATCCAGATGCTAATTTTTTTATTATGGCTTGGCCAATGGGATTAGTTCAAGTTTCAACAAATCCTTTTAAAAAGAAAGATCCAAAATTTGAACATATTAACTTGGGCGATATTGCACAAGATGTATTAAATAATTTCAAAACTAATTTACAAAACGTTAAAATAACTGTTAAAAATATTAAGAGAATATCTGAACAAGATATGGTCAGAGCTGCTAAAGGTACAAGAAATAAAGCTCCAAAAGATATTTCAAATGAATTTGGTTTTAGATTTAAAGATTTAGTTTCTTTATTTAAAGATCAAATTGTTGGTTTAGATCAGCAATCTGAAAATGTGTTAGATGCTGTGATGACTGTTCCTTTTATAAAATTAAGTGAAAATGATAAAAAGATATTAAATGATATGTATGTTACGGCATGGGATATTATTCAATCAAATTCAGGGGGTCATAAATTTATTACAAATGTTAGTGGTTTAAACTACTTAAATGGTAAAAGAGTACCAGATCCAGATAACGAGAAAACAGGCATGCAAGGAATGGGTACATATTACTTAAAGAAAATAGCTCGAGATTTTTATTTTAAATTAACGGAATTACAAAATAGAAAATCCTGATTTTAATCAGGATTTTCTTCTTTAGGTATATTTTCTTTTTTAGTTTCTTTTTCTTCAGATTCTTTTTCTTTTAATCTTCTTTTTCTATTTTCTTCGAACTCTTCATCTTCTAGCCTTTCTCTTTCTTCTCTTTCTTTTCTTTCTTCATTATAAGTTAAAAGTGTTCTATCATTTTGCATTGCTTCAAGTATATTATTAAGTTCTTTAGGGTCACCTATAATATTCATTTCACTTACACCTAATTCATCTTCTAAATCGTCACCTTTATTAAGTTCATCTAATTCACTTTTAAGTCCTTTATAGAAGTCTTTCATTTGAATTTGTAATCCATACGCCATTTTGATTGTTTCCCTCATTTCTTTTTGAAACATAGTAACAGATTGAAACATTTCAGGATCATTTATACCTAAATCTAATTGTCTCATACACATTATTAATGCTCTTTTAGTTTGAGTTACATTAAAATTAAGTTCTGATAATTTATTAGCGTCGTCTTTAATAATACTATTAATATTTTTATTTTTCATTGTTTCTCCATCAAGATAAAGATTAGCTAAACAAGTAATTGTTTCACTTGCTGCAATTTTAACCATTTGAATATCTTTTTCATAATCATGAATATCAATTTCCATATCGAGATCTGGTAATAAATCATTGGTAGGAAAAAGGTTTTCGACGGGTTCTTCTATTTCATCAAGTATATTTTGAATATTATCTTCAAGTTCAGAGATATTAGATTTTACTTCTTTAATATGATCTTCTTCAATTCTTTTTTTAACTTCTTTTGCTTCTTTTTTATTTTCTTCATCTTCATCTTCATTTTCAAAAGTAAAAAAATTTTCAATTTCATCAGGTTCTTTCATATAAATTTATTATATTTGTTTTATATATAAATTAAAGTTAAATCAAAAAACGTAATAATATGGCAAATAAACCAATTCTATATTTTCCAATTGGAATTTCAGGTTCCGGAAAATCAACTTATTTTAATAATGTATTTTTAAATGATTTTCCAGAAGTTAAAAAAATATTAGATAAGAACGGCTTAACAATTGATGATATTCGAATTGCGCCAGATGATATTAGATTAGAATTATACGGTGACATAAATGCTGGAAACAGTGGAGATTGGTGGAGATCTAAAAAAGCATGGGAAGTTGCATATGCTAGAATTAAAGTATTATTAAAAGAATATGGTGTGGCTGTTTTAGATGCTATTAATACAAATAGTACAACAAGAAATAGCTCTATTAAACAGTTTCTTGATGTTAAGAAAACAGCTATTGTTTTTAGACCTGGTGTAGAAATATCTAATCATAGAATAAGAAGTCAAATTGATAATGGTGAAATTAGATCAAATGTACCTTATGAAGTTATTCAAAGACAATTTAATGATTTTAAAAAATCTGTTGTTAATGATTTGAAATATGATGGTGAATGGGATGATACATTTAAGAACAAAATAAAGAATCAACTTAATAAAAAGTTTTCCACTGTTAAGTTTACAGATACATTGAATTAAACCAGTTTATAACTGGTTTTTTTTATATATAGAAAAAATAACAAATTTTGTCATGAATGAGGAATATTTAAAAGCATTTAAACAAGTACAAGAAAACAATAATAGTGAAGAGGAATTAAAACCTTTAAATGAAACTCCACAGTATGATGATATGGAATCATTAAATGAGACTCCAGATTTGAGTCAATATCAAATCAATGAAAATCTTAATGATGGATGGAATATAGATTGTGAGATTAAAGTTAATGGTGTTCCACAAACAAACAGCAATCCTTATATTCAACAAAATAAAAAAAGAAAACCTGCCAATGATCCAAACGGATTAAACCAGTTTATTGGTGAAAATAGTTTAAATGAAGTTATATCATACCCTAAACCACAACAAATTCATAATTTACAAGGACCACAAACACAAAGATTTGAAGATGTAGAAGTAGTCACTTGGGAAATGTTTGAAAATATTAATTATAAAGCATTAGGACAATTAGGTAATATTTGTAAAAGTAAACTTTCTGGTTAATTTTTAATATAAAAGACATGTCTAAAAACTTTGTTATATCTAATCCCTTGTTTGGATGGAAAAATAATGATTCTGATATTTTTAAAATGATGCAAGATTATTTTAATAATATTTTCATTCCTTTATTACATAAAAATGCAAATAAAGAAGACACACTTCATATAACTGGCAACATATTTAATGGACAAAACATTAATATAGATATATTATATTATGTTGCAATAATATTAGATAATATATCAACTATTTTACCTGTAAAAGTAGAAAATTCGAAGAAAAATTATATTTTCAAATATTATCCAAATATTGAGTATTATGATAAAATAGATGCAAATTATGAAATTGATGGATTATATCAATTGAAAAGAGATTATAAAAAAATTGGCTTTGTAGTTATTGATGAAGATAGTGGAACTCACAAATTCTATGAAAATACAACTAGTCCGAGATTTGGTAAAGTCAAAATTGATAATGTTGATGAGTTAGAAGGCATTGACAAAGAATGGGTTAAGAATAATTGGATTGAATTAGAATTAACGGAAAATGCTATTGAACATAAACTTAAACTTGATATTGTTTTATCTAAGTTTGATTTTAAGAAGATTACTTACCCTAAAGATATAACTGAACCAATAACTATCAATGATGAATCTTTTGATGTAGAGGAATTGGTAAAAGAATATATTGATAATTCTGAAAATAGTGAAGAACTATTAGATGAGTTTAATAAGATTGTTGAATTACATAGAAACAAGTTTCATTCATAAATATTTCATCATTATTTATAGTATATAAAAATATTTCTGAACTACCAATAAGAATAGTCAATGTTACTATTTTTGATAATTCACCAATATCCCAAAATATATCAAGATTTGTAATATCTGTAAAACATGACACACCATCGAAATCATCATCGAAATCATCATAATTATGTATAGATTCTATAATTTTAGTAATTTCAACACACATTTTATAGTCCATGAAATCAAATTTATCAGAAAATTTTATAAAATCTGATTCAGCTTGGGATTTTTTATTTAATAATTTAATAAAATCTATATTTAACTTTCATGTGATTTATTTTTACAAAAAAGATGACTTTATTTGTCATCTTTTTTCTTTGTAGGTATTGTTTTTCGAAATTCCAGTATTTCTTTTTTTTCTAACATACTAAGTTTTTCACAACAAGTATATAATTGTCTTAGAGGTACTCCTAAAGTTTTAAAAGATTTGAAATATAATTTAAATTCTAATATCTTACAATATTCGTAAACTATAGTAACAACTTCTGTGTGATTTAAACCATAGAAGTTTTCTCCATCAGATAAACCAGATTTTATTAGAATTTGATTTATTTCTGTGTAGAGATCATCTTTTGTCTTTTTTATTCTAGGTTTCCACATATTATTCACATTTTGAATAAACACATTCTGGGTTTGTGCATTGTACACAACCACTATTAAATACTAATGTATCTTGTCCACATTCTGGACAAACTGCTGATATTGTTGTATTATCTTTAATGTATTTTTTAAGCATTCTCTTAACACCTGATTTCCAAGTTCCTATATAATCACCATCTAAACTAATTGAGTCCATTAAAGCAATTACATTTGGTAATGGCATACCGTGTCTTAAAATAGCAGAGATGAATTTACCTGTATTCCAATATTCTCTATTGAAGGCTCTACTTAAACCAGTCATAATAACTTCATATCCATCTTTATCTTCATATACAAAATCATATCTAGATTTACCATTTTCATCTCTCATTTTTCTAACCACACCTTTTTCTACATATGTTGGAATATTGAAAGAATCAATAATACCAGTAAATATTTCATAAGGTTGTCCTTCTAATAAACCTACAAAACCGATCCATTTTTCGCCTTTGTTTTGGAATCTAAGAATATCACATTCCATATTTTTTGGTCTTCGAGGAGCATTGTTTTCTTTAATAATTTGTTCAAGTGTTTTCTTTTCATCATCATTTGTTGAAACTAATACACCACTCCTAGAACCTTCTCTATAAACTGTTATACCTTTACAACCAGATTTCCATGCTTCTTCATATACTTTAGAAACCATTTCTTCTGTTACTTCTTTAGGTAAATTAACTGTTACACTAATAGAATGATCAACCCATTTTTGAATTTCTCCTTGCATTTTAACTTTTTCAAGCCAATCTACATCGGCTGATGTTGCACCAGCCCAAGGTGTTTTTTCAATTACTACAGCAATATCATTATTTGACATCAACTTAACTTTTTCAATATTGTAATCATTAATTTTAAGCCATTTGAAGAATTTTGGATGAAATACATTATATGATTCCCATGCATCACCTATTTCATCTACAAAATCAACTCTAGAATCTTTGTCATTAGGATTTACTTTTCTATTTCTTTTATAATATAACTGAAATACCGGTTCAATTCCTGATGTTGTTTGTGTCATTAGAGATACTGTTCCAGTTGGTGCAATAGTTAATAATGCAATATTTCTTCTACCATGTTTTTTGTGTAGTTCTTCAAGTTCTGGTTTTGCTTCAAATAATCTTTTAATAAGAGGATTGTTCTTTTCTCTATCAAAATCATATATCTCAAAAGCGCCTCTTTCTTCAGCCATGATACAAGATGATGTATATGCTTCGATAGCTAATAATTTGTGTATTTTTGCTGAAAATTCGGTTCCTTTTTTAGTACCATATTTAATATTGAGAGCTGCTAACATATCACCTTCGGCTGTTACGCCTAATCCTGTTCTTCTACCTTCTTTAGCTTTATGTTGTATCTTTTTCCAAAGATCTATTTCTACTTGTTTGATTAATTGATTTTCTGGATCACTTTTAATTTTTTTAAGTATACTATCAATTTTTTCTATTTCTAGATCGATAATATCATCCATAAATCTTTGTGCGATTATTACATGTTCGCCAAATAATTCATAGTTAAATTTAGCATTTTTGGTGAAAGGATCTTTAACATAAGAATAAAGATTAATAGCTAGTAATCTACAAGAATCATACGGACATAAAGGGATCTCACCACATGGATTTGTTGATACTGTTTTATAGCCTAAATCTGAGTAGCAATCTGGAATAGATTCATTAATCATAGTATCCCAAAACATTATACCAGGTTCAGCACTTTTCCAAGCATTATGCACAATTTTATCCCAAATGTTTTTAGCATTTACTTCTTTTGCGATAACTGGATTATCACTAACAATTGGATATTGTTGAAAAAATACACTATCTTCTAAAGCGGCTTTCATAAAGTCGTCGGTAATTTTAACAGATACGTTTGCACCTGTAACTTTACCTTGTTCCATTTTAGCATCTATAAATTCTTCAATATCTGGATGTTTTATTGAACATGATAACATAAGAGCACCTCTTCTACCATCTTGTGCAACTTCTCTTGTTGTATTTGAATATCTTTCCATAAATGGAACTATACCTGTTGATGATAATGCTGAATTTTTAACAGGAAAACCTTTTGGTCTAATGTGAGACATATCGTGACCAACTCCTCCTCTTCTTTTCATAAGTTGTGCTTGTTCTTGATCCGCCATAAATATTCCACCATATGAATCTGCTTCATTTCCAACAACGAAACAATTGCTAAGTGAAACAGTTTGTAAATTATTTCCTATCCCTGACATTGAACCACCTTGTGGAACTATATATTTAAAATCTTTGATAAGATCATATATTTCTTCTTCTGATATTGGGTTTATATATTTGGATTCTATTCTATGTAATTCTTTAGATAATCTTTTATGCATATCATCTGGTGTAAGTTCATATATATTTCCATTTGAGTCTTTGAGTGCGTATTTATTAATCCATACATTAGCTGAGAGTTGATCACCTTTAAAATATTTTAATGTAGATTCATAGACTGTGTTTCTGTCATAAAAATTCATATATTAGTTTAATTTTTTATTGAAAATCAAAGTCCCCTATAATATCTTCGAGGTATCCTTTGTTTTTTAATTCAATGATAATTATTGTTGCATGTTTTTTATCTAAAAGTTTAAACATGTTAAATATATTATCGGTAAAGTAAAACGATAATGTTACAAAAATTTCACTTTTAGTATATTTATATTTAAGTTCGTTAAGTAACATTTGGTAGTACGAATTAAAGGTTTGTCTATTTGGTTTTCTTCTATTAGCAGTAAAATCTAGTTTTGTATTTTCTGATAGTAGATCATAGACATCTTTTTCTAGTTCTTTAAGGTTAATATAATCTTCATTGAATTTTGATTCAAATTCAAATTGAGTACCTTGTTCAATTTTTGCTGGATTTACATCATAGTAATCCACATCGGTTAAATATTGTTCATCTTCAACTTTTTCTTCTAATTTACCGTTAAATATTGTGTCTCTATTAAGACTGTGTTTACCTTCAGATTTATGTTTATTTTGAATGGATTTAAATCTAATTTCAAAATCATCTTCTTCCTCTTTTACAAATTCATCATCTAGTTCTATATCTGATTCTGATTCTGATTCTGTATCTAGTTCTGATTCTGATTCTGCATCTGATTCTGTATTTATTATTTCTTTCTCAAATCCATCAAAAATATCATCTAAATTATTAATTTCAGATTTCTTTTTAGCCATATATTTGTGATATTTTAACCTAAATTTTTAGGTAGTACCGACAAATTCATCATTTTCCATAGAAAGAAAAGTAGTGTTAAAATCATATCTTATTTGTTCATCTTTATATTCACCATCTCTAAGTTTTAAAACTTTGAGTCTATATTTATTTTGTCTTTTCATTTCACTGTTTCTAATGATTGCCCACACTGCATCAGCAGTTTCTGCTACTGCTTTTGATTCTGGAATATCTCTAAGAGAAATATCCGAAGCGCCCCATACTGATTTATTAGTTTGTGTTGCTGTAATTAATGCTACGTTATGTTTGTCAGCAAGATATCTTAAACCTTCAGCTAAATGTTTACCTTTAAGGAAAAGCATATTAGCGAAGTCGAGACCTTTTTCAATTCCCATAATATTAATATAATCAACTAAAACTGCATCAATTTTAATTTTTTTTACTTGTTCTAATTTTGTTATATAATTGTCTAAATCTGTAACTGTACAAGCACCTGTTGGGAATTTTTTAACATATATTTTGCCTGATGTTGAATTAAAAACACCACCGTTACTCGATTTAAGTTGATTTATTTTATTTTTCATGAAGATTGAATCTTTTGATTTTTCATCATAACTATCAACTGGAATTTTTAATCTCATTGATCCCATTCTCTTCATACATTTATGTGAAGCCATTTCTAAAGTTACAAAAACAACATTTTTACCTTGGTTTGCTATATTAACTGCTATATTATTTAGCCACATAGATTTACCAACATTGGTTTCACCTAATAGAACAATAAGTGATGCATAATCCCATCCACCATTCATCATATTGTCTAAACAATTCCAACCTGTAGATATTTTATGTTTATTAAAATCTTGTTTATGTGATTCTGGATCATCGAAATCATCTCCGAGATCATCTTCGTCTGTATCAATAAGTTGAACTTCGTTAAACATTTGATTAATTTTTGATGCAACTTCGACAACATTATCATAGTTTACATCATCAATTCCTCTGACAAAGTCAATTGATTTCATAACATTATTTTTAACAAGATTAGAAATTTTCCAGGCTTTAAATCTAGGGTCTAACCAATCATTTTCATATTGACTATTATCTCCTTTAAGTAACATTTTAATTAAATTGTCGGATATCTTACCATTGGGATCGTGCAATTTTGTCATTGCAAAGATTTGTTGTGGTGTTGGTACAATTTTCTTTTTACTATTTAGATAGTTATCTCTGAGAATAGTGTAGATAAATTGTATATTTTCATTTCTGAAAAAATACGGTTCTACATTAGAAAACTGGTTAGGGTTTTCTAATATATAATGGAAGAATACTTTTTCCATTCCTGTGTTTAGGGTTTCTTTACTCATTTAAAAAATTTATTTTGTAATTTATCTATTTTTTATTTATCAAAAAGTTGCCCATCATTATCACCATCAATATCAAAATCAGTATCTGATTCAAATTTTGCGTGTTCAGAGTCCAAATTATCCATGATTTTCTGTTGTTCATCATATGATGAATATTCAAAGTATGTTTGAACGATTGGTTCAAGAGCAGTAATTACTTCATCAGTGAAAATTTTACCATTAAATAATGATTTTTCATAAAAACTTTGATCTAAATGTTTAACGTAATATTTAGTACCACCAGCTTGATATTCTATTGTCTTAGCTTTACCTCGACCTGATTCTACTTTTTTAACTTTTGCAATACCAACTTTATCAAAGTTTTCTGGAGTACAAAATACTTCAAGTCCTCTATAAGGATTTGTTCCTTCGTTATGATTAATTTCGAATTTAATTTTCATTGGTTTTGCTAATCTATTCTTTCTAGATTTTGCAGTTACTATAACACCAGATTGCCCAATATCAGACACATACATTTTATAATCTTTATTTTCTTCACCTGTTTTAAGTTTAGCTATACTCATATAAACTACAGTAGATGCAGTATATGTGATTCCTTCACCACCGCCCATTACAGCAACTGGATATAAATCTTGTGTCATATAAACATGGTTAGTAGCTACTAATGGAATATCTAAATATCCAAGATCACTATTAATAATTCTAAGGAGAGATTTGATAGCTTTTGCTCTAGACATATCAACTTTAATTTTACCGCCTAAAGCATCTTCTACTTCTTTATTGGATGCTAATTGACCAATTGAATCTAGGAATATGATTGTTTTTCCTATATCAACACCATCTTGTTTTTGTGTTTTAAGATTATCTAGAAGTTGCGTTAACATTATTTTAAGATCTTCTACTTTATTTGATCTTATTAACATTAATCTATCTTCGCTAATATTTATACCGAATTTTTCCATTTCATGTTTTTCAATTGAAAATTCAGTATCAATATAAATAATATTATATCCTTCTTTTTGAGCATTTCTAGCAATATTATAACATAAATAAGATTTACCACATTGTGGGGGTCCAGCTAATACGGTAATTCTATTCTTTGAAATACCGCCAGTTCGAATATTTTTAGAAAGTAGTGCATTGAAAGTATAAATACCAGTATCAATAAAAGATGTTTGTTTATTATCTTTTTCAATCATAATAGCGGTCTTTTTTGAAATATCTTCAACTACGCTTGTTAATTTGGAAAAGTCAAATTTTCCTGTACTTTTAGCCATTCATAATGAATTAATTTTTGTGTGAAAGATTATATTTCACAGATTGTCAAGTTTGTATTTTGAAGTTGTGAAAAAGTTGGTGAAATTTTTAATTTTAATTAATGACATTTTTTGTCATGAACTTTGGTTAATTTTGGACCTGGGGTGTCTTATATATAACTAAAAATGATTGATGTTTAAATGAAATTTTATATAGTATTTTGCAAGAACAGAAAGAAATTTGATAAATACGTGAAAGTAAATCGAATTAGGAACAAAGTTATTATAGATATAAAACAACAAATAGATCAGTTAAAAGATGAAGAAGGCCCTGATTTTACTATTAAAAAATATAGAGATTACTTCAATTTATTGGTATACACTAAAATTGTTCATTCTTTAAGAAAGAAAAAAGATATATATTACATTCCAAATTTTGAAAATCCCGAATTAAATATTGCAGATTTATTTAAGATAAAGAACATTTTTGAGTTCCCAGTTGAGTTTGGATCTTTATATTTATATGAAGATTTTCAAGATGATTCTGAAACACAGGAAGAAATCTTAGGTGAGCTTCATAATTTTGATACTTCACAGATTATAAGAGATTATTAATTTTTTTCTTTTTGTTTCAGTTTAATTATTTTAATATATAATTAAAATTTATATCAAATAATGTTTAGAAGTCATGGAACAGAATTAAAGTTTTTATTTTCATTAGATCCATCCCAATTTAATAATAAGGATAATAAAGGTAGTATATATGATAACCCGGGATCAGGCTGGGTTTCAGGTGATTTATATAAAAAATCTGATAGTGGTGAGAGAGTTAATGTATATAAACCAACTAAAGGCACTAGTGCTAAATTGGCTGGTACAAAAGCTATCTCAAATAGGATAAATATTAATTCTTTCAGTAAACCTAATACAGGTGCTAACCCGTATCTAAAATTAATTGAATATTTCAAAGACAATAATGCTATGAAATTAAAAGCAGCCGATTTTGTATATTTAAAAGATTTAGGTGTTTATCCTATAAATAGATTAGTAATTTTGAGAAGGTATAGAGAAGGTACTATTGTTCCTACTAATTTAAATAATTGGCCGAAAATGTCCGAAAATGCCAAAAAACCTATATCTACTGTTATTGGATGGGTTAAAGATGGTGATGAAAAGTTATTTAATTTATCTTTTAATGAGAAATGGATAACAGAAACAAAAATGGTACATGAAATATTAGGTGAAGTATTATCAAATGAATTTGATTTTGATGCTGGTAAATCTATACCTATACCTGGTTGGTCACAAGGTTTATTGTTTGGGTTTTTAAAGGCTATGGGTATGACAGAAAGAAATAAAGAAGAAGGTGGAAAATCATCTGGTGGATTTGATTCTCAAGAAATACCTTTTGGTAATCCTAACGTTTTACAAGAAGGTGCTACTCGTGATGCAAATTCATTTGGTTTAGTATCTAATTTAGATATTTCTTTAGAAACATCTTATGAACAAAAATATATTAATAATATTGATCCAGGTATTGCAATGAATGATATAATTGATAATTTATTAAAAATGGGTACATCAGATGTTAGATATGTTTTATCTAATTCTAATAGTTCTGTTATAAAAAAATTATTAGCTGCTACAAATAGTGGTTCTGTTGATGCATGGTTAGGGTTTATTAAAACATTGGTAAGAGCTTTTGTATTAGCTATTATTAAAATAGTTAAAGAGGTGATTGGTTCAGTAACTGGTACTATCACAGAAGAAAAAAATGATGAAGTAGGTTTAACATCTGATGATGTGTTAATTCAAGTGAAGAAAAGTGGTCTGGATGCAGTAAAAAGGGTTGATAGTATTAATGCAAATGGTCTTCTTGGTAGTTTATTAGCAAGTACATTAAATAAATATAAATGGCCTTTAAGAGGGTCTGTATCTGTTATGACAGGTTTACCTTCAACACCATGGCATATAACAGTTGGTAATCCATATATGCCTATATTATCAATTAACAATATAGTTGTTGATAAAGTTAATATTGATTTTGCAAACCAATTATCTTTTAATGATTCTCCAATTAATATTGGTGTTAAAATAGATTGTAGATTGGGTAGAAATATGGGTGCACAGGAAATAATGACATATTTTAATAATGGATATAAGAGAATTTATAAGGTTGGTTCTATTGTTGGTGATGTTACTAACCCTTCAAATGTTGCTGCAGGTGGTGAATCGGGTTCAGAAACATGGCAAGTGGATTTTAATACAAATCCTCAAAAAACTGATGAATTTACTAAAAAGTATTTACCATAGATGGTGATGTTTAAAAATTAAATTTTAATATGTTATATTCTTTAGATGATTTAGATGGTTTTAAAAGAACAAGTAATGGTTTATATGATATTTTCGGAACAACTGTTATTTATGATATAGAACAGAATTTTTATGTTTATGTTGTATTGCCTGAACATGAAATGAGACTCGATTTAATATGTGATTATTTATATACTCACACGGATTTTATTGAAGAATTAATGGTTGTTAATAATATTTATAATCCATGGAATATTAAAGAAGGTGATGAAATCTTATATTTTTCTCCTGAAAATCTTATGATATTACATGGTGGAAAAGATGATGATTCTGCTTTTGATAAATTGACAAAATTTCAAGAAAAGAAACCAGACGGTACTCCTAAGTTATCTCCAACTATGAAACCTAAAGGATTAAGTCAGGTTACAAATGATAAGAAAGCGGGTAGAATTAGAATAACAAACAAATTAGAATAATATGTCATTAGAAATTATAAATAGAAGTAAATTACAATTAGTTGATATTGAATATGATTATAGAACTGATGCAAAGGATAGTGAAAAAGATTATTATGGTGATAATGTTGGTAAATATCCATTGGTATATTATAAAGGATTAAGTATAGAATCGGATGACATATTATATTTAACATTAACAAATGACGATTTTTTACCTAAATTAGAAATGAAGTTTAATGATAAAAGTAATAAATTATTTGGTGATATTTATCCACTTGATAATGATTTAATTAGTATTTTTATAAGAGCACAAAATGAATCTTCTATGCCAGTTAGAATGGATTTTAAGATAACAGTTTTTAATCCAACTAAACCAGTTGGAAAAGAAAATCAAAAATTAATATATTATTTAGAAGGTGAATTAAATGTAGATACTTTATATAATACAGAATTTAGATCTGATAAAGGTACTAGTTATTCTATATTAAAAAAAATATCTGAAGAATCACAATTAGGATTTGCAACAAATATAGATGGTACTCAAGATGAAATGACATGGTTAAATCCAGCAGATTATACAATGTATTATATGAAAGAAATAACAATTAAATCTTTTAAAAATGATTCGAGTTTTTTATCTAGTTATATTGATTTTTATTATAATTTTTGTTTTGTTAATGTTGAAATAGAATTAAAAGCCGATATATCAACAGTTCAAAATGTTGGTAATGAGTCTGCTTATACAACATCATCTACTAAAGAAGAAGATAATATAACAAAATTAAAATTAACAAATCATCCAGATTATAATGATACTAATACTTATATTGATAAATTTAATTTGTTAGATGAGAAAACATCTTTTCATTTAAAAGAGGGTTATTCAAGGTATATTAGATGGTATGATAAATTAAAAAATAGTTATAAATTTTTTCATTTAAAAGTTATTAAAGAGAATGATAAAGATAAATATTCACAATTATCACCTGTATCTGGTAGATATTTAGGGAAATTGGATATTGATAATATGCATGAAAATTATTTATTTGCAGATCAACAGAATAGTTATAATATGTTAATGTTACAAAAAACTAATATGTTAATAACATTAACTAGACCTAATTTTAGTTTAAATAGATTTCAAAAAGTTTTACTTGAGTTATATTCATTAGGACAATTAGATGATGTTGGTTTTAATCAAGATGCTGTAACAACTGAAAAAAATCCTAAAGTTGATGATGCAAAAATTAATAAAAGATTGTCAGGGGAATGGATAATAATTGGCATTAGTTACACATTTTCAAAGAAAGATGGTAATGTTCAAGAAATAACATTAGCAAAGAGAAGTTTAAATGAGGAGTATACTCCAAACACTTCAAAAAAATAGAATAAGATATGGGTTATTTAGATGAAATTTCAAAAATAGATCCTACAAAAGTAGCAGAAGATTTAGCTAGTGTTAAATCATTAAAAGATTCTACATTATTAAAAGAATCTAAAGATATGTCATCTAATGCGGCTAAAAAATTAGCTGAGGAAATTGATGTTAGAAAAAATGAGGGTGCTGCGTGGACTGAAAAAGAATTAAATTCTACATCAAACCCAAATTCAAACACTGATGCTGGTAATAATCCTAATTCTACTAATTCTGATTCATTAAATACTAGCAATACTGGTAATATAAATATAGGTAATGTTTATAATCCTTTAATACCTGATGATGGTCCAAGAAGAACTCAGTCTATGTTTAATTATGATGAAGACACATTTAAATATGGTTTATCTGATTTTTCGAAAAATTTTGATTTTTTAAAGTACGAAGATCCTACATTTTTAGGTTTTGATTTGTTTATATCACAAAAATCAAGTTTATTAGATGCTAAATCGTTAAAATCTTTTATTACACAATATTCTGAAATACCAGATGTTAAGGTTAGAGAAATATTATATAATAAATTTATTGCAACACTTGGTCAATTATTTAATTTAGAAGGAGATGTATTTTTAAATAAAAAGAGAGATAGAAATAGACCTTATTATATTAAGAATATTAATGGTTTAGATAAGTTAAATGCAAAGATTGTAAAATATAAAGAAGATAAAATAACATTTGATTTAAATGAAGATGTTACAATGATTGCTTTATATTTAGCTGAATTATATAATAATTTAAATTATGATTATAGATTACAAAAGTATATGTTTCCTGAAAATTTATTAAGATTTGACATGGTAATCAGAATAACAGATCTTAGAAGTTTTAAAAAATGGAATGATTCTACTGGTTCTTATGAAATAAATCCAGAAGTTTCATCACAATATTATATATTACGTGATTGTAATTTTGATTTTGAGAAATCACAAATACATGGTTCTGATTTATCAATGGCTGGGTTTGATTCAACTTTAAATACTACATCTGCGAATTTAAAATTTGATATTTATTATAAATCTGTTGAAAGATTATTTAATCCATTGATGATTACACAGGATATACTTTACAGTAAGCGTATACGATCGGGTGATAGAATAAGAAATATGACGGATTCATCTATGGCTTCAACTGACTTTGAATTTAGTAGATATAAGAAATCTGTTGAACAAATTAGAAAAGAAGCAGTTGAAAGAAAAGTTAATAAGTCATTTAGTACTAAGGATAGAACTGAATCTTGGATTATAAATGCTGCACCTACTGAATGGGAAGATGTTGTTAATAATCAACCAACATTTTTAGAAACATTGAGTAATACATTGAATGAAAATGTTCAAGATTTTAAAGGTGATGTTATGAATAAATTGAGAGGTTTCAGGGGAGATTTATTAAGAGAAGTTGTCTATCAAGTTAGAGATGTTACTGGTATTCCAGAAATTTATCCTAATAATGTTTATGCTGAAGATTATTATGATCTAACACTACAAAATGTTATTGGAGATTTAATTGGAGATTTAAGTGGAGACATAGAAGATGAATTTTTAGATGTTGTTCCAACTGTAGGTGAAACAATCGATCTTCTTGGTCTTTCTGGAATTTTATAAAATTAAAAGAATTATATGCAACAAATTAATGTTGATATTAGAGATAAAATATTTGTAGGTATTGTAGAAGATAATAAAGATCCTAATAGAAAAGGTAGACTTAAAGTTAGGGTACAAGGTGTTTTTGATACTATACCAATGGAAGATTTGCCATATTCTTCCCCATATAGGGGGTTAGCTGGAAAATCTTTTGAGGTTCCTGCTATTGGTAAAATAGTGAATGTTATTTTTCTAAATGATGATATATATGATCCTCATTATATTTATAGTGAGAATTACAATATAAATCTTGAAAGAAAATTAAAGAGTTTAAGTGAAGATGATTATTTGAATTTTGTGGCTTTATTATTTGATGAAACTTCTCAGGTATATACAAATGGTGATGAATTTATAATAGATCATAAATATAATAAAATTAGAATAGATAATAATTCTATTAATATTGAATTAAAAGATAATTCACAGAAAATAAATTTAGGTGATAAAACTGCAGATCAAGAAGCTGTTTTAGGAACTAATTTTTTTGCGTGGATGGATAAATTTATCAATAAATTATTGGTTCCTACAACATTAACAGGAAATTTAGCGGCCCCTATTATTAGACCAGAGTTAGATATGTTGTTAATGGAATATAAAGTAATCAGAGAAACTTTTGTTTCTGATAATGTTTTCTTGAATGATGATAATAAAATTAAGAAATTGAAAAGATCACCTGAAACGTCTGTTATTAAAGATGATGATGATCTTACAATTGATTTAACTGATAAATTTAATGAACCAAAACCTAAAAAACTTTTAAAATCTGAATATGTTTCAAAAGATTTTAAAGAAAAAGTTAATGAAGAAAGAGAAAAGGCTGTAGATAAAGAAGTAGAATCACAACCATCAAAATTTATTATAGATGACGCTCCTTTTGTTAGTCAAAACGAAGACGGAACTGAATATATAACATATATTAAAGTTGTTGATGGTGAGACAATTGAAACAGATGAATCTGAATACGCACAATATAAAGATTTTAAGAAATTAAATGTTAAAAAATCAAGTGGTTTAGAACCTAAAATAATAAAAACGATACCAACTTCTGGTACTAAAAAGGATATTATATATAGAGAAACAGAAGATGGAAAAATTGCAATTTTTGATAAGAAAACTAAAAAATTTATAAGATATAAATAATGGCTATACCTAAATATGATGAAACAAAGCCAATAACACAAAAACAGGAGACTGTGATAAAAGAAGAATATGATCCTTATAGTGGTGTTGATGATTTTGAAGATTCTGGTTCATATGGTGACGCAAATGAGTTTACTTATTCTGAAATGAATCAATATTCTAGTAATATTAATGCCGATGATGATAGTTATGATCCGTATGTAGATGGAGATACTTTTGGAGAATCAGATGTTATATATAATAACCCTGAATGGGGAACTTATACACCTACTAAACAATTAGATTCATCAATAGGTCAAGGTGGTCAAACAAATATATCAACTTCAAATAATGGTAGTTCTAATCCAGCAAACACAACACCAAAACCTTCAAATATTACGGTTAGTCAACTTAAACGAATTTTTAAACTAAAAAAATACAAATGGATTGAACCTTTTCAATTAATAGGAGTTAGAAACGCTGATAAACCGAATAATTGGAATGATACTATGCTAGTTGTATATGATGATATTGTTGAAGAATTTGAATGTACTACAAAACCTGGAGTTTATTACCTTAAAAAATTATTAAATTCTAAAGGTTGTTCAATTTTAAAAGAGGGACAATTTACATATAAACTTGGATATCATAAACAAACTAATTCTGCTAGATATAGAGCGTTGAACCCTACTTATAATTTACCAGTTCATAGAGATCCTACAAAAAACGGAACTTTTCATTATAATATTAATAGTAGTGAAGGTGGAGGTATTAATATACATTCTACTAAGGTAGGTACCGAAAAATCATCACCAGGGAGTGGTGTTAAATCATGGTCTGCAGGTTGTCAAGTAATACATTATTGGTCTGATTTTCAAAGATTTATGTCTTTATGTGAAAAATATCGAACTAAATTGGAAGGTGGTATTTATCAATACACATTATTAAATGCATCAGATTTTTAAAAAATATAATAATATATAGTCTTATGAAAAAATTTACAGAAGAATATTCAAAAATGATAAAAGAGAATCTTGAAGATACTCTTAAAGATAAACTAACCGAACAATATATTTCTTTAAAGAGAGGAGTATTAGATTTATTAGATAATTCAGTTGATAATACAACTGAATTGGTTAATGTTCAAAATTTTATCAGAGATTACATTAATGACCCAGAACCAGGTAAATTACAAGATTTTGTTGAGAATGGAGATATTTTTAATTTTTATTTGAAATATCAAAGTGATGTTGATGATATTTGTAATGATAATAATTGGTTTGATGATTCACCAAAGAGTAATAATATATTTTCTTTATATGATTTTATATTGGAAGGTACCAAATTTGGTGTTATTCAATGTATGAAAGAATTAGAAAAAGAATTATTTTAATCTTCAATCTTGTTAAAAACCATTTTTTTTTGTTGATATATAATATCAATAACCCAAAAAAAAGATTATGAAATACTTAAGAAAATTCAACGAATGGAATGATACATTCAATAATGATAAAGATTGGAAATCAGTAAGCGATCAACTTGGTCTTTATAAATTAGAAATAAAAGATTTAGAAGAAATGTTAGATGATATTACTAAAATAGATGATATAGATGAACAATTAAATAGGTTAAAAAAACTAGTTAATAAACACCCTCAAATTAAAAATGAGTCACCTTATAGAGAAATTTATATACCATTTGTAAAAAATTTCTCTAAAAATATTTCAACTTAATAATATATATAATATCAATAACCACAAAAAAAAAAAACGATTATGAAATACTTAAAAAAATTCGAGAATTTTAATAAACTTAAAGATATTTATGGTTCTTTAAATCAAGATGATAGACATGAATTTGATGACTGGAAATCAGAATTTCAAAGAAATAATAGATCTGATCTAGATTTTAGTGAATATATTGGGAAAGTTTTACAAACTTTACCTGGTGGTAAAATTAAAGATGTTAGACTTAGTAATTCATCTGATTCTAGTGAAAGTAAAAATGATATGATAATTATTATTTTAGATAATGGTTTGAGATTTGAATATTATATTAATGAAGATCAATGGTTTAGAGATGATCAAAAAAGAGCGGAAAAAAATCCAAATTTCGAAAATCCAGTTCCAATAGAAGAAACGAAAAATGAAGAATGTGACAATTATATTCTTGATTTACTTTTTGAAATAACTCAAAAAGTAAATCGAAGAACGAAATACAATTAAAATTTTTTGGTTTATATTATAGTGTCTTACAGTTAAAAAGTTTTTAATCTACCTCTAAATTGAATGAATCTTTAAGATCTTCATAAGTCATAATTTCAACACCTAATTCATTGGCAAGTGTCATTTTAGATGTTGTAGATCCAGGATCATTTGTTACTAATATATCTACTGGGTTATCTTTCTTTTTCATTTTAGATTGTGTAAATCCAAATTCTGCTAATTTTTCTAAAAAAGTAGATTTTGTTTTAAAACCCGCTGATTTAGGGCTGCCTGTCATTTCAATTACTTTTGCCATATTTATTTATTTAATTTTAGTTTTGCGACTTTTATATTTTCGTCCCATGTTTTTGCTTCTTCATGAACTTACATTTGTGGGCCATAAAAACTCTATAGAACAATCACACTTAATTGTTAATATATTTATTTTTGGTGTCCACTTAACATCTTTGATAGTCATTATGTTCCCAATAATATTTCACCGGTGTGTAATGTCACACATTTTATTGGTTCAAATTCATCATTATCATAATCACCATCCCATTCTGGAAAAAATTCTTTTACTATTTTAATTTTTTCTTAATATTATAGAAATAATAATTTAATTTGTTTAAATGTCATTATCTTAATACCTTCGTCTTTTGCGTATTCAACAATTTCGTTTTCTATATTTTTATTTTCAACGATTAACATATCACTATTTTTAATATCTACAACACCCCATTCTAATTTGTTTAAGAATTCTTCTGTTGTCATATCAATAGTTGTTGGTTCGCCAATAAGTGTTACTTGTTTTTTAACTTTTTTAAGTTTTGATAAATCTAATGGTTCAACTTTTTTAAATTTATCTATTTCAATATCATTATTTTCAAATTCTTGGAGAGCACTTTTAATTTTAAGATAAAGTGGACTCTTTTCGTTTTGTACTTCTTCTCTTACTTGAATACTTAAACCATCATAATCAAAATCAACACCTGACATCATTCTACCAATTTGTTCTGATAAAGATTCACCAATAGATATAAAACCTTCACCTTCTTCTTTTTCAACCATTATTTGAAGTGATAGAATGGCTTTTTCAATTGCAATTGATTCAACATTATCAACTGAATCCATTATTTTTTCTAATGCTCTTCCTTCTTTAAAGTATCCATTACAAAGATTTTCTTCGTTAAATATTTCTGGATTAAATAAATCAAAACTATTTTCAATCCCTGATAAATAAAGTTTTTTTATTGTGGAGGGTCCTAAATTTCTTATTTCTAAAGCTTTGATACCTTTTTGTAATTTCTTAATAGCAGTTCCTTTACATTTAGGATTTTTGCACATAAGTCTAATTACATCCTCTTTTTTACCTTCTTCAATAACGAGTTTACTTTCGCATTCCGGACAAATTGTTGGCATAAAGGATTTTAGTTTCATAGTTTTTGATTTTTCAATTATTAATACTTAAATATAAGGAAAAGATTCAAGAATAAAAAAAATCCCACCAAAAAAGCAGGATTTTATTTAATTATCGATTAATTTAGTCAATCATATATTTAATTCTCTCTAAAAAAACAGCATCAACTTCTTCTGGTAAATCATTAAATTTAACTTTAATTAAAACTATCAAAGAATCTTTTTCAAGAAAATCATTATAATCTTTTTCTGCTTGTTGCATATCTTCTATAACTTCTTTATATTCTTCTTTTAGGTCTTCAAATTCATTTTGAAAATCAACTTGTTGAACAGCATCTATTTCATATTTATTATCTTTGATATTGGGATTTCCATTTTCATCTTTTACTGAATGTGTAATACACAATATATTTCTTTCTTGTTCATAATTTCGAAATTCTGGGTGAGGTTCTCTTTGTAATTTATTAAAAATTTCTAATTCTTTTTCAATTAAATTTTTATTTTTAAAAACAGCATAAGCAAAATCTTTACCTTTTATGTTTGAAACTTCTTGTAATGCTGTGTTTAATGTAATAAGATCTTTGTTTTTCATTTCATTTCATTTATTTTTTATTATATATCACTTTCATATTGTCTCAATTATAAAAAATGTTTAAAAATTTATAAAAAAAATCCCAAAAAAGTGTTTTTGGGATTTTTTTAAAAAATGTAAAAGTTAATCTTTGTTTATATTCAAAAATTCATCATCATCATCTACATTTTCGTATATTAAATCATTAAATTTTTCAAATCTTGGGTCTCTTAAAAAATCTAGAATATCTTGATCATCTAATGTTGGGTCTTTATGATATATAAGGTCATTATCTAACATATCTATAATAAATGCTGCAACTTCATCGGCTCTAATATCTAATAAAAATAATTTAGCATTTTCAATTTGAATTGGTTTAAGTTTTGCAACTTTAACTTTTCTTAACTTTTGAAGTAATTCAGATCTCTTATCTCTAATAAATACCTTTCCTTCATCTTGATATTGACTATATTTATCTAAAATATCTTGAATAGTAATTTTATCAATATCTCTACAATATCTTAAAAATGGTTGGCAAGCTGCGCCTACATAACCATGGCCGACTCTAGCCACAAAATCTAAGAATAGTTGTGGTGATGCTTCTTTACCATAGTTAGCATCAATCATTTTACTTAAGAATGTCCAACTTCTTGGTGATGCGTATACTTTTTCATTTTCATCTTTTTCACTTCTTTTTACATAGAAATATTCTGGATTGGCATTTAAAAAACTTACAATTGCTGAATGTACATGTTCGTCACCATAATATTTTCTCCAATCTGGTAAACTTAATGTATGTCTTTGAACAATTAATCTACCATAAAGAGCAGCATCAAATTCTTCAACATCTGTACCATCTTCATCACCTAAATTACCACTTGATACCATAAATACATTTTCATTGAATTTAAACCCTCTAAATCCAATGGTTCTTTCAAGAAGAATCTGCAAAGATGCATTTCTAACTGATAATGGTGCTCTATTTAATTCTTCAAAGTGAATTAATGTTCCAATTTTATTATTTGGTGGATTGTTTGCAGACCAAGCCCATTCTGGTATAATGTGAGATAGGAATTTTTCTGTTCTAACCACACCATTAATTTCAACTTCTATTTCGTCTTTGTCTGGAAAAAGACCAACATCTGTTTCATCCATCATACTTAATCTAAGATCAATATAATGTAGATTTAGTTTACTTGATATACTCCTCATCATAGCTGATTTAGCTAAACCAGGTTCAGACATTATAAATAGTACACCTTCTTTTGATGCCATTTGTCTGAAATAATTTTCTTCCTTTTCATTTAGATTTTTAATTGGGTATTGATGTATAAATGGTTTTTGTTCATTTTCCAATCTTTTCTTTAAATCTTCTACTTTCTTTTTACTAATTTTTTTAGTATTGTTTGGATTTTGTTTTTTTGCCATGTTGTATATTTTTAATGTTTAATTAATATTATGCTAATTTGAATTGTGATAAAAATTCTTTTAAGAAAGCTATCTTTTCACCACCTATTATATTTAACCATTTGTCATATGTCTTACCTCTCCATTCACCAGTATCATTTTGTAAATAATCATCTAAATCTGGATAATCTTCTTTATTAAAAACTCTTTCATCAACAATAAAACAAATTGATGTTAATGAATTATTTAAATCTGGTTCATAAAAAGGTGTACATTTAATTCTATATTCAATTAATGTTTTTAAATGTTTTTCCATTGTTCCTTCTATGTGTAATTTGTTTTTATCTCTTCCAAAACCACCAATATTAGATGTTCCACCATTTAAAATAATCCATGTTTCATGATCCTCAATAAAATCCCAGACATCTTTTTCATTTTTCCATTCTTTCACATATCTTAACGCTGCATGACCACACTGAATACCTTTTTGAATAGGTGATATATTATACATTGTTAAGAAATACATTCTTTTTTCTAATACTTTTTTTACTTCCATTTTTTAATTTAATTTAATTCTTATTATTTCACTTGCTTTTTTACCATCATATTGACCTATATAATTACTGGAAAGAAATCCCATTATTTTACCCATGTCTTTTATACCTTTATATTCGTTATATGATATTTGAGTATTAATAATAATTTCTAATTCAGAATTTGATAATAATTGTGGCATATATTTTTGTAATATTTCATTTTCTTTTAGTGTAATTTCTGAACCAACTTCAATATTTGCATCTATTATTTTTTTAATAGTTTTAATAATTTGTTCTTTAGTAGGATCTTTATCTACTCTATCTAATTCTCCTAATAAGACACCTAGAACATTCTTTTTAATGTTTTCTTTATTTTTCATCGCTATTAAGCGTTCTTTTTTAATTTTATTTTTCATTTAATTAATCTTTTTTATCTATTACTATTTGTTTTAATTGATTTTTAAATTCTAATTCATCATCACTATTTTTAATAATATTAATAATTCTTTTAGTAATGCACAAATTGTCAATATTTGAACACTTTTTTGGTGATATTTTATTTATGAAACAATATTTTATTGATTTTTTGTGATCTACACTAGGATAATTGTTATCATTATTATTTAATACAAAATTATTAAAAATATATTCATTATCATAATAATCGTCACCATTCCATTTTTCAAATAATAATTTTTTGTTTTTGTTTGTTAGTTTCTTAACTTCTTCATAATAATGTTGAAAATTATTTAACACATCTCTTTTTTGCCAAAAACCACTTTTTTCATTTGTTAATCTTATTTTTTTACATATATCATCATCACTAAATACATTTTCAACGCCATATTTTTCTAAACATGTATTTATTTTTTTATTATATGATTTAGTGCCTTTACATAAAGCATTTTCTTTACCATATTTTTCTAAACACGTTTTTTTATATGAGTTTATATTTCTATAATTTTCATTATCATATTTTTCTAAACATGTTTTTTTCTGTTTTTCTATAACTTCTTTTGATTTTCTAGCACAAGAAATTGAACAGTATGATTTAATATAACCTTTAGTTAAACCTTTAAATTGATTAGTTGTATTATTACAATTTTCATTTTTACAAATATTTTCATTTTCTATGAGAAAATATTTGTCATAATATTTTTTAGTTGATATTTCTTTATGTGATTTACACAAATGTGATCCTAAAGATTTTCTATTTTTTAATTCTTTTTTACAAATTTCACAAATAATCATTTTTATTTTTATATATTAAAAACCATCTGTTAAAAAATCACTTATTATCTGATTAATCATTTGACTTATCAATAATAATCTGCTTAATTTTATTGTTTGATTTTAATATAGGACATTCAACAGAATTTGATATAATCAAAACTTTTCCTTTTACACCTGTAAAATCTAATTGATCAACATATCCATCTGTAAGAATAACTGTATTTAATTTATTTAAATCTTTATTATTTGCAATATATTTTATACCTGGTGTTAGTGTTGTGCCACCTAAACCTTTAATTTCCATTTGATTAAGTTGATTTTTGTCGGTCACTTCAATAAAATCTTTTACTTCTGTATCACATTGTATAAGGTTAACTGAAATATCATTTTGAAAAATATAAGCTAGAGCTTTTTCAAATTCACCACTCATAGAACCAGATGTATCTAAAATACAATTGATTTTTGTTTTATATTTTCTATTGCCTTTTAATCCCCAGATACCTCTACGATTTGGTTTGGTGATAGATTTCATTTTTTTAGTACCAAATACATGGTGACTTAAACTTCTTTTAATATATTTAAGATAATCTTTTTCAGATTTTTGAAGTTTTCTTAATGTTTCGGCAATATCTGATGTTTCTAAACCTCTATTTTTAAGGTTTTGCATTACACTATTTACAACTTCTCTTCTTATTTCTTCTGGTACTTCATCATCAAAGTGACAATCCAATGTTAAACCTTTACTACTTTCTAAACCTTCAAAAATATGTTCTTTAGAATAACAATCAATGTCTGTGTGTCTTTTTTCACCACTTTTTTGATCTTGGTAATCTGATTCAGCATAAGGACCATATATTGGCTTACCAGTTGAATCTAGTTTTTCTTTACCCTTTTCATTTCCACTTTCTTGATCTCCATTTTCACCATCTTCTTCTTGTTCACCACCTTCGTCTTCTTTTCCAGGCATAGTCATATTACCATCTTTGTCAACATTAATGGTTAATTTTCCGTCATTACATTTGTCCGAATTTTCTTCTTTCCATTCTTTATATTCTTCTTTCAACCATTTATATAAAGATTCAAATACCCAAGGTCCATCATATTCTTTAGGTACAAATAATGCTGTGTTTTTACCATCATCATCTAGTGGAACTTCTATAAAATTTTCATAACCAGGTCCCAATTTTTCACCTAACATAAGATCTGAATATATAATTGAATTAATAATCATATCTTGTGCAACATTAGATAGATTCTTATTATAACCTACTGTCCTTTTAATATGTGAAAATAATAAATGAAAAATTTCATGTACCATTACAAATATAGTAGAACCCATTGATTGTTTTGAGACCCATTCAGGATCCCAATAAAATATCATATTACCGTTTTTATTAACACTTACACCACATGTTCCTATTTTTGCTTCAATGAATGTAACAAAAAGAGCAAACTCACCGTAATATGGTAAGTGTGATGTTGATATCATTCTAATAATTGCGTTTTCTAGTAGTGGATGTGCGTTTTCTTTCTTAATGATTTTACTTAAGTCAACATTAAGCGGCTTCGTCTTTTGATTTTGCATATTCTAATAATCTTTTACTAATTTCGATGAATCTTGCATCATCTATTTTTATATTTTTGTTTATTTTTAGTTTATTAAACAGTTTATCTATTTCAAGTTGAAATCTGTATATTTTATCTCCATCAATTGAAAATTGATTATTTAAGATTGGTAAATCTAAGTCTAATTCTAAAAGATCTTTATCAGTTTCAACATTATCAATGATATATTTGAGATAAATTGAAATGATTTGTAATTTATCGAAGCTATTTATCATTTGTTGATATTGTTCTAATATATGTTTTTTTTCGTCAAATCTTTTCATTTTTTTACTTTTATTTTTCTTATAAATATATGTGTTAAAAAATAAAAAGTCCTCAAAAAATTTGAGGACTTTCTTATTTAGAATTATTCTAAATTATTCTTCAATGTCTTCTATCAAAGAATCCGTTTTTACACCTTTTGAAGCACTTCTAAAATTAGAAGCAGCAACATTTAATGTAGTATAAGCGGCATTAATACCATCATCTGAATAGTCAAATGTCATAGAATTTCCAGTTGAAATACCGATTGAAGTTGCGGCTAATGCTGCATCTTGGTTAGCGGCTAAGAAAATAAATTCCCAGTTAAAGTTTTCTTTCATATCATCAACCAATGTTTTAATTTTAGATTGATTATATTGTTTACTTGAATTTTCTTCACCATCTGTTAAAATAACACACAATGTTTTATCTGGTCTATCTTTTAATGTAATTTCTCCTAGATTATCAATTTCTTCATCTATTGTGACACCTATTGCATCATAAAGCGCTGTACATCCTCTCGGAGAATATGTTTTTCTGTTGAATTTTTCAACTTTATGAATATCTATATTTTCGTATAGTTTTTCATATGATGAATCAAACATAACAGTTGTCATTGAAGCTTTACCTTCACAATTTTGTTGTCCAATTAAAAATTCATTAAATCCATTAATTGCTTGATCAATTATAACACCCATTGATGTTGATCTATCAAGGATGCAAATAATTTTTGTATATTCATTGTTTATTTTAGTTGTTTTCATTATTTTTAGATTATTTTTTAATATCCTTTTGGATTATAATTCTTCACCACATTTTGGGCAATACATCCATGATTGTTTTCTTATTCTGTAACCACAATCTAAACAATAGTTTCTAATTTCTTTGACTTCATAAGTCTTAGAACTTATTGGTTTAAGTTGATAATTTAGAGTTAATATAGGTGAATTAGTATCAAATTCAACTTCAACATGTTGAAAGTTTTGGTTTGATATTTTACCTTTTTCTACTCTACCTGTTTCAACTTTTTCAGATTTAATAGATTTAGATATTCTTTTACGTTTACCTTTACCTTTTCCTTTTGAAGAAAGTTTTTGTGAAGATGTAAGATTTAAGTCACCTGTTACAGTTAAATCACCTTCAATTGTTAAACTATCTGTAGTTAAACTATCTGTAGTTAAATCACCACCGTCTATAGTTAAATCACCTGTTTGAACATCACCTAAATCTGATGAAAAAAAGATTGAGTTATCAGTTTCTTTTGTAGTCGTCCGCATTTGATTCATATCGCCTAAATTTATAGTACCTGAATCATAACATCTAGAATTTGAATTTGTGATAGTAAAGTTAGATCCGAATTGAATATTATTCACACCAGTTGTAGTAGTTGTGTATGAATGATTTTGTTCTTTGAAGAAATTGATTTCAACTAAACCGTTAAGTTCAATTGCTTTTTTAGCTGATGCATTTCCACCATCTATTGAATAGGTTTCAAATAACATCTTTTTTTGTTCGTTAAGAAAACGATCAATTGTGTAATCTTGTCCTGGGTTTAATATTAGGACTTGATCATTAATTTTCCCATTTAAATTGATTTGTACACCAAGTTTTTCGTGGGTTGGATTAAATAATCTAAGTTGGAATTCTTGTCTATCTTGTAGATATACTATATTTCCTATGTAGATTTTTAGTTCCTCTAGGGAACCAGTGCGTGGATTTTTTGCCATAATAACGGCACTCGGATCTCTGTCCGACATTCTGTAATGTGTCATAGTTAATTTTTTATTTTTGTTTTTGAATTGCTAATTTTTTCATCGTTTTACGATTCTAAAGCCATTTGACTCAAAACTAACAAGACCAAAATTTTCTACTACAACTTTATATATTTTAATTAGATAGTCAAGTTTAAATTATTTTACAATTAATTTTTTCAAATCCTTGCAAACATATACTGTTAAACTTATTTCGGGAAGGTGAATTTTTTTATCATTATCATTTTGAAGTATTTCATCGAAATATTCCTGTAAAATTTGATACTCATTTTCATTTAGAAGGACAATTTCAGGTATTTCTTCCTTGTCTATACAAAAAATTATCTCTTGTGTAATTTTCTTTATGGTGGGATTTTTTATATTATCTCTAAAATCTTGTAATTCTTCGATTTTAGTTTCTTTAAAATATGGATCGAGACGATACATTTTATACCCATTTTTGGTGGTTTGTATCATTTCAAAACTATAATTTTCTAATTCTATATTTAGATTATCAACTTTTTCTTTAAGTAATTCTATAATAATTTCTTTATTTTCTAGACTTTCTTGATATTCTTCTATGGATTTATCCATTTTTATTATTTTCTTTTTCTATCTTTTCATCTGATTTTTTCATCACATCAAAAGAAACTTTTGTTGATATTACCGCCAATGCCGCAACTATTAAACTTTTTGCTATTTTATACCACATTTTTATTTTGTTAAAATTAATTGAGTTTCATCTTTTTTATTTATAATTGCATTATACAATCTATTATAATTTACATGAATCATTGTAACTTTTACATCAATATGATTGATTTTGAATATGAATTCAGCAGTTTTATCAACTTTTCTAAGTAATGTAAATTCAAAATATTCATAATCTGATTTCCAGATATATTTAGTACCAGTAACTGTCATAAAATCATAAATATTTCTTTCGCCTTTAAAAGTAAAATTTATTTTACCTTCTAATATAGCCTTCACAAAAAGGCTTTCATTGAAATTATTAGAAAGAATTTCTTCTAATTTCATGTCAGTTGCTTGATCAGATAATTCACCAATTTTATCTTTAAGATTTTCAATTATTTTGTTACCTGTATCATTTGCAACATTTGCACCATTAAAAATAGATGAGTTCATTTTATCTGACATTTCACTAATTTTAGTCCAAATATCACCAGTAATTTCGTTGGATTTGTCTTCAATATTTTGGATACCTTCGCCAAGTTTAGTTTTTTTATTTTCTTTTAATTTTTCATTTTCCAATCTTAATTTTTCAACTTCAGCTTCAGATTCTTTTCTTTTCTTAGATTTTAAAGAATTTCCTATACTTGTCCAAAAACCTGGTCCATTTTTCTCTTTTTTCTTGTTCTTTTTTTCAAGTTTTTCTTTTAGTTCTGTGTTTTCTTTTTCTAATTTATTAATTTTTCTTCTTTTAGATCCTAACATAGTTTTTTGTTTTAGTTATATAATTTGTTTTCTATAATATATTCTGATACTTCATTTCCAACCATTTCTCTTAAATCTTCAATTAACGCAAATTGTTCTTCAATATCATCTGATTCATAATAATTTTTAATGACTTCTCTTACATCTGTTGAAGATATTTCTCTAATTGGAGAAGAATAAACATCACCTGCCAAAAAGATGTGATGTGATTTTCTATACCAATCAACACCTTCTTCTGTTTTATATCCTTTCCTTGGAATTATTACAAATGGTATAAGTTTTTCAAGATGTTTATAATTAACCCATTTGTCGAATGTGTTTGCATTATCTATTCCTATAATGAATGAAAAATCAAACTTATCTTTAAATTTAATATCTTCTTTTAGTTTTTTAACTAATCTAAAAGTTTCACCGCTCATATGATTTTCAATTTCGTAATCAAATACTTTTATTCGACCATCATTTAAAGCTAAATTAGCCATATTTAATCTATCTTTAGTAGATTCTAATTCTTTATTATACATATGACCAAATGCAGGCATAAACCAAACTTCATCAAATAATCTACTTGTATTTAATACAAATTGTGCAACTTCAATATGACCTTTAGTAATTGGATTAAAAGCTCCACCATAAATTGCAATTCTAACTTTTCTACCAAGTGATTTATATTGATCCATTCTTGCATCAATTATATTTAATGTATCATCGACAAGTTCTTCATAATCCCATCCTGATTCTTCGCAAAGTGCAATCAATGAAGTAATAAGGTTTCCGGTTCCTTTTTTAAGGTCTTTTCCATCACCATTAAATACTTTGTAGAATTGTCTTTGAATATCTTCTTTCCTTTCGGTTAGAGGAGTGTAATCAAAAGCTTCTTCAAACTTATCTGATACTTTTTTCTGTTTACTCATTTTCGTCTATATGATTATAATTAAGTGTGTGTTTACCTTCTGATATAATTGATTCAATAACATTTAATTTTTCTTTTATTTTTTCGAAATTATATTCATATTCATCACAAAGTTCTTCAGTTATTTCGTATAATTTCATTTTATTTTCATAATCAAAATCATAAACATTTTCTCCTAAAATTAGAATAATTGTGAAAGGTTCTGGATACCATGCAATTGTTTTTAATTTAGGTAAATATTCATTCATACTATAAAGTAAGTCGTCAATAAATGCGTTTTTAAAATCCATAGTTTTATATTTTTTAGTTATTAATACTCAAATATAACGAAAAAATCCTAACATAAAAAATTATATTAGGATTTTTATTAAGATTTACTTCTTATTTGTCAACCTCTTTATGTTTTTCATAGAAATCTATCAATTCCATTACACATTTAGCTTCACCAGAAGATAGAAACATATATTTGCTTCTTAGGAATTCAACCATTTCATCTAGTGAAAGTTCATTCCAATCTATCCGTCCTTTGATAGGGTGTGAGGCTGGCCAACTCATTATTCAGTCTCCTTTCCTAGTAAAACATTATTTATACCTTCTATAAAATCTTCTTTAGGAAGTGCACCCATATTAATTTGTGGATCACCTTCAAGTGGAATAAAAAGTATTGTTGGTATACTTTTAATACCAAATACTTGTGAAATTTCTGATTCTGTTTCAGTATTAACTTTATAAAAATCAATTTGAGAATATTCATCTGATAATTCTTCAAGAATTGGTTCTACCATTTTACAAGGTCCACACCATTCTGCATAAAAATCAATTATACAAGGTTTACCACCTTTAAAATGCCATTTTTGATTATTTTCATTTAATTGAGTAAAGTCAAATATTTTTTCTTTAAATTCCTCTGTTGTTAGTTGTTTTGTCATAATTTTATTTATTTTTTTAATTTTCGTATTTTTTATATTTGATAATTATATGATAATTATTATCCGCATCAATTGCGATATTAAAATCGTAAACTTCAACATTTTCTTGATTTTCTGCTTTTTTAATAATATCAGATATTAATTTATCTAAATTTTCAGCAAATTTATTTGAAGAATACTCCATTATGAAACTTTCTGTTTTAATAGATGTATAACATTTTATTTTATAATTTATGTTTAAACTCATTATTCTAGAGAACCACCTGGTTCAGTTTTCATATCCCATTCGGGATTTGGATAAATATTATTATTTTCATAGTATTTTAGTAATTTATATATGTCTTTCCATTCTTCTGGAAAGAATCCAGATTTATCTTCAAACATAACATTAAAATAAGGTTTTTGTTCATAATAACCGAAAAAACCTTTACTTGATGATATTTCAGGATTTTCTTGTATATAATCAAATTCAATGTTATTTTCTTTCATGAAATTTATATATGATTCTAATTCATATAGATGTGATGAAGACCATGTAAACATTTTAACATCTTTTCTTTTAGATAATATTTGCATACATTCTTTTGCATAAGGATAAAATTCTGTATCTAAATGACCTTTAATATGATTTGGAATTAAAATAGTACCATGCAAATCAAAACCCCAGTATGTTTCATACCATTCTTTTTTAAAAGAATGGTTAAACATTCTTTTGATTGTTCTAACCATTGGTTTTTGTTTACTAGAATCAAGTCGTTCTTCTAACCATTCAACATATTCACTAGTAAATATAGATCTTTCAGAATGCATATCTATGCGACTAGGATATTCTCCAGTTTCTAATTTATATATTTTTTCAAAGTCTGTCATTACATATTATTTAAAATGTCACGTTCTTCATCTGTTAGATTTTCTAATCCTTCACTACTAATTTTATCTAAAACATTATCAATAGTTAATTTTGTTGATTTGTTATTTTTAGTATTATTTTTATCTAATATTAAATCACTTATTAATTTTTGATTTGATGCCAATATGTTAGTATCTTTATCAATATCTTGAATAACATTTTTATTATTATTAACATCATCTACAATTTTTTCAACCATATTGTATATTGAATTTGATTCATCATACATTTCTTGTTCAATTGAATCAATTCTGTAATTTATAAATTTAAAGGAATTTTTAAATTTGTAAATTAGATAAAATGTTGTTAATATAATTCCTGATAATAATCCTAATAAGAAATATAACATATTTTATTCTTTTCTTTCAATTACAAGTGTATAATCAATAGCATAAGCAGTAAGAGATGCTATAATTATAAGATAAGGTGCAATTACTAACATTAATAGACCTGCTGTAACAGGAATACTTAATACTGATTCATCTTTTGAATTTTTGACTGTAATTTTTTTAACATTACCTTCTTTAATTACCTTTTTAATCTTACTTAAAAGATCTTTACCGTTAATTTTTATTTCTTCTTTGTTTGTTTTTTCGTTTTTCATTATTTTTTAATTTTTAAAAGTTATCATCTGATTTTAATTCATTACAATATTTACACATGGTTTGATAATTTATTATATTATTTATACCACCTTTAGATTTAGGAATTATGTGGTCAACTGTGAGTAATATTTCAACTTCATTTTCTAAACCATATAAATCTAAGTGTATACCACCGCCTTTATCTTTTTCTAATATAAAATAGAGTCCTTCGAGCCCACATATAGAGCAAATTAATCCTTTCTTTTTAAAAATTTTTGCTCGTGTCATTTTAATCCTATATTCTCCGTCTTCCCAGTATGTTTTTCTTGGATTATCGTCAATCCATTTAAAAACTTCTTCTATTGTATATGTTCTTATTCTTTCTAAACCATTGTGAGTAGGTATTATTTTATCTTTGTTCATCACATATCATTCTTTTTTTTTACCTATTACTAAAATACTAAATTTTTTTGTTAAAAAAAATCAATTCCAAATCATTTTTCTTTAAAAATCCCAATCATTATAATTAAGATTTTTTTGTTTATCTTTAAGTTCTAATTTATCTACGTATTTTTTAATTATGTCTCCATGACATTTTTTACCTCCGCCTCCTTTGTCTTTACACCAACATCCTAAAGTTTTATATTTAAGTTCATGTAAATTATTCATCAATTCTTCATTATTAATTAAATAATATTCATAAGCATTTATTTTCTCTATTCTTGTAACACCTGACATTTGTTCAGATAAACATTTTGGATAAGACCATTTATTATATTCATCATTAGGTAAACGACCAATATAAATATCATAATTGTCTTTTTTAAAATGAACAACTTTACACATTAAAATAGACTTTCATTTTCAGGTAATTGCTTTTTAGGAACTATTTTAGGGACAATTTTAGGTTCTTCTCTCATTAAAGGTTCTTTTTTGTTTTTAATTGAATCATCTGAATCATGTTCGAACAAATATTCAAACCAAAAAGTTTTATCATTAATTTTACCTTGATTTAAAATTTTTAAAAATTTTAAATCAAATGTAAATTCTCCTAAATAATTATCTTTACATATAAAATGTGTTTGTGGAAAATTACTAATTTCACTAAATTTAATTTCAAATGGAAATATAAATAAACCTTCACTCCATCCTATACTTTCTTTAAAAACTCTATATTTCATCTTTTATTTTCATGGCTAATGTAAAAACTTCTCTATAATATAATTTATCTTCATAATTAATGCTTGTATCTTTATGTAGATCTTCAAATAATTTGTATGAATCATCTTCATCATCCCAAGTTGATAGATTATATTTATCAATGTTTTTTATAAACCAGTTTTTAGCTAATTTTTTATTTTCTTTCGAAATATTACTCATTATATGTTAATTTTATTAATAAGTTTAAGTAGAAAGAGCCTTGTAAAAACAAGGCTCTTTAATATTGGGTTATTCCAGTCCATGTTTATCAATGTAATCGAATTTTTTCTGCACTTTATCTCTTATTAATTCACGTCCTTTTCGAATTTGAGATTTAACAGTAGATTCGTTTCTCTTAAGATACTTCGCAATTTCCTTATATTGCATATTATCTAATTCTCTTAATTCCATGACTTCTTTGTATTTAGGAGGAAGATTTTTAATAACTTCTTTTATAATCTTAGCCTTTTCAACATAAGTATTATACTTTTCTAAATCTTCTTTTCCATCTTCATAAGGTAAAAAAGTACTTAATGAAAGGTTTACGTCATATTCTTTATCAATTGAGACGGATGGCATTTTTTGCTTTTTATTCCAAGATTGAATAACAATGTGTCTAGCAATTGTGTATAACCAAGTTTGAATTTGAGACTTATTTTTATCATAAGTTTCAATTTTTTTTAAGGCTTGTTCAAATGCGTCATTTGCAAAATCTTCTGCTACTTCAAAATCTTTTGTATAATTTGAAAGATGCCAAGTTAATCTAGGCATTTGATCTTGATAAAATTTAGAAAATTCTTGTCCAGTTGCTTCTTTGAATTTGACTTCATGTTTATTTTTTCCCATAAAACTTTTTGTTTTTTAGTTACAATGCCAATAACAAAATTAATGATATTTTTTATAATTCTTTTTTGTTAAAAAACATTCTATTATATATTATAAATATATTTAAAAGTTGAAAATAATACAAATTTTTTCAAAAATTCTTTATACTAATTCTAATATTCTATTTGTTTCTCTTTTAATTACTGAACTATCATATTCTCTGAATAATTCTGTATAGTTATTAAACGCTTGATAAGCTGGTATTTCGATATCAACTTTCGTAGATTGAAATATTTCAGGATAATTTAATAGTTTAATTTGTTCTTCGTTTAACAGTTTAATATTTAATTTATCTGTTTTTGAAGTTAATAATTTTTTAGTAAAAGATTTCAATTTAAGAAGTCTGTTTTCTTTGATAACACCATGTTCATCTAAAGTTAACTTTGCAGCTAATTCTTGTAATGAAATTATATTTGTTGATAAACTTTCAATTATAGTTGATTGTTTATCAAGTATAATATTGAATTTGTTAAGGTTTTTCATAAAATCTTCAACAGCACCAGGCAATGATGATTTATAGTGTTTATTTTTAAAACCTGTATATTCGTCTTCAACTGCCGCAATTACACCATTTGTACAAATAAATCTAATAAGACCAATATTTAATTGTAATGCTCTTGATTTATCTGTTGAGTTTAAAATATTTAACATTTTATGATATTGTTCACCGTTTATATAAACTTCTTCGCCAATTAATCTGAGTTCTTGAATACCTTTTCTTATTCTTAGTTTATATGTTTCTGGGGTAAAATAATTTTCAACTTCCCCAACAATTTCTTTTGCAAATGAAGAAAAGTCAAAAATTTGATATTTATTTGTCACCTTTGTTTCACTGATAGGTCTACCTTTATAATTGGTGATAATATAGTTGCCTTGTTGATATATTTTTAAATTGTTTAATGTGTTAAAAATATTATCTTTATCATATGTTTTAGTAAAATTGAATTTTTCTGCCATCTAATTATATTTTTAAATTTAAATAAGGTTGAATTTTTCCTTTTTTCTTTATTTTCCTAATTCAATATAGAAAATTTTTTATAAATAAAAAAATAATATATAGATATTATGAAACATATTAATTCTTATAAAAGTTATAATGAAGATAATGAAAGTGAGATTCTGTATAAATTATTTGAAAAAAGAGAAATTTCAACTTGGCAAAAAGAACAAAAAAATGTAATTAAAGAAATAGGTTTAAATTATTATTTCATAGCCACTTTTGGTACATCCGTTACTGCTTTTTACCCTTTTATTGAGAGTATTATTAAGAATACAGGATATGAATTAAGAGTTTTTGATATTATTTTATTAACAATAACAGCTTTAGCAATTTTATTAAAAGAAAATAAAAATTCTATTCATAAAGCAAAATTAATTATTAATGAAAAAGGCTTAGATGAATTGTTAAAAATGATTATTGATGTTATAAAAAATGTAAAAAAATTATTTTCTATATTAGCTAGTAATTTTGGTAAAGTTATAAAAGGAATAAGAGATTTATTTATTTATTCTATTTTATTAGTACCTTTTATTAGTGTTTTAGTAGATGTAAATATAAATGATATAAATTTAGTAGAATTTTTAAAATCTGTAACCTTAACTGGAGTTGGTGCTACTTTAGTTGGTTTAAAATATTATGGAACTGATATTTTTAATAAGATTAAAAATAAATTCGACAATTTAATAATGAAAATATTTAGAAATAATGAAGAATTTCATGTAGAATTTCTATATGAAAGATTTGTGTATAGTTCAAATAAGGTGACAAAATTAGAATTTGCAATATTATATAAACTATATATTAAACCTAGAAAAATATCATTTTTAAAAAATGATTTATATTTACATAAATTAGATTTTAAAGAATTAGTTAATAATATAATTGAATTATATCACCGTGGATTAATAGATCAAAATGATAATAAGTTATTTAGTTTGACAAATTCAGGAAGTAAATTAGTTACTAAATTAATTTCTAAATTCAACGGGTGATTTATCAATTTTGATATAATCATATTCTTTTTCGAATTTTTTGTGTTTTTTTATTGAATTTCTAAAATTTTTCACAAATTCTTCTTCTTTTTTCTTTTTAATAGTAATTTTTTCCACATATTTTTTCCTATAATGTTTATAAACGCTTCTTATGAAGTAAATTGCAAAAAATAAATTTACTAGACCTATAATAGATAGTGGATTAATTATAAAAGCAAATGTGTTTAATATTGCTATTATTAATGTAAAATTGATTTTAATTTTCTTCATTTTCTAATTTATCTTTAAGATTTTGTAAATCAGGAAAAATATTCCCTAAACAGTTTGATGTTGATTCTTTAATGTTGAAAACTTTTAAATATTTAATTCCAGATTTTCTAAAATTAAAAGACGCATCATCACTAGAATTAGCTGATGTTGTAAATTTTTTCGTTTGAGGTTTTTTTGATTTACTTAAATAAGTAACAATAAATATACTCATAAATTAATAATTTTTAAATTTCCTTTGTGTGTTTTTTATATATAAGTTAAAATTAAAATAGTTTTGAAACATTTAAAATTTTATTTAGAATGGCAACATAATGTTCCATTAGATCAATCTAATACTGCAAATAATAGATTAGATGGTAATTCTAATTGGTTTGGTGCAGGTCAAACTGGTGCTCCTAGTAAAGATACAGTTAGTGATGCTGGTGTAGTTGATCTTCATGAAGATGATATAGATTTACTTGATGAAGAAGATGAAAAAATTGATAAAAAAGAAAAATCTGATACTAAATCAACCATTGAGAGAAATAGAAGAGAAAGAGAAAAGAACAAGAAAGAATCGGAAATAGCTAAAACTAATAGTAAACCTGATTTCATAAGTCAATGGAAACGTTTCACTACTCTTCACAAACCTGGTAGAGCTGGATAATATATGAAAACCTTTGAACAATTCACAGACATCAATCTTAAAAGATTTGAATTCAGAAACTTCTTATATTGTTAACGGTTTATCAATGGATATTTTATAATAGACTTGTATCACCTTCGAAATATCTTTTTTTAATACGGCTTCGCCTCCCTCAGTTAAATTCTTTGTCTATGGCTGTTTGTCCATATTTTCCTTTAACTTTTTGAATCCATTTATTTGTTTTACATTTTACAATCCAAACAATATCTTGACCTTTAGTTTTTCTTATACCTTTTATTACAACACCTTCATCAAGTTTGTAATAATCTTCTTTAACTTTGTTTACAAACTCCATATTCAAATTACCTTGATAAACTATTTCTGGTATATGTAAATGTCCAAAAGTATTAACAAAATCTTTTGGTTTAACCCAGCCTTTTTGAAATTGCATTACATCAAATATTACAACATCTTTTTCATCACTAGGTTCATGAAATCCAGCAAATGAATTTTCACCAAAATATTCCATGAAAACAGTCATTGTTCTCATATTTCTAAATTGTTTATCTTCCCTGAAAATTTTATCTAAATCTTCTGAATATTTATCCATAAAGATATCAACGGACTCTCCAAATTGTTCATTGACGTGGTTAATTAATTGTTTTCTTGTGCCAAATTTACCAAAACCATTAGTGAAATTAGTTTTTTTACTTAATTTTCTTGACCATTCGGCTCTAATATTTGAGCCATCAAATTTATTAAAGGCATAAATAGGTTCTCCCATTATGCCTTTATTCCAGTAATATAGATGTGGGTACGATTTCATTATTCTTCTAATTTTTTATAATATTTTATATAATCCCACTCAGAAGTTTGCCATCTACTTTGGATTCCGATAAAATCGTCGTCTTTTAATTCTGATGATTTTTTAATTTTTTCAAATGCTTCATTTAAATTCCAATCAGATTTTAATTTAATTATATCATATCCTCTAATTTTAGATGTTTCGAAATATACATACCAATAAGTTGAATTTAAATTAAGATTATTTTTAATTGTCCTTGATGCATATTTTGTTTCTAAATTTTCTAATGAATCTACAAATGATGTATTTAATTTGTTATATTTCTGTTTCAGGGAAATTATTGTTGAATCTTTCGATTCAACAAGTTTTTTATTATTTGTTAATAATTTTACATATTTTTTGTTTTTTGATTCTAGTGTTTTATTATCAGTAATAACCGAATTTGACGATGAAAATTGAAATGCAGCTATAGCAGCAACAATTATTAAAATTATTCCTAAAGCAATAAAAATGTTTTTGTATTTTGTTCTGTTTCTCATAGTAATTTAATTTATTTAATTTATTTATTTTTAATTTGTTGTCTTTATTTACTTTCAAAAAATATTAAAGTTTTTTCTAATTTATCATTTTTAATATACGATGAAGAATATTTATGTAATTCTCTTAAAAAAATATCAATATTTTTTCTTTCTATTTTTAATGCTTGTCCATCATAAGTAGAAATTATTAATTCATCATCTACATATTCTATTTTCATATCTGCTAAACTTTCTTCATCTTCAATTTTAATAAAATGATTTGGCTCAACTAATACAATTTTATTATTATCATCTTTAATTTTATAATAATGTTCTTCATCATCATTATTATGTATACCAACTTGTTTAAATTCATCAATTACAGTATAAATTGAACCTCTATTATATTTATGTGAAAATGTATTATGTGTTTTTATACATCTTACTTTAAATTTCTTTGATTCATAATACTTTTTTGATTCTTTAAGAACAATATCAGTAAATATTTTTTCTAAATTTTCAACATCAGGATAAAGCAATTTAATAGTTGATAAATGATTAGAAATTAATTCATCTAAATTTATATTTTTATCTACAAGTTTTGAACAAATAGATTTACTTAAAGATTCTAATGATTTTTTTATATTTTCATCCATAATTTTTTTCGTTTTAATGTTCTTCTAAAATAAGAAAATTTTCTTAAAGAAAAAAATTAATTAATTAGAATACTATCATAATTTTGCACCAAATCTTCGTTTCATGTGGAAATAGCTTTTGATGCATCTTAAGAATTTAACCATAAACTTTTCTAAAATAATAATTTAAATTCAAAAGAAAAAATAATTTCATTAATGTTCCATAAAACAAATATAATTTTACCAAAAGATAGACAATATTTATATCAATTTATTCCAAAAGAATATGAATATTTAACTGGAATAAAGAAGATACCATATAATGGTATTAATTTAAAAACAGATTACTTAATAAATATAATTCATGAGTTAGTAATAAAATATTTTTTTACTAATGAAGTTAAATTTAATTTATGGTCTGTATTATTAAGAAATAAATATGGAAAATATTATAATTATTATATTAATTATTTAATTGAAAAAAGATTTATGACTTTGGTCTCTAATTATTATGTTTCAAAAAAAGCCAAAACATATAAATTAAATATAACAGACTTAGAAATAACTAAATGTGTGGTTGATGATAAAATCTTAATGAAAAAATATCAAAAGGATTATTTAGAGAGATCATTTACAACCTATGTTAATAGTCCAATAGATATTGAAATTAGAAAGAAATTAATTGATTATTTATATTATGTACAGATAGATTATCAAAAGTCGATAGATTATATTGATGATTTATGGGAAAATGGTGAAATGGAGAATAGTAAATATTTACGTAATCATAATAGTGTCGATGGAATACAAACAGGCAATATATTTTTTAAATTTGATGGTTATGGTAGAATGCACACTAATTTTACGATACTTAAAAAAGAAATTAGAAATAGATTTTTGAAGATTGATGGTGAGCCTGTTGATGAAGTTGATATTAAAAATTCACAACCTTTCTTTTTTGGTTTATATTTAAAACAAGAGATAGATGAATTAAATGAAGAAGTTATAAGATTTATTGATATTGTTAAAAATGGTTTAATATATGATGAATTTACTGAAAGATTTCCACTTGAACTTAAAACAAGGACTGATGCTAAGTTGATGATGTTTAAGGTTTTATTTGGAAATAATAATGGAAACAGAGAAAATAACATTTTTGGTGAATTATACCCGAGTGTTTTAGAGTATATAAAAGAATTAAAAAGTTTAGACGATACTTATAAATCGTTGAGTCATAAATTGCAGAGAATGGAAAGTGATTTTATTTATGGTAAGGTTGTGAGCGATATTGCAAAGAAATATCCACACATTAAGATCTTTACTATTCATGATTCTGTAGTATATCCAAAAAAATATTCAGAAGAGGTTAAGTTAGTTTTCAATTATCATTTGAGAAATTTAATTTAATATATAATTAAAAATACGGATGGTAATGAAAATCCTACCTATTTTATTTTACGAAATTTGTTACATTTTCAACTTTATATATAATAGTTGAAGATAATTCGAAAAATATATTTAATATATAGGTAAAAAATAAAGTATTAACTATGCCAATTCAACAAAAAGATTTAGGAAAATATAAAAGACCTGACATTTTCATAGAAGAAATAAATCAGTCACCTATTGAGTTACCAGTACAAGATATTCTTATAAATCTAGTACCAGGTTTTTCAAAGAAAGGGCCTATCAATAAGCCAGTTTATATAGACAATCCAACTACGTTTGCAACTGTGTTCGGTGATTTAGATAGACAATTAGAAAACAAAGGTTCTTATTTCCACAGAACATGTTTAAAAATGTTACAGAGTGGTCCGATTTGGGCACTTAATTTACTGTCAACTAATGATACGAGAGATCTAATTGAATATGATTCAATGTCAGTTGCATCTCAATATGCAAACTATCCAACTTCACAAGGTACAAAAGTTACTATACCATATAGTAAGATATTCAATAGACAAGATTTCTGGGAAAGAGATGATATTGCATTCCAAGATTATCTTAAGAGTCTAACAACATGGTCAGATGATAGATTACTTAATTTTACAAACCTTAACAACAAGGCTGTTACAGTATTTATGTTTAAATCAAGTTTAACAGGATTTGATGTTACTGCCGAATGGTGGTATGGTGGTAGAACTAAAGTTCCTACTTATATTAATCCAACTGACTGGATTTCAGATTATTTAGTTACAGTTATTATAGTTGAAGGTGATTGGACAGATTATAATTCATTATCAGTTGATACAACATGGAGTTCTTATTTTGATACTACAGGTTTAATTAAAGGAACAGTTAGTGATTTCATATCTGAAACTAACATAACAATATTAGGATATTATGATACATCACTATTACCTTACTTTAGAGATTTAAATAATAGAGATCTTTACATTAAGAGTAATATTAATGCAGACACAGATAAAACAGGTATTTTCTGCTCATATAATGAAGATTTATTAATGAGTGCAGATTATCCAAACGGTAAAATTGATATAATTGGTGACGGATTAGTTGGTACTCAATTAGATAGTATTAATTTTATGTCATATAACCAATCAGTTACAGAAACTGTATCATTGGCTAATAAGTTCTTAGATGCAGAATCAAACGTTTTTGCTAATTATGATGCAGATTTAACAGCTGCATGGAATGCTAGTTACGGTAGAACAACAGGTGGATTCACAAACTGGTATGTTAATGATGTTGTCACAGGTGATACATCATTTGAAAATCTTTACATTACGAGTATTGTAAGTGGTGATACATTGGCATCTTCTACAGTAGTAAGTGCTATCACAAGTATAAATGGTGCAACCATAACATTCAATAAATCATTCACTGGTGTTGATTCTACTTTAGAATATACAGTAGTATATCCTTCAGTTTCTGCTCCTGGTATTAATAATTTCACATTATTAGATCCTAATGGAACTGCAGTTTCTGGAATAACTATAACAACAGATGTTTTAGCAACAATAAATAATCAAGCCTTTTCATTTGGTGCTGATCCATATTTTGTTGCAGACACAAAACAAACATTAGACACGGGTACAACAACAGTTCAATTCGAGCCATTAACATTGGTTACTACAGGTTCTACAGTAGGTAGAGTTGATGTAGTTTATATGTTGAAAGGTTCAGAAGATATATTAACATATGAAGGTACAGAAAGCACACCAGGTGCTCTTGCACAACCAACATTTAGTAACACTTCTGCTATTGTTTTAGGATATGTAGAACTTCTATATGTTAGTGGTACCACAACATCAACTTATAATCCAATAGTTTTAAGTAATGTTTATCAAACAATGGGATTAACTATCGAACATAGTACTCCAAATAGCACATTAACATTAACATTCCCTAATGCGACAGGAACAAGTTATAATTCAGTAAGAGAATTACAATATCATGATGAATTATCAACTACTCTAGCAAATAATAAAGCAGTTATTATTAATAGTGGAACAGGATACAAACATCAAATTAGTACAAATTACGTGATAACTGATGATCCTTATACAATAACATTAACAAATATTACAAATCCTGCCGAATTTTATAATGGTAGTGAGATATTAATATTCTATACAGATGACGAGTTCGTAATGCACGCTACAAATTCCACAGATAGAATGATTACAATAGACGCACCACTTGAAACTTTAAGTACTTCTGGTATAACAGGTGAGAATGCAGCAGGTGTCGTAGCTAAATACTCAACAATGTATTTAGATTTCTATAGCGGTGAAATAGCTAACGATGATTACTTTGTAGATGCAAATGCTTCGACTAATAAGATTTATCTTAAGATGTGGATTGATTCATCTGATAACTTAACAGTTGATTTCGTAGAAAATGCAAGTTCTGCTGGTTCAAGTGATCCAGATCCAGTTTATAATTGGAGTACAATATATGCTTATGCTTTATCAGTTGTATCAGATATTGGAAGTTATAGACAAACAGTAGAAATTGAAAGTTTTGTTACTAGTAATTATCCAGCAAATGTTTTAACTATTAAAGTAGATAGAACAAGATATGCTGAACTAAAACGTGGTGATATGTTAGAAGCTTATATTCCAACAACTGATCCTACAGATCCAGATGCTACTTATAATTCAAGTACTGGTTTATATTCAAATGGTAGAGTACCTAAAAGGTTAACTAGAATTTTAAATACAACAGTAGATCCTAGTGATAGTACATTGAAAATAATTGAAACAGATGCTTCAATAAAGATAACTGATAATGATGCCATACCAAGTGCTACAGCAACAACAGCAGATTGGATGACAACTCAATATTCAAGTATTGATAGTTACGTTTCAACATATAAAGGAATTGATATAAGACCATTTAAGATTAGTAGTTTATCAATGCCTGATGGCACTGACGCTAGACAAAATACAATTTTAACAGTATTAGATAGTACAACAAATTTATCTAAAGCTTTAGTAAATAAAAATAAAATCACATGGAGATATTTAGTTGATTCATTTGGTTTAGGTTTAGCTCCTTATAGTGTTAGTGTAGGTGGTGTTTCATCTAATGTCATTCCAAAACAACAATTAGTTGACTTATGTGGTGAAAAATTAAACTGCTTAGGCTTCATAAATATGCCAAGTCTTAGAGACTTCAAAAAGTCTGTAAATCCTAACTTCATGGAAGTTGATGCTGCTGGTGAACAAACAGGTGCAGTTAGTACATATTTCATAATGAAAGGTGGTAATGAAGACCTTAGTCCTCCTTACTTATATGACTTCGCTGGTGGAGTTGGTGCAACATGTGTTGGATATTTCTTCCCATATGTTAGAGTAAGTGATAATGGTGTACCTAAATATGTACCACCTTCATCATACGCTGCTACAACTTATATGCAGAAGTTTACTGGTGGTCCAGGATTACAACCTTGGACAATTATGGCTGGTGTAACTAATGGTAGAGTTAACGGTATCGGTGGAACAGAAATGGACTTCAGTAATACTGATTTAGAAAACATGTTCCAAATGGGTGCAAATCCAATAACATATAAGAGAAATGCAGGTTACTGCATTAATTCTGAAAATACTGCTCAAGTATTCCCTTACAGTTCACTAAGTGTTATTCACTCAAGAGAAGTGTTAATTGAACTAGAGAATCAGTTATATGATATGTTACTAAGATACCAATGGAGATTTAATACTCCTGAAATTAGAGCTGAAATTAAGTTCAGAGCTGATGAGATTTGCAAATCATTACAAGATTCAGATGCATTATACGATTACAAAAATGTAATGGATATAACAAATAATACAAATTACATAATTGATCTTCAAATGGGTGTATTAGATACATATATTGAAATCATTAAAGGAATGGGTATAATTGTTAATAACATTACAATTCTGAAAAAAGGTGATATAGAATCCGGTGGATTTTTATAAAATCAAATAAATAAAAATAAATTAAGAGTTAAATTATACATTTAACTCTTAATTTTTTATATATAGGAATAAAAGAAACCTATTATGAAAAGTATTTTTAGTGAAAATCTAGATTCATCTGGTAAAATGTTCAGAAAGAATTATCTCGAAAAGTATTTTACTAGTATACTAGAAGAAATACAAAAATATGTAATTGAAAATGGTTTAGATGATTTACCATTTAAGCAACAAGTTTATCATTGGTATAATGATATTAAAAATATTGTAATATGTGAATGTGGTAATTTTGTCAAATTTAAGAATTCTAATATTGGATATTATACTTTTTGTTCTAAGAAATGCATGAATAAAAGTAATCATGTTAAAAATAAAAGAATGCAAACATGTTTAGATAAATTTGGTACAAAAACACCATCAGAAAATATTTTAGTAAAAGAAAAGATTATCAAAACTAATATTAAAAAATATGGTTATAATTCACCTATTCAAAATGAAGAAATTCATAAAAAATCTTTAAAAACACTAAAGGATAATTATAATGTCAGTAGTCCATTAAAATCAGTTGAAATTTATAATAGATATAAAGAAACGTGTTTGAGTAAATATGGAGTTGATAATGTTTCAAAATTGGATTTAGTTAAAATTAAAAGACAAAGAACAATGAAAGAAAAATATGGTGTGATTGTACCATTACATAATATTGATTTAAAAGACAGAATGATTAAAAGTTTAAGAAAAACAATCATGAATAAATATTTAAAATATTATGAAGATTATGATGTAATAAGTTTAAATTTAGAAGAAAAAAAATATTTAATGATGTGTGAAAAAGGACACGAATTTGAAATAAGTTATGTTCTTTTGAATAGTAGACGAAGATCTAATACTTTGTTATGTACTAAATGCAATCCTATTTTAAAATCAGTTTCTGGACTTGAAATTGATTTCTTAAATTATATTAAATCGAATTATGACAAAACAATTTTAAATAATAAAAGAAATATAATAAAGCCATTAGAATTAGACATTTATTTACCAGATTTAAAATTAGCTTTTGAATTTAATGGTTTATATTGGCATAATGAATTATATAAATCTGATAGATATCATTTAAATAAAACAGAAAAATGTGAAGAAAAGGATATTCAATTAATCCATATTTATGAAGATGATTGGAAATATAAACAAAATATAGTTAAATCAATGATATTAAATAAATTAGGTAAAACACCAAATAAAATTTATGCTAGAAAAACACAAATAAAGGAAATTAACGATAATAAACTAATAAGAGAATTTTTAGATAATAATCATATACAAGGTTTTGTTGGATCTAGTGTTAAATTAGGATTATATTATGAAAATGAATTAGTTTCTTTAATGACGTTTGGTAAGAATAGATTGGGTATAGGTGTTATTAAAAAATATGATTTTGAGTTATTAAGGTTTTGCAACAAATTAAACACAAATATTGTTGGTGGTGCTAGTAAATTGTTTAAATATTTTATTAAAAATTATGATCCGAAAAAAATAGTTTCTTATGCTGATAGAAGTTGGAGTAAAGGCAATCTTTATGATAATTTAAATTTTAATAGGAGTCACACAACAAAACCAGGTTATCATTACATAGTTGATGGTGTTAGAAGGCATAGATATAATTATAGAAAACAAACATTGGTTAAAGATGGTTATGATGCAAATAGAACAGAGCATGATATAATGTTAGAAAGGGGTATTTACAGAATAAATAATTCTGGTCATATATGTTTTGAGTGGGGTATTTTAAAAAATGGTTTTTTGAATTAAATATATAATTGTGAAAGAAAATTTAATATATAGGAATAAGAACTTATAAAAAATAAATATGAAATTATGCCATTACCACATTTTAATAACATTACAACAGCAAGAGAGCTATGGGAACCAGTATATAAAAATCTATTTGAAGTGACTTTTGTATTACCTGTACCATTACAGAACTTGTGGGGAGGCGAAACTGTAGCCTTTTTAACACAACAAGCTGTTACGGCGACATTACCTAGTTATCCAGATATTGAAACTAAACAACAACGTTATAAATATAGTACTCGTGAGTATATGGGTATGCCAAACGAAACGTCTTTGAAAGATATTAGTATTAAATTTAATTTGAATCAACAATCAATGGGTGATTCAACGAACATGCCATCATGGGCATCTTCACCTCAAAGTGCTGGTCCATTTCAAATACCTACATGGAGAATTGTAAAAGATTGGTATGATTTAGCATGGAATAATGAAGATGGTTCTTTACATTATAAGAGAAACATGGTTGGCCAAATTGTAGTTCACGTACATGACAGAGAAGGTCATATTATAAGAAGAGTTGTTTATTATAATGCTCAATTAACAGGCTTTGAAGGTTTTAAAGGTGGTGCTTTAGATTGGGCTTCAGCTGAAATTGTTGATGACTTTGCTGCTAAGTTTGTCGTAGATTATTGGCAAGATTATTACTATTAATAAATACTTAAATAATATTTTTAAAATCCTCAATAAATTGAGGATTTTTTATATTTAAAATTTTTTTTTAATGGATGGATTGAATATGGTGGATATATAATTAAAAATAAATATTTTTTAATGATAAATGATAAAGATAAAGAAAAAAACGAAATGGATTATTTAAATAATTATCTTGATAGTGATGAAAAAGATTCATTACAAAGTGATATTGGTGATATTAAAAAAGAAATTACCAATATGAATAAACAAAATGATAACGCTGAATTAGGTTATTTAAATGTTGATATATCAAGTTTACCGTTAGGTATATTTTATAAACCGGGAACACTAATTAAAATTAGAGCAGCTTCAGTGTCTGAAGTACAGGCATATTCAGTTGTGGATGATAGAAATATAATGGATGTTACTGAAAAAATGAACCAATTATTATCTGGTTGTATTAAAGTTTTATTTCCAAATGGGTCAATGGGTTCTTATAAAGATATTAAAGATGGTGATAGAATGTTTTTAATTTTTATGATCAGAGAATTAACATTCCAACAAGGTAATTCAATTGCTAAAGAAGTAACATGTAAATATTGTACGCATGATTTTAAAATACCTTTTCGAGCAACATCATCACAAACAATAGATGGTACATTTGAGAAACATGAAATGTCTGAAAAACTTGGAAAATATTATAATCAAAATATTAGAGCCTTTGAATTTGATGTTGAAGATGCAAAATATAGATTAGCTCCACCAACTATTGGAATACAAGAAATATTTTTTGATAATATTAAAGGTAAAGTTCAACGTGAACAAAATCCAAATGTATCTTTTATGAAAATTATACCATATATGTTGTGGGATAGATCTTCTATTTCAGATGATGGTATTAAAGAAAAAGAACAAGAGTTTAAGCGAATGAATATGAAAACATTTCAAATCTTAAATCAAGCAGTAAATTTAATGGAGTTTGGTCTTAAAGGATTGAAAATGAAATGTCCATCGTGTGGAGAGGAGGTCCACACGGAAATGACGTTTCCCGACGGCGCATCAAGTCTTTTCGTTATTCCAGATTTCTTTGAGAACTTTGATTCAGAATAAATTTGAATTCTTGTGGCAAAAAAATATACCATTTAGTAAATGGGATGATATGCCATATTGGGAGTTTGAAGAAATTATCAAACTCATGAATGAGAGAAATAAAGAAGAAAATGAGAGACAAAGAAAATCTGAGAAAGAACAAACCAGTAGAGTTCCGAATATGAATAATTTTAATCCTGGTAATTTTAAAACTCCAAATTTCAATGTTCCTAAATTTTAAATAAAAACCCATTTCAAAATGAAATGGGTTTTTTAATATATAAAAGAAAATATTCTCAAAATAATTGATGGAAAACAGAGAAATACATTTTTTTGACCTTGATAATACTCTATGGTATTTAGATAATAAGATTTGGATAATTGATAAAAGAAAACCAAATATACCAATTATTAAATTATCTAAACATGATATGTTTATGATTCAGAATGGTCTATATAAAAATGATAATTTGTGTATAAGTTATAATAATGATGATTATTATATAAGTAGAAAACTTTTTGATAAAATTCTAAAGAAAAGAACTATTTCCATTGAAAATCTTGGTGTTTCATTTGTTGAAACTTTTGATGAAGAAAGATTAAATGAAACTCCTATTAAATTTTTAGTTAATAATATTAGACATTTACAAGACAATGAAAATGTAGATATAGCAATATTAACTGGTAGAAATAACAGAGAACATTATCAAAAACTTTTAAATGATTTAAGAAAATATTTAAAAGATATAGATCTTAGTATATTTAAAATATATTTTGTTGGTGATAGATTAGAATCAAGACATTCAAGTCTCACTAGTTTAAAGAAAACTGAAATATTATTAGAACATTTAATTGGTATGAAAATTGATAATGAAAAATTTATTCCTTTGAAACAAGATCAATATAATACAGTTCATTTTTATGATGATGAACAAGAAAATATTTATTATGCTAATGATATTCAAATGGTTTTTGATAGAATTCTTAGAAATACTAATGATGAATTATTTGATTTAGCTATTCAATCTATTAATAATAGTACATTGAGTTTATTTACACATTTAGTAACAAGTAATAGTTTAAATAGATTTAAAACTACTCAAACAACTTTACAAGAACCAGTAAAATTCCCAATTAAATTGGAAAGTAAATTTTTAAAAACTTTTAATAATTTCATTAAAGGATAGAGATTAAATAATATATAATTTAAAATATATTTAATAAATGTCAGGACCTCCATATGTGCCAGTAAATGTAGAATTTGGTGCTAGTACAATACTCCCTATTAAATTAGAAAGAATTAAAGATGAATTTCTTTCGTTGGTTTTTGCAAGTATTGAGAAAGATAGTGAATGTAATATTACTAAAATTACTTCAATGCCTATTGAAAATCTTGATGATGTGATTCCTGATATTGATGGTTATTTAACTAGAGATGATAAAAATAAATTACCTAAACAAAGCGGCGGTATTAGAAATTTACTTGATATTTATATTAGATTTTTGTACAAGTTAATTGGTATTCCAATTGAAAATTTTCTTAAGTTATTAGAACCTTTTGCATTTTTATCATCTGGATTATTTGCTAATATGGAATTTGGTGATGCGAATCTCTATGGAAATCCTCTACAAATACCAAATATTGCGTGGATTGCATTACAATTAAGTAAACCATCAACAATATCATTAGGAATTAAAAACGGTATAAAATTTGCTCAAGAAATTATAATTAAAATTAAAAATATTATCATAGATGTTTTAAAACCTCTTATTAAAATAGTAACAGACATTAAAGGATTTATTATAGATTTATTAGCAAAACCTCTTAATTATTTATCTTTACCTATACCTTCTTTTCCTTTAGGGTTTGCAGGAATTGAATTTCCAAGTTTTGATAAGTTTGAATTATTTAAAGGTGTTAATGCTTTGTCTTTAGAAAAATTTGGAATTAAGTTACCTGGTTTAAAAATACCTGAAATTCAATTACCAACATCTGATCTTGATGTTAATTTTGATATTAATTTTATAGATTTAAACATTGGTGATTTAATAACAAAACCATTCGAAGTGATTCAAAAATTTCTAGGTAGAGGTGATTTACCTGTGCCACAAGAATTATTAGATAAACTTGCTGAATATTTTGCAAATGATGATAATAATGTTTTAGGTGATTTACCAGAAATTGATATAAGTGAATTTGACTGGATTGAAAATATAACTAAGGATCCTATTGCTCAATTTGAATATATTATGAAAATTGCAAATTATACTGATCCAAATGGTAAACCATATTTACCATATTTTTATAGAGAAAATGGTTTAGATGTCAATGGTTTTAAATGGTATTATTCTTGGGATTTTTTTAAAAATTTTGAATTAGATACAAAGGAAGAAAATATTGAAGGTGATATTTATGAAATACATGGATTATGGAATAGTATAACTGATGCACAATTGGATAATGATAACGGTTTTAGAAGTAAAGTATATTTTTTATTGGAAAGTTTTGATTGGGCTAATTGGGATAAATTACCTGAAGAAGCACAAAGAATAATGAAGAAAAAATATCCAGTAAAAGGTAGTAGTGGTAATATTATAAAAAATGAACCTAAAAGTTTTTCTGCGTGGCGTGGCGCTGAAGGTTTATTAGGAAATGATAGAATAACATTTTATAATATTTTAAAGAAAACCTTTGAATATAATTTTTGGAATACTGTTAAATATAGAATAGATGATAATGGTAAATATATAAAAGATGATTTATCATGGATTAAAAGTTCTGGTGGTCTTCCTTTAACATATCGTGGTAGATATAATTATAAAATAGATAAAAAGTATCATAAAGATACTGATGAACTTGGAAATCCAACTAAAAATCAGAATATTACAATTGATGGGTATACTAGATATAATTATAAAAAGTTTAAAATGGATTTTTTCAAATTGATTTATAATTATAAAGATAAGATTCAATTTTTTACTTCACATCAAAGATTAGATTATGTTTTAGATTATAATGAATATATGGAAACAGTTGATAATTTAACTGTAGATTTTACTGATATTTTAAGACTTTCAAATGAAAGAGAAACAAATGGTGAAACTATTTTTGGTATTTTAGAAAATAATGCATTTAGAATTGATGTTGGTTTGAAACCTCTATCAAGTGATTCTGATCCATTGGCTGGTTTTAGAGATCCTGATACAGGTATGCCTAATTTTAAAGCATCTAGTTTTGCAAAATTAAATGATATTATTAAAGATATGCCTTGTATACCACCGATAGCCTCGTTTATATTTACATCAATTGATTTAGTTAGAAATTTAATTATGTTCCCTTTAAATTTTATGATTAATATTGTAATGACAATTTTAGATATAGTAAAAAAAGTATTAATGCTCAATATCCCTGGAGCAATTAAGAAAATAGGAGAACTTGTTAAAATGTTGATGCCTTCTTTAGATTTTTTTGGGGATTTGATAATGAAAATTTTATCGCCTTTGATGAAACCTTTTGCGGATAAAACTAAAAAGAGAATAGATGATACTAATGATGAGATGTTAGATACAGCAAGAAATAATCCTAAATTTAATTTAAAAAATGTTGATATACCTAATCTTAATGTAAATTTACCACAATCTATTCCTTTAAATATTGGGAAATTATCTGCCGCGTTTTCTTCTCTAAAATTACCAGATGTTTCAATACCAGAATTTAATATAGCACTTGATTCATTAAACTTGCCAAGTATTAATGCACCTAATTTCCAAATATCACCTGTTGATTTGGCACAGGTTTTGACTAAATTAAAATTACCAAGTATCAAAATTAATAGTATTATATTCGAATTATCTGATATAACTCCACCAACACCTTCATTTCCTAAGTTTGATCTTGGTAAGATACAAGCAAAATTACCAAATGTAAATTTGCCTATGAGTAAATTAGAAGGTTTGTCAAAATTTCAAATATCTCAATGTTCTGGTTTAATGGCTCTTATGGACAGAATGGAATTAATTGCAATGATAGGTTTACCAAAATTGCATCTTAATGTAGTTATGGAATTATTTTGTTTTGTGTTGGAATTGATAACATCATCACTTCCTATACCTATACCAGGATTACAAAGTATTTGCCCTTTGAAAATGTCTATTGATGCTACAGCAGAAGAATTTAATGCTGCAAGAGAAAATGGTAAAGGATTTTCTTTTTCACCAAAATCACCACAAAATTATGAGTGGTTAATTAGGGGGCAAACAGTTCAAGATGAACAGGATTTGTAAAAAAAAACAAACAATTGAAGTATTATTTAATATATTTTACGGAAAAAATAAAGAATTATATATGGGAAATAATCTCATTGATTGGGAGAAAATGAATTCAGATTTAATAATATCTACTACTTCTAGTGGTAGAAATAAGAATCCAGATGAATTTAATATTCTACAAGAATATCTAGAAAGATTTAAAGAAAAACCTTCACTTATAAGAAATTTTAATCATGATGCTGATTTTTATTTTTATGATAAACTTATGATTGAAATAGAGAAAAAATTTCCAAAATGTGAAAAGTTGTTTGAAGATAGTACACATTATTATAAATATAATAAAACAATTGATAGAAAAGAAATATTTTACCTTGATGAAGGGTATTTACTTTTATTAGAAAGTGATTTTGCTTCTAATTTTTTTGATAATCCTAAAATTGATATAGGTGTTGAAAATAAGAGAGATAAATTAGTTGAATATCATGAAATTTTAAAACCTTCATTTAATTCAACTAATAGATCAAAAGAAATAGATCAAAAGATAATTGATATTTTTAAAAATGTTAAAGTTGATTATAAAGATGAAAGAATATCAATAAGTATGGTTTCAATGGAGAATAATGAACTTTTTATTAAAGATTTTTATTTAGATGATAAAATACAAGATATGACTTTTCCAGATTTACATTATGGTGTTGGATTTGACATATTTCATGAAAAATTAGTTAGTAAACTGAAAAAAGATACTAAAGGATTAGTTTTATTACATGGTTTGCCTGGTACAGGAAAAACCTTTTATATAAGACAACTTTTAAAAGAATTAACAAAATCAGATGCAAATATACTATATTTTTCGCCAGCTATGGTTGATTCTATAACAGATCCAAGTTTTATTAATTTTATAGCTGATTGGGCTAATTCATTTGATAATAAGAAAGGTATTATTTTAATAGAAGATGCTGAACCACTATTAGAATCTAGACAAACAGGAAGGAATATAGGTATAACTAATTTATTAAATTTAACAGATGGTTTATTAAATGATATTTTGGGTGTTCAAATTATAGCAACATTTAATACAGATGTAAAGAATATTGATGGTGCTTTAATGAGACCAGAAAGACTTCTTGCTCGTAAAGAGTTTGCTAAATTGGATTTAGAAGAATCTTTGATATTGGCTAAGAATATTGAAATTGAAGAGAAAGACATCATTAGTATGATAAATAAGAGTAAAGATAAGAAATTGTCATTGGCTGATATTTATGCTTTAAAGAAGGATAATGAAATTCTAGAACATGCTATTTCATCAAATTCAAATAAAATTGGATTTTAATTTTAATTTATCTTATATTTCTGTAATAAGTTTTTTGACCCATGAATGTTCTTATATATAAGAAAAAATAATTTTTATTAAATGAGAAAATTACAACAACACCAAAGAAAGAATGGGTATGATTACGAATTAATTGAAAGAGATGAAAAATTTGCTATCTATAGACAAATAGACTCTTATAAAGAAGAATGTGAAATGACGATTGCATATGAAGTTTTCATAATTAGATCAAGAAAAGACCGAAAAATAAAAGGTAATTTTATTGAAGGTGGTGAAGTTTTTCCGTCAAATGAAGATTTTGGTAAGTATGCTTGGTGCTATTCTACATTTTGTGGTACAGATACAGAAGACGCGTTAAGTCGTGCATATAATAAATTTAATAACCTTAAAAAAGAAGAAGAAGAAAATGTGGATAAATAAAAGAATAAGTGTTGAATTCGATGAGTATGTTGATGTAGAAATAGATTCTGGTGACATCAAAGAATATATTAATGATTGTGACGATGAAGAATTGGAAGAATTAAGAGATTATCTTAGTGAACATGACGAAATTGAAGGTGAAATACTAGAAGTAAATACTTTAAGTGATATGGATAAATATGAGTTGGTAAAAGATTTATATGATAATTATTCACTAGAAGATATACAAAGTATACTTAATTGGAAACAAGGCAAAGGAATTAATCCCCAATAATATGAAGAAATTTGATAGCTTTTTAAACGAAAATGAGAAACAAGAATATACTGATTTAACTGAATTTTTAAATAATATATTTTCTGATGGTATGTCAAAAACAGAATTGGAAGAGGCTCATAAAATGGGACTAATAGATAAATATTTTAAAGATGTAAGTGATGCTTATGAATTCATACACAAGGTGAATTGGAGTAGATACGAAGATGTTATAGATTTGTGTAAAAAATATAATATTAGTATAATTCAACATAACACATTTGTAGATACAGATATGGATCATGGTGCTTGGACAAATGAGTACATTATAAAAGTAGGTGAAAATTATTATTCTTGGAACTATCATAAATATGGACAAGGCGATTTTGATGATGAAACAACATCATATGAAAAAGTATTGCAGGTATTCCCTAAGGAAAAAACTATAACAGTTTATGAATAAATAGTAAAGTCGTTCTGTGAACGGCTTTTTTTATCAAGAAAATTTTTATTATATTGCTAATTGAAACTTAAAAATAAATAATTATGGCTAATAATCAATATTGGAAGAAGAAAGAGAAAAAGAAAGATAATAGGAAAGTCTGTTCAGGTTGTTATGGTCTTTTTATAGATGTTGACGTGTTCTGGATCTTTATTGATGGTATTATACCCCATTGGGGATTAAGATGTGAAAAATGTCTAGAAAAAGAACCGGAAGGAACAATTTCAAAACCATACACAAAAAGAAAAAAGAAAAAAGTAATTGATACAAAAGGTTGGATCGAAGGAGAACCAACCAAAAAAGGAAATAAAAGATATATTTTTATTACTGAAGATGGTAAAGAAGTAACTTTGTTAGCAGAAACAGGAGATAAAAAAGGATTAACACCTAAAACCAAAGATTAATGTGGGAATATAAACGTGTATGTTACTGGTTGAGGTATCCAAACACTGATAAAATAAATAAACTCGGTAAAGAAAATTGGGAAATTGTCACATATACTGAGAAATATCAAGGCGCTGAATATAAAATAACAGTTTTATTAAAAAGAAGAAAAGGAATTGAAAAATGAAATGGATTAAAGTAAATGAGAGCCCGGAAGGATATGAAGCAGTTTATTCAATTATTGAAAAAGAAACTGGTAGAGATATTGCAACTAACCTAGAAAAAGATGAAGCAATATTGATTGAAAACGTTCAAGAAATGTACGATATATCTACAAAATTGCAAGTTTTCGTAGAAGAATATTACATGAATGATGACGAATCATCAAAAGAAAAACTCAAAGAAGTTAATAATGTATTAACTAAACTAGAAATATTATTATCTAAAATTAACGAAGAAAGCAAATGATGTACGTAATTATAGGGTTTATTGTTATTTCTACATTATCATTCATATTAACGATTAAATATAGTTCAAAAAGAGCAACAGAAGAGGAAGAATTGTATTTAAAAGAATATGATAATAAAAATAAGAAAAGGCGTTGAAAAATAAATATAGTGTAGAAGAATTACACTTTATACTATTCAATAATAGGTCACTAGAAGGTGTTCTACTCAACTTTGTTGATTGGACAGAATATAGTCCTGAATTAATAGAAATAGAAAAACAATTTAGTTTTATTAAAAGTCAATTCGACGAACATAAAACAATTGAAGTGAATTCAGATGAATTGAATTTACAAGCAGAAGACATAAATTATTCCATCCAAGACCTACAAAAATACACAGAACTTGTAGAAGAATCTCACCAACACTTATTATCAAAGAATTTTGAATATCAATGGTTAATTGACCGTGGTATCAATGAAAATCTTATCAAAAAATATAAATTATCCTCCCTATCACACATAAAAGACGAAGATGCGCTTATTAAAATTGGTGCAACATGTCATCCATTATTAAAACCAATCTTAGATGATGGTTTAGAAGGTGGAGGTATTGTTATTCCCTTATATGAAAATGGTATTCTTAAAAATATAACAACTAGAAAAATATCAGATATTGGTAAATTGAAATATACTCAATCTTGTCCTGAATTAGATGTTTATAATTCTGATAAAATTAATAAAGGTGACGAGATATGGATAACTGAAGGAATATTTGATATGTATGCATTATCTGAACAGGATTTAAAATCAGTGTCAGTGTCTTCTGCTATGTGGTCAGGTTTACAATTATATAAATTATTATTATTGGAACCTTCTAAAATAAATATTTTTTGTGATGATGATAAAGTTGGTTTAAAAACTGGTAGAATGTTACAAAAATTCTTCTTGATGAGGTCTATACCATCAATGACTTACATTTCTAGTGAATGTAAAGATGCGTCAGAACATTTTTTTCAAGAGAAATTAGAATTTGATAAAGTAAATGAAATTGATATCACCAAAGAGATGATAGATGATAAAGAAGATCAATCTTTCAATTTCACCAACTATATTAAAAATAGAAAATTTTAATTTTAATATATAGTATTATGTTAACTAATTATGATAATTTTTTAGAAAAAAAATCTGTATGGGAAAAGTTTATATGGGATTTAAAAGAATGTTTGAGTATTAATGGTGGTTTTAGTGGTACAAATTTAGCTTCTAGAGGTGATACTTTAAAATATATATATGATGGCGTTGTAGAACATATATATGAATATTTTCACGAACATGGTCAATGGAGTGGTAGTAAATTCGAACTCATTGAACATATTAAAAAACATATGACTATTGAACAATTCCACGATAATACTTATAGTTTTTATGCGATGGACGGAGAAGTCGATTATTTCTTTTATAAAATACTTGGCGATAATAAAGATGTAGAATTAGGTGGTTTTAACTTAAAAGATACAGGCGGCGAATATGATAATATAATTAGATATGGATATGGTTACACAAAAACAGAATACGGTAAATTATGGATAACTAACTCCAATTATACTTTTAAAAGTTTTGAAGATGATGCAACTAATAAAATTATAAGATGTTTAAATAATGAAGATTATCCTGAGGTTGATGAACATTTAAATAATTCACTTAAAATGTGTAGTTTAAAGAATTTGATTAAGATTCTAAAAAACACAACATCAACAACTATTATACCTAAAAATGTAATAGATATTATTGATGGAAGATCAAGTGAGTCAGATGAAATAAAACCTTTACTAAAAGATCAACATGGTTTTATAGAAGCAAGAAACATGGGAATACTATAATGAAAAATTACGATAAACATACTATATTACGAACACACAAAAACATGGATGTAGATGAATTTCTTCATCTTATAAAAGAACAAGTCGATAAATTTAACGAAGATAATAATTATTATTATTCTGCCTCTTCTTTTGTTACATATGATAGATTACCAGATGCTGATGAACTTTATGATAATGTTGTGAGTTTTGTTGCTGAGGGTTTAGGAATAACACCAATTGAATTTGAAGATATATTTAGAAAAAAAGTATTATTACAAGATCTGCAATCTACTACACATATAAAAGGTTTTCTTCAAAGTGATGGATCTATGGATATGTTTTTATATAAACTCACAGATGGTCAAACTAATTTGGGTGGCGATGATTATAGATTTGATAATCTTCCTATCGAAGATGTTATTATAAAATATGGCTATGGTTATTTAGATTCAAAATATGGTAGGATGTGGGTAGAACAGAGTTATAAAACAACAGAAGAATTAGAAAAAGCGATTGCTATTAGAATATCGAAATTACCAGAAAATAGTTGGATTTTCAGAGATCTAAATGTTCATCTTGAAAAATCTAATATAATAAATGTAATACTAAAGAATTATCCTTTTGCTATTAATAATATTAAAACTTTATTAACAAAGAAACAAAAAGAAAAATATAAAGCAGAAATACAAGCAGCTAAACTTGGAATATTATGATACCCTATCTTGGAGAAAAATCCAAATTTAAAAAATTCATTTTGCCTTACACACCTAACTTTACATGTTATGTTGAACCTTTTGGTGGTATGTATGGAATAGGATTGTCAATTAACAATCCTCTTATTAGTGTATATAATGATATTAATAAAGATAATTATTATTTATTTCGACACTTAAAAAACCCACATTTTACAAATCTAATTGAGAATATAGAATCAAGTGAAGAAAAATATCTTGAATTTAAAGACACTATTAATGAAGGAACTCAACAAGAAAAATCTTTGAAATATTTATATTTATTATGTCATTGTAATGCGGTTGGAGATATTGGATCTGGTTATAGTGATAAAATGTCTTGGGGTAATATATCAGATTTTAAAGATAAATATCAATATGTAAATTACGTATTAAACGAAGATTATAAATATGTGATAAATAAATTCGATTATAGAAATACATTTTTCTATATTGACCCACCGTATTATGGTTTTGAACATAGATACGATAATCATGATTTTACAAAGGAATCACATGAAGATTTATTTTTCTTATTAAAAAACATTAAAGGTAAGTTCATGTTATCTTGTTATGATTTTTATCTAGTACCAGAATACTCTAAATTCTGTAACATCGTTAAGAAAAAATATTCTTATCACGAAGAACTATTAATAATGAATTATTAATAATATTTTTTTATTCTAAAAATTTCCTTAAATTTCTCAATTAATAATTAAAATCATAAATATGAATAAAAAAGAATTTTTGAAAAAATACGTTAATACACCATCACCTAGTGGGTATGAAGTTTTACTTGGTGGTCAAATGGTGTGGGTTAACTATATTAAACAATATGCTAAAAAAGTAGATGTTGATGATTATGGTAACGCATATGCATATTTTGGTGACTTAAACAGCGATTATACTGTTTTAATTGATGCTCATGCTGACGAAATTGGATTTTTTGTACATGATATAACTGATAAAGGCTTTATCAAAGTTGGTAGACTTGGAGGTTCTGATGTGCATATTACTCCTTCATCTAGGGTTGATATTTGGAGTGAAAAAGGTAAAGTTAATGGTGTTTTTGGTCATCCAGCCATTCACGTTCAAGATAAGACATTTAAAGTAGAAATAAGTAAGTGTTTTATTGATATTGGTGTTTCAAGTAAAAAAGAAGTTTTAGATAAAGGAATTGAGGTTGGAACTCCTATTACAATGACAGATGGTTATATGGATTTAGGAGAATATCATTGTGGTAGATCATTAGATGATAAAATCGGTGGTTATATTACATCACAAGTTCTAAAGAAATTGAGTAAAAAGAAAATAAAACTTGACTATAAATTAGTTATTGTTAATGCAGTTCAAGAAGAAGTAGGTTTATATGGCGCTAAAATGGCTTCAAATAAAATAGAACCTAATGTTGCGATTGCAATTGATGTGACACATGACACTACAAGTCCAGCATATGATGCTGCTAAATTAGGATCTATAACTGCTGGTGAAGGTATTGTTTTGGCTAATGCTCCATCTATTCACAAGAATGTTTTAAAACTTTTGAAAGATGTTTGCAATGATGAGAAATTACCCTATCAATTAATTGCGATGGGACGAAGTTCAGGAACAAATGCAGATTCTTATTCTTATCCTCATGGTATTCCAACAGGATTATTGAAAATGGGTATGAGATATATGCACACAACAGTAGAAACTGTTCATAAAAAAGACGTAAAAGATGCAATAAAATTATTGTATAAAGTATTGTTAAATAAAGGTATTAAAGGACCTTTTAATTATTTGGAGGTATAATATGGGTAAAATAACTAAATCAGATGTCTATAAAACTATTATTGACGTACAAGTTCAAAGTGGTCAAGGATTGTCAGGAATTGTAAAAGTAAAATCTAGTGAATATGCTTTATACATAGATGAATTGATCGAGGAAGGACTTGTTAAAAGATGTCATACTGGTGGTTCTATAGGGCATCCAGAATCAAATTGCTTTTACATGCCAACAAAAGGATATAATGTCTGGGAAGATGAAGGTACTGATGGTGAATATCACAAACATAAAGGAATATATTTACATTTTGTAAGATTATATTTGGGTATTTTAGAAAAACATGATATTGATGATGATAGAGAGAACTTAGAAAAGTTTATTAGTCCTTCTGATTTGAATATAATTAGGAATCCTAAACTTATGAAAGATTATTCAAAATGGTTGAAGAGAAATTCTGGTGAATTGGAAGTTATGTTAAAACTTGATAATTTGTATGTTAATGATATATCCTTCAACGATGATGAGATTGAAAAGATTAAGAGTAAGGATTGGTGGAAAGATAATGAAATTATAAGTAAATGTTTAGTTGATTCTGAAGATCAAGTTGGTAATGAGAAAAAAATAATTTCTATTAGTAATCAATTACTTGGTTTGTATAATACAGATGTAGATAAACATAAAGTTGAGATACAGAAAGCCGAAGAAGATATTGAAAGATCTAAGGATGAATTATTTTTAAGAAAGAAATTAAGAAATTGGTTTAATTTACAAGATGAAAATGTTAATATTAAAGAATTAATAAAATGATAAATAAAGTAGATGCATGGCAAACAGAAGATGGTCAATTATTTCTTGAAGAAAAAGAAGCAATTAAACATGACACTGAAACTAAGAAAAAAGTAGAAAGAGAAAAAATCCTTAAAGAGAAATCAGAATGGATTAAAGAATATGTTTTAAAAGAAAGAGATGATGAATCTATTAAATTAGAAGATATAGGAGATCCATATTATGGCGCTTATTGGGGATGGGATTGTAATCATATAGATAATCCTATTGATAAATGTGTATATGTTTATGTGAATGGATATTATAGTGATGAATGTTGTGTTTTTTGTGGTGACCCAGAAGAAAGAAAATAAAATGACAAAAAATTTTTAATATATAAACATATGTTAAATTTTGGTAATTTTATTATAGAAAGATCAGGATATTCAACAGAAGTTGAAGAATTAACTACTTATATAATAAATTATGTTGAAAATAAAGAGGATTTAAAAAATATTGAAGAAATAGATGTTAAAATACTTAATATAGGTATATCCAAAATAATTATAGAATTCAAAGAAGATTATGCAAAATTGAATAATAGATTTTCATCATTTGATCAACATAAATCAGAATATATTCCAAATGGTTCGATTATATATTTGGTTTTAGATTCATATAAGACAACTCATGGATTATTAAATCACGAATTGTTTCATGCTTATGATTGGGTGAAAAATAAAGGCAAAGAATTAACAAGTGTTGATGAAATGTCAATAATTTCAATGTATGATTTTTTTAAAAATGATAAACAAATATCTACAATCATAGATGTGTTTTATTCTTTATCGTCAGCTGAAGTAAAAGCGGATTTTAGTAAAATTGTTTACGAAATAAAAAATTATGAATTAAATGAAAATGAAACAATTGATAATTTAGTTAAAAAAAGCGATTTTTATCAAAATTTTTATTATTTAAAGGATATAAATTTATTGCAACTTTTTAATGATTTATCAGAACTTAAATTGAACAAATTTTTATCAGCGTTTGAATTATTAAAAAAATTAAAACATGGTGAAGAAGAAGAATTATTTATAAATAATTCTTCTAAAAAAGAACAAAAATTATTTATAGATAACTTTTTAAAAATCTACAACAATCAAATAAAAAATTATTCTCGATATATATCAAAGTTGTTTTCCTTTTTTGAAAATAAAATGACAAAAAATTTTTAATTTTAAAAACTTTTAACTACTTTTGTGATAAATATAAAAATAGAAAAATTTGACTTTTTACGGTCAATATATAATAATACGAAAAAATTGATATAAAAATGAATTTAAACTTTAACATAATGGCAGTAGTAGTACGCACAGGGACTCCGACGAGACCCGTGGCCGGCACCGTTATACCTACACTGTTAGAGTTTGAGGATTTGTAATTTAATCCTCCATATATCAAACCACAACCTCGACCAGTGTTTCAAACCATTGGTTGAGGTTTTTTGTTTTCTGGAGTAAGTTCTTTGATTTTTTGTAATAATATAGGCGCGATCCATTGGCGTGGTTGCCTCACTTGGACTGAGGATTATTGTGAGTTCGACTCTCACCGCTTATACAAATAAATACCTCAGTAATCCGTTCTGTCTTCGAAACAGTTATCGGTAATTGGAATTGAAAATGTGGGTTCGAGTCCCACTTGGGGTTCTATATATTCCTCCTAAGCATTTAATGGATTATGTCCGGTCTTGTAAATCGGGGAAGTCGGCTCGATTCCGACAGGGGGATCAAGAAATAAGCGAATGTGGTGTTTAATGGTTAGCATATAACTCTTCCAAAGTTGAGGTGACGGTTCGAATCCGTTCATTCGCTCAAATTTCATGTTCGAGGTTTTAATTTTAATATATAAAATTAAAACCTCGAACATGAAAAAATTATCAACAAAAATATTAGTTTTTGCTAAAAAGTACAAAGCAGTTAAATTACTTGGTGGTTCTTGTAAAATGTGTGGTGAAGATAATATATTAAAATTGTGTTTTCATCATATAGATGATAAAAAAGAATCATTAAATGTTTTAAGAAATTATAGCTGGAATATAATAGAGAAAGAGTTAAAAAAGTGTGAATTATATTGTCAAAATTGTCATCAAGAATTACATGAAAAAATTGGCAAAGTTTCTAATAAGAGACACAACAAACACATTTATTTAAAATATTTAGGTGATGATAAATGTTATATATGTGGATATAATAAATGTAATTCGTCATTAAATTTTCATCATGAAAGAAATAAGGATTTTATTTTAAGTGATATAACTAGTAGATTTGATAGTATAAAAGATTTGAGTGAAAAAGTACAAAATGAATTAGATAAATGTAAAATAATATGTAGAAATTGTCACACAATAAAACATACAGATTCAAAATTTTTCTACGAAAATCTTGATGAAATTATAGAAAAATCTAATAATTTGAAATATAAACAACCAAAAATTGATAGAGAAAAAGTTTATGATATGTATTTTAATCAAAATATTAAACAAGTTAAAATTGCTGAATATTTTTGTGCTTCAAAAGGCACTATTAGTGATATAATTAAAAAATTGAAAATGTGTTAATGCTTTCGTGGTGTAATGGATGCACAAGGGTCTTCTAAACCCTTAGTGGGGGTTCGAGTCCCTTCGAGAGTACTATAGTTTCGTAGCTCAGTTGGTTAGAGTGTTTGCTTGACGTGCAAGAGGTCATGAGTTCGAATCTCATCGAGACTACAAACGCTCCTGTAGCTCAATTGCGTAGAGTGCTGCCGTTACATGGCAGAAGTTGTTGGTTCGAGTCCAATCGGGAGTACAAAAATGGGACCTTCGTATAGAGGCTATTATTTCTGACTTGCACTCAGAAGACACGGGTTCGATTCCCGTAGGCTCCACATGAAAGATTTAGATAATATTAATAAAATAGTAGAAAATCTTGATTCTGAAACATTTTATTTATTTCTTAATGACTTAAATGTTATTAAAGATTATAAAAGTAAATTAGAAAATGGATATACTTTAACAAAAGAAGATAAACAATGGTTTGAATATTTTGCTGAAAAATTAGACAATTTATATTCAAATGTTGGAAAAATTTCATGGTCTACGTTTGAAATATCAACCTAAAAATAAATAAAAGATTATGAAAATGCTGGAAGCAATGATGGTCTTTATAAGAAAGGCCTAACAAGAAAAAATAAGAAGAAACAAAAACATTCAAATAGTTTTAATGAAATATTTTGTTTCTTTCTTAAATCTTACCGATGCAATATACTTTCCTTTTCTGGAACGTATAATCCTGAAATTATATTTGATATTAATGGTAAAAATTGTAAAATCTGTATGAAAGAATTTGATAATGGTTTATATAAAGATAAACCAATTTATACTAAACATCCAAACATATTAAATGGAGTTATTAAAAGTAAAAAGAGTTGGGGACTTTGGGTAAAAGAGTGGAGTATAGGAATTTCAGAGTGTGATTTTACGAGATTAGAGATACTTAAAAATTTTGAAGAGTATGACATTAAAATACCAAATTCATTTCTTAAAGAGTTTGATATTAGAATTGGGAAAGAAAAAATTAGGAGATATGAACGAGATTTTTAATTTTTAATTTTATTGAAGCAAGATAAATAATCTAAATATTACACTGTGTAAATGACAATTATACCTAGTTTTTGTTTCTCCTTCAGGAGTATTGCAAAAATAATAATTTAATTGTTTATCTAATAATTTATTTACTTTTGTAACTATTTCATTAAACAATTTTTGATATATTTCACTTGAAATACCATTACTGAAATCATATTCACCAAAAGTTTTAATTATAATATCTATTTCTTTTTCTTGATCTTCTGGTTCAATTTTAAGTTTGAATTTTTCTTCACTTAATTTAATTTCTGATTTGATAATTTCTGTGAATTTATCAATATTATCAAACATTTTAAAATTTTTAATCATAAAAAGTATATTAATTATATTAAAATAGGTTTTTTGTTTACTGCCATATAAAAGTTTGAATATTTGAAGTCTTCTGTTACTTCTTTACCAAACCAATCTTCTGATACATATTCATCACATTCTTTTAATGTGTTGAATTCTATTTCTAACATATAAAGATCTTTAAATTCATTTTTAAATATGTCTATTTGTATTATATTATTATTTACGCCAGTATATTCATATCTATGTTTGTGTATTGTGTATTCTCGACATAGTGGCCAAAATGTAGAAAATTGAGGCTTCCAAATAACAGATTCTCTTTCTTCTCTATCTTTTAGTCCAGCGCCTTTTATTGTCATTGTATATTCTTCACCAATTAAATCATTTGAATATCTCATATAAAGAGATTGTCTCAATCTTATTGTAAGCTCACCATCACTTTTCATATAACCTTGTGTTATATTAATATAAGGCATTTTTGTTAGTTCTGGTAAATCTTTTTTATTTATTAACCATTTTCTTTCGATTTCTCTGTTTTTCATGTTTCTCTGTTTTTCGATAAAAATTCTTATAAATTTAATAAAATACTATTAAATAAAAAATTCTTTAAAATTTCCATTTTTTACTTCGTTACTATATCACCTGGTTTAATCATATTATTTATTATATCTTTTAAATGAGTTTTGAGTAATCATGTTATATTTAACACCTTTAAATTCTTGTAAATTATTACTATTTGTATATGACATAGCAGAACTTAAATAATGTTTAAAGTTATCTACCCAGCCTTCTAATGTATATTCTACAGGGTTCATTTTAGTTATACCCTCGGATGTTTTCAATACTTTATTTCCTAAAGATTTTTGAACTTCTTTAGTACTCATTCCTCTAAATTTTTTAAAGAATTTTGTACCATTTTTAAACATTTTAACTGTATCTTCATGATATTGATCAATTAAAGATCCAGGTTCTGTTCCCCAGTCATGTTTAACATTTTGTGTGTATGTATCAGCACAACTTTCTAATGCTTTGTTGAAGACTCCACCACTCATACAGAAATCTGCACCTAGTGCAAAACTTTTAATAAAATCTCGATCTTCTTTTAAACCACCATCCATTATAATATTAGCCGGTTTATTTAATGTTAGTGATATGTCATAACATTCATTTATTAAAGATGCTGATGGGTAACCTAAACCTAGTTTTTCTGTTGTAAGGCAACCTGAACCGTTTCCTATAGTACATCTAACTCCCCAGACACCTAAATCAGATAATATTTTGTAAGTTTCTGGATTTGCTATATTACCAACCATTATTTCTAACATATCATTATATTTATCTTTTAATGATTTGATTTGGTTGTGTAATTTGGTCATATGAGCATTAGCTATGTCAATTAAAATAAATAATCTATTATTTTTCAAATAATCTTGGATAAGATATGATCTTGAATCAACTTTCGTGCCAGTTATATCAGATAAAAATAAATTATCAATATCATTTAAACCATAAGAAAACCATAAATATTCTGAATTTTCATCATAAGGCAAATCATAAATATCATTTATTGTCCTTGGTAAAACAACACGTATACCATTTTCTAAAAATATTTTATAATTTGTTAAATTCACTACCGTGTCCATTGGTGCTGTGAATAATGGTAACATACCATTTTCATCATATACGGGAATATTATCTCTACTTACTATGTCAGTTATTGTAGATGGTTGTATTAAAATGTCGTCAAAATCAAATTTCATATTTTTACTTTTATATATAAAATATATTAGATAATGTTTGAATCATTACTTAAAAATTATTAAAAATATGCCTGTAAAGTATAATACTATGATTTTTGTTGAAAAATCTATCAAAAAACATGGACTTAGATATGATTATTCTTTAGTGAATTATATTAAAAATAGTTTATGTGTTAATATCATTTGCAATAAACATGGAATTTTTAAACAAAGACCAGATGTCCATATGAGAGGTGGTGGTTGTACAAAATGTTCATCAGAACATAAAAACGAATTGTTTTCTCTTAAAAACGATGATTTTATTAGAAAATCAAAATTAAAACACGGTGATAAATATATTTATGATTTAGTTGAATATGAAAATAATAAAACCAAGGTTAAAATTGTGTGTCCAGAACACGGTGTTTTTGAACAAGAACCAAGATCTCATTATGTTTCTGGATGTCCAAAGTGTGATGGTACATATAGATCTAATACGAAAGAATTTATTAAAAAATCAAAATTAAAACACGGTGATATGTATGATTATTGTGATGTTAAATATGTAAATGCAATTTCAAAAGTTGAAATTATATGTGATAAACATGGTACATTTAATCAAACACCGAACAACCACCTATCTGGTAAAGGTTGTCCAATATGTAGAATGTCTCATGGTGAAACACAAATAAGAAATTATCTATCAGATAGAAATATTGACTTTGAAATTCAATTTAGATTTAAAGATTGTAGAAATAAGTTACCATTACCTTTTGATTTTTATTTACCAAAACATAATTTGTGTATTGAATATGATGGTGAACAACATTTTAGAGAAAATAAAATTTGGAAAAAATTAAAAGAAACACAAAACAATGACGAAATAAAAAATCGATATTGTAAAGAAAACAATATCGATTTGATAAGAATACGTTATGATGAAAATGTTATACAAATATTAGAATCATTCTTTATAATATGATGTTATCAAGTTGATCACCAATTAACCATTCTTTAATACCATATTTAGAAATTTCCTTAGATCTTTCTAATATTGAATTTAAATCAAATGTGGTAAATTTTGATAATTTTGATGTTATAGGTAATTTTTGTGTTTTATAAACTTTATCTCTTTTTTCGTAATAAAATTTAGAAAAAGAGTTTTTTCACATAATGCAGACATTGCATTTATCGAAGAATGAAATCAAATTTCATTTTCAATATGTTTTAAAATTGGTTTAAATCTCCAGAATATTTTAGATTCTGCTTCTTTATGTGTTAAGAATTCAGCATAATCTATTTCTTCTGGTTGTAATTGTTCTATGGATATAATATCACTTATAAAATTATTTGGTAAATATACAATATAATAATATACTGTTTTATAATGTTCGCCTTTTTTATTTTTATATTCTATTTTATATTCTGGTTCAGTATTTATCATAGATATTGGTATATCTATTCCGATTTCTTCTTTAGTTTCACGAATTGCAGCATCAATTTTAGATTCTCCTTCGTGTATTTGTCCTTTTGGAATGCTATAAAAATTTTGTCTTTTACTATTAGCGGGATGTCCTAATAATAATTTATTATCTTTAATTAAAGCTAAACCAGCTGATTTATAAATATTAGTTCCAGAAGTCATCGTTTTCGTTCATTTTATCACCAATATCTTTTAATTTGTTGAGTAATATTTTATCGTTTTCTCTATTTGGAAATTCTTCTTCAGTACAATCTTTAAATTTTTCTTTTATTGTAGGTATAGATTTTTTCATCTTATTTTTATACTCTTCCTCTTCAAAGTTATAATTCATTATCAATATTTCAGTTCCTTTCACATCTTTGTTGTCTGAAAAAGAAGCAGAACTTCTAAAGAAATCTTTAGATTCCCAATTGTATTTTGTATTTGGATACCATTTTTCTAATTGTGGATAATTATAGTAAGATAGAGACCATTTTGCTTTAGTATTTTGTAATAAATTAGCTAATCTTTCATGACCACCAACACCAAACATACTATCATCTTTAACACCATACCAATCAAGTCTTTTACCTTTTGGATCGAAATAAGGTGGATCTAAATAGAAGTAAGTTTCTTCACTATCATATTTTTTAATTAAATCTTCAAAATCAAATAATTCAAAGTCTGTGATACTTTCAAGTTTTTCTTGAATTGCTTTTTTATTTAGTTTATTAATAAATGTTTGTAATTTATATTTTCCATTGGTTGCAATACCTGAAAAACCTGCAGCTTTAGGAAAACAACCATTAAACGCTGAAGTTATTAAAAATGCATATTTAACTGCTGCATCATAGTCACCTATTTCAAAAATAGGATCTTCTAAGAATTTATTTTTATCTCTACAATGTTTATATTCATAATACAAATCTTTATAAACTTGTTTATATTCTGGTGTTTTAAATTTGTGTGGATTGTATAAAAATCCACCTGGTTTTAACTCACTTTCAATTTTTGCAAGTAATTTTTGATGATCTTTAGCACAATACATAAGATTTAACATATATTTGTTAATATCGTTATATACAACTTTATCACAATGTGTGAAATCATTTTTTGTATTAAAATAAATCCAAAAAGCACCTGAAAAAGGTTCTACGTATGTTTTAATGTTTTTTGGAATAAATGGATATATCCACTCACCCATTTTTGCTTTTCCTCCGAAGTAACTAATCAATTTTTTGTTTATTGTTTTTTAGTTTTACATCATTTTATATGTTTAAATAAAAATTTTGTTTATTTTTTATTTTAGATATTAATGGTTATATTCAATTATGGAAAAAACTGAAATAATTAGTAAATTAAATAATAGTAAAAAACTTTTAGAAAGTATTAGAACAGATCTCATGACCAGTCATGGTATGTCGAAAAGATGTGTTGAATGTATTTATTTACAAAATTCTATTAAAATAATTGAAAAATTAATTAAGGATTTAATGAAAAGATTAGACACGAATGACTCGAACATTCAGTAACCCACCTTCCTCCAATCATCTACCTATTTAAGGTCTTGAACGGGAACTAAGCGAAGGATGTCCCTAGAAGGATATTAAATGACTAATTTTTAAGATTAATAAATAGTTTAAAACTTAGGACATTTTCTAAAATTGACTCACCTTGAGCAGGTATATTATCATTATTGGAATCACCAATATCACTTCGTTTTACTTGGTCAGAAATATCAACATTTATAAATTCACCACCCCTTATTTCTTGTCCTAATATAATACCATTTATAAATTTACCACCAAAAATTATACCAGATTCAAATCTTCCATTTTTCCATGTGCCGTTATACCAAACACCACCTTTCCAAACACCATATCTCCATTCACCATTTCTAAAAACACCATAAGTCCAAGCACCATTATACCATAATCCATTGTTCCAAATTAATGTTTCTTTAGATATTTCAATGTCTGCATTTTCAATTTCAGCATCTAAAATCCAACTAAAATTTTCTGATATTAATATATCGTCTATTTTGTATTGTTCTGTATAGGTTTCACCTTTATATGTTAATGATTTGTATCTCATAATGATATATATTTTAATTTAAAATCGGTTTAAAATTTAATTTAATTTGAGTTTCATTATCATCTATATATAAAATTAAAGAATTTTAAAAACTAAAAATCAAATATAAAGTATAACAAAAAAATATAAAATATAAAATGACAGAGAAGTTTAAAAATAATAAGACTAAAGAAATAGTACATATAGTTGATAATACTAATGATATGTTTATTGAATTGAGTAATGGAGTACAAATAAAAAGAGATTTGTTTGTTAATATGTTTACTCCGTATTATGATTATTTAGAAACTGTCGACCCTGAATCTTTTATGAATCAAAAGACACAAATAAAAGTTGAAAAACCTATGACACCAGAACAAAAAATGCAAGCTGATATTGCTAATAACAAAAAGAAAATACAAGAAAGTACAAAATTTTTACAAAATACTGGGCAATTACCACCTCAAAATATAGAAGTAGTAGATGCTATAGATTTTTTATATGGTAATAATAATTCTATAATGGAAGTTTCAAATCAACTTAAAAATGTAGATACAACAAAAGTTGCTGATGTTCCTGAAAGTATGAAAACAGAGGTTAAAATGAATGAGAATAATGTTAAACAAGAAGATGGATTATCACTTGAACAAAGGGCTGATTTAGTAAGGAGAGAGTGGAATACTACAGCAGAACAAAGAGGCGAACTAAAAATGACAACTAGATTGAATGAAGAAGATTTGTCTAAATTTAAACAAGTGGATGAAGATGATCCAAATGTAGTTTTACAAATTAAACAAAATGTTCCACAAAAACCTAAATCTAAAGTTAATCCTGAAACTGGGTTAACACCAAGAGAAGAACTTATAAGAAAACAACAAATTGATGCAGGTCAAGGTGATCCATACTCACAAAGAGTGATGGAATGGCAGGCTCAAAAAGCAATTGAAGCTCCTATTGTTAATACTGATGAAGTTCTTAATAAAATTAATACAGATGTTATGAAACAACCAGTTGAACAAACAATAGAACAACCTATACAAAATAATGCTGTAAATAATATGGCTAATAGTATGTTTGATATGTTGGAAAAAGTATATAATATTTCTATTGATATAAGTATAAAAGAAAAAATAGCCGAACCAGCATTTATTAGAATGTTTGCAAAGAATCTAAAAGGTGATGTTATTGATTATTATGCTCAACAAATGTTAAAAGATTTGTTAGGAGATATACCAGGATTGAAAAAGAAAATCTATAATAAAATTAAGTCAGAGGTTTATGGTGAACATAAAGAATTGTTTGATGAAATGATTGATAATTCTAAAAAAGATGAAGAAATTGAAGAAGTTATTGAATCAGTTAAAGAAAATAATAATCTTGTTAAAACAGAATCTATTATTGTTACACAAGAAAAAAAGTTGATACCAGGTAAAATAACTAAAACAGGTAAACAACAATATAAATTTGTAAATGAAAAAGGTAAAGTTATAGATTGTTTACCAGAAACAGCAAAGAAAAAAGGTTATAAAGCGCATGTCGAAAATTAATAAACAATATATTTATTCTGCTATTAGGATACGAAAAGAGTATTTTATTGAATTAGAAAAAATAAAAGAAAAAGAAAAAATTCTAAATCAATATAAAGGAGAAATAAATAATATTTATTCTCTGTTAGAGGGGATGGTTAAAGATTATAATGGTATAGTTGAAACTGATGAACCATTTCAAAAAGAGTTAAATTCTAAGTTGAATGATATTGAAAGAGTTATGTTACAGACACAAAAAGAATTACAACCTAATTTTGAAAAAATTGAATCTTTAAAAGAAGAGAGTACTACATTATATAATAATATTTTAGAAAAATATCCTGGTATTACACAAGAAGAAATACAAGATCAAATTATACCACTTTTAGATAAAGAATAAACTTTTTTAGAAAAATTCAGTATAAATAGAATAATATATAAAATAAAAAAGTAAATATGGCAAATCAAAATGGAAAAGGCCCAAATGAAAACGGACCTAGAACAGGAAGAGGTTTAGGTAAATGTAAACCATCAGAAGAAAATAATTCTAATAATGGACAAAGAAATGGTAGAGGTGTAGGTAGAGGTCAAGGTAGACAACGTTCTTAAAAAATATGGGGCATACAGGCTTTAGACACTCTCGATGAAGGTTAGTAAGCAGATCTTGTCAAATCTCAGTTCAAGTAAAATACGGAGATAAACAATTTTAAATGGCAATATAGAAATAGCCGATGATATCTTTGATATTGTAACTTCACAAGAAGCAGTTGTTGAATCTGCTCTGGAAGTGGTTGCCTAGACAAATCAACAAGTACGACACGTCTAATCGTATTTAAATAAAATAGAATAGGGATTTTTCAATTTTCCTGAAATAAAAAAGATTGAATATTTTGTTTGTTTGTGAAAAAATAAAATATATCTGTAGAAAGCGAACTGGAACTTGTTGTGAACTCGGGTTTAAATTCGGACCCCTTATATGGTAACATATAATGAAAAAACTGGGTGAATTGCTGGAACCCTAAGTCTTTTAAAAAAAGATACGGCAATCAGCAGCCAAGCTATTAATTTAGAAATGGAAGGTTCAGAGACTAGATGACATACATCCTAGAGCGCCCGGCAACCTAATTAGGTTGATGATATAGTCCACGCCATTAAGAAATTTTTGGATAAAAAAGCGAATCCCGAATGCTCCACTAAAAAAAGCCACATTATGTGGCTTTTTTGTTTTATGTATTTGGAATAGTATTGAATTGAACCTCGTAGTTTTAATATATAGTTAAAAATAATATGAAAAATGAAATATACTTGTGAATATTGTGATGAAGAATTTGATAATGCTAAAATTAAAGCCAATCACATAAGATGGAAACATAAAAAACCTTCAAAGGATAATCTTATTAAAGCCAGACACAAAAGAATGATAAATGAGCAAGGAGTTGTAACTGATTATGAAGTAATATGTAATAATTGTGGTGTTAAATTTAATGTAAAAGAACCATCTAAAAAATTTCCAATTAAAGAAAAATATTTTTGTAGTCGATCATGTGCAAATACGAGAGAACATAGTAAAGAAACTAAAGATAAAATAAGTAAATCAATTATTTATAAATTAAATAATGATTTAGAATATAGAGAAAAATGTATTCAAAATTTAAGAGGACCAAATAATAGTAGATGTTCTTCGAAGGGTGAACGTGAAATAAGAAAGTATCTCAAAAAAATATATGGTGAACATAATGTTAAATCACATAGGATAATAACATTTAATAAAATTGATAGTAAATCTGTTGATATAACTTTTTCTGACAGGAAATTATTTATTGAATATGATGGTATTTGGCATAGATCAAAAGAATTATATGAAAAATTAGGCACACCAGAAAAATATGAAAAGGTTGTTCATCTAGATAAATTGTTAGATGAATATTGTCTAGATAATAATATTAAATTAATTAGAATAATTGAAGAAGAATATAAATCGAATAAGAAAAAATATTTAAAGGAACTTCTTGATAATATAAATACTTAAAATAATCCGAGTTTACCAGCTTCGCTAAAGTATTTATATTTTTCTTTTAATTTATCTGTTTTATACGTTTTCCTTATACTTCGCCATCTATCTTCGTCAGCATCAATGAATTTTTCAATATAATCTTCTAGAGAAAAATCTGGTTGTTTCAAAAAACCAGAAACGAGTTTTTCTACATCATAGTAATTAGGACCTGTAGTAGCATATGAAGTGCCTTTTGAGAAGTTTAAACTAGCATTATAAAAACCGATTCTTTGTAAGATATTTTTAGTTATGATATTATTTATATCACCATCATAATATTCAGATAACTTTGATAGAAATTCAGGTCTCGTGATAAAATCTGTTATTCCTAATGGATCTGAACGCAAATTACCATTTAAATTAAAAACATAATTTGATATTTCTTTCGTAAGAATTCCTTTTTTTTTCTAACATTTCTGTGATTTTAATCATGTTTTTTCCTGTTTTACCTGCTGTAAATAATTGAAATATTTTTGAGTATATAATTCTAGATAAATCTTTACTTTTATTTGCATTTTTAAATAAGACTAACTGATCTATATACAGTTCTATGAAAAAATTTTGTCTTTCATCATTATATTGATTTGTATTTAAAATTTTTGCTAATTTTTCTAGTGAATAGTACATACCTTTATTTTTCTTACCAGAAAATCCTATAAAGTATTTCAATGTTTCTTCATCTAGATTTTTGTAATTGTAACCAACTTCATTACGTATTATTGAAGGATAGATATCTTTAAACACTTCATCTTTTATTAATTCAGAATATTCAGAATTTTCTTTAAAATGTCTCAAAAAGTATTTCATATATTGTTCTAAATATTCATTTTTACTCTTCTTGTCTAGTATTTTATAATTTTCATCATTTTTTAATTCTGTAAAATATTCTTTTACTGTTTCTGGATCTTTATCATATAAACCTACATGCTTTTTAAGACCGACATTTAACTTAGTGCCAACCATACTCTGCCAAGATTCATATTTTTTTAAATATTTCATATCTGTATATATTAAAAAAGCCATCCAAAAAATTAATTTCTCTACAAATATATAAACTACTATTTATTGTCAAATGTTATTTTCTCACCATCATAGTCAATTAAAATAGCATCATCTTTTTTAACTTCATCTTTTAAAATTGACATTGATAAATCATCTAAAATTGTATCTTGTAATGTTCTCTTAACTGGTCTAGCTCCAAATTGAGGATCATATGATTTTAATGTTAAATAATCAAGAGCTTTTTCTGTTAATTCTAATTCAACGTCTGGTAATCTTTTCTTGATTGAGTTAAATTGTAATACTACAATTTTTTTAATTTCTTCTCTTGTTAATGGTTGAAATGTCACAATTTCATCAATTCTATTTAAAAATTCTGGTCTTACAGTATTTTTTAAAACTTCCATTACTTCATCATTGGTTTTTTTAATAACTTCTTCTCTATTTTCATCAGTTAATTTTTCAAAATTTTCTCTAATAATATGAGAACCAATATTAGAAGTCATAATAATAATAGTGTTCTTAAAATCAACAGTTCTACCTTTATTATCAGTTAATCTACCATCATCTAATACTTGTAATAAGGTATTAAATGTATCAGGGTGAGCTTTTTCAATTTCATCAAATAAAATTACTGAATAAGGTTTTCTTCTTACCTGGTCTGTTAATTGACCACCTTCTTCATAACCAATATAACCTGGAGGGGGACCGATTAATTTAGCTACGGCATGTCTTTCCATATATTCACTCATATCAATTCTTACCATTGCATTTTCATCATCAAACAAATATTCAGCTAGTGCTTTTGCTGTTTCTGTTTTACCAACTCCGGTGGTTCCTAAGAAAATAAAAGAACCAATTGGTTTTTTTGTATCTTGTAATCCGGATCTACTTCTTCTTACTGCGTTTGATAATTCTGTTACAGCTTCATTTTGGCCAATAATTCTTTTATGTAATTCATCTTCAAGATTTACTAATTTTATTTTTTCAGATTTTAACATTTTTGAAACTGGTATACCAGTCCATTTTGCTACAATTTCTGCTATATCTTCACCATCAACTTCTTCATCAACAAGTTGGACACCTTTTTGTATTTCTTTAAGTTTATCTTCTAGTTCTTTTATTTCTAGTTCTACTTTTGGTATTATACCATATTGTAATTTTGCTACATGTTCGTAATATGCTTCATTTCTAAATTTTTCGATATCATTATTATATCCAGCTAAATCTTTTTTTAATATTTTAATATTATCAACAAGTTCTATTTCTTTGTTCCATTGTAAATTAAAAGTTTTTAAGCTTTCAGTTAATGAATCTATTTCAGATGTAATTTTTGAAACTTTTTTATTGTTTCCTTCCATTCTTAAACCTTCTCTTTCAATTTCTAATTGTTGAATTCTTCTAGATATTTCATCAATTTCACCTGGTACAGAATTTATTTCTAATCTTAATTTAGAACAAGCTTCATCTAATAAATCAATAGCCTTATCTGGTAAAAATCTATCAGATACATATCTTATTGATAATTCTACAGCACTTATAATAGCACTATCTACTATTCTAACATCATGATGTTTTTCAAAACTATCTTTAATACCTCTTAAAATTGAAATTGATTGAAATTTATCAGGCTCATCAATCATAACTGTTTGAAATCTTCTATCTAATGCTCTATCTTGCTCAATTGATTTTTTATATTCATCAATAGTTGTTGCACCAATTGCTCTAATTTCACCTCTTGATAATATAGGTTTTAAAATACCTGCAGCATCCATTGCACCATTTCCACCACCTGTACCAACTAATGTGTGAATTTCATCAATAAAAAGTATAATTTGACCATTAGATTCAATTATTTCTTTTACAATGGTTTGTATTCTTTCTTCGAATTCACCTTTATATTTTGCACCAGCAACTAATGTAGCTAAATCTAAAGATGCTATTACTTTATCTTTAAGATTTTCAGGTACATCACCATCAACTATTCTTTGGGCTAATGCTTCAACAACAGATGTTTTTCCAACACCTGATTCACCTATAACTATTGGATTATTTTTAGTTTTTCTGGAAAGTATTTGTAATATTCTACGAATTTCTTCGTCTCTACCTATTACTGGTTTTAATTTACCTTTAGATGCATAATCATTTAAATTTATTGCAAATTTTGCTAACCAAGGGTATTTTGGTTGATTTGTATTTTCTGTATTTTCTTCCATTGTTTATTTAGTTTATATATGTAATATTTTTTGTTTTGTAATTTGATATAAATATATCAAAATTTTCAGAATAAAAAAATGAAAAATTTTGATTCTTGAATGAGTTTTAAAAATTTATATATACAAATAAATTAAAATAGAACTATGAAAACTTTTAGTAATTCTTTAAATGAAAATAATAATCCATATACAGGAAATGATAAAGTTAGGTATGATGTTTATGATATAATAGAACAATCTTTGAAAATAGATGAAGGAGAAATTAAGGGAAAAGAAGATTTAGTTAATTCTTTATCTGTTTTAATTAAAAGAGAAGAAATTCAAAATAAGATACTCACATTAGAATCAATTAAATCTAATCCAACAAGACTTCAAAGAAAAGTTGAAAAAGATGTTGAAATATATGAAACAATAGTTGGGAAAGATGGTGAATTAATCGTAGAAAGTAAAAAAATTAAGAAATAATTATGAAAAAATTTAGTAATTACGATAAAAAAGAAGAATATACTAAGAAATATCCTTCTCAATTAAGAAAAACTATTGGTAGATTAATAGAAGAAAAAATTGTTATTCAATATGATAATGAACCTTCAAATTTAACTTTAAAAGGTAAAGAAGAATTGATTGATAAAATTGAAAATTATATTAAAGAACATACTAAAAATACTAGTGATCTTTTATTAGAATCAACTATACATTCATCTATTCATATGTATAGTTTACCTGTTTTAAATAATATGGTTAATACTTTATATGATGAATTAGATTCTCTTAATATGATTCCTGAACCTAAAGAGGTATTTAGTTATGAAGACTATGTTATTAAAGAATCAACTATTCAACTTAATGATTTGAAAAATATTCCAGAAGATTATTTTTTAGAATATTTGTCTGAAAAAGATATTAAAAACTTTTTTGTATCAGAAAGTAAAATACTTATTACTAAATTAGATGAAGGTTGGAATGTTAATTATTTACCTTCAACTGAGTATATTAATGAAGATAAACAAATAGATTATAAATTATTTGTTAAAGAAAATAATGATTTTTTAGCAGATTTTAGTAGAAGTTGTGAAAGTTTAGTTGGTAAAGGTAAAATTAGAATAGAAAATATAGATAAGATGATTTAATGTCAGTTAGAAAAAGAGTTAATATAATGTATAATAGAATAGACGCCGCTAAGCGTCTATTCATGATTTTTGGTGGTTCTGAAGATACTGTAAAAGAGTGTGATGATTTACTACTTGAAATGGATAGTTTATCTAAACTAGCTAAAAATCCTGAAAAAGCTCAAATAAGACTACAAAATATAATATTAAGAGCTGAAGATGTGCTTTCCAAAATTACAAAAAGTAATTGGGATAAATATAAAGAACATCTAAAAGATAAAGAAAAAGAGAAGGAATACCTTAGAAAATTAGAATCTGTAAAACAAGAAGAATATATTAATAAAGTAACAGATATTATATTAAAATCTGATAATATTCCTAACACTTTAAATTCTTTGCCTGAATAAATTTTCGATATGGACCAATTTTTCATAATATATAATTAAAATAAAAAAATTATTATGAAGAAAGAATTAATTCTAGTACATTATATACAAGTTGGACAAGGAAGAAGTAAATCTGAAATTGATATTATAATAAATAATTATATCAATTTTGTGCCAAAAACACAACAAAAAGGTACTACTACGATTTATAATTATTATTTACCTACAGAATTTGAATCAAGAATTGAAATACTAAATTCTATAGAAGATTCTCCGTTAGAAAAATGGGTCGAGTTAGAAGATCATGGATATAAAAATGATGTTTCTAATATTCTTGAAAAAGATAAAATAGATGAACAATTAAATAAAACAGTTGATTATAGTGAATATATAGCCGATCAATTAAATAGAAATATAAATTACTGTGAATATATTGCATTTAAATGTGGTTTTGAAAATTTTGATAATTTTGATAAAATTGAAAAAGTTGTTAACTTAGAAGAAGATATGAGTATTAAATCAGATGAATTATTAGATGATTTAATTTATGTTGATGAATCAGAATTTCATTTAGAAAAAGATTGGGAAATAAAAACAGAAGAAAAAATAGATGATGTAACTCCAAATGATACTTTTATACCTGAAAAAAATCAATATAATTTCCCTACAGATCAATCACAAAATCAAAATGGACCTATTTCATAGAAATTAAATATTAAATAATCTTAAAAGCACCATGAAATATGGTGCTTTTTTAATTTAAACTAACTTTTTATTATTAAGTATAATATCCAGAATTTTAAATTTATGAATTATGATTAAAGACAAATTATTTTGGGAAAAATATAGACCCAATACACTAATTAAAGAATCTGGTAAAATAAAAATGTTTTTATTACCACGAATTGAAAAATTTATTAAAGATGGTATTAAAACAAATATGATATTTTATGGAAGTGCTGGTATAGGTAAAACTACACTCGCAAAAATATTAACAGAAGGAACAAATTGTTTAAAAATTAACTGTTCACTTGAAAATGGTATTGATACAGTTAGAAAAAAGATAGATGATCACTGTACAACATATGGTTTACTGGGTAATAAAGGTATGAAAACTGTGTGGTTAGAAGAATTTGATGGTACAACTAGACAATTTAGAGAAGGGTTAAGAGGTTTTATTGAAGAACATTCTGATAATGTTAGATTTGTTGCGACTGCGAATAGTATGTCTAAATTTCAAAGAGATGAAACAGGTATGGCGATTTTATCAAGATTTAATGTTATTAATTTTGAACCTTTAAATAGTGATGAATCACAGTTTATTAGAAAATCACAATTAAGTTTTTTGAAGACTGTTGCTAAATCTGAAAAAATAGAGATTAATGATCAGATATTAGAGAATATTATCAATAGTAATTTTCCAGATTTTAGATCCTCAATTCAAGACTTACAGGAAGTATCAATAATTGGAGATTATGAAATATTAAAAGAACAAAAAAATTCAACTAATTTAGAACTTTATGACTATATATTGGATAATGATAATAATGTAGGTCAGAATTATTATCTTGTATTAGATAATTATAGAGATAAAACGGATGTTTTACTTAAATTGTTAGGTAGACCATTTTTTAAATATCTTTTAGAGAAAGATAGTACATTGGCTATTAAAAAAGGACAGGAATTTATTAAATTGTGTAAAGAGTATAATGCTGAATATGATCAAACTTTAGATCCTGAAATACATTTAGTATCTTTTATTACTGAACTTAAAAATATAATGAATAATTAATGGAACATATTGATAAAGTAAGATCAATTAATAAATGGAAACCAGTACTTGAAAATTTAGATATAAAAGAGAAAGATTTGGAATGGATGTCTATATATGCTGAATATCATGCAATGAGAGATATGAATAAAAATTCCTATATATCAAGAGATATTGAAAATCCTATTTATAATAAATATGTGACTGAAATAGATAACACATTACCAATATCCATAAAGATACTTTCTAAATTAAATTTAGATGGTATTAAAGTAGAACCTATGCAGAGAGCAGTTGATATGAAACATATGACAGAGACATATCAATTTTCTATTATAATACCAATGAATGAGGTAGAAGATTTAAGACACGTTGGAATAGATATTATTGCAGATTTAGAAAATTTATTAATTGAGGAAACTGTAGAAAAAATTAATGAGAAACTTATTAATATGAAATTATTTAAACCTTATGCAATAGTGTCAAGTATAGCGTTAGATTTAGTAGATATTAATAATTCTAAAATGATTTTGAGGAGTAGATTTTATGCAGAATAAAGTTTTGGGTAATTTGGGCGCGCCTTTGATAATATATAAAGGAAGAATGATTGGTAATTTAGGTGCACCTCTTAAAATAATTAAAAACAGTCTTTATGGTAACTTAGGTATACCACTAGATTATGATATACAAAAAATAGAAAAAAATATAATTAATAGAATTAGAAAAATATATGGTGAGACAAAATAAAAAAGAACAACACAGAATTAATATTAAAATATCTCAATGGGGTAAAATTACTGAAGTAAGAATAATAGGTGATATAGAGGAGATAGAAAAAGGAATATACACATTAGAAGAAGCTATAAGTTTAGCTGATGAGTATGGTGTAGATTTAGTAGAGATAAGTCCAAATGCAAAACCTCCTGTATGTAAATTGGTTGATTATAACAAGTTTCTTTATGAAATAAAAAAGAAACAAAAAGATATTGAACAAAAACAAAAAGAAAATCAAATGGGTTTGAAAGAAGTGAGATTTGGCCCAAATACTGATAATCATGATTTTCAATTTAAATTGAATCATATTAGAAATTTTCTTCAAAAAAACAATAAAGTTAAGGCATATGTGTTTTTTAAAGGCAGAGAAATTACTTTTAAAGAAAAAGGCGAAATTTTATTATTAAGATTAGCTAGTGAATTAGAAAATGATTCAATCGTGGAAATGATGCCTAAATTAGTAGGAAGAAGAATGACAATGATTTTTAAACCTAAAAAATAAAAAGTGTTATGGATAATATGCAATTACACAAAAAGAAACAAATTAACAATTATATTAATTCATTAGATTTAAATAGTGATATTGATGTAGAACAAATTAAGAAAGATTTACACCAAAGTCTTGGTGAAGAACCTGGCATAAAACTTAATTACGTTGTTGAAGAAATGCTCGTCGAAGATGGTCAAACTTCAAAAAAATTAGAGAAATTAGAAAGTATAGATATAATTTTCACAATTATTAAAACAGTTTCTGATAATCAAGGTGGTACAATTGAAATTCCTGTTCCAATTACTGAAAAGTATGTATTAGGATAAACAAAATAATATGAATGATTTACAATCAATTAAAGATTATATAAAGAAATTGAAAATTGAAGACCATAAAATACCTTGGTTAATTGAATCAATTAATAAATATATAAATATGGATTTTCATAATATGAGTCCGTCATCATATTATAGTATAACTGATAGAAATGAGACTAAAATTGAAACTGTTAAATCTATGATACAGTTAGCCTCTTTAATTAACATAGAAGATATGAAAGTTGTTAATATAGATGCACCTTATTTTCATTATAAGTTTCCTATTGAAGAAAAAATTAATCAGTCTTTTGAAAATGATTTTTTATTAAATGTTCCTGATTATTCAAACTACTGTAAAACATTTACTATTGAAACTTATTCAACAAGTTGTTGTTATGACCCATATCAACATATTAAAAAAATTGATCATGGATCTATAATTGAAATACATAATAATAAAATTTATAAAGATATTTTAATAAAAGAAATGGCACAAATATTAAATAAAAAGTTACTCAATGCAAGTATATTTTTTATAATGCAATTGGGCCATATTATAGAAATACAAAATCCAAATAGTATGAACCGTCCGTTTGGTGGTCATAATGTTAAATTTGAAACTAGAGTGTGTTTTCACTATTAAAAATTAAAAACTATGAATGATAAAAACTTGTTGTATTATAGATGGAAACTATCTTTTATATAAAGATGTTTTCATACTAAAAAAATCAAGGTCTATTAATGAAGATTTAATAGCATTGATGTCAAGAGATTATGACAAAATAACAAAATCCTACCCTTTTGATAAAATATATTTTGTTTCTGATAGAGGAAAGTCTTGGAGAAAAGAATTTTTAGATATAGAATATAAAGGCACAAGAAAAAAAGACGAGACAATTGATTGGGATTTCGTGTTTAAAGAATATGACGATTTCAAACAATCAATTTCAAATAATCCTAGATGTAACTTAATAGAAGTAGATGGACTTGAAGGTGATGATATATTAGCATATATTGTTAAACAATCAAACAAACAAGGCTATACAAATATGATAGTATCTAGTGATGCTGATATTCAACAATTAATTCATTATGATATTGAAAAAAATTATATTAATGTTATGTGGAATTATAAATTTAATGATCAACGTGTTTATGTTCCAGAAAATTATAAAATATTCTTAGATGGTCTTAATGGTGATTCAAATGATATATTTAGTTTGTCAAATGAAGATGAATTTGTTAACTATCTAGAACAATTGATAATGAATACTAAACTTAAAGAAGTGAATGATGAGAAATCATTATTTTGTAAAATAGTTTCTGGAGATTCTGGAGATAATGTTAAAGGAGTGATGAAAGTTAAAAATGGTGTTTGGGATGATGAGAATGGTAGAGGAATTGGAGATATAGGTGCTGAAAAATGTTATGATATTTATAAAGAAATGTATCCTGATAATATAGATTTTAAATCAAAACAATTTGTTGAAAGATGTAAAGATGTTGCTATATATTATAAAAAGATCACAAATCAAGAAGTTTCTAATAAAGTAACAGAAAATATTACAATGAATATTCAACTTGTATATTTAGATGAATGGGTTTTACCAGAAATATTACTTGAAAAAATGAAAATGAGACTTCCAGAATTCAAATCTGAAGAAGAAAAAGACGATTTCTGGGATTTTTAAAAAAATAATAAAAAGATATACAAAAGGCATTGAAAAATGATTCATTTTATAAAATGTCAAAAATAAAATAATGGATTACGATTACAAAATAAAACATATAGGTGATGGAGAATTTGAAGTTACTCTGAAAGATAACTCTATTAAAAAAGCAGGATCTAATTTATGTGGTATGATTCGCTACACATATTTTGAAGATTTTACATTACCACCAATTGGATGGGAAACGACCAGATTACAATTGTTTAAAGATTATCACCCAAAAGTTTTTAAAGATGTGAGTGAAGGAAAAATTAAAATAGATAAAGATGAGAATGGTTAATATTTCTCCTAATGGTTCTGAATTAGATTATGAACTTTAATCTTCCCAAAAAATGTTATCACCTTCCTCTTTGATATCTTTGATATCACGTAAGGAAGGTTTTTTCATTTTAATTTTATTATCTTGAATTTCTTTTTCTTTACTTTTAATTAATTGCCCTATATTTGGAGTTGTTGCAAATTTTTCTTCTAGTGTTTGTTTGTTAGACATTATTTTTTCTAAAATTTTCGTTGGTATTTGTTTTTCTGCATATATTTTATACATTCTAGTTAGAAATTTACTTTCAGGAAAGAATGAATGTATATTTTCAAATTTAGTAGAATCATCAAATGAATCAAAATCAAAGTTTAATTCACTATTCTTCATAACTTTGATATATTTTAAAAACTTGTCGTAATAATCTTTATTATATTTATACATTGGATCATGTTTTTCAAAAGATTTTTTTGTAAATAAATTATAATTGAAATATGAGGATTTTATAATTTCATTAAATATTTGATTTAATGTTGGTATATTAATACCATAAATATTTTTAAAGCTAATCTCCATGAAATCAAATATTTTCTGGAGATTTTTATTTATGAATATTGATTTAGTTTCAAATATGTATTTCAAACCGTGAGTAGTATAACTTAGATTTAATTTTTCTAACATAATATTTAATATTGGATATAAGATGTTCCATGAATAATAATGATATGTTGGTTTTAATTCAGTTAAATTACTTTTAATAAAATTAACTCTTAAATCTTTATATTCAAATTGAATTCTATCTTTTTCATTTTTATATATTGTTAAATCTAATATATTTGCAAATGTAACAGCATCTATATTGTCTGGTACTATAAAGTCTATATAATTGAAAGTATTTTTATCAATATGACAAAGTGGTATTTCGTAAGGTATTTCTTCTTTTTCGAGTTTTGTAATAATTTCTTTTAGAATTACTAATAGTTCTTGTTTTGTAATACTTTTCATTTTGTTAAATTTAAATTTATGATATTTTATATTAATATATAGTTTCAAACTGAAAGTCTAAAATTAATGCAAAAATTTACCAGTTATAGTAAACAAGTACAGAAAGAAGAAAAAGAGGAGCAGATTAAGCCTTATGAAGGTAAAATGTTAAGTATTATTCAACATGATGGTTGGGATATAAAAGATGAACCAGATAAAGTCATAGTTTTACCTATACTTAAAGATGAAGGTTTTATATTATTAAGAAGTGAATATATACCAACTTATCAATTAAAATATAAAGATGTTAAGGGATTTAGTAATGTTACTAATTTTTTAACTTGTATTTCAGGTACAATGGAATCTAATGAAAATGTGGGTAATTGTATAAGAAGAGAATTATATGAAGAAGCTGGTGTAGTTTTATCGAATGTTAAACAGTTAGATATTGATAAATCTTTACATGTAGATAAAGGAAATTTATCAAGATATCATATTTGTATATTGGAATTAAATACGGGTGATTATAAAACAACTAAACCACCAACTGATGGTTCAAAGGCTGAAAAATTGTCAAGAACTATTAAAGTTAGTATTGGAGATTTAGATGAAATTAAGACTTGGGATTTGATTACTGAATATGTATTAACGAAAATGAAGTTAGAATATGGCTATTAAAAAATTAAAAAATTAAACAATGAAAACATTAAAAAACTGGGAACAATTTAATGAAATGGCAACTGGTCCAAGAGGTTGGAATAAGAAAGCTAAATGGGTTGGTGAAGACGGTAAGGTTTATAAATACGGTTCACAACAAGAAGAACTTTTTGGTAAAGAAGAACCAGGTGATGCTCAAAATGCATATTTTCAAGAAGTAAAAGATAGAGCTGCTGATAAGATTAGAGCCAAAGAGGAAAGAGCAAATAAACCGAAAGTTCTTTCAAGAAGAAAAACATTTGGTATTCCTGTGTTAAAAGAAATTATTAAGAAAAATCAAGACCAATTAAAAGGTTTAAATCAAACTGATGAAAATGGTAAAAGAATAATACCTAATAGACAACAAATTATGACTGATAAGGTTATTGCTTATACAATAACAGTTCCTTATAGTAAAGAATGTGATTCTGATAGAGCAGTTATGACAAAAATAAGTAAAGAATATCCAAACTTACTAGCATTTATGAGTTGTAGTGATGGTGAATGTACTTATATTTTGAAATATAAAAAAGATTAATAATTATGAGGTTTTTAAAAACTTTTGAAGATTTTCATCCTGGATTATCTGACTATTCTAATGATATGTTACAAGACAGGGGTGATTCTTTAACACCACAAGAATTACAATTCTCTAATGAATTAGAAGAATTAACTCATTTTACAGTTGGTGATATTAATAAAAGTGATGGTGTAATTAAGTATACTTTAGAAGATGATGATTATGACCCAATCATTATAAATGATGAGGGTGGAGAATATTCATTTGATGTTCCCGATAGTGATCTATATAAAGGACTATTTCCAGATAAAGCAGAATTATTTGATGAATTAATTGATTATTTAACAGTAGAATAATAAAAACTAATATATTGAAATGAAACATTTAAAACAATATGAATCATTCTTAAACGAAAAGAGAAAAGAATCTCCTCTTCAAAAAGAATATAGAGAATTTTTCTCTAATTTACTTGACCTTTATGGCGTAAAAAGTCCTAGATCTTTTGGTAAGGACAAAGCCAAAGCTAAGAAGTTTTACAAAGACATCGAAAAGGGTTGGTCTAAGGGAAATGGTACAACTCAATATGGCAAAGATCTTTTTAAAAAAAAAGTGAATGAGAAAAACGAAGAGGATACTGAATACGTTTTAAAGATCGATAACGAGTATTCTAAACTTAAAGTTAAATCTACCAAAGATTTACTAGACTTAGGTGAGCTTGAAGAAGTTTCAGATATTGATATTAAAAATATCCAAAAAAGATATCCTGATAGTGAACTTACAACTAAAAATGGACATTACTGGTTAAAAGTTATTTAATATGAATCATCTTAAGAAATATAATGAGAATGGTAACGGTGACAAACCAAAGATATCATTAATACTTAAAGTGTTAAATGATAGAGGTTATGATTTAACGATTGGTGCGACTCAAGGACATGACGGTAGAATAACTATTTATAGTAAAAGTCGATCTATATTTGATACAAATAATAATAATCTAGGTCTTACTAATATATTAATATTTCTAAGCGGATTGTTAATAGGTACAACTCTATAAAAATAATGAAAAATAATGAAACATTTAAAAACATTTAAAGAAAATTTTGATCTTGATGAAAAGAGTGAGAAAAAAGTAGAAGAAAAATTAGATATAATCTCTAAAATGTTATCTGATAATATGGATTTTGATGATATTTTTTTTGAATTACAAGAACTTAAAAAGAAATATGGTTTTTTAAAAGGATTTGATATAGGTATAAAGTGGGCTGATTTGATCAATCAATTTACTATTCAATATATGAGTGATCTATTTAATTGGTACAATTCAACTGATAAAAAAGAACCATTTGGTAGAGTAATAAAAAATACTTTTTAATGAGACATTTAAAGAAATATAATGAAAATGTAACTCAAGAAGATGAAGAATGGGCTGTAAATCAAAAGAAATATTATTTGAATGGTGTTGAAACTAATTTTAGACAATTAGAGGAGACATTAAATGAGTTAGTTTCCGATTTTTGGTTATCTGATGATCATCAAATTGAACAAGGTGAGTTTTATGATGATAAAATGACAGAAGAAAGATATAAAGAAATTAAGTCTGAATTAATTAATTGGGTAAATAGACAAAAAGAAACTATTAAGTATAATAGAACAACCAATATAATGAGGTTATAGCGGTCCCGGCTGGATTTGAACCAGCGACACAAAGGGTTAGAAGCTTCTGCTCTTCCACTGAGCTACGGGACCAATTAGTGCTGAAAACAGCACTATTTTTGTTTATATTTGTTTGTAGAAATCACCTTTTTCTTCTTTATACTCTTTTAAAGCTAAATCTGATTTAGATTGTAATTTTTTCCATTCTTTTCTTAACATTTGAATTTTTCTATCTTTTTCACAAGTTACTTTTACAGTAGATTTCTTTTCTATAATATAAACTTCAATAAAGTGAAATAATCTATTAATGTTTATTAAAGACATTTTATGTTCAACTTTTCTTAACATTCTTTTCAAAACTCTTCTTCTACAAATACCTGCATTATTTAAGTGTTGTACTTTTGGTTTTAATTTTGAAAGATCACCTGTAAATTGATAAACTGTGTTAATTATTGGTTTATCATTTTTTTCAATATGTGTTTTATTAAGAAAATCTTTAATTTCTTCTAATAATACTTCAAATCTAGTTTGTAAATCTGTTGCATGATGTGAATCTTTGTTAATTTCTGTTGTTGTCATTGTTTCTGTTTTCATAATATTTTTTATTTTTTTAAACATTGTTATTAATTAATTTTTGTTAGTTTTACTAAATTTTTGTGTTGACAACAACTTACGTGGGTCCTCTAATAATCTATTTCATATTATCTCCTTTTATTTTTTAGTTATGTTATTTAATTTTTCTTCTGTGAAATTAAACCATTTCTCATCTTTACTTTCATTAACGGCTCTAACTACACGACCAAAAATTCGTTTACTCCATCCATTTTGATGTCCTTTGTTATTACTAATCATATAGCCTTTTTTATCATTTATCTGTGTAATTAAATGAGAATCTATAAATTTCCCTTTTACTTTACAGAATACTATATCACCAACTTCATAATCATCTTGTGGAATATATGTATTCATTGTTGGGTTATCTAATTTTGGTAACATTGAGTTCCCAAAACATTTCATTTTACCCCAGCCTTGGTTTTCAAGGTTGAATTGTAATCGTTCATATTTATTTTTAAAGTTATTCATATTTTGTTTTTAATTTTTTTAATAATTCTAGTTCTTTGTTTTCTAATTCTATTTGTTTCTTTTCTTCGTGTGATTCTTTTTCCCTTTTTTTCAATTCTTCTCTTTCAATTCTTTTTTCTATTACAATTTTCACCACATCATCTTGGTCTGTCCAGATCCATTCTTCAGGAAACTCACAATAATCATTTTCATAATCACCACAACCAACATGATATTCTTCTCCAGTCAATTCTATGTATCTAATATCATTTTTTCTAGTATAATAATCAATATCTGATATATTTGTCATTTCTACATAATTTTCAGGATCTGTTTCATGTAAGATACTTGTTAACTTTCCTAATTTAAATAATAATGTTTCATATCCATTAAATATTGCTGTGTATTCTTCTTTTTCTAATGTTTTCATACTGTTATCCTTTCTTTTTTAAATAATAATGGTAAATGACCAACTAATCGCTTAGATTTTTTTCCTGGCTCAATTGTAATAGATGTTATCTCATTATTTATATCTGGTTCTTTAAATACGGATATATTAAGATTACATTTATTGCATTTTTCAATTAAACGCAATAAAGCATTTTCATCAATTATTGATAAATAAATTAAATACTGGGATTCTTTGTGCCACAGTTGTGATATTTCTAAGTGTTCGAGGATGAACTGAGCTAAACTGTGACCTGCCTGAACGGCTTTTGTACCGGATGGTAAGTCATTTCTTGTAATTACATAAAGTTTTTTGTTCTACGTCATAATTTCTATTTTTTATTTTTATTTATATATTAATTTTAACTAATACAAATATATGGAATTTTTCTAAAAGATTAAAATTTATTATTAATTTTTACTTTAAATTGTTAATTCTATTGATATCATTAAATTTGTGTTTTCTCCTATTACTAATATAAACATATCAAAAACCCATATAGTTAATTCATCTATATCTTTATCAAAATTAATACTATTAAAGTATTTTTTAGGAAAACTTATTGTACTATCTATTGTTTCTACTCCTTCATCCACCTTTAATTCCCATGAATTTTCTCCTAATGAAACGGCACCGTCACGAACATTTAAGAAATAAATTTCATTTTCTGTATCAATTCCAGATTCCTTTTTAATATGGTCATATTTATCTTTTGTTAATTTAAAAGAAAATGATGATAAATCTGTATCCATGGCATCATTAATGGCTTCAATATTAATATCTTTTTTGAAAACTGTTGGATCATCTCCAGCAAATTCTCTTTTATAAATACTATTTTTAATCATTAATTTTTCTCCAAAATTATCTTCATTATAAACTAATTTTAAATCAATATCTTCTTTGTAATTTATTAACCCTTGGATACTTTTGAAAAATTTCTTGGCATTTTTTACAGTATATTTAATATCTGTTTCAAATTCATTTTTAACAAGTGAAAATATTTCACACATATCTATAATATGTGATTTAAATGCATGTATATTAGTATCTTGACCAACCATGCTATATATTAATAATTTATCATTATTAAATTTAAATAAGATTCTATCATCTATTTGAGTTAAATCTTGAATCATTTTTAAAAAGAGTGGTAATTGTTCATTAACATTCATTTTAAAAACATTGTTTTTTGTTACAATCCTTTTAGCCATTTATAAAATTCTATATTTTAAACATATATTTCCGAAAAATTGAAAAGTTTATTTTCCGAAAGGACTAACACCAGTTGTACCTTTACCAAATGGATTATTTTCAAATGGATTTCCTTTTTTTTGGTAAGGATTTGGTTGTTCGAACGGACTTGATTTAAAACTATTTCCAACTCCAGGTTTTTTAGATTTATCTAGATATACTTTTTTGTAACTTGATATAGCTGAACTATAATCTACAGTTTCATCACTAAATTCTGATACATTTGTTTCAATCATTCTTCTATCTTCATCATTTAGTACTGTTGCAATATAATCATCAACAATATCTTTGAATTGGACTGATGTTAAACTAGCACTTAAATTAACTAATGACATTACGGTATCATCATTTCCTGTTTCTGATTGGTATGTAAAATCACCAGAAGGTGTTTCTCTTTTACTAAAAACTTTCATTTCAAGTATATTTAATGCATTATGTACTATTATACTATGTTTTTTAATAGCATCTTGATAATCTTTTATAACAAGTTTAACTTTATTGCCTTTTGTTATTTTTAAACCTTTTTTTCTATATTTATCATTTTGGTTGTGTTTTGTTCTAATAAATGTGGCATCAAAATAATCATTATCACCTTCAAATACATTTGGTAAATGTGCTAATAATTCTCCACCATAAGTATTATATTCTAAAGATATTTTACATTTTTCAGGATCAAACATTTCATATGCAATCATATACAATAAATGTGCAAATTCTTTAACTGAATAGTAATTACAATGAAAAAATCCAACTTGTTCTAGTTTGAAATAGTCATAAATGTTTGTAAATTTCTGTTTGTTCTTTTCTATTATAACTTTGTCTTTTGGTAATAATCTAAATATATTTAAAACTGTGTAATCACTACCTAAACCTTCAGCTAAATCAATAGAAAACATCATATGATATTTTTTAACTTCTTCTATCTCAAATAAATCTGGTCTATCTTTAATAAATTCTAATTTATCATAAGGTAAGGCTAATCTTTTATCAAAATTAGGAATTGGAATATGTTCAAATTTTTCTGTAGCATTCTGTATTCTTTCTAATGTTATACTATCAAATAATAACTTATCACCTGTTATAAATTGAATATCATATTCTTGTTTGAAGATTGATTCACCACCAACTAATTTAGTTTCTTCTTCTTGCCAATTAGTAACATTACATATTTCAACCAAAGGTAATTTATCAAATAATCTTATTGATCTTATTTTTTCTAAGTGTGTTTTTTCGTTATCTTCATCAAATGCTATGATATGAACTAATTTTTCACCCTCTTTTCTTTTTGTTATTGTGTATCCATATAATTCTAGTTCTTGAAGAATTTCTCTTTCCTTAACACCATATTTAGATAACATTTTTTTATTAAAATAAAGTTTAGTATCTCTTCTACCTTTAACTTGCCACCAATATACTCTCATGGATTCATATGTGTTCTTATCTTTATCTCCTTCGGCTTTTTCTGCACCAGTTAATAATTCGTAGAATAAATTATAACCATCTGGGGTAGATGTTATTATAATTTTTGAATTTTTGATTGATGATACTGTTGGAACAGCGGATCCATAATAGGGTCTAATTATGTTAGATGGTACTTTTGCAAACTCATCAAAATACAAAAGGTCGATTGTAAAACCAATAGCAGGTTCTTTAGTTCTATTTTCTGATTTTATTCTACAACCATTATCAAATGTTATAGATTTTTGATTCCAGTTAATTACACCTCTTTTTAAGAAGAATGGTAAATGTTTATAAATAGATTTTATTTTATCAATAATTTCTATAACTGTAGTTCCTTTATTTGCAACAACCATACAACCTTTATCATTATTAAATAATACAAAATGAAGAATAACAATTGCAGCTGATACTGTATTATGTGATAATATATTATTTGTGTAATAACTTGGTTCTGGTCCATCAATAGTTAAATCAAACATTGATAATTTTCCTCTTAGTTTTTTAAAATGTTTGATTTTTGATAGTCCAGATATTGTAATAACTTCATCATTTTCGGTTAAATCTAAAACTAATTTTGGAGTATGATTTTTACAATATATTATATGTGTGTCTGCGCATTCAATTTTATCATCATTTTCTAATAATAATTCATATCTCTGTAATGGTATTGTTCTAACTATTTCAGAAACAGGTGTATTACCATAGTCAGTTTTTACATATTTATTTATTGGTATAATATCTACTATCTTTTTATTTGGTTTATTTTCATCTTTATCAATATTTCTAAATTCATAATATTCAATTAATTGAATGAGAAATATAATAATATGTTTAATTGTTACTTTCATATTTTTAAATTTAAAAAATTCAGACATTTCTGAATAATTTTTTCTTTTTCTTTTTTATAATCACTATCCCATATAGTTAAAACATCAAAACCTTCCTGTTGCGCTATCCTTGTTTTCTCTTTATCTTTATTCCAAATTTCTTGTGATGTTATATTTTTTCTAAATGGATGTGGATTGTCTTTTGATTCATATATCTTCGGATTTGCATGATATCTATCACCGTTATATTCTATTATCTTTTTTGATTTCATGTCACAAAAATCGTATTGTAAAAAAATTCGTGGATCTGTGTCTGTTCCTTTTTTGGATATGAAAAATTCTTGATTTTTTGTAGCAAAATAAATATCTTTTTTATTTTCATAATCATAATATTCTAATATACCATAGAACAGTTCTTGACTTATTTTAGAATATCCACATTTTAAATTACCATTAGATAATAAATTTTCTTGCCATTTTACTTGTCTATTTTTCCAAATTACTATACCTTTTTCTTTGCCATATTTTTCTACACAAATATCTAAAGTAAATGTTGTTTGTCTTTTTTTCAACATTTTTTTGGATGTTTCCATATCAAGCCCTTGTTTTAAATAATAATCTAATCTAGTTGTGTGTTTTCTATCTTTTAATGCTTCTTCTCTAAATTCTATTAATTCTTGTTCATTTTTATATTTTTTAAAATCTTTTGAAAATGGACTTCTTGATTTCCTGTCTTTTTCAGTAGTTTTTGTTTTATGATTTGGATTTTTTTCTCCTTTTATTTTTTCAGAAAACATTTTCTTATATTTTTCTTGTTTCATATGCAATCCTGAATTTTTACTTGTTTTTAAATTATCATTTTTTGTTGTTAATGGTTCATCTGGAAACATTTCTTTATATTCTTTGCTTGTTAATCCATGTTTCTTTAAATGTGCACCATAAATTCTTCTTACTTTTTCACCACATACTTTACATATAATATAATCAGATATTTCTTTTTTCATTGTTATATATTGTTTTCATTTATATATAGATAAATTTTAATGGCTTTTAGACAAATCGGTAATGTGATTAATTATCAATTTTATTATATAATCTATATAAATATATTTTTGTTTTCTCTAAGAATGACAATTTTCTTTGTTGACTAATAATATCATAATAAAGTTCGTAAAAAGGGATAGAATATATATCTTTTGTTTCTTCATTTAAAATTAATATTTTAGTATTAAAAGAATTGCACTTACCAGTTTGTCTACTGGCCATTAAAATAGAGAATCTGTTTCTAGTGTATAAATCAATTATCTTTTTTTGATAGTCTCTAAGTTTCATTGAACCTATTGTACTGTCTTCTAATTTAATTTTACAATATTTTTCTGCGAAGTAATGTACAGAGAGTTTACATTTTGCATATTCACTAATTTCTTCATTAGTCATAGCAAATGTTACATTTGATTTTCTAACTCCTGGATTATTCTTAAACCATATTTTTTCGTGTTGTTTTAAAAGTTGTCCTAAATTTTCTTTTTCTTCAATTTCTTTAACTCTTTCAGTAGTGAATACTCGATCACCTAGTGTAGTTTTTTTTCCAGCCATAAAATTTTATTATATTATATATGTTACATTATAACCTCTTATTTTAAAATTTAGATACAATATATCTTGCACTGCACCTTCTTCTAATTCTAAATTAAATTCATATCCTATAACTTCTAATTCTGGTACATATTCTGCAATTTGTTCATTAACTTTTTGTTCTAAATTTGTGTTTGATAGATTTGTTTCCCATAAATAATATTCAAGATCACAACCCATGTCTGGATCTCCCATAACTTCACCTTTGTTTGTGAATAAAATCATTTCTAATTTTTGGACTATAACTTCAACTAAGTCATCTTGTATAATTTTTTTTGAATTATAACTTGGGTGTCCTTTATATCTAATATAGATATCTTTAAAATCTTGTACAGGTTTATATGCCATTTTTCTTCATTTTGATTTATAATGTAACTATATATATTAAAAAAAGATATTCTATAATGAATAATATTTCTTTTAGTGTTACAGATTGGATAGGCCCAATGGAAAATGGCGTCGGAGTTATATTATCTTTGAATTTACGAAACGAATTATATGAAATTATATATTGGTTTAATAAAAAAGGTGATTATAGATTTGTTATTCAAGATGATTTTTTAGAAAAATATAAAATTACTGATATTTATAAATATAAATATTTTCCAGATATAATTGCACATATTGATAAAATTGTGTTACCACCAAGAGAAGAGATTTGGAAAGAGTTTGTTTTATAATTTATTTTTTACTCCAAATAAAAAAATCACCCATTTCACCATCATAATTAAAACCAGTAATATTAGTAATAATATTAATAGTTTGTTCGAATGTTAACATATTTTTAAATACTTCCATCAAATCAGTTTTATTAATAAAAGACATAGGTTTTAATTGAATATCAAATATATTTAATGTGTCTGGAATTTGTGAGTAGAATTCACCTAAAGCGTATTTTATAATATTATTTTCTATTGATTGTATTTCATTATTTTTAAAAATAATAGCATCAAATGTCACTCTATTATTACCCATTATATCACCTGACATATCATTGATTTTAAAATGATGTTTCTTGTTATCAACAAGATCTATATAGTCAACGTAGGTTTTGAAAAATGTTGCTATAACTTTTTTATGTGTATTTCCTGCGTTACCAATATCATCAAGTATTTCATCTAATCTCATTACAGGAAGTTTAATTTCATTTATATGTAAATAATCTTTAAAATTTTTAGGTTTCATAATATCATTTGGTTCATTTTTAGTGAAAGACTCAAAATTTTGAATGCTTTTATCTTTTTCAAAAGCTATTCTATCTTTAATAACTTCGTTCAGATACTGTCTAACTTTATTTTTGTATTCTAGATTAGAATTAAAGAATTCAATACCAGGATTTCTTAAATTTGAGTTTTTACCTTTTAAATCATTCATTAAATTTGTTAGAGCAGAATCTTTCCTTAAATGTTTGCTAAGATCAGTGAAACTAATCCCTTGATTAACATATTTATCAATCATATTATTGATTGACATAACTATTTCTCTTTTAACTGATAATTCGTCTCTATAAGGCATTTTTAAACTAAATGATTTTTATTCATTATTATATATATAAATTTATTTTTCACTTGTGTTTTTTAATATATAATAAGCAATGGTAAAAATGGGACTTTTGTAAAATGATTAAAAATAGTAGAATTGATGTTAATATAACATATCGTAATGTAACATATTATAGATCTAAAAATTATGTTTGTAATAATGGTGAAACATTGGACATTGATGTTAATGATTTGCCACAAAATTCACATGTTAAAGTAATTGCTGTTTGTGAGATATGTTCAGATGAAAAACAACTAAGATATCATAAATATTTAGAAAATAAAAAAAGACAAGGTTTTTATAGTTGTAAAAAATGTTCTTCTATTAAAAGAAAAAATACAATGTTAGAAAAATATGGCGTTGAAAATCCACAACACATAAAAGAAATAAAAGATAAAACAAAACAAACAAACCTCAAGAAATATGGCGTTACTTGTACATTATTAGATAAAGATGTCAAAGAAAAAATTAAAAAAACAAATCTTGAAAAATATGGCGTGGAAGAGATACTTTCTTCATATGAAATTAGAGAGAAAATAAAGAAAACTAATCTTGAAAAATATGGAAAAGAATGGTATACACAAACAGAATCATATTATTTGTTAACATATAAAAGGTGGGAAAAAGATATATTATTTAAATTATCGGAATATAATATAACAGATTATATTTTAAATACTGATCGAACGATAGATGTTAAATGTGATTGTGGTAAAGATCATTATTTTAATATTAATAGCAAAAATTTATATCAAAGATATAAAATACAAAAAACAATATTATGCACAGTTTGTAATACATTAGATTATAAGATTTCAGGTAAAGAATTAGAAATCGTGAATTTTATTAAAGAAAACTATAATTATGAAATAATAACAAGTGATAAAGAGATCTTGGATGGAAAAGAATTAGATATTTATTTACCAGATTTAAATCTAGCTTTTGAATTTAATGGTTTGTATTGGCATTCAGAACTTTATAAGGATAAGGATTATCATTTAAATAAAACAAACAATTGTTTAAAAAAAGGTGTTCAATTAATACATATTTGGGAAGATGAATGGTTTAACCAAAAAGAAATTGTCAAGTCTAGAATATTAAATATGATTGGAAAGTCTGATAAAATATATGCTAGAAAAACTATAATTAAAGAGATAATAGATAATAAATTGATTAGAAATTTTTTAAATGATAATCATCTTCAAGGTTTTGTTGGTTCTTTTGTTAAAATAGGTCTTTATTATGAAGATGAATTAGTATCTCTAATGACCTTTGGTAAAAAAAGAAAATTAATGGGGTCTAAAAGTATAGAAGGAGAGTATGAATTGTTAAGGTTTTGTAACAAATTAAATATTAATGTTGTTGGTGGTGCATCAAAATTATTTAAATATTTTATCAGAAATTATAATCCGGGTGAAATAATTACTTATGCTGATAGAAGCTGGAGTAAAGGAAATCTATATGAAAAATTGGAATTTAAATTCGTTCATAACACAAAACCGAATTATCATTATTTTGATGGTAAAAATTTAAAACGATTATATAGGTATAATTTTAGAAAAGATGTTTTAGTTAGAGAAGGTTATGATCCTAATAAAAGTGAACACGAAATAATGTTAGAAAGAGGTATTTATAGAATATATAACAGTGGTAATATAAAATATTCATTAAACTTTTAATGTATTTATTTTTAAAATTAAAAATTATCTAATAATATGACGTTCGCCGAGAAAAAGAAAAAAATCGAGAATCTTAAAAAGAAAATCGCAAAAGTAGAATCAGAATATAACTACAATAAAGCAATGCAATTGGCACTAAAATTAGTGATTAACGGAACTTATGGTGCTTTTGCTCACCCTAAATTTGTAGTATCTAATAAAGATATTGCAAATGCTATTACAGCACATGGTAGAGATGTAATTTTATTTATGTTAAATAAAATAGAAAAATATTTTTATGAAGAATGGTATCATGATATTGAAGTTCATAAGTTATTAGAATTTACGTATATTGTAACTGATGATAGTGATGTTTGGTATATGATGAATAATAGAAATAGAATAATTGGAAGGGGTAATAATACTTTACATGATTTACTAATAGAATGGAATGTTGATATTGATAAATTAGAAGAACACAAAGATTCTATTAAAATTGAAGATAAAATTTATAATATTAAATATAAGAGACATCTTCATAATTTTGTAGATAATGTTGAACAAATTGATGGTTCTGTGATTTCTGAAAGAGAAGAAATGCCAGGTTTTACAGAAATGACAAAAGATGATAAAGAAACTTATAGTACGAAATTTCATAAAGATGAATTGTGTGTTTATGGTGATACGGATTCGGTTGACAAGGATAGTGTAATTATCACAAATAATGGTGAAAAGACAATAGAAGAATTTTACAACGAAAATACATTAAATGTGGGTGAGAGTACGTTGAAGGGACATGAGAGTGTTAAAACTGGTGAAAAAATCTTAAATTGGTGTTCTGAAAAAAAGCTATATTATGCACCAGTAAAAAGAGTTATAAGACATAAGGTTATTAAACAAAAATGGAAAATTAAAATAAAAACAGGTGAGGAAATTTTCGTAACAAATGATCATTCTATGATAGTTTTTAGAGACGGTGAACAATTTGAAGTAAAACCTTCTGAAATGAAAATAACTGATAAAATTTTAAGGATATATAGAGATAAAGATGTGTCACCATATGAAAAATAAATTACAAAAATTTAAATTTAATATCAATAAAGATGATTATGAGGAAATTCAAGATTTTTATGATAAAAATTCTGTTAAGTGTTTAATTTGTAATGGTCCAATATTTTATTATAATTCTGTATTTACTGTAAGAAAATTTGGATACAAAGGCAAATCTTATAAAACATTTAAATCGGTGAATGGTAAAATTTATAATTTAAGTGTTTGTGAAGATTGTTTGATAGAAAAATATCCTGAGTATAAAAATAAGAATAGGGCTAGAATATTTAACATGGTAAATAAGATAACAACATATGCATTTAATATACCAGAAAAAGAATCTGAAATATGGAAGAATTTAAACTACGTTAGAACAAAGGAAAATTATATTTTAAAATATGGTGTAAATGAAGGAGTTGAAAGATGGGAAATCTATTGTGATAAACAACGAAAATCAAATTTATTTGAATATAAAAAAGAAAAACATGGTTGGAATAAAGATGATTTTGATAATTATAATAAATCAAGATCTGTTACATTAGAAAATTTGATAAAAAAACATGGCAAAAAATTCGGTAAAATAAAATATGAAAATTATGTTAAAAAACAAATTGAAACAAAAAGTAAAGAATATTATGTGTTAAAACATGGTAAATTAAAATGGGATGAATTGTGTAAACAAAAAGCACACAATTTATCTAATTATATAAGAATATACGGTAAAAATGACGCTTTAATTAAATTACAACAATTTTATTCTAAGATAAGGAATTATCCAGCATCAAAATCTTCACAGGATTATTTGTGGAAATTAGATAAAGAAATATCAAAAGATTTTAAAACATATTTTTATGAAAAATGTAATAATAAAGAATATGGTAAGATGTTATCTACTGGTCGATATGTTTTTATAGATTATTATATAAAAGAATTAAATTTAGGTATAGAATATAATGGTGATGTTTTTCATGCTAATCCTAAAAAATTTAAACATGATGATAAACCTAATCCGTTTAGTAATGAATTATCATCTGATATATGGAAAAAAGATGAAGAAAAATTATCACTTCTAAAAAAGGATCATGATATAGATATCATTGTTATTTGGGAAAGTGATTTGCCGAGTATTAAAAAATTAATAAAAGAAATATATGGAAAATATATGTTATAATTATGAATTGGTTGAAATTTCAGAAATTGAATGTGTAGGTAATTTTGGAGAAGAAGAATATGTTTATGATATAGAAGTTGATGATGAAACTCACACCTTTATTGCTAATAATTTATTAGTTCATAATAGTTTATATTTGTCGTTTCAACCAATAATGGACTCTTGTGATTATGAAGGTGATCCTCTTGAATTTATATTAACCCTTGATAGATTGTATGTAAAAGACACATTTGTTAAATATTTAGACCAATATGCTAAAAAGTATGGTGTTAAAAATATTCATGATTTTGAATTAGAAACTGTTAATAAATCTGCCATGCATCTTGAAAAGAAACATTATATTAATAATGTGGTTTGGGAAGATGGTATTTTTTATGAAGATATGGAACATTTTTTTCCAAAAGGTGTAGATATTGTAAGGTCTTCAACACCAATATTTGTTAGAGGTCAAAAGCAGAAAGGTGGTGTTTGGGAATTTATTAATTATTTATTTAAAAATCCTGATACGTTAAATATACGTGAGGTTTTAAAAATTATGAAAGATCTTAAAAATCAATTTAAAGCCTCTGATATTGAAGATATTAGTATGACGACTTCTTTATCAAATTATAGAGATAAAGTAGTTGATGATCAAATTGGTGTTAATTGTGTTAAAGGTGCTCATTTTTCAGTTAAAGCCGCCGCTTTACATAATTTTCTTTTAAATAAAAATAGCGAGTTTAAAACTAAATATGATTTGTTAAAAGGTGGTCGAGTTAAATGGTATTTTTGTAACCATACTCTTGGAGAGAGGTTTGCTTATATGAGAAGTTTTCATCCGTATGAAATAACTGAAAAAGAAAGAGTATTGATAGATTATGATACTCAATTTGAAAAAACATTTTTGGCAATTGCTAATAGGTTTTTAGAACCAGTAGGTTTACCAGATATTAATAAAAGATTATCGGTATTAAATAGTTTATTTAGTGGTTCAATACAACAGACAATTCAAAAAAATAAAGATGAGTTTGAAAACTTTGATGATTGGGGATTTTAAAAAAATAAGAAAAAACGAATGAAAAAAATTAATTATGTTAGAGAAAAAGATTTTTCTGTGATAGAGCAGGAATTTGAAGATTTTCATTATGAGATAACAGAAAAACTTCAAAAAATATTTAAAGATGAAAAGTTAAAACCTACACAAATAATATCATCTGAAGATGGAAAAACTTTAAAATTTGCTATTAATAATGCTGAAGAAAGAGAAAAAAGAGAATTGGGTGAAGAAATATACGTCATTAAAATTGAAAAATTAAATTATACAAAATGAAAATAGAAAGAGAAAAGTATTTCGATACATTAGATTTTATGAATGAAATGAATAATGTTCCATTATCAACACTTGATTTAAGTGAATTTTTTACAAATGCAACTGAAGAAAATCTTCTTAAAGTTGAAGAAAGATTTCCAAGTACATTAAATTATAATAAAATATATCTTTTAATTACAGAACCTGTTATTAGAGATTTATTTGATATAAAATTAAATAATGAAGAAGATGCCAAATTCAAAATCTCATGATAGTATTACTTTTATGACCTCTATCATTATTTTTTGTACAAGTTTAATGTTTGTACCAATAATATATTCAATAATATGGTTATTATTTTATCTTTTTGCTGGTTATATGTTTAATGGTGATTTAGATATACATAGCAAACCTTATACAAGATGGGGCTTTTTAAGATTTATTTGGATACCATATCAACGAATATTTAAACATAGATCTAAATATACACATGGATTTTTAATTGGTACATTAATAAGATTAATATGGATATTGATTATACCAATATTAATAGTATTTTTCTTTAAAATTCCTGTATTATTTTTGATAATACAATTTAAGTTTTATATTATAACTTCTTTGATTGGTTTAGAAATGGGTGCTATGAGTCATTCGATTGCTGATTGGGTTAGTTAATCAAATTCTACTAAAACAGTCATATTTCTATAATCTATTTCTAATCCTTTTGGTTTTAAAGGAAATGAAATCATATTTTCATATTCGAATTCAAATTTTATTTCTTTCTTTTTGGTGATAATGTGATTTTCTATTTCATTTTTGGTTTCAAAGTTTTCAACATCTAAATGTGTAAATTTATCAACATCTAATTTTAATTCAACATTTTCTATTTTCACATTAATTTTTTCTATTCCTTCATCATTTTCTATGATATCTGAAGACCATTTTATAAAACACTGTTCACATGTTATACCATTTATTAAATCTGAATTATAATTAAAAATATAAATATCTTTATCTTCTAGTTTACTGGTATAAACTTTTTTAATTGTGTTTTTTTCGTATTGTTTTAAGTATTTCATTTTAATTTCCAATTCTTTAATTTTAAATGTTCTTTATAATATTCTGATATTTTTTCTATAAGAATATCATCGGTGTATATTTGGTTGTTTAAATTATAATGTGAAACTTCATTTACTTCAATATTAATATTATTTTCGTTTCCTTCTATTGAATGTGTTGCTTCAATAAGATCAGTATTTGACATTAATATTATTAATTTTGTTTTTATTTTTAAATCTTTTCCAGTACCTTCTTCTTTTTTAAAGTACCCTGTAATAGATTCTGGTCTAATTGATTTTTTCTTTTTTTTCTTCACAACTAATGATAAATCTGATATGAGAATATCTATTAGTTTTTGATTAATATTCGTGATTTTGACTTCAATATCTTTTAAATTCACTTTTTCGTATATTTTAAATTTTGTTATCATAATTGTATATATTAAAAAATCCCATCAAATTGATGGGATTTTCTAAAATATTAAAGAATGTGATTAACTGTTAGTTATAACTGAGGGAGGCGAAGCCGTATTAAAAAAAGATATCTACTGTGTATGTACTAGTTATTGTATCATCAGAGTTGTGGTAGAATACAAAGTCTATCATCACACCTTCTTTATCGTATCTAATTGTACTAGTTGAAGGTACGTAAACACCATATGCTGATGTATCACCAGATAAAGTAATATCTAATGAATCTACTGCGTTACCGTTTTGGTCGGTGAATGCTAATACTGTCGTTGTTCCAGTTACATGTGAAGTTCCACCAGTCGGAGTAACTGTAATACTTGTTAATCCAGATATACCTGCTGTGAATGTGCTAGTTAATGAATCATCACCATTGTAATAGAATGTTAATGGTACATCAATACCGAACTTGTCTCCGAAATAAATAGCTCCTGTTGAAGCTGAGAAGTCAGTTACATATGCAGAAGAATATGTATCACTTGATAGAGAAACATTTGTAGTTATATCAATACCAGATTGATTTGTAAATACTAGTGTTTCAGTTGTACCTGATTCATAAGATCCACTTGTTGGTACAAGTGTCATACTTGATACTACAGGATCAATAAAATTGATCACGTATTTATCATTGATAGTAGCATCTGTTATATAATAGAAATAAATAGATACAGTATTACCAGTTACATTGGATAATACTAGTTCACCTGTTGTTGGTGTCCAAGAATCAGTATAAGTTGATGTTGTTGTATCACCTGAAAGTGCAATTAATCCTGTTATATCAACACTATTTTGGTCATACATTACTAATGTTATAGAGTCACCTACTGTATGTGTTGCAGCTGATGAAGGTACCATTGTAAAGCTAGTTACTGCTGAAGAATCTGTATCAACAACTCCTAATAAGAAGCTACCAAATCCAATGAATGTGAATGTTAATCCATCATAATCAAATGTGTCTCCGATATCATATTTTGTTCCATTAAAATAGAAGTCACCACCAATATTTGCAACTACATATCCGTTGATCGTAGCTGTTTGACCAGGCACTAATTTCACTAATAAGTAAGTATCAGTAGTAACTGTTGCAGTATCACCATCATTTACTACAGTTGCACTTGAAGTTACCCCTGTTGGATAAGATACAATAGCAGTACTACCTATTGTAGAACCTGTTGCGTGTGTATATGTTAAAAGATATGTTTCACCACTCATTGACCCACCATCTATTCTATAGTATGGATAATTAGTCAAGCTGTTTGATGACATTATACCTTTTACATTTTTTTGTTGTTTCATAATTTTATGTTTTCTTTTTATATATTAATAATAAAAATTGAAAAAGTGTTGATTATACAATACTTCACTGGTTTAGGAGGACACTATACAATAGATATATAAGATTATGAAAATTAAATTAATTGAATTTATTAATAAATCAAATATAGTTCATGATGATAAATATGATTATAGTTTTGTTAATTATGTAAATAGTAAAACTAAAGTGAGAATAATATGTTTTGAACATGGTGAATTTTGGCAAAGTCCTTCTAAACATTTAGAAGGACAAGGTTGTCCTGTTTGTGCAACTAATAATATGAAAGATGATACAGAATCATTTATTAATAAATCAAATATAGTTCATGATGATAAATATGATTATAGTTTTGTTAATTATGTAAATAGTAAAACTAAAGTGAGAATAATATGTCTTAAACATGGTGAATTTTGGCAAACACCTTCAAATCATCTAAGTGGACATGGTTGTTCTAAATGTGGTGGTAGATATAAATTAACTACGGAAGAATTTATAATAAGATCAAATAAAATTCATAATAATAAGTATAATTATAGTGAAGTTAAATATTTTAATAATAAAACAAAAGTAAAAATAAAATGTCCTAATCATGGAGTATTTTTACAAAGACCTGATGCTCATTTAAGAGGACAAGGATGTCCTAAATGTTGCTAGGACGTAAAGTTCCTTTTAAATTTGGTTGTTCAACACCTTTATGAAAAACATTGCCTTGTAAATCAACATATTCTTTTCTTAATGCCCAACCACGGGGTTTTATAATTTCCTTATTTTCTGTTAGTAAATTAAAAGGGTCGCCTACTTCTTCTTCAGATAATAAGTTTAAAGGATCACCAGTTACTTCTTCAGTTATTATTTCTTCAGTTATATTTTTTTCAGTTTCTGATAAGATATTAATAGGTTCTGGTTTTTCAATAGCTTTTACATCAATTATATATTCTTCTTCAGTTTTAATGTTTTTAATGTGTATTTTACCATTTTCAAAAGAACCAACTAATATGTAGTTTTCATAATCCACAAAACCATTATTTGCTAAGGCTTGGATAAATTTTCCCATTTTTCCCATGTTTAATAATTATTTTCTATTATATATTTTTTATAAGAAGTCTATAATAAGATTTAAAATTTTAATATATATGTTAAAGATTTCTAAAAAACAAAATAGAAATAAATATGACAATGATTAAAAAACTTAACGTAGAAAATTCTCAAGAATTTATAGATCTTGTAAAAGATAAAGAACTTATTGTATATGAAGATATACAAGGTTCTCAAATTTTTATAAAGTGGACTGGTGATAAATTCATTATAAAACCTAAATCACTTAGAAGCCAACCTCTTAATTTTATTGATTTGGCGACACAAAAATTTTATAATCAAGCATATAAATATATTCATCAATTACCAGATTATGTAACTGATTTATTAAATAAAAATTGGTGGTTTTGTTTTGAATATTTCCCAGATAATCAACCTGCAAATATAGAGTATAATATTGTACCTAAAGGTGGTTTAATATTAACTTGTATTGTAAAAGGTTCAAAATATTTTTATAATTATGATGAATTAAAAGAATATGGCGAATTATTTAATGTAGATTATTTACCAGTTTTATATAAAGGTAAATTAAGTGAAAAACAGTTAGAAATAATTGATTTGTATTTAAATACAAGTGATAAAGACTTAGAATATGTTTTTGGAGAAAAGAATTTTGCTTATTTCTTTTATCAAATACTAAATCCTCAGTTAAAGAATTCATTTTTGATGAATGATGAAGTATTTAATGATAATTTAGAGAAAATAATATTTAAAATAGATAATAATACAGATTATTCATTTGAATTATTAAATCCTTTATATCATAGATTATCATCTAATAATAACACAGAATATATAGATACATATAGTTTGATATTATTATCATTTTTAGAATATTTTCAACAAATTGCATTAAAGAATTATAAATTACATTCTTTAACAATGGATGAATTATATATTGAGATTGTGTGTAAAATATTTAATGATTATATTAAAGATATTAAGAAAGATATTGAAAAATGGAATTTTGGTATTCCATCATTTTTTAAAGAAGATAAATTTAAAATTAATTTGGAACTTATACCAAATAAACTTACTAAAGATTTTGTTAAATCTAATGATAAAATTGAATATGTATTTAAGTGTATTCTTAGTTCATTTAGCAAGAAAAAGAAAAAACCAATTGGTGTTTTTAATCAACAAACTCTTATATTATTTAATAGTTTGGTTAAAGATATAAATTTATATTTAGAAAAACAATTAGAATTAAATAGAGAATATGCTATTCAAAAGTCTGATGTTAAAAACTTTAAAGATTATTTTGATTTGAAATATGAAGTTGATGCTGATGGTAGATTATATCCAGATGTATTTGATGAATTTGATGATGAGGGTGGTGAAGATAAGAAAAAGAAAAAGAAGAAAACTGTTTTTGGTAAAAAAGGTGGTAAAAAAGATTGGTCATGGGAAGATGGTGAAGAAGGATGGGAAGATTTTGAAATAGATAAAGAAAAAGTTTAATATATAAAGAGATAATCAACAAAAAATAATTAACTAACTAATGATTGATTTAACAAATTGGCTTCGAATGAATACAGGAGCAACAGAAACATATTATGGCTATGCTAATCCAGGTGTACTAACTACTGAAGGAAAATGGTTAATAAGAAGACAAATAATTGAAAGTGGTGATACAGTATATCAATTTGCTGATAATGATTTTCAATTTGATAAAATATGGGAGAATAAAGAATTATATTTTTTAGCACCTTCTGCAGTAACAATTTCATCAAGTTCTGTTACAAATAGTGAAATTATCTTAAAATTTGATTTAGTTGATGGTGTTGCAAAGTATTTTATAACAGTATTGGATTCATCTCAAAATAAGGTTATGCCTTGGAGTAGGCAAAGAATAAGATCATTAAATGACTTAAATATGGTTATACAAATTAATAAACATCTAAGTTCAGCTTCAGATTATGAAATTTGGATTGAGGCTTGGAATGGAGTTAGTTCGGAAACTTTAATAGTTTATGTCGCAACAACATAAGTAAAAAACCACTCATTGAGTGGTTTTTCTTTTTTATTCTTTTATTTCTTCTTCATCAATTTCAAGTTCTAAGTTATCACCTATATCTAAATCTTCTACAACTACGTTTGCGTCTGCTTCAGTTTGTTTAGCTTTTTCTTGTAAAGATTCTTCTTGGGCTTTTTGGAATAATTCTATTAGTTCTTTTTTGGCTTTTACTTGTTGATTTTTAATTCTTTGTGTTCTTGCTTGAGATCTTTTCTTTTGATTTTTTTTATTTCTACTTTTTGGCATAATTATCCATTAATTTTTAAATTATATTTCGAAAATAATTAAAAGTTTAAATTAATTCTTCTCTATCTATACTTTCTGGGTTTATTCTTTTGAAGAAAGATGATCTATGTCTTTCAATTACTGGATCATTATTATATTTTGAAATGTTTTCTCCTTTACTAATATCTTTTAAATAAGATTGTAATTTTTTATCAATTTCTGAATAACCACTTGCAGTTGTATTATGTCTTTCTTTCCAATCTGGCATAATTTGTTCTAGATCAGTCTCACTTATTCCAAGACCATCAGTAGCATTTGCCATTGCACAATCAACTAACACTTTACCTTTTTCATTTAAACTTTTAGCTAAATGTAATGTTAATTCATGTACTTCAGACTTCCAAAGATTTTGAATTAAACCAAAATCACCAACATCACCGTGCAAAGTCCAAAATCCCAAATAATATTCAGTTAAATTGTCTGTACCTAATACTAAACCACCATTTTTTGAAGCTAAATTATAAAGATAAATCATTCTTGTTCTAGCTTTTATATTACCAAGTCTAATTAATTTTGATTGATAATCATATTCAGAATAAGGAGAACCTTCATTATCCATTTCATCTAGATTTTTTAATGTATCAAAGTATTCTGTAAGATCAATTGATTGGAAATCAGTGCAAAACGCTTTTCCAATATCTTCAGCTCTTTCTTTTTCTTCTTTCTTATTACTTTCTATATGAATATATCTTCCTATTAAAGGAATATTTAATTCATCACATATAGGTTTAGCAATTGCTGCAACAATTGCTGAATCAACTCCACCACTAATACCCAATACTAATGATTTAAGTTTAGTTCTTGTAATTTTTTCTTTTAGTAAAAATCTTGAATTTTCAAGTACTTTGTCGTAATTTATTATATTTTTCATAATTATATTTTTTATTGTTTAATTAAATATACGAAAAATTTTTATAATTGTAATATTTTTTGGTATGTTATATAACATATGTCAATTATTAAGATATTTTAAGAGAATTTTCTAATGGTATTATAAATTTTTCGTTGAAGACTTTTACCCTTTTTTTATGATCAAAACCAAAATGCAGTTTATGAGCGTCTTTAATCTTAATCCACATTAAATTTTCAACTTCATCAGGTTCACTATTTTCTGTACTGAATTCTGGTAATATAGAATTAGTTGCATCAAATACAATTGAATAATGTAATGAAATATTTTGAAGATGTGAGTCTGGATTAGTATCAATATACCAAGGTTCTTCTGTATTTATAAAAATTTTGTAATTTTTTAGAAGTTTTTCGCAATTTATACCAGTTTCTTCCCACATTTCTCTAAAGAAAGCTTCTCTACCACTTTCATTCCAATCTAGATAACCACAAGGTAAATTCCACAAACCTTTACAGTCTGGTGTGCCTTGTCCTCTTTGTCCTACTAAAATATAAAAATCACTCCCGATTTTTGCTGATACATAGGAAACAACAGCACAACTTCTTGAAATCCAATGTGTTGTACCATCATTTTTTATTGATTTATTTGGTCTGTTGTTAAATTTCATATTTCTTATTTTTAATATAATTGAATAAAAATTGTTCTGCATCTTTTACTTTTTTGAATTCTTTATTTCCACACAATAGATTTTTGCCTGCATATACACCAAAATATCCGCTAGGTTCTTGATGAGATATTTCTTTTCCTTTGGGTCCTCTTGACATTCTGAATTGAATCATGTGTTTTATTTTATAACCGAAATGTTCTTTCACTGTTTTACCCATGTATTGTTTTTTTACCATAATATTATATTATTTTTTATTTTTATTATTATATTCTTATCTAGTTTAATTTATATTCAAATCTTCTAAGTATCTGTTTAATGTTTTTTTGTCAGTATAAGTATATTTACCAGATGAATCAGATGTCTTTATACAATATCTCCAATCCATTTTTTCAGGTTTAGCTTCTGTCATTTTAATAACAATATTCATAGTTGGTACACCAATATCATTTGTTAAATAAGTACCAATTCCTAACGTGCATTTAATTTTATCACTTGCATATCTTATAATATCTCGTATTTTTAAAAATGAATTTATACCATCAGAATAGACAATTGTTTTGGATTTAGGATTAATTCCATATGATTTATAGTGTCCAATTATTTTATCAGTAAATAATTTAAAATCACCAGAATCCCATCTAACACCATCAAATAATTTACTATGTAAAGTATCAAATGATTTTAAGAAATTGTCTGTACCATAAGTATCAGATAACGCAATACCTAATTCTCCTCTGTAAACTTTAACCCAATTTTCTAAAGATATCTTATTTGCTAGTTCTGGTCCATATTTTGCGGCATGAAACATTATCCATTCATGAGCTTGTGTTCCAATGGCTTTAACATTAAATTTTCTAGCGAACATACAATTAGACGTACCAATATATCTAGCTGGTGATTCCCACATAAAATGTATATTGATAAATTCTTGTATTAGTTTTGAATATCTTCTTCTTAAACCAAATTCTGCAATATTAGATTCGGCTGTTATAAAACTTCGATATTTGTCTCTGTGTGTATCATATAGATGATCAAAATTATGAATATTTTTATATTGATCAGTTAACATATACCAAGTTTCTGTTAAAATCGGCATTATTTGTGTTTCCCAATAAATTGTTTTTAACCAAGAACCAGTTATTTCTATTTCGATATCTTCTCCTGTTTGAGTTACTTTAACTTCAGATGGATCGTATCTATAACTTCTTAAAAAACCATAAAAAGATTCATCAAAATAAGATTCACCTTTCATATTTGAAAATTTTTTTCTAAATGATCTTTCTATTTCAGGAGTGAATCTAAGATTTTTCATAGATTCTATTTGTTTTTTAATATGATAATCTGAACCGACTGGAAATTTATGTTTTCCACGGTTAAAAAATTTAAATTTTACTATTGCGTTTGGGTGAGTTTTAAAGATTGCATATTGCATAAAATATTTATATGCATCTTGATCATCAAAATCGGTAATAATTGGTTCAATTTCACCTGTTTTTTCAAATTTATCATAAATATCTATCTGTTTATTATAGATAGATTTTAAATGTACTATTAATTCTTTTTCTGATAATTTTTGTATATTTCTCATGATTTGAAGTTTTAGTATTTATAATAATATACGAGAAATTTTCTAATAAGTCAAAAATTAGGATATGTTATTAGACATATATTTAATTTTCAATTTCAGCAGATAACCCAGAATCAAGTAAAGCATAATAAGGAGTTTCTAATTCTTTAAATGTGCCTTTTTTAACATCACATTTACCATTATTGTGTATAATCATGGTACATTGTTCTGCTTGTGTTAATTCATGTTTACAGTATTTAATAAGACAACCAATAACATGTTCAAATGTATTAACTTCGTCATTATATACAATAATTGAGTATAAATTTTCTTCTTTTTCTTTAGATTCGTTTTTAGATTCGTCTTTAGTTTTGTCTTTTGTCATTTTTTATTATGTTTTAGTTTTATAACCCATTCAATGTGTTTTTTAATTTTTTGATTTTCTAATAAACTTTTTAATGTATTAAATTTTTTGCCCAAAGTTTTTTCATCCCAAAATTTATGTATAGCCTTATGACATTGTTTGCATAAGTCTATACCGTGTGATTTCATATAGTCTTTTTCGTAATTTTTTTTGAACCACTTTTTAGTATGTAATGTTACTGGTATTAAATGATGAAATGATGTTGTTTCATTACGACCACATATTTTACATTTATCTTGCATAATTTAAATAATTTAAAAGTTAAAATTAACCTAGTCCATAAGCGGGATTTTGTTTTATCTATACATTTATCTAAGTGTTTACACTTCTCCGAAGAGTGCCTCTAACCCGATCATTATAGAATTGCTCACCTCCTAGATCTGTTTGAGTTGCAACCTCGGCAGTACGAACGACCAAAGTCTCCTGCCTTAAGCAAAATTGTCCCGACTTTCCTCTAATTTTTTATAAAATCAGCGTATAGTCGATTAGATTAATTTGTTATAATATACAAAAATTTTTAAGAAAATAAAATAATTTCTTTAATATATATAGATAAAAATTATGATTGATAGAAAAATAATTTGGATAACCGAAGGTGAAATTGAGTTCCTTGAGTCTTATTTGACAAAGGATATGCATTGCTTGGAGTTTGGTGCAGGTGCTTCTACTAAATGGTTAGCTGATCGAGTGAGTCATTTGATTAGTATAGAACATGACAGTGAATGGATTAAAAAAGTATCTGAATCCCTTCCCGGAAATGTTACCCTTCATCAACATAACAGGGATTATAGTGTATATGTTTCTATTTTCCCAGATGAACATTTCGACTTTATTTTAGTAGATGGAAGAGATAGGGTTAACTGTGTAAAGGAAGCTCTTCCTAAATTAAAGAAGGGTGGTTATTTGATGTTGGATAATTCGGAAAGAGAAGAATATAAAGAGTCGATAGATTTAATGGAAGGATATGAAAGTTATACGCAAATCAAACCAGATTCAGAAGGTTTTGTTTATCCTGATTGGCAAACTCTATGGTGGAAAAAACAGTGATTTTAATAAACCTGGTTCTATATTTTATACAAAATATTTTTAATCCTTATTTTTAATATACAAATATGTGAAATACCTAAAGACATATTTAGAAAATAAACATTTTAATATTACAATAACTGATATTAAGAATAATGATAATTTAGAAGTTACCATTAAACAAATAGAAAAATATTATGAATTACCAATATATGAACAATTAACCGAAATTATAGAAGATGAAGTTTCTTGTGCTTGGGGAGATCAAGTAGAAAGTAAATGTGAAATTGTATCTTTATATATATATAAGACAAATTCTGGAATATTGGATTTTGATGTTAATGTAAATAATAATGCATTTTATAAACCAATTACAATAGAAGATTGGTATATAAAAAATATTGGAGTTACAATAGATGAATATCTACAATCAAATAAATTAGGATTACTATAAAAATAAATAAATAAATAAATAATGAGACATTTAAAAACTTTTAATGAATCACTTAAATTAAGTGATATGAAAATAGAACTTGAAGAATTTTTAGATGACGTATATTATGACATGAGACATGATTATTCTGGTGCTAAACTTCTTTCAGAGGTTGAAGAACACCTTGACGATCTCATCCCGGATATATTATACGGATATGAAAATGAAGTGAACTATGACAAAGTAGTTAAAAAACTACGAAAACATGGTATAAAATATATGACTAAATAATATGAAACATTTAAAAACTTTTAAAGAAGCAAGTGCTGCTTCAGTTAGACATTCAGAAAGTAGAAAAGGACCTACAGATAGTGCAACATGGCATGATGAAGGAACTAGAATGAAAGGTAATGATGGTAATATGTGGGAAATACAAACTGATAAAAATGGTGTTAACCATTGGCAAGAAGTTTAATGAAATATCTTTCTTAGTAGGTCACCAACTGAGTTTCAAACCTAATTGCGGAAGAAGTGGGGCTCGAACCCACGCGCCGTATTTCAGACCTACTGGTTTAGCAAACCAGCCCCTTCACCAACTTGGGTACTCTTCCATAGCGGAAAGCAAGGGATTCGAACCCCTAATGGTGTAACCCATTACTACTTTTCAAGAGTAGCCCCTCGTCCAACCGGACGCTTTCCATAGTGGCTTATTAAGGATTCGAACCTCATATATCTCTAGTAACTCTTAAAATATACATTTTAGTGACATGCGGTAACCCGACAAATGCTCTATAAATACAACCTATTTGTTATAAGCCTTAGTGGACCTAGTCGGACTCGAACCCTGGACTTTCTGCTTAAAAGGCAGAAGCTCTACCAACTGAGCTACAGATCCATTGGTTGGCCATCAGGGGATCGAACCCTGGACTCTCTGCTTAAAAGGCAGATGCTCTAAACCTACTGAGCTAATGGCCAATAAAAAAACCGAATCTTTTCAGACTCGGTTTGTAATTCTTTGTACCTAAAAATTTAGGTAATACAATTCCGAGCCGTTTTCAGACGACTATTCTTTTTCGATTTACTATTTATGTTAATTATAATCATTATTTAAAATTTTTTAATTTTTTGTATTAATTCATTTTTAAAACCATCAAATGCGCCTCTTAGTTCATTTCTAACTTTTTCCCATTCTTCTGTTTTACTTTTTTCTATTATTTTGTATGAATCAATTAAATTATTAAAATTATTATATCTTATCTTTAATTCTGATATTAGATCATCAATTTCTTCATTGAAATCTTCTCTAGTGTTATTATCATTATCAATTAATGATTCATTATATCTTTTAATTTTCATGTTTAAAATTGATTTTCTTTATATATTAATTATTTGTTCTATTTTTTCATCAGTTAAGTTATATAACTTTTTAAAATCGTTATCAAAGATTTTTTGTCCTTTTATTTTGTAAAATTCTTTCAATTTAATAATTATAATATCATAATCTACTTCATTCCAAAAACAAATGATATTGTTATCATTCACAAAAGTGAACAATTCTCTATCATCAGCTAAAGTATCCCAAACCAAATCACTTTCAATAGAAGGTTTTATTCCTTTAAAAGAAGAAAGATAACCAAAATCTTTAATTAGTTTTTTGTAAACTTTTTTACCTAATCCTAGACCTTTCATAAAAACTGGCAAACCATTATTAATATGTATCTGATTAAATGGTGGTTGAATAGTTATATCTAAAAATGGGTCTCTTTCACCATCAATATAGATAGTGTTTAAGATTTTTTGTTGATTCTCTTCTTTTCCATATTCAAATTCTACTCTTTTACCATCTAAATAGGTTAAAATACCACGAATAGTCGGATTATATATTATTTCTATATCTTTATTGTTCTGTTTATAAATGAAATCATCAAAATTGGAATTTTTAATTTCTTTTTTTAAATTAAAAATAATTTGTTTTAGTTCTGATAGAACTTTTTTGTAATTGTTTGCATTAATATATCTATCTATTTTTTCTTTTTGATTTTGATCGATAGCTTTTTCAAATAATTCCATATTTTGATTGATTTTTTCTAAAGATTTACTAAATTGTGTATATTTTTTCATTTGTTAATTTTTATTATTTTTCATTAAAACTGGTTCTTTCTTCACATTAATATATATTAAAATTTAAAAGTTTAAAGTGGAACCGACCCGAGTTGAACGGGTACCTATACTTCTTCAGAGTATCGTGCAGACCACCTACACCACGGTTCCAAATTTGTATTAATATTTCATTTTTCTACCTTTTAACCATCCTTCATTTAACCATATTTAAACTTCTCGCAGGCCTACCAGGATTTGAACCCGGACCAAGTGGTTTGGAATCACTTATGCTACCGTTACACTATAGACCTGTGTTAAATTTGGGGTGATTAATGGAATTTGAATCCATCCTAACAGAACCACAACCTGCCGTGCTACCACTAACACTATAACCACCATATATTTTTAAGAACGTTTATAAAAAACAAAAAACCCGAATCTTGTTAGAATCGAGTTTGTCCCTTTGTTGATTAATATTTTTTAATCTTAACTTTTAAGGCATAACATTCCCGATCCGAAGCGGCTAAACCACTTATGAAAAGATGAACTATTATGTTTAAAAGTATTATTCATTGTTTCTGTTTTTACTATTTTTTATATATTAAATATTTATTCTCTATTTTTGACAATATACAAATTATTTCTTGCATAAAAAAATTTTCCGAGAAAACTTGGAGGAATTTCTTATTTCACACTACTTGATTCATGTTACTTTTGTGAAATCCCCCGTCGTCTTCTCAAACACACACTAACACTAATCGTTTTTATGCGACAACATCACTCCTTTAGGGCTACAGTGATGGTGTTATTCTTGGTGTATTTAAATGTGAAGATTTTTATCGTTCACATTTTTGTGAAGTAGCGCAGAGAACGGGCTGCGTGTTGCGTCTTTTAATTTCTACTACTTTTTTCACATTTGATAAATATTAGTTTAAAGCTCTATCACCACGTCAAGGTTTTTATCTTGATAGAGAAACAATTTTGAGACTAAAAACTGTCATACTGGTAAAACACACAGTTTATTATATGTTTTGCTTTCTTCAGATTATCAAAGAGTTGCTATTCTTCGTTCCTGAATTGTCCACATAATCCCTCGAAAGGCAACTATGTACACCAGCTGTACTGTAACTTTTTATGTGGTTACATCACTAGTACTATTAAGTTACTCGATATTTTGCGTACACTCACCACTATCGTGGCGTTAATAACCTGCTAGGGTTAAAAGTTGAGGCTACTGTATCAAAGATTCTCTACCTTGCGAGCTTTGAATCCACTTTATTCACCGAAGTGTAAAGTTTTAAGCACCTTTACTTAACAGACGGACAGGGACTTTGCTTTTTTTATGATGGAATTGAACCATCTACCTTTAGTTAGAATACTACTGCTCTACCATTGTGAGCTAATAAAAAATGATATCACCACAAAGTGCCTGTCCACCGATTCATAAGTTTCACCTTACAAAATACGACCCTTCGTATGCGTTTCAGCCCGGAGGACTTACTGTGCCGTTTGTTAAGACATCTTTCAACACCTTTGAAACTGAATAATGCTCTAACTTTCCACATTCGAACTACTATTCTATCTCTTATCTATCAACGAACACTTAATGAGTGGATTAAACGATATTGGAATGTCCCCATTCTATATTTGATAACTTTTGTTCCCCTTGCGGGCAATTGAGCCATCTTATTCTTACCAAAGATCGTTACTCACGTTGTTTCATCTTATCCCCTTTCTATTGAGGCTGTCTTGTTGGTCAAGACAAAAATGAGACTTGCTTAGATTGACCATAATCCGAAGACTATTGGCGAGAATAAGTGACCTTCCTCTCTTTCGACACCTTACGATGTTTTATCTGCTCCATCCGAAGATGAACGTCTGCCCAAGCACAGACTATATTTTACAATATTTTAAAGAACGTTTTGATTTCGAAAAATCTTTAAAAAAATATTATTTTTTCGTAATCTATTTTCTTGTACTTTCAAAATTTTAAAAAGTTTAAAAATTTTAAAAATTTATAAAAGTGTGAAAATTATATATTTGACTTAAAAAGTCACTTTTTTCTAAAATTAAAAGATTATACTAATTATACTAAAAAATTCAATAAGTTGAAAATTCTTTATTCTTAGGAAAATAAGTATTACCGTTAAAGATAATATTAATGAAATAAAATTTTTAAAAATTTTAATCTTTTGAAAAATTTTTTTATATACGCATGCGCGCGCACACGTTATATATTATTACCTGTTAAAGAATTCTTTGAGAATATTAATTAAGGTCTAATATTAGAAAATTCTTCTAAATATTCTAATCTAATTGAAATATGGTGTGTTAATTTTTTGGGAAGATGTAACTTTTTAACATTATCTTTATTAAGTGTCAAAAAATTATCTTTAATGTAATTTATTATTTTAGGATCTATATAATCCCATTCTTTAAGTTGGAAAGTATCATCAATAAATTTATCCCATTTCATTAAATTATATATTTATCTTAATAAATGTATTTTAGATTTATTTTTCCAACCTACATCATACTTATAATCACAGAAGTAAATTATTAAATTTGCATCGTATTTATAATCTACAAAATAAATTGTCTTATCTGCATCATATTTATAATTTACGAAATACCATAAACCATCTTTATTTGCATCATATTTATAATCTACGATATAAACAATCAAATCTGCATCATATTTATAATCAGCAACATATACTTTTATATCTGCATCATATTTATAATCAACTTTGTAAATTTTTTGTGCGGAAATTGTGAGGGATAGTAAAAATAGTAATATTAGGTAAAAGAATTTCATAACTTTTTACAGTTAATATTACAAATTTTGTGCCAAATTATATTTTTTCCAATTATCTAATTCTTTATCATTTGGATCACCGAGTGATTTGCCACAATATATACAAACTCTTTGTACAATTTCAAATTGTCCAAAGTTATGTAATGATATTTTATAATCTTCGTGAATACATATACTTTTAATATATTCTATTTCTTTCTGAGCATTTTCAAATATTTTATTAAGTTCTGATATTTTTATTTTTATATCATCTTTTTTCATTTTTATCTTCAAGACCTTTTTTATATGAATTTGACTCTACTTTATTGATTATTAGTATGGTTACAATTGTTGACACGATAGCAGCACCATAGATTAGACTTTTTAACATAATATTAATTTTTTAAACTTCATTATTTATACATTATAAATATAATGATCTAAAAAGTTTAATTTTAAAATTTATTATGGCAGAAAAAAAAGATATTGGTGTTAATTTAGAAAGTATTGAAAGTAAAATACAAGACATTCTAGACAAAGAACACAAATTAACACAAAAACAAAAAATAAAGAGATTTCCAAATCATTCTAATCCCAGTAGACTTAATTTTGCTTGTCCAATCTGTGGAGATAGCGAAAAAGTTGCTAGTAAGAAAAGAGGAAATTTATACCTAGATAGTCTAAGATATATTTGTTTCAACTGCGACGAAAGAATGTCTTTTGTAAAGTTATGTGAATTATTTAATATAGAAATTGATATGGATGAAAAGATTAAAATTTATAAACATATTGATCAATGTACAAAGTATAATCGAACCGAATATAATTATACAGTATTAGATAAACTTATTGATATTGAAGAATGGGTTAAATATATGAATAATCGTAAAAATAGTTGGTTAATAGATATTAAACCCGTACAAACTAATTCACACGTATATCAATATTTGAAATATACTAGACAAATACACAACCACGAACATATTTATCAAGGACTATACCGTAAAATGAGAGATGGTAAAGTCGTATTTAAAAGTCCTGTGATGATTTTGTTAAATAGAAATAATGAAAAATTGTTAGGTATTCAGTTGCGTAATTTAGAAAAAGACGCTGATAAGAGATTTTATAAAATTGTTGAATTTGAAGAGTTGTATAACTATATGAATCCAGGTAAAATGTTAGATGAATCTGAAGCTATTTCTTATAATAAAATATCTCACTTTTATAACATATTAAATGTTAATTTTGAAAATACTGTAACTATATTTGAAGGTTTTCTAGATAGTCTATTCTATCCTAATTCTATAGGTTTGGTAGGAGCTAATAATGATAATGATTTGTTAAATTTCTTAACAGAGGCAGATGAGGGGTTAGATTTAAAATTCTTTTATGATAGAGACTCTAAAGGTGTTTCTAAAGCTTTGAAAATGTTGAATAGAGGATATGGTGTGTTTTTATGGAATAAATTAATAGATAAAATAATTGAAGGGAAATCAGATAAATATAAAGCTAAGAAAACATTTGATGATATAACAGATTTGAATGAATTAGTAATAAAAGCCAAGAATCCAAATATATATGGGAAATTAAAGTTAGATAAGTTTTTTTCAAAAGATGAATTTGATCGACTTTATTTGGATAAAATTAAATGGAAGAAGTTTTAACAATTAAATATATTTTTTTAATATTTTAATTGTTTTATTGGTAGATTTATGATTTATTGCAATACCATCAGCATCTTTCCACATATCAGTATTTCTTTTCATATCATCAATTAATATGTGATTTTCAGAAGCAAATTTATATTTTTGTTTACTTGATTTATGATTGACTTTAATATTACCTAGTTCTCTTTTACACCAAATATCTTTACCTTTGTGAGCATATTGACCAGCTTTACCCCAAGGTGAACCAGTTAATATTTCTATATCGTTAAAATTTTCTGTAATAAATTTCCATAATTTTTTACCATCAGACATCCAATCCATGTTACTCCAATGTTCTATACCACGTTTTTCGATTTCTTGCCACATTTTAGTTACTCCATATTTTTTTATGTATTTTTCTGGTCCTATTTGATCTATATCTTTCTTAAATCTTCCATTAAAATCACATAACACACCATCTAAATCTACATATATTTTATAGGTTGGTTTGTCTTCTTGTTTTTCTGTATATGTTTTCAAATAATCCATTTCTTTAATATTTTTAAAATCTAAAACTTTCTTATAAATAAAAGTACAAAAAATTTTCAAGTAAAACAAATTATTTTACAAGAGGTTTACCTAATAATATATTAAGTTTACGTTTTCCATTTATTTCTCTTTCATACCAACCATTATTCACCATTTTTACTTCTTTGCTTAATATTTTTTCTATATTTTTTTTGTCTGTTACAATAGGTGCATTATTTTTTATTAAGAAATTGGCTAGTTTATATGAACATTCTACATAATTGCCAGGTTTATGTAACCTATCAATCATCATTTGTATATATTCTATCTTTGATTGTTTTTCACCATCATTGGCTCCGAGTGTATATTTTTTACCATGTAGTTTTATTTTATCAGCTGAGACCGCATCTGGTTCATCATCACCAGTTAAATCTATAATTTCCCATTCATCTGCTTTATTGAAGTTAATATCATCTGGTGTATCAATTCCTGGATATCCTCCTAAGTAATTGTATGTTTTATTAATCATATCTAGAATTTCATCATTATATTCGTCAAGTTCATCTTCAGTGGCTTTAACCCATGTACCTTTTGGTAAATTATTTTCAATTATGAAATTTTTAAAATTAGTTATCATTGAGGATAATTTTTTATTTTATATATTTAATATATAAGATAAAATTATCAACTTAGAATGAAAAAATATGGTGAATTTATTAATGAATCTAATCAGGGTGAGATATATATGTATGATATTCTAAGTGCAGGATTACCTATAAATAAAATCAAAGAACTTAAAAATATAATATTACAATCAGTTGATGAATCTGTTAATGAATCTCTATTTTCTGGATTATGGAATCAATTTAATGATTATTTATCTAGAAGAGCATGGAAATGGTTAATTAATAGAAATGAAAGAGAATTAACAAAGAAATTAAAAGTTCTTAATATGATAGATATATCAGATTTGAGTGATTGTTTTAAACCAGTTACTAAACTATATTTAGGTGGTGGTATTGATAAAGCTCCTGTTGGAAAAGATGATTGGAGATCATATGTAGAAAAATATTTTGGTGGAACGTCAGAAGGACATTATGATGTTAATGGTGAAAATCCTCATATTATTTACAGTCCTGATTTAATTAATTTGAGTATTACTGGTAAGTTGAATGAATCTGATTATAAAAATCCTCTAATTTTAAATCCTTTAAGAAATGAAGTTATTCGAGATGATGAAGAATATCAAAGACTTTATACAATGTGGAAAACAGGTCAAATGGATGATATGACTATATCAGAAGATTTTCAAAAACTTGGTGATTTTTTTAATAGAAAAGTTGTTGCATATGATTTAAGAGTATTAAATATTTGTGATACTAATTTAGTTAAATTTGATAATGTTGCTGGTTCAGGAACACAAGGTGAATTGCAAATGACACCAATGAGACAAATAAATACATTTATGTGGATTCAATCTGAAGAATTTAATCAAGGAGAAAAAAGAGTACAAGATATATCTCCATGGTTAATGGGTTCTATCACAAAATTGGTTGTTGGTGATGAAAATTTAAGAATATTGTTGGATGCAATAAAGAAACAAAATCAATAATATGGAAACAACGATATATATAGATTCTACTTCATTAAAATGGGAGATTGAGAATTATTTATATGATGTTGGATTTACTAATGATTTATATGAATTAAAATATTGGCATGATAGATATTATGTTGAAATATTTTTTAGATGTGAGTCAGCAATTGATTATTTGATGAAGGATATAATAAAATATAGGAAAAAATACGAAGTTAAGAAATATATAAATAAAGATATAATAAGTGCAATAATAACATATATATGAGATATTTAAAGACATATGAAGGTTTTGGTAAACCACTAGTAAATGATGATGTTATACTTGATGAAATATATCAAGAAATTAAAAAACAATTTAACGGTGGTACTTTTAAAATAGATCATTGTGATTTTAATTATAAAGAACCGTATACTGAAGAAGAAATTGTAGGATATGGAACTTATTATTTTAATGTCTTTGGTATGAGAGTTGTTATGCATTATGAAAGATGGCAAAATAGAACATGGGACGTATCTTTTAAATATAATAATAGAGATTTAAATGTGTCAAGACAGAAAGTTAAAAAGATATATAATATATGTGTTGATCAAGTTAAAAAAAGTAGAATACCAAAATCAAATGATGATCTTCTTAAAGATATAGAAATGCATAAAGAACTTGGTGAAGATGCAAACAAAAATGCAAAAAGTATAGGATTAATATAAAAAATAAAATATATAATGAAAAACTACAAAAAATTTATCAACTCAATTAATGAAAATGTTAATAACATGGATAAATATAATCCGATGATAGATTATACATTACTTGATAATGATGCTTCTGATGAAGATATTATTGAATTATGTGAAAAAGCACAAGATTTTGGTGTTAAATCTGTTTGTGTTATGCCAAAACATGTTTCTATTGCAGCTGAAATTTTAGCTGATTCAGATGTTTTAGTATGTACTGTAATTTCTTTTCCAGAAGGAGTTTATACATTAGAACACAAAGAATCAGAAACAAAAGAGACAATTAAAGATGGTGCTGATGAAGTTGATATGGTTATAAATTATAAATTTCTTAAAAAAGAGTGGGTAGATACTGATAATGATGGTGATTTACCAATGGAAAAATTTGACATATTAGTTGAAGAAATTGAATCATTGGTTGATATTTGTCATGAAAATGATAATAAAGATGGGGAACCAATTACACTTAAAGTTATTGTTGAATCAGGTTTATTGACTGAAAAACAAACAATAGTTGCAACTTTGGCTTGTTTAGAAGCTGGCGCAGACTTTATTAAAACATCCACTGGTAAAGTGCCAGTTGGTGCAGAGATTAATAAAGTTAAAATTATGCATGATGTTATTCAAGATAATCCCAACTTACTATCTAAAAATATGAAGATTAAAGCATCTGGTGGAGTAAGAGATATGAATGATATAACAACGTTTGGTCAGTATGTTGATAGATTTGGAATGGGATGGCAATCAGTTGATACATTAAATGGTTTAGAAACAACTGGAGAAGGTTATTAAGAAAAAAGACAAATAATGAAAATAAAAAGATTTGATAATTTTTATCAGTTAAATGAGAGTATAGATGATGAATATATGGATCAGATTCTTAGTATGCCATTAATGGCTAGAAGAGAATTGAAAGAAACTCTTAGATCTTTGCCTGTTACAGAACAATTAAATGAAAATGTTTTTACAGATTTATTTGATAAATTTAAAACATGGTTAAATAAGAAGGCTTTGAATTGGTTGATTAACTTGAATGAAAAAGAAATTGATAAAAAAGTAGATATATTAAATATTGTAGACCCTACTGATTTTTCAAATATTAAATCAGTAGAAGGTATTTACTTAGGTGGTGGTATTGATAAAACAAAACCAGATTCAGAAGTTAAACACTGGAGAGAAGATACTGAAAACTTTTTCGGAATGGATCATGTTGTCACTGGTGAAGATATTATAAAACTTGGTAAAACTGGTAAAATTGATAAATCTAAATTTCCAAAACCACTTGTTCTTAATCCAATGAGAAATGAATTAGTAAGATTTAAAGGTGATTTCAAAAAAGCTTTAGATACTTGGAAATCTGGTGGATTTAATGAAATGGAACCAGGTTCTGAAGAAGATGAACTTTGGAATTATTGGCAAAAAACAGGAAATGCTACAATGACAAGTCCTGATAGAAGAATAATTATGCAGTGTGATACTAATTTAATTTCAACTAACGCTGGTGCTGGAATGGGTACATGGGGTGAAGCTGAATTAACAGCTTATGCAAATATGAATATGTTTATTTGGTTAAATGATGGTTGGAGTATTAAAGATATTAGTCCATGGTTAGTTCCATCAATTACTAAAATTGTGAGAAATAAAGAAGAATTTAATCTTTTATTAACTTCAATTAAAGTTATGAATGGTGATTATAGTAGTGGAATACCAATGGGTTATAAAGGAAAAAATGCAAATGCAAAATAGAGAAAATTAAATTTGGCATAAAAATACAAATACGCGATAATGATCAAAATTAAGAGATATTCAGAGTTAAATGAAAAAATGAAAAATTATGATGTTAAACTCATAGGTAAAGATTGGGGTGAACATGAGTGGGTTGAGAACTGTTATAGAGAAATTGATAATATGGATGTTTATGATAAACTTAAAATTTATGGTTATTATCATACTATAATGAATACATTAAAAAATGATTTTAAAATTATTGATAAGAATACAAAAGGTTGGGGTGATCCTAAAGTTAAAACTAGATTAGAAAATGATATTAAAAATATAGATATTGACATTATATCTAAAGAGGATGATATTAAAGAGTTAGAAAGTGAAATTAAAAAATATAAGGAAGTCAAAAGAAAATACAAATTAAAAATTAATCCTGATATTAAAGAATTAGATACAGTCAATTTACATTATATAGGTAAAGATCATATTATTATTCCTTTTGAAGAATTTGTGAATGAATTAGATCCTAAAAAACATGAAGATAAACCAAAAATATATGATTTTTGGAGAAAGTTTAGAAATGAAATAATTGAAGATAAATTTAAATAATATACGGTTTTAGGACTGTTATGGTTTCGACCATTTAAAAGATCAGATTCGCTACCTGATCTTTTTTAATTTGATAATAATGCTTTATTTGTGTGTAATTGTTTGATATTGTTTATAATTGTTTCTAATTGATCCCAAGTTTCTTCTGGATCATATTTTACTACCACACACTCTTTTTCTTTGAATTCTTCGTCATTTTCATCTACCCAATAAGCTTTACCAGTAATTGGTGTTCCATCTCCATGTTCATAACCATTAAAACATAAAGTTACTTTATATCCTTCTGGTAGCATTAGATCGGAACCTTCTTTAGCATCAAAAAATACTGTATAATTTAAATCTTGTAAACGATTAATTACTTCTTGATCTGATTCTCTATCAAGTGTGTCGAAATAAATGAATCTTTTTTCAGAATCAAAGAAATTTTCATATGTTTTTAAATGTTTCATAGTTTATATTTATTTTATAATAAGCCTAATTTCTTTCCTTCAATAAAATCTTGGTTAAGATTATCTAGATAATTTAATACTTTCTTTAATAGTTTATTATTCTTTATACTAGGCATTCGAATTTCAAGATTATCTTCCCGTTTAATTTCATCTCCGGTAGATATATAAACATCACCTAAATGAACATGTAACACATAATCTTTATTGTCTATTTTCATATTAATAGAATATGGTTTGTTAATAAGTAATTGGTTTGTTTTTATATAAAGTTGTCTAGTTAATTCCATATGTTTCTTTTCAAAGAAACTTGTATATAATGTTTTATAATCTTGCAATTGTTCTTTAAACTTATTTTTAGTCTCAGAAAAAAACCCTTCAAATGTTTTCAAATGTTTCATAATTATAATGTTTTTCAAAACATATCAGTATGTCTTTCTTTATTATTGTGTGGAAATTGGTTGTTATTGAAGAATTTTTTCTTATCTTGGTGTTTTTTACCTACATAACCCACCATTCTCATTTTATCTTTAAAATTAATATCATTTCTTTGCACACCAAAGTAGTTGTTAATATCAGTAATAATTTTAACATTTTTTTCCATGTTTCCATATTCTCCAATTTTACCTGATCTAAAAATACCACCATCCATATGACCATCTAAGAATGAGTTAAATAAGTAACAGTTTTTAACTTCACTCATATAATCAATTCTTGATGTTTCTATTTTAGTATTAAATGCATTAGTTTGAGTTAATGTTGAATTATGAATATGTGCATTCTTTATATCACAATTTACAAAATGTACATTATTGAAAGAACCACCATCAATAACACAATTAATTATATTGATATTTTTAATATCAAAAATAGATTTTACTGAAGCTTCAACTAATTCAATTTTATGTTCTTCTGTATCATAATTAATAATACAATCATTTAAATTATAAATATTTGTGATTATATCATATAGTTCGTTATAGATTTTATCATAATGTGTTTTTACCATATTAAAATCGGAATCTTTATCAACTTGTAATGTAATTGAAGGAAATTCAGCTATAAAATTTTCATATTTAGAATAATTTTTAAATTGATTAATATTTTTTGATAGATAATTTTTTAGAGCATTTCTATCTTCTTCTTCTAATTCAGCTTTTGTACATTTCCAAGATAATAATATAAAATAATCCATTAATTGTAATATTTCATCTGTTTTCTTTTCATAATCTTGACCACCAATATATCTAAATTCTAGTCTTCCTTCTTGAACATTTTGAATGTTTACACCGTAATATTTAGTATTTGGTAATTCTAAACTATTTTGTAATAATTCTGTTGCTCTGTCTGCAAAATGATAATTTTTAAAAGGTATTAATTTTTTTATTGATTTAGCATAAAAATTGTTTTTTCTATCTGGAAAACATTTATAAATAAAATCTTCATCAATTTCTAATATGAGTTTTAACGGATTAAGATGTTCTATTGTTTTGTCTGTTTTATCTTTATCAAATGATATATTAATGTGAATAGAGCATTTTTCATCTGTTTTACCGTATGTTTCTATTGTTTTTAATATTTTTAATAGATATATTTTTGAATTCACATATGGTAATGGTCCGGTGATGATCTCACATCCCTCATATCCTAGGGATAGATCCGGTTCTATTTTCCAATGTTTGTCTGTCGGTGTAAAAGAACTATGGTATCTTTTAAATCCACTAACTTTAACTGGTTTTAAAACATTATTTAAATGTTCTAATAATTTATAGTATGATTTATCAGCATAAAATTCAAATTCAAAACCAATAATTGCATTTTGTAGTATGTTCCAATCATTAATGTATTTTTCACTAAATTTCTTCATATGAATTATATATTAATATTAAAAAACCAATTATGTATTTTAATATATATAAGGAAAAGGTTTATGTAGCCGAACAAAAAATAAGGTTCAAACTATGATTTTAACAGAAAAAACATTAATTAAAGTAACAAAAAGAAATTTAAGTAAACTAAAAGAAGAATATTCGAAAGATGTACAATTGGGAGATATTTTAAATATACATCCTAAATATTTATCTGATGGTAGTCATGTAAAAATAAAAGTAAAATGTGATTTTTGTAATAATGAAAAGGATTTAATGTATCAAAAATATGTTAAAAATATTAATAATGGTGGGTTTTATGCTTGTAGTTCTAAGTGTGCTCAAGAAAAAGTTAAAAAGACAACATTTGAAAAATATGGCAGTGAATATTATACACAGACTGAGGAATATGTTGATAGAGTTAAAAAAACAAGTTTGGAAAAATATGGTGTCGAACATTTTACTCAAAATGAGTGTGTAAAAAGAAAGCAAAAACAAACAAATCTAGAAAAGTATGGTGTTGAATTTTCTCTATCTAATAAAGAGATACGTGATAAAATATCCAAAACAAATCTAGAAAAATATGGTGTTGAAAATCCGTTTGAATCAGAAGAAATAAAAGATAAAATTAAAAAAACAAATTTAGAAAAGTATGGTGTAGAGTATCCTCAACAATCAGAAGAAATTAGAGAGAAATCAATAAAATCATTAATGGAAAATTATGGTGTTGAAAATCCATCATATTCTAATGAATTAAAAGAAAAAAGAAAAACTACAATCTTAGAAAGATATGGTGTTGAAAATTATTTTCAAACAGAAAAAGTTATAAAAAATATTAAAGAGAATAATAGAAAAAGAACTAAAAAATATCTTTTAAGTAATTATAGTTATTTAAATTTTTTGAATATTGATTTTGATAATAAAGAATATACAATATTATGTGATAAAGGACATGATTATATTATTAATTCATCCTTGTTTTCAAATAGAGTTAAATGTAAAACTGAATTGTGTACTATTTGCAACCCAATTAATCAACACACATCAGGATTAGAAATACAATTATTAAGTTTTATTGAAGAAAATTATACTGGTGTCATTGAAACATCAGATAGAGATGTTATTAAACCATTAGAATTAGATATTTATTTACCAAATTTGAAATTAGCTTTTGAATTTAATGGTTTGTATTGGCATAACGAATTAAATAAAGATAATAATTATCATTTAAATAAAACAGATAATTGTTTTAAAAAAGGTGTTCAGCTAACACATATTTGGGAAGATGATTGGTTGTATAAACAAGACATAGTTAAATCCATAATATTAAACAAAATAGGTAAAACACCAAATAGAATTTATGCAAGAAAATGTGAAATTAAAGTTATTGAAGATAATAAATTGATAAGAAAATTTCTAGATGATAATCATTTACAAGGTTTTGTTGGTTCTAGTATTAAACTAGGTCTTTATTATGAAAATGAGTTAGTTTCTTTAATGACTTTTGGTAAAAAAAGAAAGTCTCAAAATTCTTCTAGTGTAGAAGGTGAATTTGAACTTATAAGATTTTGTAATAAGTTAAATACTAATGTTATTGGTGGTGCTTCAAAATTGTTTAAACATTTTACTAAAAATTATTTTTTTAAAAAAATAATAAGTTATGCAGATAGATCACATTCAAATGGCAAATTATATGAAAATTTAGGTTTTGAATTATCTCATATTTCTAAACCAAATTATTATTATGTAGTAGATGGTGTGAGAAAATATAGGTTTGGATATAGAAAAGACGTGTTGGTTAAAGAAGGTTTTGATTTAGATAAAAGTGAACATCAAATAATGATAGAAAGAGGTATTTATAGAATATATAATAGTGGTAATTATAAATACATTTTTAAGAATTAATATATATGATTAAATAAATAGAATAATTATGCCAACAGGAGCCGTAGAATCATTTGCAAAGAAATATAATGTTTCAGTTGAAATTGCAGAGAGAGAATGGAAATCTGCTAAAAAATTAGCAGAGAAACAATATGGTACACCATCAAAAAGTCCTAAATCTGATAAAGGTAAAGATAAAAATGAAAAAATTTATGGAACAGCTATGAATATATTTAAAAATAAAATGGAATCACATCACGGTAGTAAAAATGAAAACCGTTTATTAAGATTTGATTACTTCTTAAATGAGTTTCAAGTAGGACATTATGGGGATTATGTTGAAAATGATGCATTTGATACTGAATATCAATATAAGAAGGAAGAAGGTGAATGGCAAGCTAATTTATTCAAAATAATTACTCTATTTGATAATGAGCATAAAAAAGGTCCTAAATTGGAAACAGATATACCTAAATATGTAAAATTATGGTTGAATTATAAACAAGAATCTCAAGATTTTGCACCAGAATTAACTAAATATGTAGAAAAAAAATATTTAGTAAAAGAATTTCTTGATCCTATGAGTACTGGATTAATTGCTTCAGGTATTGGAATAGTTGGTGGTTGGTTAATGGTTGAAGGTATTCCATATTTAGTTGGATTATTTCTTAAATATTCAGATAAAAAACATTTTAAGAATAATAAAGAAGAATATTTACTTAATACTTTAACAAATATAAAGGATTCAAAATTAAGAACATGGATGCCAAAAAATGAAGATATGATTGTAATTGAAATAAACGGTCAACAATTACATATATATAGAAATAAAATACAACTTGCAAATACTAATATAGAAATTCCTATTAATGAGTATGATTACAAAAGAGTTGTTGATGAAATTGAATGGAATAGTGTTGGTGATGTAGCCGATGATAGAGTAATGTTTTAGTATGAATATTGAAGAAAGATATATAGGTAAAGATAAATTGGAATTGAGAGTTACTGAAAATCCAAAATTATACGGTTTTATTGAACCATATGAGGATAAAGCTAGACCTTTTATTTTAAAATATTTTTATAATGATAAATATCAAGATTGTGATTTTGCAGATGATATGGCGGAAGGAAAAGAAAGATTAGGAGATATTTTGAAAACATTATATTCTAAAAATAATGAAAATAAATTATATAGGTTTAATAATTTTTTAAATGAAGGTAAATATGATAAAATGGTTGGTATTTTAGTTGATGATATATTATCAGAAATTAAAGAATCTAAAGAAGATTATGATGGTGAAGATGAAGAGGATTTTAATCAATTTAAACTTGGTGATTATACGGGTACAATGAAAAAGGTTTCTGTTTTATTAGATATAAAAAGAAATGTTAATGGTGATGTTAATTTTGATGAAAGTGATGTTACATTTTTTAAAAGTAAAGGTTTTATAATTGATGCATATTGTATTAATGAAGAAATAGTTAATGTTGATGATTATTATAATGATGGTTTAATACATGTTACTATTATTATAAATCCAGAAGATGAACCTAAAATATATCAAGATATGATATCTGAATTACATGATGTTGTTAGACATGAATCTGAACATTTAACACAAGATGGTGTTAATAGATTGAAAGGTAAAGTACATGGTACGAGTTTAGAATTGAGACAGAAAATATATGATGACCCTGAAAGATTTTATTTATATTATCTTTTAAAAGATGAAATACCTTCTTTAGTTAGAGGTATGTATAAAAAAGCTAAATGGTCTAAAAGAACTTTAAATGATGTGTTTGGTGAAAATTTAGATAGTTTAGTTGATAGAAATATGGTCATAGAAAAAGATAGAGAAAAATTATTAAGAGTATGGTCAAACTATGCTAAAAAACATTTACCAAAAGCAAAATGGAATTAAAAAAATTTAAAAATTTTTTAACAGAAGAAATGTTGGATGAAAAAGAACCTGAAATTCAAAGATTTGGAGAATATAGAAAAGGTTCTGGTGAATTTGGTGGTTTAATAGATAAAATGATGACTTGGTTAAGAAATTATAAAGATGACCCAAAAGTTACAAGAATAAAAACAAAAATAGATAAATTCTTAGAAGAAAGTGGGATTGAATATGAAGAATTGCAAAAATTTGTAGAGAGAAAAAAAGAAACTAATTTAGTTACTTTTGATGTAGAAGTAATTGGGGATGAAATACAATTCAGTGGTTTAAATGATTCTAAGAAAAGTAGGTATGTTTGGGAGAAAAATAAAGATTGAATATTATTGAATGGTCGTCAAGTAAAGAACGAAGAGTCATTATTTAATATATATAATTTTATCTTTGACCGATTAAAAGTAAAATAATAAATTATGATGAGATATTTAAAAACATATTCAGAAAACCAATTAATTAAAGACCATTTAAGTGATGATGGCAAAACATTAGATTTAGCTAGATTAAATTTAACAGAATTACCTGAATTACCAGAAGGATTAGAAAAATTATTTTGTTGTTATAACCAATTAACTGAATTGCCTGAATTACCAAAAGGATTAAAATATTTATTTTGTCGTTATAACCAATTAACTGAATTGCCTGAATTACCAAAAGGGTTAGAATATTTATATTGTTATAATAACCAATTAACTGAATTACCTAAATTACCAAAAGGGTTAAAATATTTATATTGTTATAATAACCAATTAACTAAATTACCTGAATTACCTAAAGGATTAAAATATTTATATTGTGGTAATAACAAATTAACTGAATTACCTGAATTACCAAAAGGGTTAGAAGTATTAAATTGTTATAATAACCAATTAACTGAATTACCTGAATTACCAAAAGGATTAAAAGAGTTTTTTTGTGAAAATAACCAATTACCTTATGATAATTTAGAAAAATATTGGGAATGGTTTTGGAAAGAAAATCCAGACCTTCACAATGCAAAAAAAATGGGATTATATTAAATAACTATATTTTAAACTACCGCTATCATATATTCGATATATTTCCCTTTCTAACATTATTTCATGTTCGGTTTTATTTGAATCAAAACCTTCTTTAATTAATTTATCTTTCCTGAAATTAAATCTATGTTTTCTAAGATTGCCTATTATATAATAATAGTTAGGTTGTGTTTTATGTATAAATTCAAAACCAAGTTTTTCATATAAATTTCCATTACTCCAACTTCTATCCGCATAACTTATTATTTCACAAATTTCATAGTTTTTTAAGAAATAATTAAATAATTTTGAAGCACCACCAATAACATAAATGCTCAATTTATTACAAAATCTTAATAATTCAAATGACCCATCCTTTTTTGACTGATTTAAAGGTTTTCTCAAATTTCCAAAAGTCATTAAACTTACTAATTCATCATTATAATACAAACCCAATTTTATTTTGCTCCCTACAAACCCTTGTAAATGATTTTCATCTAGAAAATTTCTAATAACTTTATTATCATTGACTAATTTAATTTCACATTTTCGAGCAAATATTTTTTTAGATTTTCCAATTAAATTCAAAATTCTAGATTTTACTATATCTTGTTTATAAATCCAATCATCTTCAAAAACATGAATTAATTGTATTCCTTTTTCTAGACATTTTTCTGTTTTTTCTAAATGATATTTGTTATGTTTGTTTAATTCGTTGTGCCAATATACACCATTAAACTCAAATGCCAATTTTAAATTTGGTAAATAAATATCTAATTCTTTAGGTGGTATAATTTTTCTATTACCATAAACAATTTTTTCATTATAATTATCTTTTATAAATTCTAATAATTTTAATTCCATTCCAGATTTAGAAGAATTTATAGGATTACAATATAAACAAGTATTAGTTTTATATTTCTTTTTTCTATTTTTATATAACCATTTATGAATAGTATAATCTTTATCACATTTATCACAATATATCACATATTCATCACCATTTATCTCTTTAAGATTGTTGTTTTCTTTTTTAAGTTTTAAAAAATGGTTTTTAGACAACTTCTCCTTGAATTCATCAGTTTTTGAATAATGATCAACACCATATTTTTCTAAATTTGTTTTTTTTACTTTTTCTTTAAATTCATTAGTCTTTGAATAATGATCAACACCGTAACTTTTCAGATTAAATAATATAGATTTTTCCTTAAATTCGATTGATTGCATATTACTTTCAACACCATATTTTTCTAGATTTGTCTCTTTTATTTTTTCTTTAAATTCATTTGTTTTTGAATAATGGTCTGTGCCAAATTTTTCTATGTTTTTATTTTTTATCTTTTCTAAAACATCATCAGATTGTAATGTACATTCTACACCATATTTCTCTAGATTTGTGATTTTTGTCTTATGATGTTTACATTTTTTACAAGTGTAAAAACCCTGATTTAGTATATTTTCAGTATAATTATAATATTTAATTGTTTTTTCTTCTTGACATATATCACATTTAACATCAACAAAAGCGTGGCTTTTTTTTGATAAATCTTCTATTTTTATTTCACATTCTTGACCGCCTTTTACCTGATATCCAAGATTTTGATAATATTTTATATACCTATTATTTATTTTAATTTTAATATTCTTTGTTAATAACATATATTTAATTTATCTTTATATATTAAAAGGTTAGGTTTAAAAACACCAGAATTAAGAAAAATTTTTTTTAATATATAATAATAGAAAATAAATATGTAAATATGTATAATACAGCAGGTGGACAAAATTATGATGGCCAAATAACATTAGAGCAATTAGTTGATATTGTTAATCAAGAATTAACTATTTCTGGATTATTTCCTAAAATTTTACCAGATAGAGAAATAAAAAGAATAATTAAAGAACATGCATTAGAATGGTTTTATAAAAATTATCAATTTGCAGTTCAAAAATCTTATTACTGGTTACCTCATGAGTGTTTATCACATGATTGTTACACTGCACATAAATATTTTATTTTACCTGAAGAAGTAGAAAATATAACTAGAATAGTTAAAATAGATGATCCAAGTTTATTTAGATTAGGAATTCAAGCACCACATCTTTCAATTAATCTTGGTGTGACTAACCAACCATTTTTAACATCTTTTGTTACAACTGTTGGTGATTTAGGTGTTTATCGTTCTGTTATTTCAGCTTTTTCTGATGAACTTAATAAAATGAATAAACCTACGTTAATGTTCTCATTTAATCATTTTAATAAACAACTTAAGATTCTTACGAATGTTGATGAAGGTGGATATCCAGTTGATTTAATGTTAGAAGTTTATTTGAGAGTCCAACAAGAAGAATTATTTGATCTTTATATGTTTAAAGATTATGTTATAGGTTTGTCAAAAGTTAGACAGGGTGAAGTAGTTGGTAGATTTAATATGCCAATGCCAGGTAATTTTCAATATAACGCAGCCGACATGATTTCTGAAGGGAAAGAATTGGTAACGAAGGTTGAAGAGAAAATTAAAGGTGAATCTCAAGTTAGTTGGTTTATAATGAGTAGGTAAATCTATATTTACCTGCGTCATATATTCTATAAATATTTTTTTCTAACATAATTTCATGTTCTGTTTTTATGTTATCTTTTTGTTTTCTAAAATTAAATTTATGTTTTCTAATACCATTAACAATATAATAATAATCTGGTTTTATAAATTTACCTATTTTAAAATTCATCTTAAAATATAAGTTTCCATTTGAATAAGTTCTATCTGCAAATGTTTTTATTTCATAAAAGTTATAATTTTTAGTAAAGTATTTAAATAATTTAGATGCACCACCAATAACATTAGTATTTAACTTATTACAAAATCTGTTTAATTCAAAATTATTATTATCTTTTTTAAAAGTCATTAAAGAAGTTAATTCATTATTGTAATATAAACCCAATTTTACACTCGAACCAACAAAACCTTGTATATGATTATTGTTTAAAAATTGTTTTATTAAATCATTATTTTTAATTTCTCTAATTTCACATTTTCTTGCATATATTTTATTTAGTGTTTTACCTAATTTATTTAATATCATAGATTTAACTATATCTTGTTTATAAATCCAGTTATCTTCCCATATATGTATTAATTGTATATTATTTTTATCACATAAATCACTTTTAGTTTTGTGATAATTTTTATCTTTATATAATTCATTGTGCCACCATAATCCATTATATTCAAATGCTAAATTTAAATTTGGTAAAAATATGTCTAATTCATACGGTTTTATTATTTTTCTTGAATTTTTTATTATTTCACCATTATAATTTTCTTTAATGAATTGTAATAAATTATACTCACTATTTGAATATTTGATTCCAATAGGATTACATATTGTACATTTTTCTACATTATATTTATGTCTTTTGTATAATAAATCGAATGATATTTTATAATTGTGTCCTTTATCACATTCAACTTCAAAAAGAAAATCTTGATAATTGATAGCTTTAATATTATATTTTTCAATATTTTGAAGTTGTTTATTTTTAATTGTTTTGAGTGTTTTTTGTATGTTGTTATAATTTTTATCACCATGTTTATTTTTAGATGTTTGTTTTTTCTTTAGAATTATATCATTATTTTTCATTGGGTGCTCTTCACCATATAATTTTTTATATGTTTCTAGTCTTTTATTTTTTATATTTTCATTCATTATCACGTGTTCAACTCCATATCTTTCTATATTTGTCTCTTTCTTTTTTTCAATATTCTTATAATTTTCGTTGTTGTATCTTTCTTTGCATGTTTCTTTTCGTTTTTTAATATTTGAAAAATTTTCATCTCCATGATTTTCTAATTTAGTTAATTTTATTTTTGTTTGTGCGCAAGAAGCTGAACAAACATACATATTTTTATTATTAAAATTGTTGTTATATCTAAACAATGGTATATTTTTCTTTTCACCACATATATCACATTCAACTTCGACAATTACTGTACTTTTTTGTTTTAGATCTTTTACTTTAATATCAATTATATCTTTATATTTGCATTCATATCCTTTACTCTGATAGTATTTTACCATAGATGAATGCACTTTAACTTTGACTGATTTGGTTAATATCATTATTTTATATTTGGTTTTGCGTCTAATATATAAATTTCATTTTCATTTAATGAATATTTTAATAATTTTATTTCATCTCCAACGATAATAAAATGTTTTGGGTTTTCGTTTAAATAAATGATATCTCTTAAATGATTTTCTATTAATAAAGATTTATTGATAGATTTTTGTTTGCTTATTTCATTAAATTTTTCCCAAATATCCATATCAATTGTAAATGTTTTTTGTTTTTTCATATTATATTTATATTTATTTATATTTATATATAAATATAATAAAGTCAAAATTTTCTAAAATTCATAAGAATTTTTATTTTATATATATTTGTATGGAAGAAAAACATAATAAATATGGAATTGTTATAGAATCATATGATGATGTTGATTATGTTATTTATGAGAGTATTGGTCTTGCAATTAAACATGTTGAAGACTACGATATTGAATTTGAAGATTTGACTCCTGAACAATTAGTTTGGATATGGTTAGAGGAAATCGAAAAATTAGATGAATCTAAATTAGATGAAAATCATAAAGTTGTTTTAAAAGAAATTAAAGACATTTTAGATGATAAAGAAGTTTAGTAACTTAATAGAATCACAAATTATAAATAATGATATTTTAGTGATTGTTGATGTTCAACAGGAATTTTCAAAACATATTCCACAGGGATTTGTATCAAAGTTGCAAGATTATGCAAAAGAATTTAATCAAGTTTATCAGATATATGACACTAATAAAGTTCCTTTAAAACCACTTTATACGTTTAAAAATAAAAATGGAAACAGTGAAAATATTCCAAAAAGATTTGGACATAAATGGTTTGATGATGAACTTTTAAAGCACGTAGAGACTGTTAAACAACAAAAAGATTTTGGACCAGGTAAATTATTTAAAATTGGTGATACAGATACATATATAATTTATAATGATAAACATAATCATAAATGGTTTTTTGTTAATAATGAACTTGTATTATTAATAAGAAGATTAATTGGAAAAAATGTTACATTAGTAGGTGGTGCTGATATGGAGTGTTTAGAAGATATTTATATAACATTTAAAAGGTTTGGAGTAAATCCAACTTATGACCACGAATATATTTATAGTGCAAAGAATTCACATACACAACAAGTATATGATAGTTAAAAAAAAGATATTATGTTTAAAAGATTTTTATCATTAATTAGATCATCAATTAACTCACCAAAGGGTGGAAAAGAAAGTTCTACAAGATTAATTGCATATATTATAACTTTCTTTATATCTTTATTTTGTTTTGTATTTTTAGGGATAGAAATTTACACAGCCATTACATCTATATTATCTACTGGTAAATATATATTGTCAAGTGAAATAATAATTGTTTTTGGTTCGCTTTTAACTCACCAATTAACTTTACTTGGAATAAATAAATATCACGAAACTAAACAAAATACGGCAGAAAATAAGAAAGAACCCGAAATACCGATTGAAAAACCGGTTGAAGAACCAGTAATTGTTAAAAATGAAGAAATAGTTGATCCTTAGACTTTTTCTATTTCAATACCATTTAATATTTTAATTGCAGTTGATTTGAGATGATCAATTTCCCCTTTATTAATGTAAGCATCTGTCATTTTTAATATATCCCTACTAATTCGCTTATTCTTAACATTACTTAATGTGATATTAGGAATATTTTTATTTTTCAATAATGGTAGTAAACTGAAACCACTTTTCTTAGGCATCATTAAATCTACAATCACTAAATCAAATGTTTCATTATTAAGTGTTAATAAAGCATCATCAACATTATCAACATAAGAAATATTATACTCTTTTAATATTCCTGCGACTAAATCATACATGTAGTTATGATCATCTATTAATAGAATTTTTTTCATATTAGTCTATTATGTATTTTTTTACCTTCTAAATCACCATTCATTTCGATGAAAACAGATTCCACTTCTTGTATTAAAAAATCAAATGGAATAGCCATCATGTCTAATGAATAACATAATCTAGCGTGTATGTTTTGATATACATCAGAATCAAATCTATCGTTGATAGATGTTATTATAAGATCTTCGTTTTTTAGATGGTTTTCGTTGAATTTTTTTAAAATAATATTAAATATTTCCTTTTCTTCATTTGTGTAAGCATGAGACATAAATTTAATTTCATACTCACTGATGCATTCATAAATATTATTTAAAATTAATTTTTTACAATCATTTACAGATATTTTAAAATTTGTATTTTTAATGAATTTTTGTGTCTTTTTTATAAAAGTATTAATTTTGGTTTTAAGTAAAAGTTTTGCTATATAGTTTTTACCTTCACTACCAAAATTCATATTTTTAATATCATAATTCAACATTTTATCTAAATCAAGAAAAAAATCATGATTCAATAACATTCCTTTGTCTAAAGACTCTGATTTCTTTTTAGAATTTCTTATATCTTTAATTATAGGATAAGTATATTTAATAACTAACCCGAATGTTATTAATGTTGTTAGAATTCCAAGTACCCACTTTAACCATAAAGGAAAGATTTCCCATTTTTCAATAATGAATTCTATGAATTTATTCATAAATATAAATTAATTTTATGCAATTATATATTAAATTATAAATTATAATTCTACAACCTCAAACCAATATCTTAAGAAATTCTCTGCATCCATAGGTTTTGTAATATAAGAATTTGCATATAATTTATATGCCATTTTCACATATTGTACATTATTCGAAGCAGTTAATATTATTACAGGTATTTCTTTATATTTTGGGTTTTTTTTCAATTTTTCTAATAAATCAAATCCAGAAACCTTCGGAAGGTTTAAATCCAATAAAATTAAATCTGGTATTGTTTTAGATAAATAATTTAAAGCTTCACTTGCATCTTCTGCATAATCTAATATAGTATAATAAGTGCAATTGTCAAATGATTCTTTGATTAATACTCTATCAGGTTCACTGTCTTCAATCATTAGTATTTTCATACTTTATCTTGTTTTTTTTAAAGTAAAGTTAAACGTACTACCTATACCTAATACTGAATCAACCCAAATTTTACCTTTATGTAATTCTATGATCTTTTTACAAATTGATAAACCAATGCCCGTACCTTCATATTTTGATTTGCTATGCAATCTGTAAAAAACATCAAATATTTTATTTTTATATTCTTTTTCAATTCCTATTCCATTGTCTTTAACTGTAAATTTATAATAATTCTCATTCTCATCCCAATCTATTTCAATTATCGGTAATTCTTCACTTCTATATTTTACAGCATTTGTTATTAAATTTTGAAATAAACTATACATTAAATTTTTATCAGCTCTAATGGTTGGTAAATTTTCTGTTATTAATGTTAATTCTCCATCATCAACCAAACTCTTCAAATCTAAATATATTTCATGTATTAATTCTTTTAAATTTACTTCATCTAAATCTTCAATACCATTCTTTAATTTAGAATAATTTAAAATATCATCAATCATATTCTGCATTCTATCAATAGCACTTTCTATATATTCCATATATTTTTCAGATTTTTCATCTAAATCATTTTTATAACTTACTTTTAAAAGTGAAATAAAACCACTAATTGTTCTTAATGGTTCTTGTAAATCATGTGAAGCTAAATATGCAAATTGATTTAATTCTTCGTTTTGAGCCATGTATTCCTCATTTAAGTTTTTGAATTTTTTTATTAAAGATTTTTGATTGGTAATATCTTCTGATTGAACAATTAAATAATCTGGCTCAACAAAAACATATGTTGTTCTTATTGTTTTATCGTCAAGTATATAGTCTTTTTTTACAACTTCTTTGGTATTATAACAAATATTCATTTGTTCTGTTATTTCAGCATCATCATAAATAGAATAAGATGCTTGACCTAAATAATTTTCAATATTATTGTTGGTTATAGATTCTAATTCATTATTGAAATTAATCAATATGAATGAACCATTAACATACTTCCACATAGAAGTAGGGGTTGGTAAATTTCTGTAAAACTTATCTATAACATCAATTTCTTTCATAAATAATAATATTAGTAATAATATATATTAATATTTTCTTATGTAATTTTCAAATGTGTAAGATAACGTAGATTTATTAGTGTTGCTTTCAATTTGTTCTAGTTTCCAGTATTTTAAATCTATTTTTGGAAAATATGTATCAGCTTCAAATGTATCAAATATTCTTGTTATATATAGTTTATCAGCTAAATATATAGATTGTTCATATATTTGAGCACCACCAATTATAAAAACTTCCTCTTGATGTATATATTTTAAAGCATTAGTAAGAGAATTCATTTTAATTATACCTTTACTTGAGAAATTATCATTATTACTAATAACAATATTTAATCTGTTTGATAATGGTTTGCCAATACTTTCAAAGGTTTTTCTTCCCATTATAACAGGATGATTTAATGTTAATTCTTTGAATCTTTTTAAATCTTCTGGTATATTCCAAGGCAATTTATTATTACAACCAATTTCATTGTTCTGACCAATTGCTACTATAATATTAATTCTTCTCATTTACTAAATCAATTTCTTCAATATCACTAAATAAATCTTTTTTAGTTCTAATTATTCTATCAAAATGTTGTAAATTAACATCATTATGGTGAACAATGATAATATTGATTTTATATTTTTCTGATATTTCTTTAAGTAAGTTCAATAATAAGTCTACACTTTCAATGTCAATTGAATCAAATATTTCATCTAAAAATAATAAATTACTATGTTTAACATCAAGTATTAAACACAAATATGATAAAGCAATAGCAACATTAATTTTTTTATCTTCTCCTCCAGATAATGTTTCAGGGTCGATTTTTTCTTTTTCTTTAATTATGGCATTGAAATTCATGTCCAATTCAACGTCATATGGATATTCTAATTTGGTTAAAAAATCTTGAAGATAATAATTAACTGATTTTAATATATTTTTAATAATATTATTTCTAATAACATCACCTGAAAATATATTAATTAGTTCATCATAAATTGGTTCTTTATCTTTATATTTATTAAAATTAGGTAATAATGAATTAACTCTTTTTTTGTGTAGCTCTTTTTCTTTGTTTAATTCATCAATAGAATCAAAGTTTTGTTGTTTTAATGAAGATTTTTCTAATTTAAATTTAGTAAAATTTTCTTTGATTAAATCAAGTTCTTGTTTATTCTTACTTAATTCATTATACAAAGTACTCTTTTTATTTCTATATTTTGTATCAAGTGTTACTACTTTTATTAATTGTTCTTCAACTTCTTCGTTTTTTTCATTTAATTTTTTTACAGTTGTACTAAATTCACCAATTTTTGATTTATGTTTATTAGTATTTAAATTACTATCACATATAGGACATATTCCTTTATTGAAAGCATCTAATTTTTCTTCTATGTTTTCAATTTTAAGTTCGTTTGTTGTAATCATTCTATCTCCTTGTGTTTTATTACTAGCAAATTTCATTAATTTTTGATTATAAACTTCAATTTCTTTACTAATTTCGATATTCTTATTGGTTAATATACCACTTCTGTTTTTATATTCAACTAATTTGATATTAATCTCTTTGATTCTTTCTACTTTATTTATACTATTATTAGAGTTTAATTTTGATATAATATTATTTAATTCATCTATTCTTGTCTTTTTCTCTTGCAATTCTTCATAAACACTAGATCTGTTCTTTTGTAAGTCTTTTTTTAGTTGTTTTGTTATATTTTGTAGTGAATTTAGTTCTTCTAAATTAAATAATTTATTTAGGACTGTTTCTTTATCATCTTTAGATAATGATACAAAATTTTTGAAGTTATTAAGTGACATTGATATGAAGTTTTGAAATATGTTATAACTAAATCCTAGTAGATTTTCTTTTTCAGGATCAGTCATTTTAGAGAATTTTTTCTCAAATGGTTCTTCATTTATTGTCATTTCGAATTTTTGTGGTTCTAGATATTTTTTAATAACTATTTCATCACCTTTATAATTATCAAACCATAATCCAACATAAAGACTTTTATTGTGTCTATTTGGTAGTTTCTTAACTGAAAGAACTTTTTTTGTTTTACCTCTAACTTTATGGAATAGTGCAAAGTCTATACATTGTCGTAAAGATGAATTATGAGTTCTAAAGTTATTTGCAAAATATTCTTCTCCATCAACTTGAATATCATATAATTCTTCTACTATTTCATCAATTTCAATATTGGTAATTTGTTCGGGACCATTAATACAATCAATATAATCACCAATTTTTAAATTTTTGACAAATATCCAATCGTCAAATTTTGATAAAAGATGATCTGGTGATGTTTTAATTTTATCACTTTTTGTATTTATCACAATTTTTGAACTAATGTCAGTTATATCAATTGCATCAATTTTTTTAAAACCATTCTTAGTTTTAACTTTAAATTTACCTTTATTTATTAAGTCAGTTTCTAAGTTAAAATCATATAAATCTTTTATTGTAATTTTCATAATTCTAAAAATTTTATTGTATTTTCAATACTTTTGACAGGATCATGTAAATATTCGCTTTCCCAAATTATAAAAATATCATAATTATTCTCAACAGCACAATCTTTTTTCCTTTTATCATTAGCCCAAATTTCTTTGCTTGTTAATTTAATTACTTTGTGTATTTCATTTTCATTATATATTTTTGGGTTACAATGCCAAAAATCACCATGAAATTCCACTATTTTTTTCTTATAAGTTAAATCATATTTGTAACATTTTTTTAATTTATTATCATAAATAAATTTTTCGTCTTTTCCATATTTGAAAAGATCTGTAATTTTATCATTGTTAATTTTGCTTATCACAGAATGTATATATTTTTCTGATATCATACTCGTACCATTAGCAATACAAGTATTTTCATTAAAGACTTTTTCTTTCCATTTTGTTTGTCTATTATTAAATATTAAAGTACCATTTTTAAATCCATGTTTAATAATACATTTTTCTAAAGTGAAAGTTGATTGTCTTTCTTTTAATAATTCTTGGCTTTTTTCTATAGAAAAACCTTTATCTAAATAAAATTCTATATTTGTGTTAAATTGTTTTAAATAATCAACTAAATGTTTTTTATCTTTCCATTTATCTTGACGTTTTTTTGAATTTTCAGATTGATAATTTTTAACTAATTTAATTGATTCTTTGGTGTTATGTCCTCTATTTAACCAAAATTCTACATTAAGTTTTCTTTGAGATTTTATTTTAAAATTAATTTCTTCTTTATTTGTAATACCCTTTTTAATCCAAAATTCTTCAGTAAATGGTGATAGTATTGGTTTGTAATTTTCTGGATTTTCTTTTCTTTTCTTATGCATTTTCTTGGATCTTTCACTTTGAATTTTTGAGATTTTTTTGATAGATTCTATTTCGGTGAAACCTTTTTCAATCCAAAATTCTTTATTTAAAATAGTAATTTTAATTTTCTTTCTCAAATTATTAATATCGTTTATTTTAAGTGTTGTTTCTTCCATAGACCATCCTCTAATTAACCAGTAGTTTTTATTTCTATTGGGTAGACTTTTAATTGAATTTTTTTCGCAACAGGTTTTTAAATCTTGTTTAATTTTATTTTTTAATTTGTCTGTACAATG